CTGTATCAAAAACAAAGATATACGTGAGTGAGGATTATGATAGATTTACTCTTTCGGAATTCAATCGTGTTCCTTCACTTTCTAAGAAGTTAAGTGAAAGTATTAAAAAAAATGATTTAACACAGTACAATCCAATACTTGTAGATAACAGGCTGGTGATTATTGATGGTCAGCACAGATTTCTTGTTTGCATGGAACTTGGATTACCAATTTACTTCATAATTTCAAATGAGGTTATGATCAACGATGCTGCTGATATCAACCAAGCATCTAAGAATTGGTCAACACTTGATTATATTATTCACTACTATAAAAGAGGTGTGGAATCATATGTTAAATTGGTTGAGTACAGCGAAAAATATGGCCTTCATACAACAAATCTCTTAGCTCTAGGCAAAGGAAGTGTAGATAAAAATCAGACGGTTACCGATTTAACCAAAGCAGGTAAATTTAAGTTCAAAATGAGTGATGAGAAGATTAATGAGTTGCTTAGCAATTTTCAGGTATTTAGAGAGTTTTACGATTTTGCTGATACAACCATTTTCTTTAAGGCATATATCAGAGTAGCGAGCCTTAATGGCTATTCTCCTGAAAAAATGTTAAACAAATTGAAAGAAGCGAGCGGGATAGTTCACAGGCAGCCGCGTCAGCAACTTCAAATTGAAGAATTGCTTAAATTATATAATTATGGTGTGCGTAAGCAAAAACTTAAATTAGATAAACAGAGTAAGAATAACGAATATATGCTTGACGATTCTAATGAATCTGAGACGGCTATTGAAACGGATGAAGTTAAAACTCAGGAAGTAGAATCTGATAGTAAAAAGAAGACTGAACAAAAATCGCAGTCCAAAGCAAAACCTGAAATTAAATTGAGGGCCAGGACTGAATTGTCTTCTTCAAAAGAAGATATTAAACAAGAATCGGAAAAAAACAAAGAACCTCAGCCAAAAACCAGAAAATTAAAATCTCGCAGTAAAGCTAAGAGCAAAGAACTGGTATAGTATTTATTTAATTTTAGAATTAAAATCCCCAAAAACGGGGATTTTTTTTTGTTTTTAATTAATTAATCTTATTTTTGTTGTTATAATTAAAACATTGTGATTAAAAAAACATATTACGATTACAGAAGAAGCCTTTACGCATCAATAAATTCAAGGTTAGGCTGCTTTCATAGATTGAGCAGATCAAGACTCCTTAAAAAGGATGAACTCAGTAAGGTAAATGAACTTATAGTAGAAACCAAAGCGTTAAGTCTTCTTGTAAAGAATAATAATATTATAGAGAAAAATAAATCAGACTCAGATAAAGAGCCAACAACTATTGAGAGGATAATCTGTAGCGCTGTCTGGTACAAGGATCAACCATCAGCAAAGATACAGGTGAAAAACGTGGATAGAGGCGTCGTGTTATGCGGTTACAGGCATGGTGATGCCATCCATCAGTTCATTGCCCTGACTGGCAAGAGAAGCGTTACTACGGAAGCGGGAGAATACGTGCAGGGCTTCCTAACCAATAAAAACAGATTCGTCGACAGAACGGAAGCTGCCATGATATTTGTAGCCAACGGAGGCAAGTTAAACTATTCCAGTAAGGAATTATTTTCGGAAGATCTATATTAATCCTTGGAAGTTTTATAAGTATTTAAGCCCTGGAAATTAAGGTAATCAGCGATCTCGTCTAATGATTTAAACCATTTTGCACCGTTTTCCTTAACCATAGAGCCGACCATATCAAGTGATTTAACCTGATGCTTGGAAAATTCCTTTTTATCATCTTCTAATAAATAAGCAAATATTGTTTTTTTAGGCCGTTTAATAGCGTCTTCTATGGTTTCTGCAATGCTGTATACTCCTTCCATCTTAGGAGTAATTACATAAAGAACAAAATCACATTCTTCTCTTTGTTTAATTTCTTCTCTTTGTGCTTTTTCATTCCAGTCCTTAACAACTGGATTGAAGAACTCAATTCTAAGTTTATCTATTAATTCGTCTCTCCAATTTGAATTATTGGTTGTACCACCTAAAAATACTTTTTTCATATTTTAATTCTTTGAATTAAAATATGAAAAAAACTAAATAAGTAAAGTCTACATCGTAATATAATTAGAGAAATCACTGAGCATTTGAGTTGCCTCTAATGGTAAATAATCAAAGTCTTCTGTATTTGAATTAAAATAGGCTAGCGTTTCGATTGGCTTATTATCCACCCTAAGGACTTCGTTCTCAGCCACCTGAAAAGATAATATACTCAGAAATTTTGATTTAAATAGAAATTCTGATTTATTGGTAGAGTATTGGAGTATAAAAGGAATTTTAATATCTGAGTGTTTAGTTTTAATGTCCTCAAAAAATTGATAAGTCGCTGACTTGGATTTATTGTACCCGTTTTCTATATACTCATTGTATAATTCAAAAATGCTATCAGCAAAGCCAAACAAACTTGCTGATTCTTTACTGGTAGACCAGCTTTGAACCATGTTAGATGCTTTGTATATATAGCTAATGGGTTTATCTATAAGAATTTGAGATTTTGTATTTATAAAATACCTTAACGGTATCATTATGCCTCTATAAACTTTTTCTTTTTCTGGTATAAGAACATCTGGGTATTCTGAAGTGCATCTTTTAAGGTTATCAATAGCCGTTACAAATCCAGGATTTATTTTCCTACCGAACTCGACCCTTGTGAATTTGTTGATCAAATCAATATAATTTGTCTCAGTTGGAGTATCCTTTTCTCTCCCACCTAATTCTTGTCCAAATAATTCATAGCCAAATTTAGCAACGCACGAAGTTACTGCGGCTTCATTCAAAAGAGACTCATATAGTTTGATTAGTTTCATCTTACATAAATATTTAAATTTTTGAATAGAGTTGGTTTTTTAAGCAATTTTTAATATATTTGTATTTAAAAAGTTGGTTATGAATTATAAAGAGTTAACTAAATCCTATCCAGAATTTAAAATTCCGTATCTTGAGAGCGCCGTTTATTACATAAATACTCTTATAAATGCAGGCATATGTACCATGGAACCAGTAAATAGACTTAAGGCGTTAGAGGATGAAGTTGAAGACATAGGAAAATATAAAATGAAATCAATGGATGCTATCATTGAAAAATTTAAAATACTTGGAATGGATTTGAATAGTATTGATATGAATAGATATAAAAATACTTATTCAGAATTAAATTTTAATAATTTTAAAGAGAATAATTATTATGTATCTCTTGATTTAAAGGCTGCTAATTGGCAGGCGTTCAAACACGCATTTTGCCTAACAGGAATCCTACCTGAGTGGAATGTTTTTGTTAAGAGTGAGATTAATTTGGATGATTTTTTAGCTGAATCCAAGTCATATAGACAATTGGTGTTTGGCAATACCAATCCTAAAAGACTAAGTATTATCCAAAAAGAAATGATGCAAATAATATTGGAGTCTATGCCAGTTTACTTAGTCCCGCATATTGTTGGTAAAAAAGCTGATGAGATTATATTAGAGTTCAATAAAATTCCATCGAGTTATTACAACGATTTCAACTCGTTGGCAATACCCTTTCAGTATACTATTAAATTATTTTCAATAAATAATATAAAATCATTTAATGAAACAATTAGAGTAAAAAATATTATGTCATTTGATACAGGCGAAGTAATAAAAAGAAAGATGATTAATGTCCCAGGAAACCGTTACTTTATGCATTTAAAGAATATTATTTTGAATCAAGATGTGACCGATAATGACTTGATATTCCAGCAAGACTCTATGCTTGCTAAATGGATTATTTAATATATTTATTGATATGAATATAGAATTAAGAAGAAAACTTAGAATATTATTAGAAGAAAAGGGAGTATCCTATGAATATGGCTGTGTGATGCTATACGTTGAAATCCCAAGAAAGGAATGGAAATCTGTGTTAGATCTTATAGATAGAGATGATTTGTACATGGGTGAGAATGGGAAAGAAGAGAACAAATATGCTCTTGAAAAGACGCCTCATATTACATTACTTTATGGCATTCATTCTGATGTGCCTGACAAAGAAGTTGAAGTAGTAATTGATACTTTTTCTTCATTCGGCGTATCAATTGGTAATATTTCTAAATTTGAGTCTCCTGAGTGCGACGTTCTTAAATTTGATATGCATGGTGATGGATTGAAATCAGCTAATAAAAAACTGTCTGAATTACCACATACCAATGAACATAGCTATCATCCACACATGACAGTTGCATATGTTAAGAAAGGCAAAGCAGATAAATATATTAAGCTTATGAATGAAGAGGATATTAAACTTGATATTAAATCAGATGAAATTGTTTATTCTAAGGCTGATGGGACTGAAAAGCATTATAATATAAATAATTAAGCATTAGTAAAGAATACGCTAGAGACCAATATAAAAACACTTAAGATGAAACATAAGGTTAAAAAATGCACTACTCTTAGGTTTCTATATCTATTAGAAGCATGGCTTAAGGCTGAATTAGTAATTGATTCATGCAAAACATTAGATCAGTTGGATACGGCCACCAAGTATGTTAATCTTCTTAATGTGTTGTTTAGCGATACTGATGTTTATTACATGTTAATGCAACAAATAAAGCAAAAAAATTGTTTTATTAATAATTTTCAGTAAATTTGTAAAAAACTTTCATATTATGCCAGACGATTTTTTTTTACAAAAAATTAAAGAAGATCTTTATTTAGCCGAAAATAAGATGAGTGATAAGATTGGACAATTCTTTATTGAGAAATTAGTTACTAACGAATATGATGTTTTTGAAGTTCACTCGCTTAATGATACAGTTCATAGTGGTTTTAATATTATTGCTAGTACCAAAAAGTTACCAAGTGTGATACAGCTCCCTTTCAAAAGACAAGTAGACACCAAGCCGCTAGAAATTGCTCTTAAGTTAATGAAAGAAAGGAGACATGATACAGCAGGGCTAGGCGCGCCTATTCATCTATTACAAGAATTTATAATAGAAAATAAATAAGAATACTATGATTAATTATAAACTTCTTGGCCTTAGTAGCGAATACTATGAAAATAATGGTTTTGCCAGAGTTGAAATTCCCTGGGCAGTAAGTGAGTACACGGATAAAATCACTAAGCCTAAAGATGTCATATCATTCCAACTTAAGCATAATAATAAGTGTCTGGTAGCTAGTGGTGAACAATCATTTATCTATCAATACTTAAAAGGGTTCTTACCTCTAGGACAGTTTCAAGGCATAACGCCATGTTTTAGATTTGAGAGTTTTGACTTCGAACATAGCAAGTATTTCATGAAGAATGAACTGATCAAAACAGATGTAGTTAATGATTATGAGCTTAGAAAAATTGTTGATTTATGCCTTGATTTTTATAAACAATTTATTCCAGCGACCTATATTAAAAATACAGAAAAAGGATACGATATTGAATACAATGGCCATGAGTTGGGTAGTTACGGTATTAGAAACCACTATAGCTTAGATTGGATCTATGGAACAGGCTGCGCCGAGCCCAGGTTATCAAGTTTAATAAAATTATATAAAATAGAGAATGGGTTACCACAATAAAAAAATAGAAAAGGGTATTCTTGGAGAATTTTCTAAAATAACAGAGGAGTATCAAGAGTTAGAGGATGCGTTTGAACAGAGTGATAAAATTCTTCAGTGTTGCGAATTGAGTGATCTTATTGGTGCTATTGAAGAGTACTCTTTGAAGAATTTAAAAATTACACTCCAGGAACTGATCACTTTCAGTAATAAAACGAAAAGTGCTTTTAAAGACGGCCAACGAAAATAAAAATAAAATGAAAGATAGTTATAGTAACGATTATGCAAATGGGCTTTTAGCATCTATTACACGGACGGCCTATTTTATTGAAGGCAAAATAGCTAAAATAAAAGAGCAAAAGCCAGAATCAAATTCACCACGTCAAATAACGAATGGAGGAAAATTAAAAGCTTATAATGACGTATTAAGTTATTTGAAGAGCAAACAAAAGATAATTATTAATAATAGTAAATTAAATGCCGAGAGAACGCAAGAGAGTTAAACCAACACAAGTTAAAATGAATGGGCCCAAGAAAAGACCGCCCAGGAATCTGCCTAAAGCAAAGGTCAGCGTTGAACCTGAAAAGCCTAAACAACAAAAAAAATCTGAAGATAAATATATTAAGGTTTGTGAGACAGAATCAGTAGAAAGATTTAAAGAAATGAGTGATTTAATCATCAAGAAAGAAGTTAAGTGGACTCACTACGCTATCGAAGGGTCTAAAGGATATCACTATTATAGGATTTTGTAAAAAAAATTGGATAATCCAATAATTTCTCTTATATTTGTATAAAATTCAACTTGGTTAATAAACTAATGAACAATATGGAAGAAGAAAAATGAACAATATGGAAGAAGAAAAATATGATTGGGAGAAAGATTATGAATATGATTGTGCCATAGCGCCGTTAAAATATGGGCGCAAGGTAAGGCTAGCAAGTGAAAATTATTATAAGAAAATGCTTGAGAAAGAAGGTGATATTAAAAAGTTCTATTACGACCAATTATATTCTACAGCTTATTTTGGTGATAGAAAAATGTTTAGTACTTGGTTACCGTTTGGAATTCATAGAATGGATGCATGGTATACATTAAGAATACATCAGTTAGGTCTACCAAATCCCAAATTCAATTATTCAGTAGAAGAATTAGAGTTGATGATTTTAAAGAACCCTCACTTACATAACATTATTAAATCTAATTTAATCAGTAACCTAAATAGTACAAAAATTATAAACCAAGACGTTTGAGAACAGTTAAAACACTGAATTCAAAATAATTGTTACTTAGAATTGGAAGTTTCAATAATTTCTCTTATATTTGCATATTAATTTTAATAAATAACATGACAACAGAACAAATAAATAAATCATTAGATGATTTATTAACTAATCCAAAATCAAAAAATTTTCTAACACATCTAATTAAGTCTTATTTTCCTGTTACAAAGATTACAAGAGTTTCAGAAAAACCCAGAGGACAGTTTATATGTGTACTTACGAGAAATAAATTGATTTCTTTTAATGAAGTTCTTGCTGAAGCGTTTTCTCAAACATACAAGGATGATTTAAAAATTTTTTGGGAAAATATAACTAAAAATTTTATTGACAAGGAATCTCCAATATCCGAAATCCTACATAATAAAAATGTTGGAATAACTGGTAAAGATACAGAGACTTTTATGTCCTATGGAGCATATCTTGGCTTTTTGGACTGGTTAGAAAATAAAATTAATTCAAGCGACAAGCATATTAATTGGGTAGTTAGATCAATAATTCCTTCTGGGAATAAAAATCCTTTTGCTAAACCCATTAAGGAAAAGCCAGTGATAGCCGCGTCTACCTATTCAATAGGCGAAACAGAATCTTTTAAAAAATTATTTGACAAGTTTAATAATTAAGCTTACTTAAATTTAAGTATATGAAAATTACAGATGATTATGTGTTTTTTTGGGGCGGAGAATACTCTCAGTGGTTTAAGTCAAAATTTACCATAGATGGAGTTACTTTTGCCACTGCTGAACAATACATGATGTACCGTAAAGCACTGTTGTTTGAAGATGCTGAGATAGCTAATAAAATATTAGCAACGAATAACCCTGCAGAGCAAAAACTACTTGGCCGTCAAATTAAAAAATTTGACAAGACTGTTTGGAATGAGCACTGCCGTGATATTGTTTGGCAAGGAAATTATGCTAAGTTTACTCAAAACCCAGAACTTTTTGCGGAGCTGGTATCAACAGGGAACAGGGAAATTGTAGAAGCATCTCCAGAGGATAGAATATGGGGTATTGGACTGCATGAAGATGATCCAAATATTCTAGATAAGAGTAAATGGCGTGGAACCAATTGGCTTGGAGAAGCCATTATGAAGGTTAGAACATCACTAAAAGCCCTTCAAAATTACATGAGTGTTAATGGTACGGAGAAGGTTGTAAACTAAAACAAATTAAAATGAAATTAGGTGAATTCTTGGAAACGTTTAGTCATAATAACCTTATAAGACTGGTTTACAAAGAAAAGGGTGGCCATAGATTAGTCTTGGATGATTGGGATGATGTTTCTATGGATTGGGAGGTTATTAAAGAAAGAGGAAAAAATAGACACTACATTAATAATGAGGTTACAGGGCTCGTTTCTATTTTTTCAACAGGAGGTCATTATCCTGAAGCAATAAATATAGAGATTGAGAATCTAGAAAACCAACATCTTAAATCCAGAAATTAATCAATATATCAGTTACTAATGGATGAAGTAAAAATTAATAAGCGTATTGAGAACATTGAGGAACGATTACTCATATTCATAGATCATAAGTTTAATTGCTTAACTGAGAGTATAATCGAAAAAATGATAAATAGAAGATTCGAAGAAGAAATAGAACGAAGAGTTACTAAGCGTTTACAAGAAAGAGGAAAATTTTAAATTATGAAAAAAATAGTATTTTTTACTGGTGCTGGTGTTTCCCAGGAGAGTGGTATAGATACCTTTAGAGATAAAGGTGGTATGTGGGAGAACTTTAGTATTGATGAGGTAGCCACCGTTAATGGTTGGAGAAAGAACCGTGAAAAAGTATTGGATTTTTATAATGGCAGAAGGAAGGAGTTATCTTACGTTAATCCAAATGCTGCGCACGAAGCAATATCTGCTTTGGAGGGTTTATTTGACGTTAAGGTTATTACACAGAACGTGGATGATCTACATGAAAGAGCGGGGAGCAAAGATGTAATTCATCTTCATGGCCAATTATTAAGAGCAACTAGCTCAAATAATCCTAATTTAAGCATCCCATGGACGTCAGATATTACCACATCCGATAAGCATCCAAAGGATGGCTCTCAACTAAGACCGTGTGTAGTTTGGTTTGGTGAATACCCTTATGATGTTTTGAAGGCAAATGAGTGTATTTTAGAAGCTGATTACTTAATAATTGTTGGTACCAGCCTTAGCATCGGTTACATTACACCTTTACTCTGTTCCGCACCTGACACTACAAAGATAATTTATATTGATCCTAACCCTTCTGAAGAACTAAGCATTCTGGGTAAAAAAGTTATTTATTTAAGAGAAAAGGCCAGTATTGGAGTACCAGAAATAATAAAACAAATAAAAGAAAATACGTTATAAATATGTCAATCTTAAAAGTACAAGTAAATGAAGATCATCTTAAATTACTCAAGCATCTCAGATGGAGTCTAACGTCAGATAAATACATTATCTCCAAGGGAGAAGATCATGATGCGGATGAAAATAAATTCCCATTCGGAGGTGATAGTTTTTATGAGGGAATTAATATAATACTTAATGGGAAGCCAACTAATTTTGACCCATTTAATTCAGATGAACCAGAAGTTTATTCACCTGAGCAGATAGCAAAGTGGGATAAGTTATACTCTGAATTACCAATGGTTTTGGACGTGATTCTATATAATCAAGAATTTAAAATTGGTACATTTGTATCCAATTATCAGATAAGGGATTGGAAACGCATAAGCTAATAAAAAATCTAAGCAAGTTATGACTATTACAGATGTTTTAGAGAAGTACTTTAAGGATGAGAAGGTTCTTGGATTCCATTCATCAGACAAGTTAGAGATGGTTGAAGGAAATTCATATTTACGCTACCAAAAAGACGCTGGTGTTCAACTCTGGGTTGGTGGAAATAACGGAGAAGTTTGTATTTGTGTTACATCTAATCCTGAAACCCTGGAAACTCTAATTAAAGCAATTATCTACTCATATTGACCGTATAAATAAATTTTAAATTGAAATAATATGAAAGAAGTATGGTTTAATTATGTTGTAGAAAATAAAAAGCAATGGGTTAAAGGCTTTTCAAAGAAAAGGTTAGAGAAAATAAGAGATATTATATTGAACGATGAGCACATAATGTTTGACTTGCTCAGTCGTCACGGCGCAAAAAATAAGTCGCCAGAAGAAATGAAAAGATCAGATTTATATATGTTCACGCATGCTATTGGAAATTTAGAGGCGGCTATCTTTGATAAGATGGTTGAAACAGGTATATATAAGATTAAATAGTAATCTTTACCTATTAATAAATGTTTTCTAGGCAAATCCCAAAATTAAACTATGAATAAGATTTTCAAGTATCCATTACCCGTAAAAGAAAAGTATGTTATTGAGTTACCTACTTGTTACTAATTTAAAAATATTAAAATTGTAAAGAAATGGAAGGTTCAAATAAAAATTCCTATGGACAAGGGTTGTCTGAAGATGATTTGGTTGACCTTGGATTTAGCAAACACTTAATGGTTGGGACAGGATGGGTTTCAATAAGCTCAATGCGAGACGCCGTTTATTATTATAAAAAAGGAAGAATTACCATTAATGCAACTTATTTCTGGACTTGGTTTTTAGATAAAGAACAAAGAAACGATATTGCCGTGGATTCTAAAGAAAAATTATCGTTATTGCTTAAAGAATTGGATGCTAATAATTCACCTAGTAATGCATGCCAGTATTCAGTTGCCTGGATAGGGACCTGTAAGAAGCCTGCAGATGAAAGTGGTTTTTGTGAGGAACATAAAAAAGAGAAATGTGCAAGTTGCGGAAGTCAAGCTACGCATTCTTGCGATGAAACAATGGGGCTATGCTGTGGAGCACCATTATGTGATCAATGCGAACACACAATCCAAAGCAATGGTTGTAACAGTGGAGGTAAACTACCAGACGGGTATAAGATGCATTGTCCAAAAGATAAACAAGTATATAAGCCTTGGTGGATGCACCCTAACGTTACACCAACCAACTAAATGTTATTACATATTTATATAAGAAGCAAATTACAACAAGTAATTCATACTTATTGATATAAAATAAAAAGTATAATGTTTAATTACAACAATATAAAAATTGCTATTATAATTGACTAATAATTAATATTTTTACACTTAAAAAGTTGTGGTTTAAACATAAAGATAGTATCTTTATACTATTGAAGCTAGGCCAAAATAGCTTCCAATATAAGAATAGGCTGTTATAACACTTAGGAATGAAGTTCAAAGAACTAACTGCAGAGCAAATAGAATTTGCCAAAAAAACTTACACAAATAAAGAATTACCCTGGGATGATAGAATGCAGGAGTTAATGCATTACTTTAATAAATCTGAAAGAACTGTAAGAAAATGGGCTGTAAAATTAGGATTTAAAGAAAAGATGGACATCGAGCCTGACGTCCTGGTTAAGGCAAAGAAAAAAGAACATGACAAAAATAAGAAGCGATTCTTGATAACCTCAGCACAAAATGCAACACCAGTAAATAAGGATTTTTTCGATAATTTAAAAGTATATGCAGATCATATAGGAGCTCAAATTCTTGTCATACCCTACAGATACAAAAACCCTACAAGCATGTGGTCTGAAAAAGCTCAAAAAGATGACTGGTGGGATAAAGAAGTTATTCCTTATTTAACACTAAATAGGCATAATTTAAACAACAGCATCGCTATCCTTAGTGATGTTAAAATGCAGCCAACGGCTAGCATGCCATTAACATCCTTAGAGACAATGACTGGCGAGCATAGTTGCGTGATCGGCCATCCTAGAGTACACTTACGATCACATCCTGTCCTGGAAGGGTCAAAGCCCAAGTTGATGTTTACAACAGGTGCATGTACAAAACCTAATTATACAAATTCTAAGGCTGGTAAGATAGGCGAATTCCATCATACTTACGGGGCCTGTATAGTAGAAATAAAAGATGAAGAAGTTTTCTTTGCCAGGCAAATAACTGCCAATAACAAGGGTGAATTTATTGATCTATTTTATAAGGTGAGCAATGAAAAAGTTACAAGGGTGGATAAGGTTGAAGCGCTTATCATGGGTGATATTCATGTAGCAGTCGTAGATAAGGATGTAGTGGATGTAACTCTAAATGACTTGTGTAAAAAACTGCATCCTAGCAAATTATTTTTACACGACATTATTGATAGCAGGTCAATTAGTCATCACGATATAGATGATCCTTTCCTCTTATATGAAAAGGAAATGGATGGTTCTAATTCTCTGGAAAATGAAGTAAAGGAGATGCTTAAATGGCTTGAACAGGTAGAGAAATATAATGTGGTTATTGTTAAGAGTAATCATGATGAACACTTGGATAAGTTTTTACGAATAACAGATTGGCGGAAGATGTCAACCATGAAAAATGCTCTTCCATATATGAAGTATTCAACAGCAATACTTGAGGGTAAAGCACCAAATGGTGTAGTTCCATATATTATTAATGAGCGTTATCCTAATATGAAATGTCTTGGTATTAATGATAGTTATAAAGTAAGAAATATTGAATGCGGAAGTCATGGTCATGTTGGTGCTTCTGGATCAAGAGGATCAGCAAATCAATTTAAAAAACTTACCAAGATGGTGACAGGTCATACACATCAACCCTGCCGTATTGATGGATTTTCTAGCGTAGGAACTAGCACGAAATTAAGACTTTCTTATAATAGAGGAGCATCTGCATGGTTCCATGGTCACGTTTTAATTAATCTTCTTGGCAAGACGCAGCACGTTCTCTTTGTAACCACCAAGGATGGTGTTGAGTATACTACACTAAACACAGACATAGACATCATGTCTATGTAATTAAAATAAATTTTAAATCGATGAGGACATTAAAATTTAACAAATTTGGAATAGAATTCGAGGTATTAGATAATTCTTTCATTGAAAATGAGGCTGGGGTAGAATTTAGCTTTAAAACAGATTTATTTACAGCCAATCTATTAGAGTTAGAATGCTATAGAATTTTAGAACGTTCTAAGGACATAGAAATAAAAACACAAATAACAACATTTGATTTGATTAATCCAAATTCAGGAATTGAATTACATGATCAATTGGATAATAAAATATTTAGCTTCACACCAACTAAATTTACAAGACATGACGTGGATAACGAATGTTATTTGTGGCTAGAAGGAAATTTTTGAACATGGCAAAGATTAGACACTATTTTTTAAAACACGATGACGGTATAGTAAGGGTTGATCAATACCTATACTGGTGTGAGGGGTGCGGATGGGAGCATGCGTTTGCGTTAGTAGAAAATGGCGGACATCATCACTTTAATATGGACTTGAATAATCCTACCATCACTCCCTCCTTACTACAGAATTTTAACCCTGAGCATATTTGTCACTCGTTTATAAAAGATGGGAACATACAATACTTAAATGATTGCTGGCATCATCTAAAGGGTCAAACAGTTGAGTTGTTGGATGTGGATGAAAAAGATAAAGAAAGACGGGAAAGTAGGAACCAAAATAAATAATCTGGACACATGTGTCCAAGTACACCATACATTTATTTTGCTTATTAATTATTTTATTTTACATTCGCATAAAAATAAAATTAATGAGACGTTATCTTCAGCTTGAACTGCACCAATTTTCTGGAAACGAATATTTTTTAATAGACTCATCCTCTGATATAAAAAGGATTGGTGAAAAAAACAGCGAAGTATTTAGTTTAAATCGTGATCATTTCGATGAAGAACCAGTCGATTATATTCTGCCTAACTTTGGTCTTCAGTTTCCTTCGGTGATAAATGTTTACTCACCAAAGCATTATTCAATACAATATGATGCACATAATATTCTTATCAATGATAAATTAGGAGGCTTCAAAGCAGCTTACAAGTATTCAGAAAATCTATATATTAATTTGATAATGATTATATTGGCAGATGTTTCGCCTGAGAGTCTGCCATTTACATATGATATTGAAGGTAATCCTAATATATATTCAGGCAGATTTTATGAATACGATCACTCCACTGAATATTGTTATATCCAATTGTTTCAATATGGTTTTTCTAATATTGTTTGGGGTAAATTTTCTTTATCCACTCTAAATAACGCTACACCTGGTATTCTTATAGATTTGAAAGGGGAGACGTCGTTTAAAATAAACAATTATATTAAGATGCATTATAAGTGTTCTCCGTATAAAATATCACAGGAAGATTATGATGATATACCATGGTGTGCTCTAAACGAACACCTCAATAACCCTAAGTATAACACCAATATATTCTTACCTTGATAAAATAACAACCGAATAATCTTAATTTTTTAAACATCTATATTAAAAACTACTATTTCAATGGCGTATAATAATAATCGTTATGAAGATCAAGAAAGAGACTTCGCCAGTTACTTAACAGGGAAGATAACCTTTTCTTCTCCAGCAGAGGATATGTATGAACACTGGGATGTTAAGCAAGATGATAAGTATACTTATGACGTCAAATCTCTAAAAAAAAGACAGATGAGAGATGACTCACCAGACGAATTACTTCATTGGGTTGAGATGAAGAATGTTAAGGGAAACAAAGGTTGGCTATTCGGAAAAGCGGATTATTTCGCCTTCGAGACTTTCGACTTCTGGATAGTCGTTAGTAATAAGAACCTAAACCAGCTTATGAAAGATAAACTTATCAAAACCCAAACGCTAAAGCCTGAATTATATAAACTCTATCGGAGAAATAATAGAAAAGACATTGTAACAATGGTTAAAACACTTGACTTATTTTATTATGCTGAAAGAGTTTATAAAAAAAATTCCACAGAAAGAGTGGAGTTGAAATCATATACTAATTAATGTTAGTAATTTCTTAGTCAATTCTGAAATAATTACCTGCTTCAAAATACTTATAGTATATGAAGCGGGTAATTACTATAACATTTTTGTTATTCCCTTTGCTCTTAGCTGCTCAACGATATGGTATTGAGTACGAGAATAACTTTGAGTCCTTATCACCATTCCAGGGAATGGATACGGTTAAATCCAATCCAACAGCTATTGAAGTGTCTAGCACCGTTAAATACGGCAACCAATCAGCAAGTTTCTTGGTCAATTCAAGCGACTCATTAAAGAGTAGCGTAATGAGAAGCCAATTTATTCTTCCGAGTAACAATTTAATCAACTTTACTTCCTGGTACGGGATGAGCTTTTACCTTGATGAATATCCTACTAATGAATTTGACTCGTATAGTACCCTAATGGAGTTTGATAAAATTAATACAGAGCATTTACCTCCTCTTCTTATTAACTACCAGGGACAGTATAACTACATGACTGCAATAGTTGGAAGCGTTCAATCCAACGGACAAGATCTTGAAACTCACTGGAACATAGGACCTGTTAAACTAAAATCTTGGAATGATTTAATAATGAATATAAAGTGGTCAAACGATTCAAGTGGTTACATTAAAATTTGGATCAATGATACACTTCGTTTGTTTGTCAATGGTCCAAATAACACAACACCTAATTACTTGCGCGTGGGCGTAGATAAGATTGACTGGAGACTGAATTGGCAAACAGATGAGACAGGTATTCCATCCAGAAGGCTTCTAATAGATGAATTCAGAGTAGGTAGCGACAACTCAGATTATTATTCGGTGAAGCCAGGAGATGTTATTGTCCTATCAGTAGGTACCGTTCGTGAATTATCTGCAATAAAGATAGGTAAGAGAGTACAGCTCACATGGGCGGAAGATCCCATGTCAACCTACAATAGGTTTGAAATATCTCGTTCATCTGATGGGCTTACTTTCAATACAATCGGTGTAATGAACATGACGACCAGCGGAGAATTTAAATACTTCGATAATTCACCCCTCCCAATAAATTATTATAGAATTAAAAAAATTGATAGTCGCGGAATTATATCTTATGGAAAAATAGTCTTGGTTAAATTTGACGCCACTCCAGCTAGAAGCATATCTGTTTATGATATGTCAGGAAAGTTAGTAAGCGTTATTTCTGTTACCGATTTGGAGCAGTTCAAGAGAAATTCCCATCTTGCTCATGGTATTTATATTCTTATTTATGACAACGGATTTACGAAGAAAATAATTATCTAAAAAAACTTAGAAAAAAGTTGTGTTGTTTAAAAATTAAAAGTAACTTTATTTAAAATTAGCAATAAACAATTTTTAAGACTATGGATTCGGTTGTGTCAGATATAATTTTATGCGAATGTTGGTCTGTTGATCATCAAATTGTAATTACTTATGACAAAGAGGATGAGGATAAAACCGCTTATGTCAGCATTCATTTATGTAATGGAACATTTATACAGAGATTAAAGTATGCCATTAAATATTTGTTCGGTCTTAAATCTAGATATGGTGCTTTTGATGAAATTATATTAGGTAGCAGTTCAATTAAAAAATTGGAAGACTTGGTTAATTTTTTAAAGAAATAAAATTGATGAAGTTAGTTTAATTGTGGATACTCAAATTTGAGTAATTTTAATAGCAGAAAGTCTCTAAAATGTGGAAAAGATTCCTTGGGAATCTTTTAAATAAATTTTGAAGTATTAATATTGATTTTTAATTTTGTAAAAATAATTTCCATTGATAGAAAACACACTAATCCCGCCGCTTATTAGATTCTTAGAACCTGAAATAAAACGAGACACTTAGCATTTTTACCTTTTCTCTAAATTACATTTTAAGTAACCATACACATGGATATAGATATACCTATGCTTGTATGTTACGTTCTCCACAATCATAAAATAATTTCCTTTTTATGGTAATGCTAATATCATGCCAAAAATTTTAAAAAAAATATAATCTCATGCGTAAATTATCAATAGCCCAAAAAATAACTTCTGTACAAGTTAATAGTATTAAACTCTATTTAAAAGAAGTTAGCAAAATTCCAATACTAACCCCAGAGCAAGAAAATTCTTGCGCGCTTAAAGCGGTGGAAGGAGATAAACAAGCCATAGAAAAGCTAATCGTTTCAAATTTAAGATTTGTTATTAGCGTGGCAAAACAGTATGTTAGTAAAAGCGCCACCTTAGAAGACCTAATAGAAGAAGGAAATATAGGCCTTACCCTAGCAGTTAAAAATTACAAACCTGATTGTGGCTTTAAATTCATTTCTTATGCTGTATGGCTTATAAGAAAATGTATAACAGATTATTTAGCGGGTAAAACAAGACTTGTGAGACTTCCAAGCAATTTGGTTTATGGAATATCTAAAATGGAACATATAGTTGAAAGACTAGAACAGGTGTTGGAGCGTAGGCCTGAATTACAAGATATGGAGGAATACGTAGATGAAGATGTTAATGAATCAGATCTAAAACATCGAATTGAAATTTCTAATTTTAAGTTTGACTCAATTGATAAGGAGGTTTTTCATGATGTTGATGGTAGCTCAACGTATGGAGACGTCCTGTCAAATTCAAATAATGATTACAACGCTGACAGCATCGCTTGCTGTAACGATCTAAAAATTGAACTCCATCCTTTCATTGAAAAACTTAAGCCAAAGCAAAAAGAAGTTTTATCATACTGCTTCGGATTGAATGGACGAGACACCTTATCTCTTAAACAAATTGCTACTAAGCTTGACATCACTACTGAGGGGGTAAGACTCATTAAAAATAAGGCTCTTTTGAATATGAAAAGAGCTATGACTCCTACTCAACAAAGATTTTATTAATGTAAGTTATTTTTAAGCAACTTGTGATATTTATTAATAAATCTAAATATGGATAAGAACATACTGCTTAAGATGGTTAGAGAAGCTTTCGATGAAAGAAATAAGGGTGTAGGAACTAGTCCTCTTAAATTAAACGGTAAGAAAAAACAAAAGTATGATAGAGAGTATGCAGAGGTTGAAAGAGCACTTGATGATACCATCCTTACTAAATCACAGGTGATGAGCGTAGCTGGATTAGGCGATCCTGAAGATGGTGGAGACAGACGAGAATTTAATGCCAAGGTGAATAGAGAAAAAAATGAGGATGGATCCGTAAGGCAGTTTAAAGATAAGGAATTATCCAATTTAGTTAAAGTTATTAGTAATCCTAAGGCATACTTAACAAATAAAACGAATATTAAACAAAGTTAATTTATCTATTAAAATAATTAAACCGTTAGCAATCGTTAACGGTTTTTTGTTTTTATGAACTTAAATATGTATATTTGTGGAAACAATGTTAATAAATAATGATAGTATTCAGTGTAAAAGATCCTAATAAGGCCTACAATGATTATATAGTAATGTATAAAAGGATTAAGGGTAGTTTAAAAGGTAGACTTAGAAAAGAAACCTTCCGCATGCGGTTGATGAACAACCACAGCGTTAAGCTGCCAAACGCGGAATTTGTTCCACAAACGCCAGAAAAAACACAGTAAATATAACAAAGTGTTGATAAGTATGCCCAAATTGTGGATAAATATAGTCATATATTACTTGGTTTTTAATTTTTTTTTACGGTAAATTTGTTCTTTAATTAATTATAAATAATAATTGACCCCAAACTATGCGTATTGATTATGAATTACTGGACAAAGAAATCCTTTCTGAACACTTTTCTTTATCTAGTCTATGGATTTTTAAAGAGAAAATTGAATTTATTAAGATTGAACTTGAAGAACAATTAGACCGAGCCTTAGAATTAGAATTAGTTTCGGAGTCGTTAAAAGTTAATCAGCAAATTATTTATGTGTCATTGAACCTGGCAGCAATTAATTCAGTATTTAACAAGAAACGGGAAGGAGTTTTGATTGATTCCTACGCTGGCGAGTACTGTGTTAATTAACTTATTAAATAAGTTATTTGGTACTTTAAAAAACTTATATTATATTTGCATCATAAAATAAAATTATGATAGCAAGTAAGGTATTTACAGTAACTAACACCATTAAAAATGATTGTCTTAGTAGAGATATTAAGAAATTAAAGGAATGCTCCCTGGACAAAAAAATCCTTGGAGGCTATTATTCACTTGAAATATTTGTGAAGGAATTAAATAGATACGAGTCTTACTTATATAATAGAATCGAGGATAGGGATTATGATTTTAATGAGGTGTTAAATTTAATCACCAAAAATAATACTCATGGCATTCTATAAGACTGTTAAGAACTTAAATGGTACGTTCTCGACGTATGATTTTACTCTTGAGGATTTAGCTATTGTGGGCGGCCTTCAGATCACCTTAGTAGTAGCTAGTTTCTTATTCTTTATTGTACTAACCCCTATCCTCAAATTTTTTCTTTATACATTTTGTGGAGATGATAATGGAGCCAGAACTGGCCGTTCAGTATTAGGGCTAATATACTGCATTTATTTATTACTTGATTATCATTATGGATGGATAGAATGGACCATACTGGGATTTAATTTTCCAAATTTTTTTATATTTCTATCTAAGATATGGTTTACATTAGCAATATTCTTCTTCTTTACCACATTCTTTGCCAAAAGAATTTATACAATTATTAGAAACATAAAGAATATGGATGAAGGCAACGCCGATGGTATAATGAAAGGGGTCATATTCGGTGTGTTTTGGTTGGCTATGATAATAACTAAATATTACTTTAACTTACCTCACTATGATGGAGAGAGTGCCTTCTGGGTGGGTTCTATGACAGCATTAAAATAAAAAAACATGAGTACACGTAAAGTTAGGGCATCAGAAGCTGATGCCAAGATAAAAGTATTGAAAAAAAGGCTTATAGAAATGAATAATGATTTAAAAACTGTTCATCCTCTATATAAGATTTCCAAGAGCGGAAGACGGGAAAGCATTTTGATTCAATCAATTGATTCAATTAAAAAAGAAATTAAATTAGTTTCAGACATTAAGAAAAAGAACGAGTCTGAGAAACAACATAAAAACGCTAGCTAATGAAAATGTAAGTAAGCTCTGAGATAATATTCTTGCCAATAAATAAATAAATACGTATAACCTTATCTAAATAATAATGACAGGAGAAAAAAATAGATATAGTTTTTTTATAGAAGAAAACTTATCAAAATTAGAAAACCCAGATGAATTACAGGATTATACTTCTTTAGTGAAATCTATATCAAAAGATAATATTAGATTAAGACTTGAAGTATATACCCTTAAGAATGAAAATAAGCGTTATAAAAAAATAATTAAACGTTTATTAGATAAAATTCATGATCCGCATGATTAACCAATTAAATTTTAAAAACAAATTATTATGGGAATTATTGTTGTGATCCATAGTATTCTTACTTTCATATGGATATGTTGGGTGTTACAGATTATATGCGTAAAAGAGGTTAATGAGCAGCCGCAATAGCTCTGGCACATCTTTTGCTTAAGTAAAAGAAAATGAAAAATATCTTTTACTTTAAAAATTAAAATTATGATTAAGAATGTTTCTGTTTCTGGCCCTGACGGGACAATTAACGGTATGGTATCTGTTAGAAAAAGACAGGTTGTGAAACAATTTAAAAACGCCGCAACGTTAAAGAACGAAAGCAGAAAAGTTACTGTTTTTGACGTTGAGTCATTTGTGAATGGACAGCCATTTGGCGAAGTCTCCAAGGGGTTGTCTGATGCGGCTATTGCTGAAATTGAAGCTAAGAGGCATGAGAGCCTCTTAATGGATCATCTGAATAAGATGGCACGTAAGAATGATAGCGAAAGTCTTGAAAGCACTCTACAAGAAATGGGTTTTGTTGACGAGCAAGACGTTTTAGCTAATAAAAAGCAAGTATTAGAAGAAAAAAAGCAAGAGGTCGAAGAGCATTTGGATGCGGTTTCTTCTTGGATTAAGGCTCATACGAAGAGAGTCGGATTGGGCGTGGTGCACAGTCTTCACACTTTAGCTAGTGTATAGTTTTTTGTCGTATATTAATCAGGTAAGGGTTCAAATAACTTTGAGCCCTTTTTTTTATTTATAAAGTTGCTTCTTGCTATTTAATTTAGTATATTTAAACAATGAAAGAGCAAGAAATATTTATCATTGACTTTGATGGAACAGTTGTAACTCATGATTTCCCAAGAATAGGACTAGATATTGGTGCGATTCCTGTGCTTAAAAAATTAATTGAGAACGGGCATAAACTGATCTTATTTACAATGAGAAGTGATGTAGAAGCCCCTAAGTCTGATGATGCCAACATATTTCCGATACCAGGAAATTATTTAAGCCAAGCAGTTGATTGGTTTAAAAAAAATGATATACCTCTATACGGAATTCAAACTAATCCTACACAGCATACATGGACTAATTCACCCAAAGCTTATGGTCAGCGTATAATAGATGATACAGCTCTGGGAGCACCATTAATCACTAATTCAGAACTATCAGATAGGCCGTTTATAGATTGGGAGGCAGTAGAGAAAGAATTAGAATTATTAAAATTAATATAAAATAACACCAGAACTAACTTCCTCAGTCAGGAAGAATAAACTTAGTTATAGCTTATCTTAAAAGCTAAATTACTAGAACAAATATATGGAGATTAAAAAAGACTGGGGTGATAACTTTCAAACACCTGAAAGAATATGTAAGTATATGTGTTCATTGTTACCAGCTTATGTTGGAACTATTTTAGAACCAACACCTGGTAAAGGAAACCTTGTTAGAGCACTACAATCCCATGGCAGTGTAATAGCACCAGATGATTTTTATAAAATAGAACCAGATAAATTTTTTGACTGGATCGTAATGAACCCGCCCTTTACGCCAATGAAAGAGGGTTATAAAATTCTATATCGGTGTATGGACATGACTGATAATATCATAGCTCTGATGCCATGCCTAACGATCATTAATGGAGAAAAAAGAACTAGAGATATAATGCAATGGGGCTTAAAGAGTATTACTCATTTACCAAGAAGTATATTTAAAGGAAGTAGAGTCCAGACGTGCATCTTATACATGGAGCGAGGATGGGCCAGAAGCACCATATTTAAAACTCTTTAAGTATTATTTATATATTTTATAAGCATTAATTTGTTTAAATGAAAAAATTATAGTATTTTTGCTTTTAAATTAAATTTTGAACATGGAGATAGAAGTGGGTACGGAAATTAATTATAATCCCAGTATTAATTATAACGATATTACATCCTTTGGCAAGGTAAGAAAATTTGGATACAAGACTTTATTAGGCCCAGCACCTAATGCATGGGTTTACGAAATTAATGTAGATGATTATGAGATTGAAATTGAAGAGAAACCGTTTAATCAATTCAGATGTTCAATTAATGGTAAAAATACAAAGTTTTTTACTACTGATAATAAAGAATTTTTGATAAATGAAATAGTAGAGTTTATTAATAAAGGTTAGCATATGACAGATAAAGAAATAATATTTCATAATCTTATATTTAAGTGCATCGTGGGTTCATATAGCCATGGTACTTACATAGAAGGAGTAAGCGATATAGATTATAAAGGCGTCTATATGCAGAGTAATGAAGATATTCTTACTTTTGGCTATAAAGAACAAATTGACATCAATGCCAACGAAACTTACTACGAAATAAAGAGATTCCTGGAACTTCTTCAAAAAAATGACGGAAATGCCCTTGCAATGCTTTATTCTCCAGAGGATCTAATCCTGTATAAGCATCCATCATTTGATATTCTAATTGAAAGAAAAAGCGACTTTTTAACCAAACAGTGTCTGAAGTCGTTTGGTGATTATGCTGTTGGTCAGATAAAGAGGGCAAAGGGTCTTGATAAGAAGATGAATTGGGAGAAGGAAAGAGTGGAAAGAAAAACACCGTTGGATTTTGTTTATTTATTTAATTCAGGCGTATCAATAAAATTTCAGAATTATTTGGATAATCACCAATTTAAACAAGAATACTGTGGTTTGACTAAAGTAGATCACATGAAAGATATATATTCGTTGTATTATGACTTTGACTCATTTATTAAGGGTAACCCAAGTAAATTTAGAGGAATATCACTTGATACAAGTAATTCTATACGACTCACTGGAGTACCCAAGAATGCTACGTGTATAGGCGTCGTATCCTTTAATAAGGATGAATACTCTAAGCACTGTCGTGATTATAATAATTACCAGGATTGGCTCTCAAAGAGGAATACTCAACGTTATGTTGATACAGAGGAACATGGACAAAAGATAGATGGTAAGAATATGCTTCATTGCCGAAGACTACTTGATATTGCTAAAGAAATAGCAACTGAAAAAACATTAAATGTAAGAAGACCGAACAGTGAGTATCTGATCAACATTAGACTGGGTAAGGTTGATCTAAATACAATTATAGCTAACGCTGAAAAAGATATTATTGAACTACCAGAATTATATGAAAATTCTGGCCTCCCAGAAAGTGTTTCGGATGACCTGATTAGGGACATCTTATTAAAGATGAGAAAATTTTAAATTAATACTATGAGAATTTTAAATTCAGAAATGATAATAAGCATAACCGTTCGGAATAAAATCCGATTGAACGAGTACGAATATGTACCAGCATATGATAAAAAAAAGAGAGTATTAAGCTTTTTTGGATTTAAGATGGCTGTTAAACATATTCCAGAATCATGGTATGAATTTCTCGTCGGCTCCTTTTCAAGGGAGCATTTATTATCTGAAGGTTACATGATAGATGAATTAAATAATGTTTATGCCAGGCCAAGAGTTACCTTACATTTTGTTAATGATCATTTAAAGATTAAAAGATTTGATACACTTGAAGAGGCTAATGCCTATGCGCAAGAAATGGCAGATAAATATATTCCTAAAAACAATCAGGTAACAGATAATGAATAGCACTAAGATAAGTGAGATTCCAATAAAATTCTCAATCCAATAAGAAGCGTTAATAACTATTCGTGATTCTGATTATAGGCAGAATGGTTTTACTGAGTTGGAAATTATTAAAGAACTAAGAACTATTGCATTTAACGCACTTTATGAGATTTAGAACAATTTATTTTAAAAAATATTTTTAGTTTTAGTTGTGAGTAGCCACTTAAAATAGTAGGTTTGTTTAAAATAAACACATCTTCACGCAAAACTAAAAATACTTAATGAATTTCGAAAAAGTCAGGTATCCTGACGGTCAAATATCTGCTAAGCTTGTATCGGCAAATGATCCGTCTGAGATAGTATCCACACGAATCAACTCTTATGAAGATCTCTTCTATCTAAGAAGCATTGCTGAGATTTTACAGTATAAAAATATTGAAACAAGTGCGTTTATTCCATGCTTATTTGGGCAGAGAAGCGATAGACGTTTTATAGAGACTCAATCATTTGATTTAAAAGTGATTGCTGAAGTGATTAATTCATGTCACTTTACTACTGTATCTGTGCTTGATCCTCATTCTGATGTATGTCTTGCTCTGATAAATAATTCATTTAAACTTACTTCATTTAATTTTGTAACTAATGCGGTTGAGAACATTAAATCAGATAATTTAGTCCTGGTCTCACCTGATGCTGGTGCTTATAAGAAGGTATTCACCTATGGAAGTAAGTTAGATTTGCCAGTTGTTGCAGCAAATAAATATAGGAGTCTAAGCGGGGAAATAAATATGGTTTTTGTCGGGGATGTAAAGGACAAGGACTGCTTGATCGTTGACGATTTGTGCGATGGCGGTTATACCTTTACGGTACTCTCTCAAAAATTAAAAGAACAGGGTGCAAGAGATGTATATCTATATGTTACCCATGGATACTTCAGTAAAGGATTCGATCAATTAAAAGAAAACATAACCAGAATTTTTTGCACCAACTCAGTTAAAGATATAAGCAATGATTATCATGATGGTAATCATATGAAAAGTTTAAACAATTTCGTTCACCAATTTAAAGTAGTATAATTTTTTTTTGAGAGAACACACTTAAATATATAAAAAACAATATTACAAACCTTCCCGTTTTAAAAAGAAAATGGGATAAAATCAAAGATTAAATATGAATACAAATCCGTTATTAGCAGTAGATTTTTATAAACAGTCGCACTACAAAATGTACCCAGAAAATACAACTAAAATATACAGTAACTTAACGCCTAGAAAATCCAGAATACCAGGTATTAATTACGTTGTTAACTTTGGCTTACAGTATTATATTAAAGAATATTTGATTAAAAACTGGAATGAACAGTTTTTTAATAAGCCTAAAGATGAGGTGATTTCAAAGTTCAAACGAATGATGGATAATACTTTGGGCAAGGATTCTATAGATACTACACATATTGAAAAACTTCATGATCTTGGTTATTTACCACTGGAAATTAAAGCCTTACCAGAGGGTTCTGTTTCACCAATCAGAGTTCCAGTGGTAACTATTACTAATACGGTTGATCACGCATATTGGTTAGTTAATTTTCTTGAAACATCTTTAAGCTATTCAGTGTGGCAGTCAACTACATCAGCTACTATAGCTAACCATTACAGAATGTTGCTTAATAAATATGCGTTGGAAACCACTGGTTCAATCAATGGCGTAGAATTTATCGGGCACGATTTTGCTCTCAGAGGGATGTCATCACATGAAAGTGGAGCTTTATCTGGAGCAGGCCATTTGTTGTCTTTTAAAGGCACTGATACCATTCCCGCAATAGAATTTCTTGAAGAATATTACGGAGCTGATGTAACTAAAGAGTTGGTAGGATGCTCAGTGCCAGCAACAGAACATTCAATAATGTGTATGGGCACTCAAGAATCTGAAATAAAAACGTTTGAAAGGTTATTAGACTTGTATCCAGAAGGAATCCTTTCAGTAGTATCGGATACTTGGAACCTTTGGACTGTATGTACAGACTTTCTACCCAAAATGAAGGATAAAATTATGGGCCGTAATGGTAAGTTGGTTATACGTCCTGACAGTGGAGATCCTGTTGATATTATCTGTGGAGCGGTTAATTGGACAAAACACTCTGGTTTGTACGATTCCACTCAAATGTCTGATTGGAGAAAGAAAATGATACCTGAAGATAAGGGTGTGATTGAATTACTCTGGGACGTATTTGGCGGGACTGTAAATGAACTGGGATACAAGGTTTTGGACCCGCATATTGGAGCCATTTATGGAGATAGCATCACCCTTGACCGAGCTGAACAAATTTGTGAACGTTTAAAAGCTAAAGGCTTCGCTTCAACCAATGTTGTACTTGGAATTGGAAGTTATACTTATCAATATAATACCAGAGACACTTTTGGTTTTGCAATAAAAGCAACTTATGGCGAAGTTAGGACTGTAGGTTCTCATGGATTATCTAATCCAATTGGTCGTGAAATATTTAAAGATCCAATAACAGATGACGGAACAAAGAAGAGTGCAAAAGGGCTATTGTGTGTTAAAGAAGTGATAGAAAATAATAATAAAACTTATGAGCTAAAAGATCAGGTTTCTAACGAAGAAGAAAAAACGGGTGCACTTAAAACAGTATTTAAAGACGGAATACTGCTTGTTGATCATTCACTGCAAGAAATAAGAGAAAGATTAGCAAAATAAGCAAATGAATCATATTTTTCAGAAATTCCTAAATACAAGGTTTCTTGTATAACCCATATAAACGGGTTAAAGCAAAGCTTGCAAGAGTATACAATACGTAAAAAACGAATCTTGAATGGTAAATATATTTAATATTATTTTATGCTATTTTTATCCTTCGTTAGAAGAAACGCCAGGAACATCTGAGTATGAAGAATACAATAAAATACGAAAGCCAGACTGGCCATGGAAATTGGTATTACTTACTATTTTAATGATTATCATATATTTTATACATAAGTACCCTCCAGAAATAATAATTAAATAAAAATAAAGTAAATGTTAAATAAAAGAATAGAAGAGTCTTTTTTGGAGGCTTACAAGGCAAAGGATAGTATTAAGAAAAATACGCTTGGCATAGTTAAGTCCAGGATTTCTGAGTGGAAGGCTGATAAAAAAAACGCAGGTAAGGAAATAAGCGATCAGGATATTATTAGTATTCTATCCTCTGAGGTTAAGAAGAGAAATCAAGCAATTGACCTCTATGCTCAGAATGCATCTACTTCTGCTCAGGAGCATATAACAGCTGAATTACAAGAAATAGGCGTTTTAAAGGCGTTCCTGCCTACGCAGATGACAAATGAGGAAATGGTTGCCGAGATAGAAAAAGTTAAAGCAACGAGTCCTGATAGGCTAATAGCGGCTGTTATGCAACACTTTAATAAGAATTTCAAAGGTTCATTCGATAACAAACAGCTTCAAGACTTATTAAAATAACAAAATGAATAAACTACCTGAAGGGTGGTATCCTATTGATATGGTGCCACCCAATAAGCTTCTAAAAGTAATAGATTCAGATGGTAAGACAGGCCTAGCTACGCCAACTTATTATCCATTTAAAGTAGTACCAAACCCAAACAAACCAGGCAAATGGGGGTCAGATGTAATTCCTTGTGAAGAATACTGGGATGGAGGCTGGTTGATAGAAGTTCATTTGTTTGATTCTAATGAATTAAATGATATTATAGGCTGGAGAGAGTAATAATTTTAAAATATTAATATGAGTTATTTTAGTGTAGATGTTGAGTCAGATGGACCCATGCAACATATAAATTCTATGGTGTGTTTTGGTGCTGTTTTAATTGAACCTAGTCTCAGCAAGACATTTTATGGAAAGACTAGGCCTATCTCTACAACCTATAATGCAGAGAGCTTATCTATTAGTGGATTTTCACGCCAGGAGCATGAGTCTTTTGATGATCCTAAGGAGGTCATGATTAAGTTTGAAGAATGGATATTAGCAAATTCTAAGGGAAGGCCAATCTTAATTACAGATAATCCAGGGTATGATTTCGCATGGATTAATTTTTACTTTCATTATTTTTTAGGGAGAAACCCTTTTGGTTATTCAGCAAGACGAATCGGTGATTTGTATTGTGGAATGAAGATGGATGCCTTCTCAAAATGGAAGGAAATATTACGTAAAACATCCCACACGCATAACCCCATTGATGATTGCCTGGGGAACGCAGAAGCCGTTTTGGCTCTTAAAGAAATGGGTTTAAAAATAGATCTAAAATGAATATTCTAGTTGAACTACTCGATTGGTTTACCACGAGAAGTAAAAGGTACCAAGTAATAACTCCACATGTAAATGTGGCTTCAGACTTTTTAAATGATACAAGAAAAGAAAAAATAACATTTCCAGTAACAAACTTATCAGACTTGACAGATAATGTGGTCGATATCCTTATTCTAACGGGAGGTCCGACTTTGGATGCAAAGAAAGACTTGGAAGAGATTTATTCGATAGCTTTTGAAATATATAATTACTTGAGTAACAAAGACATTTCAAATGAGTAGTATACAGCCTAATCAAATTGAATTGAAAAAAATTCATGATAGATTTCTGAACGATCCAGTAATTGCTCATTTTATTAAAATGAAAGCGTATATTTTAGAAATAGCGATGCCCAAGTACATACTATCTAATGATGGACTTTCGGGGCCTATTTTTGATCCTTACATAAATGATTTTTTAAAACAAATAGATATAGATCTAGAAGATTACATTGAATGTAACTACCATGAACACAGAGATAACACTAGTGCCTGATAATGAACAGGCTAAGAGAAAAATGATTGAAATCAGATTTGATTGTCTGGTTACAATGTACGATTTGGGATTTAAAAAAATTAAACCAGGCTTTGAGTTTGAGAAGCGAAAGCGAACGCCTCAATGCTTTAAATCAATTCAAAATATAACTCTTGAATCAATAAAATATTCTGATGAAGCGACTCTTGGAAGATTGTTAAAAGAAATGTACTACGAATTGGAACATCATATAAGACAATATGAAGATGATTTTGTTATTTAAATAAATAATCTTATCTTTGCTTTATGAATAAAGAATTACTATTAAGACACATTGAAGATAGACTGGTGAATGTTCAAAAACATCCATCTGCTGAGTTATATATTTATAATTATTCTCAAAAAGTTCAGTTCATGAAGTTATGGGATGAAGTTACAACCATAACTCGTGGCCTTATAATGGATGGAGATATGAATATCATTGCTCGTCCTTTCAGTAAATTCTTTAATATATCTGAACACAAACCTGAGGATATACCTAACCTACCTTTTGAAGTATATGAGAAGATGGACGGTTGCTTTAGGTTCGACACACCAATTCAATGTTGGGATGGTACAACATTATTAATAGGCGATATTGTCAATAAGAAATTGACGCCCACGTTAATAGGTATGGATGAAGAGGGTAATTTAGTACCGTCTAAAGTAATAGAACATTTTGACAACGGAACAAAAAACAATTGGCTAGCTATTACTGTAGATTGTCCTGTTTCAAAAAAATCTGGTGGTGCTAATAAGCCTAATATTATTAGAGTAACTGATAATCATCATATATTTGTTAATGGTAAATATAAACCTGCATTTGAGTGTGAAGTTGGGGATAGCATATCGACATTTGCTAATTCAATGCCTGAACCTTTATTACATATTATAAAGTCAGGTTTATTAGGGGATGGATGTATTGTTAAAGGAATTAATGGCCATAAGTATAGTGAACCACACACTGAAAACTATAAGGAATATGTAAATTATTTTAAATCAATATTTGTAGATTATACAGCTAAAAGAAAAACATCAGTATCTGGTTATGGTAGCCAATTACATTGGTTCGTAACAAAAGAATACCCAGAATTAACAGAATTGAGAGATTTATGGTATCCAGAAGGTAAGAAAATAATACCTGAAGATTTATCTTGGGTTAATGACTTTACCGTTGCAAAATGGTATATGGATGATGGTTCTCTTATACATAGTGAAAAACAAGAAGACCGTGCGTTATTTGCAACAAATTCATTTACGGAAGATGAATGTTATCGTTTGGGTAATAAATTATATGAAATGTATCAAATCGATTTTAATGTTCACTATCATAAGGGTTGGGTTATAAGAATAAACAAGTCTAAAGATAATTCAATTACAAATTTTTGGGAAGCGATTGAGCCATATATAATTCCATGTATGAGGTATAAATTACCACTCCTTTATAGAGATAAACCGTATGGTTTTAAAAATTTAATTAAAGAATGTAAAGCATCATTTAAATTAGTTGAAAAGAAAATTTTATCAATTAATAAGATTGAGAGCACAAAAAGGAATTTTCCGTCTGGAAGAAAAGGATTTGATATTGGAACAGAAACAAAAAATTATTTTGCAAAAGGAATATTAGTACACAATTCGCTTGGTATTTTTTACTGGCTGAATGATGAGATTTACATAGCAACTAAGGGTAGCTTTAACTCGGATCAATCCAGGCATGCAAATAGAATACTTCATACTAAGTATAAGGATATAAAATATAAGATGGATAAGTCTAAAACATATCTTGTGGAGATCATATATCCTGAAAATAGAATCGTGTGTGGATATGGTGAAATGGATGATCTGATTCTTATCGCTGTTAGAGATACAGCTACTGGTCTGGATCTTCCATTAGAAGATATAGGTTTACCTATTGTTAAGAGGTATGATGGAGTAAATGACTTAAGTGAATTGAAGGCTCTTGAAGAGGAGAATAAAGAAGGGTTTGTTGTTAAGTTCAGTAATGGATTTAGAGTTAAGGTTAAATTCGATGAGTATATCAGACTGCATCGAATTGTTACAGGGGTGTCCAATCTAGCCGTTTGGGAATACCTATCAGAGGGTAAGCCATTTGATGAATTATTGGATAGAGTACCTGACGAATTTTTTAACTGGTTGCATGACACTTCAAATGAACTCATTCATCAGTATGAAATAATTCGGCTTGAGGTAGAAGAGGATTTCTATAAGATTGTTAATAGAAAGGCTTTTGCTGAGGCAGCAAAGTTAAACAAGAATACTAGTCTTTTATTTACCAGGCTTAATTCTTATTCTGATGCTCTTGATAAACAAATTTGGAAAATGATCAGGCCTGAGTTCTCTAAGCCATTTGTTAAAATAGTATAAGAAATGAATATTAAAATAACAAAGGAGGAGTTTGACTTCATCATGTCAGCTCCTCATTTTTCTGGCAAGAAACTTATTGGTTCCAGATTATATGAAACTAATACTGCTGACTCGGATACTGATTATCTAGTGGGATACACGTCGTTCCATGAGTCTGATCTTTTTTTACCTAACTTACATACCTTTCAATATGATGACAAAGAGAATAATACTCAGTACGTCTTTTCTACGCCTAATCAATTTTGGTCCAACTTATTCTCAGGTGATTCAATCATTAACGCCGATGTTATTTTGTATGACACAAAAAAATGGACCTCTGAAGAACAAATAAATATTCTTAGAACATACAATATAATTAAGGCATTTATTGGGTTTGCTAAGAGGGATTATAAGGATCTAACTGAAGACAAGGGGAAGAATAAATTGTTCCATATATGCAGATGTCTTTATTTCGCTGATGAGTTACTTGATAATAGACTTCCTAAGAGATCTTATATTAAATACTTGTTTACTCATCCAGATGAATTTATTAAGCAGGAAGATATTCAGGAATATATTAATGGCTTAAGACAACGAATGAATAAGCTATATGAAAATAATGAACTCACCAAGTATCCTGTAGCGCCTATTAAACCACTCCAAAATTCATTAGAGGTTAAGTTATTTGAGTCCAATAATAAAAAAAAATTTTTTTATTAGAAATATTATCTTATATTTGTCTAAAAATATAGATATGGCAGCTACAAATATGTTTGGTAATAGCAAGGCAGCAACTTCATTGGCTACTGGTTTAATAGAATCTGGTGATAAAAAAACATTTAGATTTGTTGTCAAATACCTAACCAATTTATCTGAAGTGATAAATGGTTTAAAAAATCAAACGTCTAAACAAAAAAGGTTTCTTTATGAAGTATTATTAAAGCATTATAAAGAAACCAGGGCAGCTTCTAAGACACTAGCTGACTTTGAGGATAAAAGCGAGTATAATAAAAAAACTCTAACATATCTTGATTGTGTTATTCATACACGGCTTAAAAAATTAATAATGAAAGAAAAAAAATGACTTAGAAAAATATCGCATAACAAAAGAAAAAGAACTGGTTGGTAAATACATTTATTAAAAAGAAAATATAAAAACATGCGTAAAACTTATAACAACAAAAAAATAATCACAGATCCAGATGGCATGTTGATTGCTATTTCTTTAGGTTATGATTTCTGTTCAGAACATGAGTGGGGAATAAACGGAATTCGCGCCAATCTTGGAATAGATATCTCAAAGTTGGGTATCAAAGGAAGGAAAATAACAAAAAACGACTGTGTTGTTTATAAGGAAGATAAAGACATTGCGTTGTTAATAGTTCAATCCTCATGGAAAAATGATGGGATTAATAATGCCAGCTTTAAAGATTCTCTTCCTTACGACTTGCATATACCTGATAAATATACCATAGGAGAAATAAATTGTGCCTGGGATGAAAATAGTTTTGGAATTGTTGGGCCTATTAAATACCTTCGAGTATTAAAAGAAGCGTTTGATAAAAAAGACATAGCCATTGCGTTTATTTCAGATAAAATACCTGTCTTTTCGGGAACTAGCCTTTGTGTATGTATAGCATCTAAACTTCCAAAAGAAGCCTTAGACGAAATGTATAACAAGGATAAATCTAAATCTGATTTAATCAAGTACGAAAAAAAGATTGGCTTGTCTCAATTAAAAGAAAAGGCCAGGAAGTCAAGCAAGTACTGGGTTGCACTATCGCCAAAATGGATTAATTATGAAGATTCGGTAAAAAGAGAGGAGAAAAAAAAGGAGACAGGTACTAAATACGACATAATGTATTGGGTAAATTATGGGGATCATGAAACTTATGGTTGGTTTAGTGTTGAAAAAATTAAACAGTGGCTTTCAACACCTGAGTTAAAATTAATAACTCTTGGTGGCCAAAAATAAAAAAATGTAGACAATGGATAAAAATACCTTCGGTAGTACAAAATCAGAAATAACTCTTTGTTAAAATACTGAACGAGATTGATGATGGTAAACTAAATCATAGAATAGGTCATAAACTAACAAAATATTCTATATTAGCTAAAAAATTAAAGTTATTGGATTCAGCCACGAAAGGATATTTGTATAAGATAGTTTATAAAGGGGTGAATGACGAGCTAGAGTCATCTTATTTATTAAATCAATTAAGAATTAAGGGTGGCCAGCACGAGCAATTAATAACTTTTTTTAAAAGTTGTGTGCGTAAAAGATTACGTGAAATAATTAAATAATTTATGCTAAATAAAAATACTTTCGGTGATAGCAGGTGTGAAATTGTTTTAGTCGAGCTATTAAATGAAATTAACGAAGATAAGTTAACACGTTATGTTAGCAAGGGGTTAAATAAGTACTCAACAGTAGTTAAAAAACTACAACATTTAGATAGTCAGATGAGATTATTTTTATACTGTAGATTGTGTGAGTATGCAGAAGATCAGTTTACTAAGTCTTTGACTTTAAAAAAATTATATAATTCTGATAATAAACACATAAAGGTCTTAACCTTTTATAAGAATGCTGTTAAAAAGAAATTAAAATCATTATTAAAATAATGGATGTAGGACTGATTAATGACTATAATAAGTTAGTTTTCATTCATCCTTTTAGCAATGAATGGAATTTGATACCAGAAAAATATAGAACGAAGGATAATTTTGATACGTATTGTTATATGAGGTATATGGGAATGGACGCCTATAGCATGTTTATGGAAAAAATAAATAAGTATGAAAAATAGTTTAATAGTAACATCTGATTACCTTCTTCTTGTAGATGAGGATGCTGAAATAAAAGAAGGATACGATTGTATTTTATCAAAAGATAGGAATACCATTTTCCAAAAAGGAGCTTTTGTATCAGGTTTATCTGATGGAGGTACAAAGTTAATCGCTTATTATCCTCTTACAAAAGAAGCTAAAGAACTTGAAGGATTGCCATTACTTCCTAGCCCTTTTAAAACAGAAGATAACATCGAAGAATTGGCAGATAAAAGATATCCTTTAACTGAAGCAAAACACTTAGAACTTAATATAGCTATAAGGACTGGTTTTGTTGCAGGATATAAAGCAGCACAAGCAGATAAACAATTTAGTTTAGAAGATATTAGAAAATGCTTTATTGCAGGTGCATTAATTGAATTGTTTAATACTTGGGGCATCCCTAAAGAAATTTATGCAAAAGAAAAGGCTGAACAATATATTCAATCACTATCTACTCAACAATTACCTAAAGAATTTATTTCTGAAGATAAATCAATTGAAGATATCGAACGAGAATTAGGTATATATGGTCATGATGAAGGATTAGCTAAAACTGAGTATCAAGAGTATATTAAAAAACATTCTTTACTAAAAACAATAATTAACTCTGAAAATAAAATTGAATTAGTAGGAGAATATAAATATTAAATTATGAATACACATATTATTATTCCTATCATAGAAATAAAAGACAAGATTAAATTTTATAAAGAACAAATAGCAGTTAGTGAGGGAAGTAATGATATGACCCGTGCAGCTATTGAGACATATGAAATGAGATTGCTTGAGTCATTAATAAAAGAAAGTAAAAAAATATCTCTTGATGAAAAAACTATTGAAGATAAAGCAAAAAATATGCAGCCAATACAGGAATGATGGCTTATATATTTCCTGAAAAGTATGAAGGTTATAAACAAGCTTTATTGGATTTATTAAAATAAATAAATTTTTCAATGAAAATATTAGCAGAAGAATACGATTGGTCAATCGTATATATTACTGTTCTTTCAAAAAAAGACGATTTAGGCCGCCAATGTTTTATGTTGCAATGGATGGATAATAATATAGGCCAATCACAGAATGAAATTGGTTTGCGTGGCCAAATATTTCTTGCAGACCTATCAGAACGCATACAAAGTATTGAAGCAAAAAGGAATAAAGTTGAATTCACACAAGCTTCATTGGTTTAAAAAATATTAAATAATAATTATGGTTACAGTTACAATGACAAAAGGACTCCCAGGAAGCGGGAAGTCAACATGGGCAAAAGAAGTTATTAAAAAACACCCTAACACTTATAAGAGAGTTAATAAGGATGATTTGAGAGCCATGCTTGATAATTCAAAACACTCCGAGGACTCAGAGAAATTTATTCTCAATGTAAGAGACTCAATTATTACTATGGCTATTGAAGGTGGAAAGCATGTCATTGTAGATGATTGCAATTTGGGCAGTAAGCATGAGCCAAGAATCAGACAGCTAATTCAGGGTAAGGCTACTCTGGTTATAAAGGACTTTACTGATGTGCCACTTGAAACTTGCATCAAGAATGATCTGAATAGAGATAAGTCCGTGGGTGAGAGGGTTATTAAGAAAATGTATAATCAGTTCTTAAGGCCTAAGCCTATAAGGATTGAGCATATTGACGGCCTTCCAAGTGCGGTAATCTGTGATCTGGATGGAACTCTTGCACTCATGAATGATAGAAATCCATACGACGCATCAACTTGTGATCAGGATGATCTAAATCCGCATGTAGCTTCTCTTTTAGAGGGTAAGAGAGTTATTTTACTATCAGGTAGAGAGGACAAATATAGAGAGCCTACTATTAAGTTCCTAAATAAGCATGGAATTATATACGAAAATCTTTATATGAGAGCAACAGGTGATATGAGAAAGGACTCTATTGTTAAAGAGGAGCTATTCAACGCACATATCAGAGGTCAGTATAATATCGAATATGTGTTGGATGACAGGCTGCAGGTGTGTCAAAAATGGTACGAGCTGGGCCTACCGCTGCTTAGGGTTGGCGATCCTGATGCTGATTTTTAATATTGTTACCCCCATATATAGGGCTACCAGTACTGGTAGCCTTTTTTATTTATAAAAAAGTTGTAACTAATCATTTTTAATAGTATTTTTGTCTAAAACAGTAAATGTTCTATATAATCCAAAGGAATACATTTAAGCAAGTACACTTCGGTTTGTTAACCGAAGCACTTCAACGCTATGGACTTGAGTATGAGGTGGCTAATTGTATCCCTTTCCTAAACGAAGTAGAATTTACAACTGAAAGGAAGGATGTTTTTTGTTTTGGCGCTTATGGCATGGGAACAAATTATAAAAGGTATGGTTGGACGCCTGGTAGTCTTATGAATGAAAATCACAACTTTGAAGTTTATTCAAAGAAATACGGATTAGAAAACTTACTTAACGGTGATGGATATATAATTAATTTTACCGATAAGATTCCCTTAAAGGATGACTCGTTTTTTGTCAGGCCTACAAAGGATACAAAGGTTTTCCCTGGTCAAGTCTATCAAAAAGATGAGTGGGAATGGTATGTTTCTCATTGCGTTGAAAATAATACTCAAAATATAATCACTGATGAAACAAAAGTTCTTATTTCAAAGTTAAAGCACATACAGCAAGAAGTTCGCTGTTGGGTTGTGGGTGGGAAAGTAGTTACAGCAAGTAGATATAAATTAGGTAGTAATCCAGACTTTAAAAATTATGACGACGAATCATTCTATGTTGATTTCGCTCAGAAAATGGTCGATATCTATCAGCCTGCAAGAGCTTTCGTGTTAGATGTATGCCTCTCGAATGATGAATTAAAGATAGTTGAAGTTAACAATATAAATTCATCTGGGTTCTATCATGCTGATTTAAGTAAATTATTACTCGCTCTAGAAAATGAATTTAATAGAGGGTGAAATATAAGAGGACTAAAGCACTCCCAGTTATTAGGCTAATTGGCCAATTTGATACTTGTTTTTAAATTCACATTATTTGTAAATCTAAAAAGTTGCAAGAGATTATTTTTAATAGTATTTTTATTTAAATGAATAACCAATCAAATAAATATTTTAATTCAAATGACGGAAAGTCTTATAAGTTTACAGAAGAAGAGTTGATTCAGTATAAAGAAATTTGTTTTAAAATTTGGGGCGGTGTGCCACTTGATGTTAATTGGGCCATGGAGACACCCATATATAAACAAGCATTAAATAAAAAACTTAATGACGATAGTAAAAAGTAAACCAAGACTATTTGAAGTATGGACGTTTCAGGAGTTAAAGGATTATTGTAAAGATAAACAAAGAAGTTGTGATAATTACTTTCACTTTGCTGGTGACTTAGAAATAAAAGAAAGAGAGAGTTATTTTAAGATACCACACCCGTTGTATATTGGTAGTGATGGCAAGATTATGCGCTCTGATGATTTACTTGTTCGGGATATAGAGTATAACTCGCTAGAAGTTTACGCCAGGGAGCAATTTGATAAATTATTTGAACCTGAATTATTTAAACTTCAATAAACATGATTATAAAAATAAACGAGGATGATATTCTTGATGAAGAATATTATAATGAAAATTTAGCATTAGCATGTTTATTGGCTGCTGATGTATGTTTCTTAAACAACGTTGACCTTTCAAAACAACACCCTGGATATTATAAAAAACCTACATGGACAACATGTGTTTACGTTAATTGCAATGATACATTTGATTATGCCTCTGCTGACGGAGAATGCATCACCAATAATGATGGTGACGCTGATAGTGAAATAATTAGTCTATACAAGATGTGGAAAGAAAACGAGATGTATGGACCTGTTAAGTGGGCTGCGTTAAAGAGGGGAATACGTCCCTTGAAGGAACTTGTTCAACGCATGAAAGATGCTAATTATTGGGACGAGCAATTAGAATTACTAAAATAAAATTATATGGGTGTAAGAAGTACATATACAATAAGCAGAGATACAGCTATTAAAGTTCTGGCTTCAAAGATATATGATTTAACAAATGAAGAGTTGGCTTCTATTCTATATGAATTGAAGGAATCAACCTTTAGAAACTATTGGGTTGTTGATGTGATATATGAAGATGAAGACTCACCCGTTATCGGTTCTCCATGGGAATTTGACAATAACTATTAAAAGCCAAAACTATGAATAATTTAGAAAATAACTGGGTTCTATCTAATAAACTGCTTTCGGCAATTGATTTGATTCTTGAACGCACTCCAAATGTTGTATTTGGTGGATCTATTGCTCTTAATGCTGTAGGATTAATCAGAAGAAAAATAAAAGACATTGATTTATTCTTTCCGCTTACAGAAAACTTTTCAAACAATACTGTATTATGTATGAGTACTGCTTCTGATATCTCATCTGAAACAACAACTGATATAAATGGTCTCCAGATAGAGCGTGTGGGTGCAAAGATAGGTGATGTGCATATTTGTTGTTTCAAGGTTCCTGATGAGTTCCTACAATCATCCAGAATTACATTCCTGGGTAGAACCCTCAATATTCAAAATGTGAACCAGGCCATAATTGCTAAAAGGGTATATGCTGAAATGACCTCAAATAAAAAAGGGCATTTGTATATACAAAATTCTAAGCATAAAGATGATTTGGATAAAATATACAGTACTTTAAATGAACTTTTAAATTAAAAATATGCTAACAACAGATAAAAACGATCCAGAACTGGGTCACGGAATTGATTCTGAACGGATCGGACAACACTCAAAATACTTGGTTCTTTCTGAGGAAGAAAGAAATAAAGGGTTTGTAAGACCTGTAAGAGATTCTTATATACACGTGGGTAGAAAAGAAAGGCCTGGAAGGGTTTCACTTTTGACAGACAAACAAAAATCTGAATTTAACAACGAATATGTCGCCTTCTTAACTTACGATAAGATAGAAGGAAATTCTTTAATCGGGATATTTATGACACAACATGACTTAGATACTTATACTGGCGATAGAATGGGTGGGTGTGGAACCAAAACAAAGATGAATAAAACAATTGCTGAGACATATGCCAGAGACCCAAAATTCTATGGTGCGACTTATTGTATTGGATGCTTTAAACATTTAGATGTTAATGAATTTGTATGGGAAGGAACCAACGAGACCGTAGGCTCATAATTATACCAAAGAACAGATTGTAAATAAATAATGTTAAAATTATTGTTTAACAGGAAAACTTTTTATGTTTCATCCGTTTCTATAAGTAAAACGACTTGTTATGGATACATCAATGGAATTTTATGTAGGACACCCTATTTCTTTAATTGAAAATTTGGAATGGGGATATGCTCCTCCCTCTTATGAGATAGGGAGAGCTCTGGTTCATTATAGAAACAATGTATTTCTTCCCATTCCTAGTTTGATGCAAACTAAATTTCTTTACTATGAAGAAATTACTGGACGAGACGTCAAAATAGATGAAGGAACCGATTGGCAACTTGATACTTATACTAAGGTTGTATTATGTGATAGTGAAGGCAATGAGCTCCAAGAATACTTATTTTCCACATTCAATAGGATGAAAGTAATTAAAAAATAATTAACTATGCGTATTTTTTATTATCATAAATCGGATGGTTTTTTCTGGTTCAGAATATTTGGTTATGGATTAGTCTTTAAGGACTTAACAAAGTATCAGATGAGATTTTCGGAACGCTATGAATACGCCAATAGTATTCGAATTGGTAAATGGCTTATTCGGCCAATAAATCCTTTATTTTAAAATAAAATTGGTTTATTAGAAACTTAATAGTATTTTTGCAAAAAAAACATGCCAGAAGCGATAAACATTTTTATTCGAATGCTTATATTAATTATACTTAGCAGTGTTAATTTTGAGTATTTGCTAAATAGACAGAGTAGTATGTTAGCCACTATTCTATGCCTTATTATTGAGCTAGCGTTAATTAAAATTTTATTTTCAAAACAAATTAAAACCCTTTTTAAATGATTTCTATTTTTTTAGCAGTTGTTACACTTTTTGCAACATTTATTTTTTTCAAAAACAATTCAGATAAAATAAAGGCACCGTTTGCTGCGTCACCCTTATTCTGGAAGGGATTTGGAATACTTATTATTGGACTTCTTATTTCTTTAATTAATCCACTTAAATTAGAGCGTGTTGATGCGGGTCATGTCGGTATTAAAGTAAATCTTACTGGCGGCGATAGAGGCGTATCTAAATTAGAGTATAAAACTGGATGGGTGGTCATTAATTCATGGGTTGCTATTCTATACGAATTTCCAATTTATCAACAAACTATTGAGTATCCTCAACAACAAGTAATCACAAAGGGAGGGTTTTCAGCTACTATTCACCCTAAATTTAATTACTCACTTAAGCCAGGTGATGTTGGTGACATGTTCCTTAATCTTAGACTTGATATTAAGGGGATTGAACAGGGGTGGCTTCAAAATGCCATTGTAGGCGCAGTCAATGACGTGGCAAATAAGTGGAGTGTTGATAGTATCTTTAACGAAAGAGAGAGATTTGAAGGAAATATCGTTCAAGAGGCGAATAAAAGGCTCTCCAAATGGTTTATCATTTCTCAGTTAAGAACCAATATAATTCCGCCACCATCACTACAAGCAAGTATTGAAGCAAAGACCAAAGCTATTCAGGACGTTCAGGTTGCAGAAAATCAAAAACTTGTTGCTATTGCTGATGGACAAAGAAAAATTGCCGTCGCAAGAGCTGATAGTTCAGCAAGAGTTATCAGAGCTGGAGGTGAGGCTCAGGAAACAAAAGTTAAACAAGCTCAATTAACTGATTTATACATTCAATACTTGAAGATTGATAAATGGAATGGAGTACTTCCAAGCGTTCAAAGCGGAAGCGGCGGAATCATGTTACAATTAAGCAAATAATAAAAATTAAATAAAATGAATATAGGAAATTTTAAAATACCAGGAATTTTAGTTAAGGCAGTATTAATTATAATGCCAGTAATCTTTATTGTTTCAACGTATGCTTCCTTTAATAATACTGATGTTAATTTTAGAACTGAGTTTGACATGCAGATTAAAAACAGGACGGCCTTCTTCGACAAGATGTGGAAGACTATTTCACAGCAAAGTCAAATAGCTGTTAAGAATGATTCTTCTTTTAAACACAATGTAGCCCTTATTATGGAGGGCCGCAAGGATGCTCAAGGACTTTTCATGAAATGGATAACAGAGAGTAATCCAAATGCAGATTTTAGGGCAGTCCAGGAATTATACAGAGATCTTAGTAGGAGTATTGAGAGTGAAAGAAACTCTTTTTATGAAAGAGAGACAACCCTTTCTAGTATTCAACGTGAACACTCACGCTTTCTTAGGAGTTTTCCAAATAACGTTTATAACTTATTCCTAGGTAGAAAGGAATTGGTATACAATCCGATCACTTCTGACAAAACTGATGAAGTGATGAAATCAGGAAAAGACAACGACGTTAAAGTATTTTAATATAATTTAAACATTATCCAATGATAATATGGCTTGCAATGCTAATCCCATTAATGGGATGTTTTATAGCCTATCTTGGTTGGAAAAAAGAGTTTGTATGGTGGGAGCTATTGCTCCCATCTGCAGCTTGTTTCCTTCTCATACTTGGAATTAAGTATGTTAGAGAATATTCTGCGACACTAGATAAACAATATCTGAGTGGGTTGATCGTGGAAGCTAGATATTATGAGGCTTACTCTACATGGATAACAGAAACTTGTTCAGAACAGTATCAGTGTGGCACTGATAGTAAAGGTCATGCTGAGTACTGTACAAGATACTATGATTGTTCTCATTGTGATGAGCATGACGCATACTGGATGGCTTATGATAACCAAGGACATTCCTGGAGCATATCCGAACAGAAATATAACGATCTTAGAATTAAGTGGAAATCGGTACCAGTTAAAATAGAATTAAATAGGAATATAGATTTTCATGGTGGCTGTGGTAAGGACGGAGACGCCTATTCGGTTACATGGAAAGGCGATATTCTTACTTCTGAATCATCTACTTGGTCAGAAAACTATAAGAATAAGGTTCAAACAGCGAAGGCTAATTTTGATCTATTGGACATAAGTCACAGAGAAGCTAGTAAACTTAACTTGTATGAGTATCCAGGAATTGATAAGTACTCTCAAGAAACAATACTAGGTCTTGATTCATTAAAAACAATTAGTGATGCTATCAAGCGTGGTACACGCATTTACTTTAATTATTTTAATGGATATTATGGACCTATACGAAAAATACACATATTTGTACTTATGACATATGGAAAGCCAATAGAAACTGCGGTTAAACAGAAATATTATTGGGATGGAGGAAATAAGAATGAAGTGGTTATATGCATAGATGTCAACAAGAATACTGGTAGTATAAACTGGGTGTATCCGTTCACCTGGACTACCAATAAAAGAATTGAGATTGACCTTAGGAATGATATCGCAAATATTGATAAGATTAATTTTTTACAGTTATATAGGATAATTGAGAAAGATACCGAGCAATTCCAATACAGAGATTTTAAGGAATTTGATTATTTGCAGGTTGATCCTTCTACATTTGAATTATGGCTTACTTATATACTTACAAGTCTTGCCACAATAGGTTTATTGTATTATGGTTTTGAAAATCAATTTGAATTAGAGGAATAATATGACAGAAAAAGTAAATAATGAGAAGTTACTCTCAGAAGTAAAGGCAAAGTTCCCTTCGCTTTGCCATAATTGCCGAAACGCAAGAAAACCTGCTTCTGACGAAAACATCATGAATGGCTATGTTGGTTGTAGTTTAAGGGTGCTTGGAAAGGATTGGAGCCAAATCAGCGAGGCTAATGAAATCGCTGAGGGGTGGGTAGATCTTAGGTCAGAACTTACTCTTGGTAAGGGAAGTGGAATAATATGTAATTTACAATTATTAACAATTGGAGTCACCAAGTGTGAAGAATTTCAAGAGATGTAGATAATTTTGGCGTTTTACAAGATTATTCTTAAATTTGCAATCTAATTCTTATTTAATGAAAAAATATAAAATTATTTACAACTATAATACAGGTGATTCTAACGGAACCTTTTACTTTAATGAGGATGCACTTGAATTGGAGTTTAACAAGTACGAAGTAGCCCAGGCTAATCTTAAAAGGATTGAGGAACACTATCTGCAGTATCTGGATAAGATAAATTATCTAACCAAATTTGACGATATTGTATCTAAAAATTCTGAAAAGGATTGGTTCGTTAAAAGAATAGTGCCAGTTATTTTTGATGCAAAAGGTAGAACCAATGCGATTAGCGAAGAAGATATTGAAATGTTTCAGAAGAAAGGGTATAAGACGGGTTATATCATAGCACAGCATGATGCTATAAATCAAATAATTCTATATACTGACAACGGTAAGAAGTTTCAAATATACGCACCATGGTGTGGATATTTTGAATCCTTAAACTCTGTAAGAATAGAGGCTAATCTTATTAATAATGAAATTAGATTCAATTAAATAAAATTATATGAAATTAAGTAAAAACAGTTTTAATACTAAATTGTATGTATCAACATTCGGTGATCATTTACCTGAATCAATTTGTGCATTTTTTTGGAAATCATTATTATCCTGGATATTTCTGTTGCCTGCATGGCCAGGGCATTTAATTAATAAATTAATTATTAACTTGGATGATAAGGTAAAAGCTTACCGATTTATTTTTCATGTTCCGCTATTTATGGCCATTGGTATACCTAATAAGGAATACTTTCACGTATCAAACAGATTTATTTTATTAATGTTATATTATTGTTACGGAGCAATTATCCTATTTTTAGTAATCTCTATTATAGTTTTAATAGCTTCGGGTATTGGTTATGTGATTTACCGTGTAGAGAATATTAAAAAAAATTGTTCAAAAATTGAATGGGTTGATTAATAAGTTAAAATAAATGTTTAAAATAAAATGAAAACTGCTCATCCACTATTACCAATTATTTTAGAAACAATATCGGATGTATGTAACTTACCAATAAATGATCTTAAAAGCTCTAAACAAACAAAAGAGCTTAGATTTTGTAGACGTTTATATATGTACACCGCCAGGGAAATACTAGATCAGTCAATATCACTTGAGGAAATAGGTAAGTTCATAAATAGAGGCCACACAGCGGTTTATGAAAGTGTAAATTTATATAAAGAGATGCTTGATAATAAGGAGGTGTATCCAACGTTTATTTTTAAAAAGGTGATGGATATAGTAACAAAGATTTATCTGAACTAAAATAAATATTATGTCTAGTCAACGAATATCTAAAATAGCTGAGAAATTGTTAAAGGAGGACAGTAGATTTAAACATCTAGATAGTGTTTCTTATGGAGACTTGCTCATGCTCCATCAAATATTTGAAGATGCTGGAATGAAAAATGAAATATCTCATCCGTTAAATAAACATCGTTCAGTCCTTAATGCTCTTGATAGAGAATCAAGATACTCAGATGCTATATTTGAAAAGCAGTTCTTTAGATCATTTAAGGGATTAGCTAGGACATTCATTTTAAAAATAAAGAATAATAAAGTTGCCTCTTTAAAACAAAAATAGTATTTTTATTTTAAAATGGCTGAAAGAAAAGAATTAGGAAGCATTAGTATTATTACAGATACAGAAACAGGCATGTATCATATGGATAAAATAGACGGTGGTTTTGATGAACAACTACTGATAGAACACATAAGAAAATATGGACATATGGAATTGGTAGAGAAGCTCACACTAATGCTTTGGAAGGTATGGGAGGAGACGCATAAGATTAATTCAGAAAAAATAGAAGAATTACATATTAAATTGAATGAGATAATAAAAAATTAAGATAATGAAATTTAAAAAAAATTATGTTTATTATATAATTTCAGGTATATTTGCTATATTGGCTATAATTTCTAGCACTTATACGATAGGATGGGAAAAAGGTGCTGAGGCAGGCTTTGACGTCACTATTGATACTATTCAGAATATAATAGATAAACAGATTAAAGCTAACAGCAATACTTGTACTAAATTAATTTTTAAAGACACACTTGTTTATTATATATCTCATAAAACTATCATAAGATGACTACGGAAGGAACACATTATTTTATTACTGAAAGAAATACATCAACAGGACTTAAGTTTCAAGCGCTTGAGCATCGAATAAATGTGGCTACCACGGCTCAAAAAGATTTTGGAAATAAATATAATTTTAAAATTTATAGGCCAAGTCATATTTCTGTCTGGGGTGGAATTTCGGCATGCGTTTTTGAAAACGCTCCAGATGAAAAGATTTGGAAAAAAGTAAATAACTCTGAAGACGAGTGGATGCCACGTCTTAATGTAAAAGCTGGTAAGGAAATACAAAAAGAGATTGATAATCTTCCATTAGTTTCTATGGAAGAATTAAATGAGTGTATTGGCTTTGATTCGGAAGATTGGACGTTTATGACCCACATAGGATTCGCGTATAATGATGAATATTTTGGCTTTTCAATTAATGATAAATGGAATATAATTGTACCTGAGGATTGTGAAGAGGTTACATTAACAAAATATAAAAATTTATTTGATGGTTTACGTTAAGGTTCAACATGAAGAAGAATATTATTTATCATCTTCTAATATTAATAATCAGGTTATTGAATTGCCGTTTTATCCTCTGGTAGGTGATAAACTAAAGGTCAACGATTTTGAATGTATAGTTATAGATAGGATTTTACTTATTGGTGAAGAATATCCTTTAATTAACATAAAATTAATAAGATAATGAACAATAAATATATGACAAGTGGCCTTACAGATTGCTTTAAAACTAAATTTGGCGTGTTTGTAGCTTACTTAATTATATCAGCAATTGTGGATGGTGCGGCCTCTTTAATTTTTGGCTGGCATTTATTTGCGCCTTTATTCATAGGAGGTATAATTGCAACAGCAATAATTTGTTTGTCACTTCAAAAAAATTAAAACGCATGAATAATTTTCACAACGAATTAAATAAGATTCACGACGCTATAAAGAGTTTCGTATTCTTTGGATATAATTTAAAAAGTGATATGAGTAACGGTGAAGTCATAGGTATAAATTGCTCATCCAGTTCATTAATAAGAAAAACAGTTACCATGGAAAGAGTTAAGGCTGAGATAGAGAGACATCAGGTTAATCTTGAAGTAGTAGAGGATCAGCCAAACACTAGGTATTTTCAAATAAAACTTAAGGATTGATGCAATTATTTAAATGGCAAGGCGGTAGACAAGTTGGTAGCAAGTACATGAAGATGCCACTGTGGTACTTCAGACTTGGCAGGATTGGTCTTGATGCCTATATTCTTAAATATGAAGGCAATACAAGATTGCCTACTCACACAGATCCTGTTGAAAACGGAAAGCATTGGAGACTTAATATAGTTCTTAAAGGAAAATCCACTTTTATCATAGTAAAAAACGGCTTGGTAAAGTATATGAACAAGAGATTTACATTATTCAGACCCGATATACAAGCGCATTCGTTGGTGGTTTCTGATCTCGGATGTGCCAAGTTGTCAATGGGATTTGTACTTTTCAATAAAACTAAATTAGAGTAATGTTTTAAGCATCGATAGCGTGTAAAATATAATTAAATAAACTTATGAAATATAAAGATGGTCAGGTCGTAAAAGCGGGAGATATTTTTACAGATGGTGATCATGGACGGGAGGATATAAGATTAAAAAATAGAGCAAAAGTCATGTATGTCGACAACTACCAATTGGTGTGGTTCCCACTAAATGATTTTACGCAGCACGGTGAGATTTTGAAATCTAATACATGGAGTCTCACCACAACTCCTATTAAAGTAGAATTAAATGAATTGACTGATCATGAATTGAAGATGTATGAATTGGCTGATAAAACTTTGAACGTTGTATAGTAAGTATTGTGTATAATGTTTAAGAATTTAAAATAATAAAATGAAAGAACAATTAAAAGACACAAGCTCGTATCAAAATTCTACACATCTTTTTCAGCATAAGTTAGATAGTCATAATACTGTATTATGCGCGGCTTTCCCTGGCTCAGGTAAGACATATATTTGTGAACAAAGCGGTGGAAATTCAATTGAGATTGAGTACTGGAAATACAAGGATAATGAATCAAATAAAGACTATATTGAAGATATAAAAAAGCATATTGGAAAGGTTGATTATATTTTTATTAGTACAGATCCAGATGGTTTGAAATTGATATATAAGGAAGGCTTTGACATACTTCTTGTTTATCCTGAAAACGAATTAAGAAACGAATATCTTGATAGATACATTAAAAGAGGCAGTCCTTATGATTTTATAGGCGCATTTATGAAATATTGGGACACTTGGATAAATGAGCTTAAAGAACAATCTTATTGCAAACACATTATCTTGAAAAGTGGTGAGTACTTGCAAAATGTTCTTTAATATAATTTAAAAAATAAAACATGAAAAAATTACTAATAGTCTTATCTGTATTTATACTAGGTAGTTGCACAGACAACCAAAGAGCAAGACAATATGGTGGAACCGAAAAGCTTAAGCTGAAACCAAATGAAATTTTATTAAATATTGACTGGGATAAGTCTAATGATATGTGGGTGCTTACCGAAGACACTACAACGCGCATCAAGTACTTTAGGGAGCCCTGGGGTGTATGGCAGGGAGAAATTATTATTAAATAATTTTGGCTATTTAAATATTAATCATATATTTGCACTCCTTAAATAAACATGTAAATTATCTGGAGGATCTTGTAAACAAATAAAAAAATGGGATATAGGACATATATTGGTTCGATGCTAAAAAAAGACTACAATAAAATAAAATCAATGAGCAGAGAACAATTGATTGAGCATTATAAACTTGAAGACGAAGGATATATTGGGATGGGCGTTTATGATTTTGGTGAAGAATTATATGAATTTGGCAAGTATACAGAATTTAACCCACCTAAAAAATCATTAAAAACTTTTTTTAAAAACAAAGAATTAAATAAGTATTTTACTGCGGAACATGATTTCAATATAGTCACAGCAGAATTTGTTGAGTATGTAATTGAAACGTATAAAAAAAGAATTTGCGATTATTATAATAACATGATGAATCCTTTTTTTGGCGTTTCTGAGATATATAATCCATGCGATTTTTTGAAATCTATAAAAACAAATTATAGTTATCCTGAAAATAATATAACATTTGATTTTACTAAAATAACACAAGAAGAACAAAATAATTTATTTAAAATCATACAGCATGTAAGAGACATGAGAACAGAATGGACTTTATTAGAGCCTTACAATTTAAAAAAAGGAGAAAGCGTAACAGCAAGCTGGAAGTACGAATATAGCATTTTTGAACTTATTAGAATTTATAAATCATTTGACTGGAAACGAAAAGTTATGATTTTTTATGGTTACTAAAAATGTAAATAAAAAATAAAAATAAGTTGGTTATTTAAAAAATATTTGGTATATTTGCATCATAATAAAAAACAAGAGTGAACATAGACGAAGTTACTAAACTTTAATTGATAAAAACAACCACTTCGTCTGATTATCACTTTTAATATAATAAACATTGAACATTGTTGGAGTTACTACAACCTTTATTTGAAAACATACTCCAGCAGATTATTAATGTTTTAGTTCTTTAAGCTGTAACATAAATGAAGTTACTTTAATTGATAAAAAACACACTTCATTTGATTATATAGCTTTTTTTTTTCGGGGAAGTAGCTCAGTTGGTAGAGCAGGTAATTAGTTGAGATGATTTTATCTCTGTGATAACATATTTTAACTTACTCCACTTTTAATGGCCGCGTCGGTGGTTCGATTCCACCCTTCCCCACTAAATTTTTATATATGAAGCATTTCATTTCCTTCCAAAAGAGAAAGGGATTATATCTGGAGCTGCCTAGCTCAGATAACAACAATGAAGCACTAGCGCACCAAATTAATCACGAATTAATGAAGTATGGCTACGTGGTGACAAAAGATTTATTTGATCGCCTTAGTGTTCAAAGTGAAGAAACACTTACCGAAGTTTATAATGACCTTATGAAGGGCATTCAAAAGGTCCTGGGTGATGGTAGTAAATTTGAACCCATTTATCGTAATTTCCCTCAGTCTGTACTTGCTATGTCATACCTTGAGTTTGCCGTAAACGCAATACTGCATTATTGGAGTTTTGGTAATTGGAGGCCTGAGGACGCTGGCTATCTGGAAAGAGAATTTAAGCTTGAACCTGTAAAATACAAAAATATAAGCCTTCTCTCAAAATCTCAGTTTGATAGCATCTTTACGGATATTCTTTCATCTACAACTTCTATCAGCAAGTTTGATAAACAAATTATTGATGACTTTATTCACGAAGGTGTGAAGTTCAATTTTTCTGATATTAAATTTAAGGAGACTGCTGCTTACGTTGGTAAGAGACTTCTTAATGACGAAAGCATTAACGTACTTCCTACCAGAGATGCGGTTAGTGTGCTCAGAATCTATTCTGCTTTCTCTGGTGGAGATGAAGGTCTGAAGGAGAATACCAAATTTAAAAAACCTACCAGGAGACACGTTAAGGTTCTTTCAGCGACTCTTGATGCTTCCTATAATTTGGAAGAAGCGTTCAAGGTGTATCGCGAGAAATTTCTTAGACTATTATTCTATCTTAATCCCTTAACAAAGGATAATGCAAAACGCTATCCTAACCTCTTTAAATATGCTAATCTTCTTAGAAATAAACCTAAGGAATTACGCACATTCAATTCAAGAGTTGAAGAACTGTTGGGTAAAAATGACGCAAGTGTATTGGAACTTCTTAAGAAAAGACCAGGCGCGTTCACACGTAGGCTTGACCATTGTGTAAGGGTGTTCGGTATTAAAGCTATTAATGTATGGCTTGATGGAAATGAAAGTCTATCTTCATTAGCGACGGCTTATAATCACTTTACTGACAGAGATAAAGAACAGGAAGGCCGAGGAGCGATTCTTGCTTCTGCTTCTAAATCAAATGTTGTTACTTATGACTCACTTGTGCCTCTTGATGCAAATCTTGTGAATGAGATTAAAACTTTAATTCTTGATCGAGTAAGAAGTATGAAACGTGATGATCTTAAAAATAAGAAGGTATTCATTGATAGAGCGCTATACTACAGACCTCTGGGGATGAATAATAGAGCGTCGTCTTTGTCACTTGATGGGAAAGTTAAAGGCACTGTTGAGGTTATACCTGAGGGAAAGACTATCAGGATGTATGTTCATTGGCATGGTAGGCATGATATTGATTTATCTGCACTTGTGCTGGGAAGTGATAATAACTTTGTAAAGGTTGGCTGGAATGGCAGCCATCACATGGGGTCTGCAATTGTTTACTCTGGAGATAATACAGGGCATTCATCTCAAAATGCTGAATACCTTGACATAGAGGTCGGTAAGTTGCCTAAAAATACCGAATGGGTGATAACCGAAGCTAGAATATTCAGAGGTCCTTCAAGTTACAGTAAATTTAAACCAAAGACAAAGGTTGGCTGGATGCTTAGAAAATATCCAGAGGCTAATTCTCATTGGTTACCTGAAACTGTTGAACACGCAATGGTTCTTGAAAATGAAGGAGAAACGGCTTACTTACAGGCTCTACATATTCCTACTAGAAGTCTTGTATTTCTTGACATGGCCATGGGTTCTGCGATGGTGTCTAATAAGTCTGATGCTATTAAAATGAGGAGTTTCTTAAAAACCTTTGTTACTCTTGACTCAGGAGATTCAAGCATTAAATGGGATAAGATTAATCAGGGCCATATCTTAAACGCGATATCAGGTGAAGTAGTTGAATCCGTTGAGGAGGCTGACTTGGTATTCGATGAAAATACAACACTAGAGAGCGTTTCAAGTTACCTATAACACTTTTTAAAAATAAAACAGGCAGCTTCAATAAGGGATTATATCTTTGGCACTAAGAAAACAGAAAAGGCGTACATTTCTGTATGCCACAAGCCCTCTAAAGCATGTTTTTCTGTTCTAAAGCAATCAAACCCTGACAGGGTCGAACCTGTGGCAATGCTGCCTGTTTTATAAAAACCAATAACTAACTATGAAGACAGGAATTGAAATTATTGCCGAAGAACGGGAGAGGCAAATCAATGAAGAAGGTTTTACTATTGAAAGGGACCACGAATTGTACGAGGTTTCGAATGAACTTGCAATTGCAGGAGGTTGTTATGCCTTAGCAGAAGCTTCTAGAGAACACTTACAGAGTAATGAAGCGCCTTTGATTTGGCCCTGGGCCAAGGAATGGTGGAAACCATCACCAGACAACAGAATTAAAGAACTGGCTAAAGCTGGAGCGCTTATAGCGGCGCAAATAGATAATTTAATAGAAAAAAAAATAATTGATGGCCAATTGGATGACGAAGGAATTTAATGAAGCTATTAATATTCTAATAGATACTAAACCAGATTATCTGAATATAACTAAGGCACTTGAGGAACTAGGTGAACTAAGCGTTAAGTTACTTCAGCACTTAAATAAACCAGAGTCTATTACGGAAGGAGATATTGAGGAAGAAATTGTTGATGTAGAGATGCATTTAATTATGCTTAATCATCTTTTTCCTGTGAATGATCAAATAAGAGCTGAGAAAATTAAAAAATTTCTTGATTCAAAGGATTTCAACAAATATAAAAAAGAATACGAATACAAAAAGAATCAGATATGCAGATAGAAATTGAAGAACTAGTTAAACAATCTAAAATAATTGAGTTTGAACTACCTTACTATTATAAACAAGATCTTTCTGATGACGATGGTGAGACTTTTCTGTATGGCCGCTTGGATGAAGACAAGTGCACAGAAATCCAAGTAAGGTACGATGACAACGAAACATCTTATGAGACATCTTATGAGATAAGCAAGAATTCCTTTTTTTCTATTAAAAATTCTGGCTACACCTGTTATATTAAAGATAAGTATAAATGCAACGAGGTAGAATTCGAAGATGCCAAAAAAAGAGCACAAACCTTTTTAATATTAATATAATACTAAAAAGAACAAAACTAAATAATGAGTACAATAACAATAAATGGAGTAAGTATTTCAGGTAACAATGTCGTTGTTTCAAACGGTAAAGTTTTTGTTAATGGTAAAGATTTTACGCCAGAAATAAAAGAAATAAATATTGTAGTAAACGGCAATATTGATAAACTTGAAGTAGACTCCTGTGACAAAGTTCAGGTAAAAGGAAAGGTTGGAAATGTAAAAACATTAAGCGGTGATGTAGATGTATCAGGCGACGTAAACGGCAGTATTTCCACCATGTCAGGAGATGTTGATTGTAATAATGTATCTGGCAGTATTGCTACCATGTCTGGAGATGTAAAATACAAAAAGTTATAGTCCTCTTTTTCTCTCACCCATCCAGTCAGTTAGCTCAGCGTCAGATTTATCATTTCTTCTACTGGTTGGCCAAACATATTCGCCTGTTTTTTCTCTTTTATTAGCGATGTAATCAGCGAATTCTTCTGCAGTATTGAAGTGCCTCAATGCCAGATCAATATCACCGTTTAATCCATTGGACAACTCTCCATGTAGGCGTTCAAATTCAGGGGTATAGCCTAATTTGTTTTGATTAAGCATAAATAGAGTCCTGGCCTTGCTATATAAAGCATCATTCTCTTTTATTAGTTGTTTAGTAATATTTCTAAGCTCATTAATAATTTGTTTTTTAAATCCCATGGTAGTATGATTTACTTATATAAATATCTTACAAAGATAATAAAAAGTATTATTGAAATAAAATTGGAATATTGAAAAATTATTCTTATTTTTGCGAAATAAATAATAGCCCATGTGGAAAGAGTTTTATAAAGATGGACAAGTTTACACATTTGAAATGTACTTAGGCCGCAAAAATAAAGAGGAAGAATTAATTTCTCAGGGATATACGCCTGTCTTTGATAGAAGGTTATTAACATTCACAAACTCTCTAACCAATGGCACCGCGATTCTAGAAAACGATATAAAAGTTCCTGATACCTTATTAGATCTGCAGAACGAAATAAAAAGACTTAATAATCTTAAACGAATGCAGCATAAAGAGTACACCAGTTTACATCCTGCTCAACTGTCTGAATTAAAAGAATTAATTGAAGATAGACAAATTAAAAATATTATTATTGATTCGCTGTTTGAAGACATTGATCAGTTTAGGTATGCAATTGCAAACGTTTTTTCATACTTTATGGATATTAATTTCTTCATCAATTCTCATGGCAGTTTGATTGAATTGCTTCAGAATGAATTCGATAATAACATGGATAAGTACAAGGTGGTTAATTCATACTACACTCATGGTGGAAATGATAAGCCATGGTTCAATGATCTGACATTTACAATATTAAAGAATAACATTTATGAGTATGATAATTTTGCTCAGGTAATGAAACGAATTAAATGCAAGGTGGGTTACGATAAGTGTGAGGCAGTATATGATGGTAAATATAAATGGATGCGGGGTAGTTATAAGACTGACGATACCGATATTATTCCATCTGAACCCAAATCAATTTGGAAATAAGATAAAAAGTATTACGATGTATAGATTGTTTTTGGATGATATTAGACAGCCTTATGAGGTTGGAAACTATATAAATCCAGTTGAGTTAAGAAAACAGTACAGGGTGTATGAGTGGGTTATTGTAAGGAATTATCCAGCTTTCGTTAAGTATATTACCGATAACGGAATTCCTAATGTTATATCCTTTGACCATGACTTGGCAGATGGGCACTACCATTCCAACATGCAGAACGGTGTATTAAATTATAAGGGTGATAGTTTTGAAGTGGATATGAATAAAACAGGCTATCATTGTGCACAATGGTTGATTGATTATGTTATAGAACATAACAAAACCTTACCAGAATATTTTGTGCATAGCATGAACCCTGTTGGGAAAGAGAACATAATTTCTTTATTTAAATCTTTTAAAAATTTTAATTATGGAACAATATAAAGAATATCCCATTATTCAGGTTGATGGTGGGGCTGTAATAGTTAAAATTCCAGAAAATCCTTCTGATGATGCAAGACTAATAACAAATCCAGTGTTTAAGGGTTCATTGAAGGAAGATAAACTATTTGAAATCATAGCTCATACAGGTATTAAATCTTTAAAAGATAGTAATCTTCCATTGTTTGAAATAAATGATACTGTTGAAAAGCTATTTGATATTCATTACAAGAATATCAACTATACACAAGACTCAATTTACAAAGATTCTGTAAGAAGAGATTTTATGGCAGGTTACAAAGCAGGAGGATATACGGAAGAAGATATGAAGAATGCAATTAGAATATCTTTTGGTCAAGCTAAACAATCTAAATTATCGGTAGGAGAAATTGAAAAAAGAATTTTAAAATCCCTCAAGAAATATCCTACATCAGCTTTGGTGGCTATGACTACCACAAAAGATTTCATGAGTGATGAAACATTTGATAAAGTATTTGATTGGAACGCTGCGAATGAACTGTGGGATAAATATAAGCCTTATCTGCTACCAAAAGTAGATAGAAACAATCATCTCATTATTAAAGAATTTAAGTATGAGTAAAGAATTTATACCATTTACTGAAGCATTAGCAATAAAAGAATTGGGCTATAGAGAAAATTGTATGAGATATTACAACTCTGAGAAGCAGTTAGTAAATTATTTCAATATATCTACCACAGCAGCTCCTCTTTATCAACAAGCATTCAGATTTTTTAGGGAGAAATATAACTTATGTTTTAATTCATATCCTATACAACCAATAGAAGGACCCGAAGTATATGTTGGTCGAATCAATCAAACTTTTGTTGACACAGATAATGGTATTGCTATTAATCACTTCAAAACTTATGAAGAAGCTGAACTTACTTGTTTGCGTAAACTTATAAAAATAGTACAAGATGGAAAAAAATAAAATACCAACAGCAGAGGAATTTCTAAAAGATAGAGGTCTCTACAATGATAAATCAGTAAGACTCCAACATATAGGTCTTACAGTCTCAGAAGCAATGATTGAATTTGCTAAACTTCATGTACAAGCTCAAACAAAAGAATTTTTAAGATACCTATCTGAAACAGATTTAGAAAATGGTTGGAACAAAGATTCTATCATCAATGCTTATCCATTAACTAATATAAAATAATATAAAACTAATTTAAAAAGCGAAAAAGGGAACGTAGTAGCTAACAAACCTCATCTGGGTCCCTGAAATAACCATTAAGATCGCAGTAATGAGGTTTTATCACTAATCTATATCAATAATATAATGGAAAAAATTAATTTAAAAGAAATGCTCGAAGAAAAGTTTAGAACATTTAAAGTTCTACCAATGGATAGCTTGGTTATAAGACCAAGAGGTACGACAGAAAGATTTATTTTAGAACTAATGAAAGAAGTATGGAATCTTGCAGTAGATAAATGTAAAGAGAATGCAGCAGTTCTGAATATGGAAGATGAATATGGTGACTATGGTGAATTAGATGAAAATTCTATTGAACAAGTAAAAAAACTAATAATATGAAAATAATAAAAACAATAATTCTACTGCTAATTTTAATAACTGGCTTATCTTCTTGTGTTGAAGATATTCACCCCAATATAAAGTCTTTTGTTGTTAGTTGTATACAAAGTAATAGTGCAGGCTGTACATATATTTCTGATGATTACTTTATAGTTATCATTGATACATGCAATAAGTACAAAATTGGTGACACAATTAAATTTATAAAATGAATAAAAAATATTTCGCAAAATATATTCAGGTAAAAGTAGAGATAAATGAAATACGTACTGGAGATAAAGTAACTTCTAATGAACCTTATTTAAAAGGTTTAATAGGCACTTATCTTGGTGGAAATGATTTTTTAAATCATAACAATGAAATAGTTAATTTACCAGATTGGCAGAATAGATTCAAATTTAAAAAAGTAAAGCTAGTTCTTTGTTCCAGGGATATTCAAGCGGGTGATATTCTCAAAGAATGTAATAAAGATAATAAGGAAAGAATAGTTCATCATTTTGAACCTGTATTGCTATTTGGAGTATATGTTTATGAACCATGGCCTTCTGAAAATGAAGAATGGATACAAGCAGATCAAGCTTTTAAAGTAATTGGAGAAATTTCACCAGAAGCAATTTGGGTAAAAGAAGGGGATGAATTTGACGAAGATGAAGTTCATGTTGTTGGGGAGAATTCATGGGGTGAACGGCAGTCAATAGACTTATATAAAGAAACTGACAATCCAAAAATATATTGTGAAATTAAAGGTCCTTGTGGATATTTTCATTAACGGCTAATAAATAAGTTAAAAAATATATGCCGTTGAGTATCTCAGAACAAGTATAAAACAACAAACAAAAAGCAATATGAAACATAAACATTATAATGAAATTATAGCCTGGGCTGAAGGTAAAGAAATTGAAGTTAAACTACCAAGTGGCACATGGATGGATGCACCATGTCCGAATTGGAATCCTGATACTCCCTACAGGGTAAGAGATCCATACAGAGAACTTAAAGACGCTCATGAAACTGGAAAAATCATACAAATTATAAACGATTATGGGTGGGAAGATATAAGACTCAATAAGCCATTTTGGAATGAACCTGTTGAAAATTATCGTATCAAACCAGAGGAACCTAAGCAACAATTAGCCAATAATCAAAATGAACAAGCATCTGAGCCTATGTTTGCTAAATCTAAAGTTGGCGATAAAGTTTTCTCATTACAATATGGTGAGGGTACTATTAAATCATTTGATTGTCATGATCATACTGTAATAGAAGTAGATTTCAAAAGGAAGGTCACACAATATTATGATAATAATGGATTTCCTAAATATTACGGAGTTGCAGTTCAAGACCTCTACTGGAATAAACCTCAAATCATAGCTCCGAAGAAATGAAAAGAGATTAAAAACAAATAAGTTAACAACGGTGCTGGATACATTTATTAATTTTCTTAATAAATAAAAATAATGACAACAATTAAATCTTTTGTAAATCGTTTAGCTAAAATTGGCATAAAAGTGGAACTATTTGGTAACTATCCATGGATTTATCTGGATACAGTTAATGGAAAGAAGGTTAAAGATAAGTTCCAAGGCGATCACGGTTTTACAGTCTTCTTCTACGGAGAAGATGAGCTAACATCAATTCCAATTGTATTTAAAAAAATACGAGAGATGCTTGATTCTTCATACGACCAACAAAAAAAATAATTAGACTCATTTAGTTGTATTGCATTTAAAAAAATGGTATTTTTATTGAAAATTAACTCAATGAATACTGATGATTTAAATGAATTAGACTACGATTCTTTCATGGATTTATATCATAAGAATCATGAAGTATGCCCTAAATGCGGCTGTGCTAACGGTATCGAGACGCTTATGGGGTATATACTAGACGAGAGTAATAAAGAAGCCTATAAGGACTTAAACAATTTTACCTGTGCCGAATGCGGTACATCATGTACCGTACATGAGAAGGTTAGCAAGCGGATGTATGATAATATTAATACTAGAAGGAATACCCTAAGAATGGCGATTGATGACTTGTTAAAAGAACATATAAAAGGTGGAGATCTTAATATTAATTATGGCTTTGGTCATAATACTTTTGCATCGGATATTGACTCAATTAAACATTTGAATGGCCTTAATTATGTCGCTTGTGTAGTATTTCCAAAAGATCCTGTTATTCAAGAAGCATATTATACCTTCTTAAAAGTAATGAATAACCAAATAATAAAAACTATATGAGTGTACTAACATGTAGCAGGTGCTTATCACATGTTTTACAAGTTATTTAAAGCCAAAATAATATGAGTAAATTTAACAACGAACATATTGTTATGTATGGAAAGACAATATTTTACGCAGCGGTACTAAATGACCTTAGGATAGCTGCTATGAAATGTGGGTGGGCGCTTGGCCTTCATGGAAGTCTGGCAAGTGACATGGATATTATGGCAATGCCCTGGACTGAGGATGCTAGGCCAGTTGAAGAGTTGATTCAAGCGATATCTGATTGCTTTACAGAATCTCCATGGAAGGATGAGCACAGCATCCCGCACTACGGCAAGCCCAATGGAAGAGTAGTTTATACCGTTAGTATTTGGTCAGACTTTTACTTAGATATAAATGTAATTGAAAATAAATAAATAAACATATGAAAAGTATAATTTTTATTGCCATCATACTCATGGCATCCTGCTCGCCTTCAAAGCATGCGCGTAAGCCTAAGTCAACAACTACTCAGCAGCACTATGATAAACACGGGAAACTTAAGTATCAAATACAAACCTATAAATACTGATGGGAAGATCACCTTATAACAAATTAATTAATGTGAACTACGAACCAGTAATTCAGAATACTTACAACAAATCGCCAGAAAAGGTAGAGGTTAATGAATACCGAGCTCCTACAGACGATAGTATTAGACTGGCAGAAGAAATGCATGAGAAGGTACTTAACAAGCTTATTTCCAGCGTTAAAGTAGAGAATAACTTAATTAATGGTGAAGCATTTGCTTTACAAGAGCCAGGATTTGAACCGATAGTTAGAATGGTTTTTAAGTTCAAAATAAACGGAAAGGAATTTACTGCTGAACGAAGAGTTTCCAGAGATCAATTATATGACGTTGACACTGATAAATACATTGCTGCGATTAATAATACACTCGATAGATACGCTAAGGCTATAATGCTTTGGTATGCCTTAACCGAATTAAGAACAAGTTTATTCGAACAAATAACAGGCCAACAAGTGCCTGATTACATCAATAATAAATAATATTAAAAATGAATGTAGGTGAATTAAAAGAATTATTAAAGGAAGTCCCTGATGATATACAAGTATTTTTTGCTGCCTCTGATTATTTTGACGGACTATTTAAAGAACCTTGTTTAAACATGAGTGGAGTTGCGGGAATGGTGCTTAATAACGAAGAGGAACAAGCGTTTATTCTAGTTCCTTGTAACTATTTTAATATAGAAGATTCTGACAATGTTGATGACGATTTAGATGATGAACCGCCAGTATTTTATCCAGAATTAAATTAAGCCTAACATGAATGAAACTACTCAAATAAAAGACGAATTAATAACAAAAATAAAGACTGATTTTAAATCTGGAGACGACATTTCTATACCTAAACTTCAAAGAAAATATTTAACAAGTTATACAATTGCAAAATTAGCTTTTAATTCTCTTTTAAGTGATGGATTTATTTATAACCAGGATAATTCGTCCGTCTCAAAAATAAAATGAATTTTTTATAACTAATAAGTAATATATCAAAATGGCAACTAAATATTTAATTTTAGATCAGAATACGAGTCATGAATTCGACTTAATTAAAGAATCAGACGCGGATGCAGAAACACTGAGTCTTTTTTATTCAAATAATAATTGGTCAGAAGAAATAAGAAAGACCCTAGCCATGTCTTTTAAAGACACTGGCAATAATGTAATAATAACTGGCCTTTCTTCAAAAAAGAATCTTAGCATTAACTACTCAGAGCTAGTTCAACTCATGTTACTTTTAAACTCAAATAGAGTTTTGAGCGAGGAAAAAATTTGTGATAATTACTCAATTATACCAACAGAAAAAGAAAGTAAGTTATTTTAATTTTTGGTTTATTGATAATTTAATAGTAGTTTTGCATTTTAAAACAACTAAATTAAATTTTTATGAATTTGCATCAATTAAGTAAACGATTTTATACACTATTTTGTAAAAGTATTATCCTCTGCATCATTATATTGTTTGTATATATATTAAGCAAGAAAGATACTGTAACTGGTGTTGTTGGCAATTTTGTAACTTTAGATACTTCAGCAAAACAAATGTCACCCAAATCAATCAGCCTTATCCGATTAAAGATGAAGCATGAGGATTCAACAATTAAATCATTAAATTAAGAATATTTTTCATTTTAAAACAACTAAATTAAAACTAAAAACATGTTACAAATAAATTTTTACAGAGTATTTTATTGGATAACAGTTGCTGATGGAGTTAAAAAAGCCTTTGATGCATTTTCAAATCTTTTTACAACATTTGCTGTAATAGGACTAATCATATATGTAGTCAACAGAATTTATAGAGTAACTGATGAATGTAATAATCCTAAAGTCACCGATCAATGGGGAAAGCACTTTTCAAGATTCTTTTATATCAATCTTATTCTATGTGTTATTACTTGGTTTGGCTTTATGCTTACGCCAAGTAAAACAGATGCTTTGACTATAGTAGCTGGTGGAGCAGTAGGTAATTTTATTACTTCAGACAGTTCAGCAAAACAAATACCTTCTGAATTAACAAATCTTCTTAGACTGAAAATAAAGGATGAGATAGAACAAATGAAATCTCCTATTATTACTGATACATTAGAAAGTAAAAGTAAGGATGAATTAATCGAAATGATTAAACAGAAAAAATAGAATGAGGACTCATTTTAAACTTGTTACGATAAACGAGAGAAATGCCGCTCTTGGCTTCCTGGATCTACCTGGAAGTCAATTCTTTGCGGATATTCAAATCCCTGCAGACAAAATAAAAAAGATTACGTATGCTATTAAACATAACTGGTTTAATTTATTTTTAGCTGAGGTTGAGCATGATGGATTTTATGAAAATGGCGTCCCATGCAAACCAGTGATAACAGGCGTTTCAGAGTATAAAATAAAAAGATAATGCATCAAAAGTCTCATACAACAAGACTATATGTACATATAGGCAGTAACGATTATAACCTTAAAATAAGCCCAAAGGTAAATTTAAAATAAAGGTCATGCCTTCAGATATTCATTTTATTAATGACTGGTTAACTGTGGAATCTAAGTATCAGTTTAAAAATTTTAGTATTTTTTCTAATAGAGATAACGTTGGAATGATTTATGGCTGTTATTGTCGTTTGGGGAAGCGTAAGCTTCATATTTTCTTTGATACCCTTACATACAATTTTTTAACATGACTATTTTGCCAATTCCTGATATTCATGGTAGAGATGTTTGGAAGCTTATGGTTGAAATCGAGAAGCCTGATAAGGTTATATTTCTGGGAGACTACTTTGACTCAGCTATTTATGATAAGCAATTAAAAAAAATTATTCCTTACCTTCCAGGTCATGTGCAGGTCAATAATTTTAAAGAAATTATTGAATGGAAAATACAGGCCGAGAATGAGGGTATAAAAGTCGTTATGCTTATTGGAAATCATGATTTCCATTATTTTAACGGGCTTAAACAGTACACCCAAACATCTGGCTTTCAAGTTGATTTCGCAGCATTTATCACTCAGATACTAGAAGATAATAAGCAGCATCTTCAAATGTGCCATGTACATGACAATTACTTGTTTACACACGCTGGTGTGAGCAGTGTCTGGCTACAGGAGGTTGGATATGAGGATGAGCCTCTGGAAGAGTACATAAATGATTTATGGAGGTATAAACCATTAGCCTTTATGTTTAATGGTACTAATGCATATGGAGATGATGTTGAACAGTCTCCAATTTGGATAAGGCCTAGGAGTTTGATGAAAGCCAATAAAATAACTCTAAGGAATAAGTATATCCAGATTGTAGGACATACAGGTGTTGAAAAAATTGATATAAATGGTAGAGCCACTGGTGGAAGATATTACTTTATTGATACACTAGGTAACAAAACCAAGGAGTATATTGTTATAGAAGATAAAAAAATAACAGTTAAAATATTATAAGTATGAATAAATATCAAGAAGTGGAGGGTGATTTAATCGTAAGGGCTAAAAATGGAGAATTCAATGTTGTAGCCCATGGAGCTAATTGTTTCTGTCAGATGGGTGCTGGAATCGCTCCTCAAATGGCATCCGCTTTTGGTTGTAATAACTTTAAATTGGAAGATAAAAAATTTGTTGGAGACATCAATAAGCTAGGACAAATTGATTTTGAAAAGTTATGGTACTCTAGTTGGGATAAAAAATTTGAACGTTATCCTGATGAAGGTGATACGCTGCTTTATTCTTTATTTGTTGTGAATTGCTATACCCAGTTTTTTTATGGCTCTCTCTATGGGCCTCCTGTAGATTATGAAGCGATTGCTCTATGCATGCGAAAAATAAATTATACTTTTAAAGGCCTGCGTATAGGTTTACCACTAATTGGTTGCGGATTAGCTGGAGGGTCGTGGGAAATAGTAAGAGGTATTTTTCAAAAAGAATTAAAAGACATGGAGTTAACTGTTGTGAAATTTAAAAAATTATAAATTATGTGATGTTAATTAATTTACAATCCGAATAAAAAAATCTTATGATAAAATTAAACTCATAATTAAATGATTCCAGTTACACAGACAAAAGTAGTTGTCAAGAACTCAAAGGATGAGGTTGTTGTAAGAGGTAACTGTTTTGCCGCCTCAATCGCTTCACTAATTGAGTTACCCCTACCCCAAGTTCCAAATGTAGAGGTTTTATTTGGTATTGAGGGGTCTTATTGGATTGAAGTTATGTGTTGCTTTCTAACCAACCTGGGATATGATCTATCATCAGATGATAGATTCAGGGTTTTCCATGAAAAGAATTATGGAAAAAAAGAAAAACAAAGATATAAGTGGATGAAAGAGTGTAGAAATAAATACTACATTGTTTTTGGCGAGAGTCCTCGCGGCTTTAGACATAGTGTAATTTATAAGAACGGATTGCTTGCTCATGATCCACATCCTTCAAGAGAGGGGATAATCTTACCTGATTATTTTATGAGTCTTGAAAAATTAAAATAAATTATTAATATTAGTTGTTTTTGTAACAAATTTATGCTATTTTTGTTTTAAATATTAAGAATGGGGTTGGACATTACACATGATGCATGGCACGGATCTTACGGTTCTTTTATGGCTTGGAGGACTAAAATAGCTGAATTAGCAGGATTTCCACCCCTTGAATTAATGGAGGGATTTTATTATGAAGATGGAATTAATAACCCTTTTACTCTTTTAGAACACACATTTCCTAATGATGATGAACTCCAAATGTGGGGCATTATACATCTTAAAAAACGACTCCCAATAAAATGGGATTTACTCATAGAGCATCCGCTGTATGAACTTCTTAGACATTCTGATTGTGATGGATATATTTCTTACACTAAGTGTAAGAAGATTGCTGATGCGCTTGAAGAATTATTACCACTTATGCTGGATGACGTTGCCAATCTATGGAAGGATAAAACTAAAGCATTCATTAATGGTTTACGTCTGGCTTACAATAAAAAACAGAATCTTAAATTTAAATAAAGATGGGATACAATTTAACAATCGGAGAATTAAAAACTGATATCTATTATGATGAATTATATAGTCGCATAAATAACCGTGCTGAAGTTAAACGCAATGACGATGCGCCAGCTTACGGTGAACCGACTGATTTTACAAATATGAGATGGCCTTCTTATACGAGCTGGCACAACGCAATGAGATTTGTTGGTTTAGAGGATTTAATGTATAATAAAGAGACAGGATTAATACTTAACCACCCTGGATGCACTGTCTTAGTTCCTGAACACAAGGAAATTATTGATGAAGCATATAAAAATTTTTATGAAAAATACCCAAATGCTAAGGCAGGATATTCGCCAAAGATAAATGAAAAGGAGGGTATATTCGACGATCCAGACTGGCCTGAGGAGAATAACTATGCAACACGTCTTGAGTGGTTAAGGTATTGGGTCGATTGGGCGCTGGTTAATTGTACTATTCCTGTTTTTCATAATTCATAAAATAACAAAAATGACTGGAGAAAATAGACGTAGGTCACGAATTGAGATACTAAACTACATCATCAACTTCTGTACTGTAAAATGCTTTGGAGACTCGTTTTCACTTAACGATAAGGATAGATCATTTCATGGATCTTATCTTAACAGACAAGATCCGCCGATAGGTAGTCTTTGCATGTTACAGTCAGCTCCCACATCAAAATTTTATTTAGGTTGGCTAAAGGAAATTAGACCGTCTGATAATAGATTTTCAACAGAATATTTGCTTGAGAGCATAGAGGATGGAGATTTGTGCTGGTGGAGTAATGTTGGAATATTTAATTTACCCTTAACATTAACTGATACCTTCCCCAATTGGAAATGGACAGATAAGCAATGGCAATTTGATGATAAGTGGTTTAATGCTTGTTATAAAAGACGCCATTGTTACGAATTAAGGCCAAGGCCAGCTAAATTTAATGAAGATGGAAGTGTAATTCTTATGCTAAGAAGAGTATTCAGCGATGAAATAATAGCAGAGAAAAAATTTGATAATTGGCGGAAGGTACTAGTTAAAGATTTTCTTGAATTCTATGACTCCGCATATTCTATAATAAAAAATAATTAATATGTTTAAATTAACACAAGAAGAGGCTAAAATAATTCTTAAATGGTATTCACCTGATGACGTAGAATTTTATCGTAACGCAAAGGAAGAAGCATTGGCTAAGGCTTTAAAAGAATTCAGTGACTCATATACTGACAGAACAATTAAAACTGAAGAGTAAGGTTTATAAATAAATTAAATGATTAAAATATTAAGTGTAATACTGGTAGCTGTGCTATTAACAGGTTGTGAGCTAAAACATAGGTACTGTGGTAAGGTAACTCATAAGTATACCTTGAATGAAAATAATGATGGCGTATATAATATTGTTTTCTACAATGACAGAGTTAAAAAATTAATAAATGTTCCTGTTTCTTCTGCTATGTATAATAATGTTCAGAAGGGTGATAAGGTTTGTTTTACTTTATGGGACTTATATGTTGGCAAATAATACTAAACGTAATTAAAAAATTCATGATATCAAACAAAGAATACTCTAGAATAACTAGATGTTGGGGTGACTTTAAATTTCCAAATTTTACCATTGAAGAAACGCAGCAATTACTTAATACTTGGGGTTACGATGTTATCATACATAAAGGAATGTGTACGACATATGAGTACACCAATTTTGGTGGTGAACACAATAAAACAGGGAGGACTTTTCAAGAAGAAAGAGAGAGAATTTTGGCTATAAAAAGAGGCGTTAAGCAAAAGTTGCCAGAAAGAATTGATTCTGAAGAAGCAGATTTAATGGATTTCCAAAACGTCTTTAATACTGAATTAAAATCAAGGATAATAAAAATATTTTCATAAATTATGTCAGTTAATTGGAAAATGATTGATAGCACAACATTCATAGGCGAAAAGGATGGCTATCAAATTAATATAAAAGTGGGCGCTGCCTTTGGATTAGCATATTGGAACGTATCAAAAGATGGTCATATTATTGATGATTGTTGGAAATATTCTCCTGTTAGAGGAGGCGATTTGGGGGCAAAACACTTCGCTGAGTCGGTCCTGAATAAAATTATTAAAAATAAACAAGTATGAAATTAGAAGAGCGTTTAAATGAATTAATTGAAGAGAAGGAAAGGCAAATTTCAAGGCTAGAACAAGAAATTGAAACAATTAAGGATCAATTTGATCTAAACCGTTTGAGTTGGCAGTTGCACTCTGCTTTTGAAAACGATGAGTTTTCACGACAAATGCCCTTTCCGCGTTTAGAGATGAGACTCAGACGAGTGTCAAAAAATAACTGGTATTCAGTAGAGTGGATCTATGGTTTGGTGTACAAACATTTTTCTGATATAGATAATAATATGCTTCTGTTTATTCCCTTTTCTCAAACAACGTCCAATGGTGGCGACGGAAAATTTGAAAGCATGAACCACAACAATAAATTAGATCTGCCATTTAGGGACGGTCTGAATATTCGTGTAGAAGGTGTGTTATTTGGGCTGCCTACTTATATTATTTGTAGCGAAAAAAATATTTGTCAGAAAATAGAAACTGACAAAGATTATGCTGAATTTATTAAAAGAATGAAATCAATTGCTGCTATATGATATTACGCTACCGAACAAAGGATGAAATGCCTTGGCCATTAAACAATAATATTCTGCCATACATAAAGGAAGCCATGAGTGTATTTGCTGCTCAGTAGGCAAGGACTTATTTGAATTGGTTGAACAACCAAGTCATTGCAGGTCGCACGTCTGAAAAACTTTGGATGGACTATGAAGAAAGTATTTTAAAATGTAATTCATAATGTTTAAAATTTATAAACTTTACATTAAGTGGAAATTAATTTCCTTGGTGAAGGATAAAATAGCGGACTATACTAAGGAAAAGAATGCTTACATTCAACATCAAGAGGAATGGAGACGTAGGACTAATAACAGGAAGTGTTTCACTGATGAGCAATTTGAAGAAAAGAGAGAAGAAGAAATAAATTTTTGTTCCGCTAAATGGAAAGAAAACTATTTCAAACTTGATGCAGCGTCAGAGATATTAAAAATTATAGAAGCTATTTAAAATTACTAGTATGAATGATTCATTATGCGGTATCTTTTTCATGAAAAGTAATTTTAACGATTCTAGTGGTTGTTTAAAGAAAGAAGGACATTATGATCACCATGTATGTATGACAGATGATGGGAGATTTATGGCCTGGCAGGATGACACAAGCTGTAGATGCGGATGCTGGGAGGAAGAAGACTTTAGCGATGTTTGCAGAATTTACTGGGAAGTTAAAGATATTACACAATAATAGCATTATGACAAAAAAAGAATGGCTTAGGCCCAGGTATATGGTTATAGCCAACTATCCTCAGAGACTTGTTAAAGATGATGAGGAGAATGCACGTATTTTAATTGAAGGCGACATTTTAGAACACTTGAATGTGAATGGTATTATGACTTATAGACGTACTGGAAGATGTGGCTTTATGTCTGTTGGAGTTCCCTGTGTTGATAATCCAGAACGTTATCCAAAGGTATTCAGGCGCATGGAGTGGTGGGAGAAAAGAACTATTGATGACTTAATTACGGTAAAATTTGTTAAGGTAATTAAATACAGAGGATACTGGAGGGAAGGAGATATTGTACCAGCCATCCTGAAATTAGAGGGATTTAACCCAAAAGGATACAGTTTAAAATATGATCATTTTCAGCCAATATTTGAATTGGAACCGTCTGACGAAGAAGATTTTAAATTACAAAAATTATAGTTTGAAGTTATTATTTTAAGTAGTATGTTTGTTTAAATTAAGAATATGAAACGATTAAGTGCTAGTATTTTAAGCATTTATAAAAAATTAAAATAATTTATGGATTTCAAAATAGGCCAGACTGTTTATCATAGAAATGTTTATGATCATGGAGAACCATTGATCATAGTAGGAATTAGAAAGAACGAGTTAGAACTTGAAGGAGATTATTCAGGCGGAATAAATAATGTAATACAAAAGTCATGGATGCCTATTAAAGGCGTTTCACGCGTTTACAATCACAAGTTAAAGCTAGACTGTAGAAACAGAGCACTGGAAGTAATTAAAAAGTGTAAATCCAGGATGTATCATACTGATGGAGATAGCAAAACAATATTAGATTTGGCTAATATGGTTATTTCTTTGACAGAAGAAGTCTCTCTTAATAATGAATTTTAAAATTAAAAAAAATGAACAAGACGGAAATTTTTGATAAATTAGATTTAAGCATTGAAAATATTTCTGAGTTAGTAGCAGGAGATAAATCAAAAGGAAAAGAGTTAATAGAGCAACTTTCTAACGAGTATTTCAAATATAAAGAAGAAATACAAGCAAAGAGTCAGGAACTAGAAAAACTTAATAACTATATAGTCAAATTAAGAATTGGCATTAGTAGGGTAATGGGGCATTTACATATAGATACGCCTTTAGCGATTATTGAGAGTAACTCATTAATTGTTATAACAACTAAAGATATTACTCGTGAAACCAATATACTATAATATTTATGCCAGAGTTTACAAAAAAAGACGCTAAGGATATGGGCATACCATTGACTTTACTAAATAAATGGAAATTTGTTATGGACAGCCTATGGTCTTTCCTGGTATCTTATTCAAAAGCAGAAAAAAAGGTTAATCTGAGTAGCGAGTCAAATACTATCTTTTTTCAGCTAAATAATAGATGTAAGTTCAAGATTTGTGTTTTGTTCCTTAACAACGCATATTTGTGCTTGTCAATTAAAATTATTGGTCATGACGATTTTGAGGCAAATATAAGTCACATTGACGAGTTTGGGAATAAGGGTTTGATAAGCGTCGTTTCAGATATTTTAACCTTTGCAGATAATATAAAATAATACTTGTTATTATAGGAATTAAATTGTATTTTTGCATAAAAATTAAAGTATAATATTGTTTATTATGAAAATACAGTTAGCATATGATTCGGATGCATTTAATGTGGATATGTTTTCGGTTTATATGTCAATATGCAGGTCAATGGAGGCAGCCGCGTTGCTTCATGTTAATACCATTAAAAATAATAACCCTTGTCATTTCACTCACGCTGTTACTGAAGCTAATGAAGCAATTGAGAAGATTAAATCTTTTTATTTAGATACTGATAAACGCAGAGATGGTTTTGAACTGTTGACTGAGAAGGATCTAATAAAAGAAGCTGAAAGATTTTTAAATGATGATTTTTATTAAAACTTAACATATGTCCTATACAGAAATTTACAAATTTAAAAAGAATGGTGAAGCTCAGTGCCTTGCTGAAGTAAAAAACGCTTTTCGTGGTGCAATGTCTATTTGGCAGATACTTGAGAATAAGTACTTGCCAAAGTATAAGCCTTCATGGTCTTTTGGCCACTCTGATTATAGTCGCATAACTGATTTTATGGGAGGTGGAATCAAAGAAATATGGAGTCTGTTTGATGGGAATAAAATTTCTTATACGGATAGACTTGTCTTAGGTACCACATTTGATAACGTAGTTGTTATGAAAGAATATATTCCAGAAATTATTAAATCATTCAGGGAGTTTGAAGGTGGAACATCATTAAAAGAACAAGCTGATTTAATTGAATACGCTTACAAAACTGATGATGATTTGATAGCTATTGCGTGGAATCAAACCTCAGTGAATGGTGACGCCTGGGAATCAGATGAACTAAGTATTAACGAGGACGGGGAAGAATACTATCCTCCCTATAATTTATTAAAACAAAGCGACCATTGGGATCTTTTTGAGGATTTAAAAACTTTATAAAATACTGAAATACATGTCAAGAGGTAAAATAACAGTTGGGTACGGGTCTACAGACCAAAGAGAAATGGAAATAATTGACTTTGTGCAAGCAAAGTTTAAAGATAATAGATTTGTTACCGTCGGTGGGATTGAAGATGGTAGTCTGGTAGTGATGGTTGAAAACCCAGCATCAACAGTAAGAAATGCACAAACTAATTTATGGCTTACTAAAGAAAGTTTTATTGGATTGTTATCCACTGCGTTTTTGTATTTTTCATGCAAAGGAGAGGATATGGATAAACTTTTGATGGAGGCCCTTGAAAAAGAGGATATAGATTATGTTTATTCAGATAACCTAATGCCCGTAAATCCTGATTCAAAGGATAAATAAAATGGAATTACAAATAAAATTTAAAGATCAAAGTCAATCATTTACCAATGGCGTGGAATTTGGAAGACTATTAGAGAAAATGCAGCGAGGTGATGATACTGTAAAAAACTATGGTTTCCCAGTAAGGATTGAAAATAAGGAAGTTATTGAAACCAGCTGTATGGAATATGGTTATATTGCGCTTTTCGGAGAACAACACTTTGATGAGTGGATTGAATTCCTTGGAATTAAGAAAACCTTTACTAATAATTAAGCGCTTAACTATGATCAAAAAAGGCGACATCGTTATTTGCATCGCCAAGGATGACGATGGAGACCTTAGGCCTTAGTGGAATTGTATTAAGTGGAAATAAAATAATTAAGGTTGGCCATGAATATGAGGTTTTGGATATCGACATGAGCCAAGTGCCTAAATATGATAAAACTTACTGGACTAAAAAGGAGTACAAATCTGTTGAGCTATATTGGACTAGGATTTGGCTTAAAGGTATAAGTGAAAGTTTATTTTTTTCAAATCTTTTTAAACTTAAAAAATAATAACATGTGTGACGATTTAGGGATTGATAACAAGAAGGTTAGAACTTACCGCTTATCACTTGATGCAGGGTGCTTTTTAGTGGATTCATCTTTAGATGGAATTATTGAAACGCTTAGAAGTGAGTTGGAGGTAGCTGAATTAAATGGTTCTCCAGTGGAGTATTCAATTGCTGTAGAAGAAATTTATACACAATCTGAACTTGATAAAATGCCAGAATTTGACGGCTTTTGAATAATATAAGTAAAACACTATGATTATAAATAAAAAGACATATCTTTCGCTACAAAGAAAGTATAAATCTTTAATTATCCGTTTGAGATGTAAGTTTGGCTTTCATAATTGGATAAATATTGATTCTAATCCCCTCCCCAATCCAGATCCAGGGGACATGATTTGTTGGTATGAACTACATAAATGCTGTAGCTGCGGAAAAGAGGAATACAAGGGTATGGGTTGTATAATATAATTTTAATTTTTATAATATACTATTAAGTATGTTGATGAGATGAATTGTTTAAGTAATTAAGAATAATTTAAGACATAAATGAAATTATTAGAAAAAGCTAGTGAAACGCATGAATGTTTTTATGAGTTAATAGGACAAGAGGTAACGTTTGCCTCTGATATAATTTGCATAAGTGGGCAAATAACCCATGAAAAAGGGGAGAAAGCCTTTATTTCCGATGTAGAATATAATCCTGGGTATTGGAGTAACCTATGTCCTGACATTTATGTAAAGCCAAAAATTAGTGCGTTTAAAATATATGGCGTATCAGGCTCTTGCTGGAAGCCTGAAGCATTCTTAGAATATCTAAAAATTAATAAATAAAAATAACATGAGTTTTAATTCACCCAAAGATTTAGATGAAGTAGTTGATCTTCTGTATAGAGATACGGAAGAGTATCGTAAAAGCAATAACGTAGATGATACTAACATTGATAGTTTGATGCCCCATCATGGCTTCGGAACCTCTATTAGAAATGAACTTAATTTATGGTGGTCTGAAGATGCGGCAAAAAGACAATATGAAAAAGATCCAAATACAGAGTATCCACAAGAAAAACCAGCCCTAGTGAAATGGTTTAATGATAGAAACATCTTCCATGCTGATGATATGAGTGGAACAATCCAGGCTGCCTTAAAAGCTAAAATATCTGGCAAAAATTTTGATTTTGATAAACACATAAAAACGTATTTTAAACATTGGAAGAATCATGGATTTAAAGATGGCATTTTTAAAGTTAATTAAGGTGAAAAAAATTTTATTACGCTTGTTGGATGACACATTGTATTGTGAGTTGTTTCATACCAAGTATGGGACTAGTGATAATAAAATGTGGCGTTGTCCAAAATGCGGAACACTCACCCAAAAGAGGCTATCAGATAATGATACAGGGCCAAAGTAAAACACTAAATAAAAATTAATATCATGAGAACCAATTTAGAAAAATGGAATTACTATAAAAAATTATTAGAACAGAGAGCTAGTGCTTTTTTAGACTCAATTAGTCCTGTAACACCATCTGAATTCTATATGGTTAATTTTAAAGGAGGCGTTAATAAATGTCTAGTAATTAGCAGATATTACTCTTTTGAGCCTCATCTTTTTTGTATCAGTAAACCAAGTAAAAGAGATGTAGAAACGATTGAAAATTTGTATAAAAGTGATATAGGTTTTAAAGCCGAAAGAGCATACTTTGAATATTCTTACGTATGGTCAATTGATACTGATGGTAAAGAGTATACAGCAAAGACAGCCATTCCAATCATGGCTGTTTTAGAAAAAAAAGAGGCGTTCCTTTCTAGAGAGGATGCTGAAGTAGCGGCTATTGAAATAAAGGCAGCTTATGATGAAAATATTCTATTTAAAGAAACTCATAAGAAGGATGCCAATTATGACTACAAAGCTAACGGGTATAAATTCCTGGGCTGGCAAAATGGATGGAAGCACGTTTACTTTGATGAGGACGGTAATCAAACAACAGGAGATGCTTCTAAGGGAGAAAAACCTAAACGAAGCTTTGGATACACCAAAGAAGAATATGTAGAGTGTATTGAGCAAAAACATAGGAGAATAGAGGTGCAACATAATCAAAGAGGCAGTGAAAATACAGTCAGTTGTCCAATTTGTAAGATATACTGGAAATATGATTGTAGTGATTAAATATAAAAAAATTATAATTTATTTGCTTTGGGAAAGCTAAAAGGACTTATTTAATTAGTGTTTCTTTAAAACAAGAATCTTATTTATAAAAAGAAAATAAATGACAGCATTTACATTTGAATTATTAAAAAAAGGAATTGTTGTGGGCTACGAGGAGCACAAGCAATCAAGCATTTATAAGTTTCCTAAGATCCGTATTCATCACTCCAAATTTGGAGTAAATTCCTGGGATATAAAAGAATGGCCAGAAAAATATATTGAACACGATGAAAAGAGGTTATTAAGTGAAACAAGAAGCTTTACTGATTTAGAAGCCATGAAATTAAAAAGGCAAAACTGCAAGCATGAAAATGCCGTTGGCGCGGGTGGCATTACTGTTTGTTATGATTGTGGCTGGGATGATTGGTCATAGAGTTTTATAGATACAAGATAAATTATCAAAATGATTGATACAAAATACGATAGTACTGCCGACACTCTTTTACATATAAAGAGAGTTAATGAGCTTCTCCTTAGATTTTCTAAAGATTTAATGGATAGGGCAGCTTGCCATGATGCCTCTAAGTTACAGGAACCTGAAAAGTCCGAATTTGATAGGTTGACACCAATTTTAAAGAATCTGGAATATGGAAGTCCTGAATATAAAGAAAGCCTTGATGAGTTAAATGTTGCACTACAACATCACTACGATAATAATTCGCATCATCCACAATACTATGATAGATGGGATTGTGCCATGTGTAAAAGAGAAAAGAAGACATCTGAAACATGGGTTGCAAAGGACACTGGAACTAGGTTCTGTTTGGATTGTTCTGGCGGACACGCTATCTACGAGACAGAATTAACAGCCATTGATTTCATTCCTGGAATAAATGGGATGGATCTCCTGGATATTGTTGAACTCTTTATGGATTGGAAGGCAGCAACTGAGAGAACCAAAGGAGGAAGTATTGATAAAAGTATTGATATTAATAAGAACAGATTTCATTTATCAGATCAGCTTGTGAGCATCTTTAAGAATACGGTGCGTAATTATGGCTGGAATCAAGAAAATAATAAATAAATTATGGATAAATCAACTATAGGAGCTAATAATTACGTTGAACATTCAATGTCCATATTAGAGCGAATACATGAACTTCTAGACGAAAAATTTGAAGGAAAACAATCAGAGTTAGCAAAAAAATTAGGTAAGAAGGAATCAGAAATTAGCAAGTGGCTAAATGGTGTTCAAAATTTTACATTATTCACAATTTCAAAGCTCGAAGAAGTATTTGAGGATTCCATTATAACTGTATCATCTAAAGAAAATAAAACTTGCTCAAACTAAATTACCACAACTACAACAACTGTAAACTAAAATATTCAGTCTACGACTAAAAGTTATAATAATAGCATAGCCGTTATTCACGGTTATTATATTGAACCAGTTGAAAAATTTTAAAAATAAAAAAAAACAGTATACAATATGGCACAAATTAAATTTCAATTTTATAGGAAGGGTCCTGATAAGCAAAAAATTGCAGATATCACCATTGATTTAAAACGTAAGAACGAGGATCAGATAGCCAAGTGGAGCTACTATGAACGTAAGGAAGCGTTGGAGTTTATGGAAAAAGCCTCCAAATTGTTTGAGAGTTTTAAAGAGGCAATACTCACTGCAAAGGAATAAATCTTGGCAGTATTGAATTTTTAATAGTATATTTGTTATAATAGCATGATAAAAATTGATCTTCAAAAAATTAGAGATACTCTACCCTCAAACAGTGTTGTTAAAATATTGAAAAGAGAGGTTAATGGAGAATCATTTCCATATATTGAATGTCAAATTGAACCAAGCTTGTATCATAGGCATCCAATAGAAGCTGAAAAGGACTTCAATATGATCAAAGAATGGCAACGACAAATCGTTGGTGAGGCTCTTAGCGAATTTTATACATATACTGAGTGTGGCAGATGGGCTATATATTTAAAACCAGTAACTCTTATGATCATAAATATTAATTAAGTAGAAAACAGTTATTAAAATTAACGCGATGAAAGAATATACATTCAGCAGAATAAATAATCGATTGGTCGATATCGAGGCACTTACGTGTGATGACGAATTATTGGTTGATAATATCTTCAGTCAAAAGATTAACACTGAGTATTTCCTAAAACACTCGATTAAAGTTCCTAAAGAATTTGCTTTCTCATTTGCTGATTGTGATACGTACACAGAAAAAGATTTCGAAGTACGAACTGTCCAGACAGACATTTACTGTAAGCCTGGCCATAGGGTAACCGTTACAAATGAGACAATTAATTATGGCAGTGCCTGGGATAAAGAAAAAGCTAATGATCTGCTTAAAGTTGGCCATTTTTATACAATAGCGTCTACTAATGTAGAAGGTTGGCATACGGACTTTTATCTTGAAGAATTACCAGACTTCTCATTTAATTCAGTTCATTTTGTTGATGAGGTATTTGCTTATCCATTAATAAAGCAAAAGAATCTGAAAGAATTAAACCCAGTAGAAGCATTCAAAGATGAATTTAAGGTTCTCATTGATCGATACTTAAGAGATTATGGAGAGTCCTCTTCAAAGATTAACGACGCGATAGACTATATCTTTCCTGAACTAGAAAATAAATTTAATATTACAATAAAACAAAACAAAATGGAAAACACTTTAAAAAAAACGAATTGCTCTAATAGCATAGTAACAGACGAAGAATACAAGCCAAAAGAAACATTGCTGAGCGCAGTACATCAGCAACTGTTCGATGGCATTATTTATCAAAGAGGACTTTTATTTAAACTGCAAGATAAGCTTCACGAAGTTATTGATTTACGTAAGGAAGAAGTTGAGCAAAGTGAAAAAAACAATCCCTTATGCGATATGGCATCAAGATTACGTCATGACTTAGTTGATTTGCACGACAATACCCAGTTACTTGAAGCAATATTTATTCATTTATCAGATATTATTTGATAAATGCCGACTTTAATTACTTCTTATAACAAAACCAAAAACCGCCAGTAGAATGAGTGTCATTTATATAGATATGGATAATACTTTATGCAACTTTAAGGATGCTTATATAAAGGCAATTAAAGAAACACCAGAAGTCATCTATCCACAGTCCCAATGGGGCTTCTTCACGAACCTAGAACCAATGGAGGGTGCTATCGAGGTAGTTAATGAACTAAGAGAGATTCATGATGTTTTTATTCTTAGCAGACCATCAGTAAGAAATCCTTTGTGCTACACTGAGAAGAGAATCTGGGTGGAGAATCACATTGGGCTTGATTTCTGTGACAGGCTTATCCTTTGTGCTCATAAGAACCTTTTAATGGGGGATTATCTTATTGATGATAATCCATGGGACTTTACTGGAAAGCAACTTCTGTATGGTCAAACCCCTTATGAAAACTGGGATAAGGTTAGGGAATACTTCTTATAAAATTAATTTGGTTTTTAAACAAAATTAATGTACATTTGTAATATGAAAGATAATTCATCTAATAGCATATGGACAATAGGCCACTCTACAAGAAGCATACAAGAGATAGAACAAATACTTAAATCATTTAGCATAGAAGTTCTTGTTGATGTTAGAAGTTATCCAGGCTCCAATCGTTATCCTCATTTTAATAAAGAGAATTTAGAAGTATATTTTCCGAATAAGAATATTGAATATATTCATTTGAAGGATCTGGGAGGCAGAAGAAAAACAAATCCAAGTTCAAAAAATACACTTTGGCGCCATCCATCTTTTAGGGCTTATGCTGATTATATGGAGACTGACGATTTTAAAGAAGGAATAAGAGTTCTTGAAAGAATCGCATTAGAACGGCGTGCAGCTTATATGTGCTCAGAAGCTGTCTGGTGGAAGTGTCATCGTTCTATGATCTCAGATTATTTGAAATCAATTGGATGGAGCGTATCGCATATAATGAGTACAGAAAAAGAGACTGCCCATCGTTACACCGCTCCAGCCCAAATTATAAACGGAGAATTATGTTATCATCCAACTTATGTGCAAAAAGAAATGTATGAATAAAAACGAAATTCCCGTAATAATTAAAAAGAATATTACAAAAATAACTATGCTTGATGGCGTAGAAAGATATCGTGCTGAGGTGGTTATTAGAAAATCAGTAATCTTTGGAATCCCATTCCGTCAAACATATACTCTAGGGTGGGCAGGACTGATTGAAAATCGTGTATATTTTTTAAGTAGTTTTCATATAGTTTATGACTTCTACTCTCTTGAAGAAGTTAACAAGGGCATTGATGCAGCTTATAAAAAATATGTGGATGATTTTAAGAGTAGTAAAATAAGTAGTGTTGAATTTATTTCTTTAACAAATTAAAATTAATGAATTATACAATTTCAAAATATCCAGTGGGCGCTACATGGGAATATAGAAATAACGGAGTTCTATATTGGATAGAACTTGTAAGAATGAATGGCAAAATGGAGATATGGAACTTTGGTAGGATGGATGAATCAGATGGCAGTGGTTATCAATCTGATTGGACAACAAGCTATGCTTCTGCTAAAAGAAATCATTATATAAATGGTAGATTTAAAAGAGTAAAATAATATTAAAAAGTAAATAAATGAATCCAGGAATTAAAAAAGGCGATAAAATTCTGATTAAAGATAATCTTATGGAAGAACTTGTAAAAGTTGGCTTCGACAAAATAGAAATGGAACCTTTTGTGGAAAGATTCAAGGGTAAAGTTGAAACAGCGTATGATGTTTATGAAGACGAAGATTCGAAAGGTAATAAAGTAACTTTTGTGACTGTTGAATTGTGTTGCGAAGTGCCATTAAATGCGTGTGAACTGATTATAAATTGAAATGTGCTTTAGTTTTTTTCTTAACAAATTATTCATTTACTGTAACAACAAGAAATTATACTAAAAGAAATCGTTATGTAAATGGTAGATTTAAAAGAGTAAAATAAGATGGATAATTTTAGAGATAACATAGAAAAATTAATACCTGAATTAAGAAACAAACTTTCTCCTATTAAGAATTACCTGAGCATGCAGCGAGAGCTTGAAAGTCTTGCATCCAAGAAAGGTGATTTTATAGATGGAATTAAGCAAGGAAAGTTAACAGTACTAATTGAAAAAGAAAAATTAAAAGCTGAAGATGCAATGAGCAAGGTAGAAATGATCCTTGAACTCATGGAAAATCAATAAATTAAATATAGATGTGGAAAAAATTTTCATTTAAGGTTAGGATGGCATAATTTATTATAAATGGCTGTTCATATATAATTTGATTGGCCTAAAGAAGATAATAGAGCAATGAATAAAAAGACTAATGTATGAAACCAATTATTGTAAATTTAACTGAAGAACAGGTTTTAAATTTAACCAATCCAAGGTTATATGTGAAGGTATGCCATCCAGACAGTAAAATGATGGAGGGTGAGATTTTATATTTTGTACCGAAGAAATATTATACCACTGAAAAAATGGATTGGTACAACGAAAAGCATAAAATATATTTAAGTCATGCTATTCTATATAAGGATGTATTTGAGGAAATTGAATGGTGGGAAGAGCGAAAAGAATTGCCTCTTTATTTGAAATATGAAGACGGTGACATTGCTAAGGTTAATGAATATCATGTAGACAATTTGCCAGCCTATGCTGATTTTGAACATCACACTTATAATCAAGAAGCATTAGCATATATGCTACCAGCGTCAGAACGAGAATACTTGGATAGCCAGAAGACTACAGCATTAATAAAGCTGTGAATAAAAATACGAATAAAAAATGAGAACCGAAGAGCAATCAAAATTTGATTTCAAAGAAATGGCTTGCTATGATGGACATATAACCATTAGTGCTTTCGATTGTGTTTGCGGCTATAAGTATACATATTACGGTATTCTCAGCAGGTCTGAAAGGATTTCCTTTCCAAGGGCAACCAACAATTATTTAAGGTATATTCCTTTGAAGGATGTTGAGTGCCAGACATGTAAGGATCTGATGTATGAGAAGTTTTTGCTTGAAGAATCTGATAAATAAAACAACATTTCGAATGTATAACATTGGACTTACAAGATTTATTGAATCAAAAGAATTAAATTCTAAGGAGGCTATAAACGGTTTCCTTAAGTACAAGGGTATAACTAAATTCACAGCAAATAATCATTATCAGGTAAACGATTTCATTCAGAATAATTGGAACAGCTTCTCGTCATATGTAGATAGAGAACTTAAAAATGGCAACTTAAATGGGAAAAGAGTTAAGTTGAATACTTACTACGATGAACATAGGAAGTACATAAAACAAGTGAAGGATGAGGTTGTTTCTTCGGATATCTCCAAAGAAGAACAACGACTACTAAATAAAATTAAGAAAGAATATAGCGTTGGCTTCCTTCAATCATTCCTGATGAAAAGAGATATTCAACCACTGGGTAAAGATATCAGTTATTTTTCTAAGAATCTTCAATGGCTTCCTTTAGTGAGACAAGCAATTGATGCTGGTATACTAAAACAACTATCTGAAAATATAATTACTTAAACACCAACGAAACTAATAATGCAAGAAAACCAAGAAGAACACGACGGAAGGAAGGGAATGGGCTCTCATCAATCCGCAAAAATGATGAAGGATGAGTGGCTGACTCCACCACATATCCTTGAAAAATTAGGGCCATTTGATTTAGATCCTTGTTCTCCAATTCAGAGGCCCTGGCCAACAGCCAAGACTCATTTTACTATAGAGGATGATGGACTTAGTAAGAAGTGGATAGGAAGAGTCTGGTGCAATCCACCTTATGGATTGATCGCTGCAAGCTGGCTGAATAAATTAGCTGAGCATGGCAACGGAATTGCGCTTATATTTGCAAGGACAGAGACAAAGATGTTCTTTGAACAAGTATGGAAAAAGGCGTATGGGCTGCTATTCCTGGAGGGTAGACTTTATTTTCATCACGTAAGCGGTGAGGTGGCCAGCGCCAATGCTGGGGCTCCATCAGTTCTGGTGGCATACGGAAAGGAGAATTTCGAGACTCTGAAGACTTGTGGAATATCTGGTCAAATTGTACCATTAAATATATCAAAAGATAAGGAGTGCTTGCATTACTGGTACTGGGGATGGCTTGGTAGACCACTTATTTTATGTGAAAAGTGCAATAGAGATGTTGAAGATCTATATGATAAAAGAGACTTTAATTACAAAATGCATACATGCGTAGATGGCCATATTGTACCTAAATTATATAGTTGTAATGAAAATGATGGAAGTTACATTAATAACTTATTAAATATTTAAAAAAATTAATTTTAAAACGCCTACATTAGAAGAAACGTACTAATAAAAAAATGTTTGGCGGATTAGATCTTTACTCTTATATTTGTAAAAAAAATGCAAAAATTTAAAGTAACCCTTGAAAAGGAAATTATTATTGAGTTTGATGAAAACTCAGATTCTTTTAAAGAATTATGGGAGGGCTATAAAGAATTTATAGATAGTGATGCCGATTATGAAAGTTTAGCTGAAAACATTGCTTCTCAAATTTCTCGCTATGGTGTAGATGAAATGATAGAGGGCGTTGGCTATGTGAAACATAATGGTGAAAATCAAGATATTTTTCATGATGGTAAGTATGAAGAACAGGAGGGGTATGTAAATGTTGAGGCGGAAACGGATATTAACGGAATGGTCATTTTTGATATTAATTACACAGAAAATTTGATAGAAGAGGCTTAGTGATAACTTTGTACCTTCCTAATAATTACGCTGTAAAATAAAATATATGTCAACGCAAATAATGAATGGAGGAATTCAAGCTGGCATTCTTAGAGCAGCAAAAGAATACAATATAGAAAATAACTTAGGACCGTTATCACCTGAACAGGAGGAAAGGCTTGCTATGTTAGAAGCTCTGCCAAAAGGAGTTTGGATTGATTTGGATGAAAGTGGTAATCCCATTTCAAGAGAAGAGGCGGATAAAAAAGAACTGGAGTATTTATCTCGTTTTAAGCCAATAAAATAAAAACAATGGATGTATTTTTAGAAGAAAATACGGTTGAGCTAAAATTTTACATTAATATAGGATAATATGCTAATACCAAAGGCAAACGAAGAACGAAATAATTACCCCTGTTGGAAGAGTGCTGTTGACCAAAATGGCAATCAGTTGAGACCAATAATATATTGCAAGTGCGGCCAGCCTTGTGAAATAAACTTGCATTCTATTGATGAAAAAGGTATAATAAGCACTTCATTTTGGCATCATAAAAAAGCCGCATATGAATTAAATAGAGATATTGGTGAAGTAAACGGCTGTGGCTTTCATGAGAACCTTCAATTAGAGGGTTACACAGGTAAATCATTTCAATATGAATAACTTTATTTGTATTTGCTTCATTCGAATTTTATAAGTGAAGCAGAAAGGTTTTTATATTTATGGCGTATTAAGTTCGGAAATGGAAAGAGTTCTGAATGATCCTAGGTTAAGCTATTTGATAGTAAGGAAATAATAGTTAGGTCTTGTTTATTCTGAAGAAATTTATATCTTTACCTTTTAAGTTGATATAAACCTCAATAATTTGGGTTTTAAATGAAACAAAAGGTAAATGGCAAGAAGCACATATATCGGAGAATCTTACTCAAAAGCAAATAGACTTTATGCTTAAGCTAGATGATTATGAAAATCCTTTAGAGAGAGATGAACGAATTGCAAAGACTAAAGAACTTCATGAAAAAATAATTAAAAAACAAATTAATGAATAGAAATCTTAAACTTGAAGAGCTAGTGGTAATGGAGGCTACTAATCTTAAGAAATATGCAACTAAAAAAGAACTTGCTAGATTAAACTTGAAAACCTTAGATGGTAATGATATAGAAAAGTGTATTTACGGACAAATGACTGGAAACTGTTTAACGGACAGAGCTAAATTATTAATTGAGAAGTGTGCCACCAGGGTTTATAAAACGGTTCATCTAAGAGCATGTACTAACATTGTTAATGTAGACCCTAGAGAGTTTAATATTTCATGTTCTAGGGAGAGGCTAAACTACTATTCCTCGCCAATTGAGAACTTTGTGAATAGGTACACAAGGCTGTCACGTAGATCAACTAAGGTAAATAAACTTGTAAGTTTTTTAAAGGGTGAAACAGATTTGTTGGTACTTTAAATTAAAGATGAGAAAAGAGCCTTACCTTCTAATAAAATAACCCAGGGATATGATTAAGAACGACAAACAATTATTAGTGAGCGAGATACAGCTCCTTATATTTAAGGAAACCTTAAAAGAATTGGAGGCTAGTATAGAAACCGTTGAAAATGAGATAATTGAGTATCAATCTAAATGCACTCATACCTATCGTTGTACACTAGATACTGATACTTGGAGCAGTTATGTTTGCGATAAGTGTGGAAAATCTGAAATTGTTGATTTTGAATAAATACAAATATTATGAGTAGTGTAAGTCGTAGCGTGTATCAGAAGTTAAAAGAAGAGAATAAAAGGCTCCTGAAGGATATTAGGATCTTGACAGATCAGGAATATAGCTTGTCTGTTCAAAGACTACTGGTAATAAATAAATGGCGGGAGACGTTTAAAAAAGAACAAGACTTTTGGAATACGATGAGGCTCATTTCACGAAAATACTTAAACGAAAAAACTAAATTAAAATCTAGCATGAAACTAGGTGATAAAGATACTATTGAATACACAAAAAGTATAGAAAATGGAAAAGAATGAACAGAACATAAAGCCATCTAATGAAGATCAGACCAAAAGTATGTTTACTCCTCCCCCAGCGCTGAAGCATAAATTTTCTAGGAAAGAATTTATTAATGGAACTGAATTAAAATTATTTGAAAAAGTTTTCGATCTACTATATGACAATATAGGTAACCTTATCATTGAGCCAACGGTAGAAAAATGCGTTGAAGCTGCAAAGAGGTACTCGAATGACAAGCAGGAAGAAATTAATAATAGGCTTGATGAAATAGATGAAATCTTATCTTATTTTGAGGATTGGATGCATGGCCAGGACGGTAAAAAAGTATCCCATGCAAGGAGTCTAATTTTTGAAATTAAATCTTTTTAACACTATTAATAAAATATATGGGACTCTATATCTATATAAACGCTGAAGATAGTATAAGGATGAGAAAGGTAACTGATAAGAACCTTAATAACTTGTTTCAGGAGGCATTGAAGTATGATCCTAGTATTATGATATCTGAGCATGTACAGACAAGACGCGTCGGAGTCAGGAGAAAAACTGAGGCCTACAGTACGTATAGTGTTTTTCATGAGATGTCTCCCTTTAAAGGACTACCCTTCGAAGCCAGGCTTCAATCATCCGCTTCTGGGGATGCTTCTGTAGTGGTAGCTTATTTACACGGAATTATAAACGGAGCAACGAATAGAACCAAAGTTGAACCTATTGAAAAAGATACTGCAAGCAGGGAAATAGAGGAAAAAACTGACCCACTCTTTACCTCTTGTGACGGCGTAGATATTTTTGAGGGTGACAAGTATTATCCAGTGAATTTATTTGAATTGAGGGGAGACGAATACATAGCCAATAAGACATCAGAGAATCATAAGGGAACCCTTAGATTTGCAAACAGGAATAAGGCTGAGGAACATTTCATCATGAATAAACCAGAGTTCAGCCTCAACGACATTATTCAGTACTCTAATTCTATGACCTCTGAGCTTAATTGTAATACATCGTTTGGCAGTAGTATTCTTACGAAGATTTCTGAAGATATTTCTATCCTTAGAGATAAGATAATAACTAAGTATTTTAAATAAAGTTGGTAGTTTAAATTAATAATCTTATATTTGCAGTAAATAAATTATAAATGAATTGGAAGAGTATTAAAGAAGGTCCGCATGAGGGCTGGGGTTGGTTTGTCGTGGCAACCGTTCCAAAGAATCATTCTGGCTCAAGAGAGGAGCCAGTCACCCAGGCAGACTTGGCCTTGGATAACGACTGGAGGAGGTCATTTGGTTTCGAGAAAGCTTGGCTAAACAATGGCAGGTTTTATACTGGCTCTATGCATGATAATAAAAGTGTGGACATCACTGAGTACGTAACTCATTGGGATTATCCACCAGAGGTACCTGAACTAACGGAACCTCATCAGTATACCTCTAATAGATGTAGCATATATGACAGGGATTCTGAGGAAGACGTAAGAAAAATAGCATTAACTCAGATTATAAATAAGAGAGGTTTTATAGGACTAATAAATAATAAAGACTATGTTGAGCCTAAATCCTTTGTAAGTGGATTTGTTGCAGCGTTTAAATTTCTGGGTATTTTAAATTAGTTTTTATGCAAATACATGAATCATTTGGATTTTTCTGGGAGATTCCAGATACAAAGAGACTAACTTGCAAGATATATGAACTCAGCGATATGGTTGGTAGGCGTTTTCAGAATGATAATGGAAGAGTGGATATAATGCCCAGCGATCTGGAACATGATATTCATGAGGGTTATGTGATTGGAAGAGGGAAGACCCTGTATTGGGAGAGGCTCTGGCATCCTTCTGGCCATGTAACTGTAATTCCTAAGTCTGGCCATACGTACAGGAGATGGATAAGCGGAGATACAGAGATAACGCTCATCTTTAAATAATTAGTATACAACACAAAAATAAAGTATGAATCCAACTAAAGCACTGAGTAAATATGGGGAAGTGAAGACTTGTAAAGTAGTGCACGAGTATGTAGCAACGATTGTTATAACAAAGGGCTTTGATGCCAACGCGGTTAATACATTTAACTTCCTGAATGACTGTATCAAGTGTTTCCCAAATCATCCAATACTGGAAACCTGTATAACAGAACCTAATTTTGGTATGGTTGTATTAACCGCTCTATCAAGTAAAAAGAATTAAATGCAAGCAACATATATCATTGGGCTAATTGTTAGCAGTATGCTACTGATTACTGTAGTATTTGGGTTTCTTATGTCGGGGAATCAAAAGAAATACGAGAGGCATAGGATGGAGATGCTTAAACGAAAACTAAAAATATAAGTGATATGAAATGGATTAAAGCGTCTGAAGGAAAGCCTACAAAAAATAAGAATTACGTGTGTATTGTGAGGGTGAAAGAGGATGAATTGAACTATTTTCCAGTCGCGTTCCAGTCTTTTAGAGATGAATGGATTAAACCCTCTGTCTGCGGCACAGAGTGTGAAGTTATTGAGTGGCTAGACGAGGAACCTGCTGACTTCCAAAGAGATGTTGATGCCTGGTTACTTTCTTGTTTTGGCCAGGAGATAGCAAGAAATAAGACAGAAAGAAATCATAGGTTTCTTGAAGAAGCAATAGAACTGGTTCAGTCACTGGGTTGTGAAGTATCTGAAGCGCATCAACTGGTAGATTATGTATTTAATCGTCCAATTGGAGAGCCCTACCAGGAGGTTGGCGGCGTAATGGTTACACTAGCTGCATTATGCAGCGCTAATGAATTGGATATGAATAAGTGTGGCCAGACAGAACTGGATCGTATCTGGATCAAGATGAAAGAGATAAGAGAGAAGCAGGCCAAGAAGCCCCAGCACTCACCACTACCAGAATAGGTAATTTTTTAGCGGCTTTAGCTGACGGTTTTAATGCTCCTGAGCCCTGTGTATTAATGCACTAAATCAATTGGATTAATCTAACCTTCACTTTCTAGTTAGGAAGGATGGGGATGGAAGTTCCCCATTTTTAAAAATAGAGTATGAAATGGATTAAGATTTCTGATAGACCACCCTATAAGGATGGCCGTTACCATGCAAAACATGATAATGAAGAGTGTTTGATGATCTTTACCGATCATAGAGTGGTTAAATTATGCTTCTCAAATGGTTCTCAAATATCTGAGGAGTTTACAGACATGAGCAGGGAGCAGATTAAGTGGCTGGATGAGGAGTATGAAGAGGAGAGTAAGGAAAACGCGTCTGAAATAGCCAAGGAGTATGCTAGTCGCATTTCTGTAAAGCCTAAGCAGCAGAGGGTTTCTCTAGCTGATTCAAAAGTTATCCTAAACAATTTAATACAGGAGCATAAAGGTAGCGTCGCCTGGTTGTATGATGAGGATGCCGCTGGTGGAAGCACTGGCTTTATTAATTCAGATATTTTAGATAAGCTCATGGTAAAACTAACCAGATAACAATAAGCATGATAGAAGAAAGAATTGTGTGAGGAGTACATGCATCTAGCCCTTGGGTTTTCAACTGAGCATCTGGGTATGAATAATTCCATTAATAAATAAGTTATGACCAAGTCAAGAGTGTATTCATATGCAATAATTGCACAGCCCTTTAATGAGAGGGGTAGTCTCTGGGAGAGAGTGGGTAAGTACAGAAGTCTCTCTAATGCTGAGAGGGCAATAATTGATTTTACTAGCGATAAGGTGGCTAATCTTAGGTATAGGATTGTTCCTTATTTCGATGGATATTATTGGAGGGATGAGGAAACAGAGAAGCAGGAGTACAAGACGACCAATATGCAACTTTGGACGTTTATTTATCAGCAGGGACTAGAGGATGAGGCGAGGAAGTTTCTAGCTGCAGAACCAGTAGTGAAGAAAAAGAGATTTATATTCTTTTAAAAATAATTTGGCGGATTAAATTAATAACCTTATATTTGCAGCAAATTAATTCAGATGGATAACAAATTAACCCATGAAGAAATAGCTAGCGTCTTTACAAAGTATATTGGTCAACCAGTACTGGTTGAGGGTGGAGCATTTGAACACTTAAAGGGAAGTCGATCAGAGAAGCTTCTTGGTGTTATTAATGATAATGCCAGCATGTTCTTTACAGCAGCTAATGGAGGCTTGCGTAATTCCTTTTACTTTAAGGATGCTAATTACAAGCTGCTTCTTAATGATTTCTCTAGAATAACAGATGAAGAGATTCTTAATCTTTCTAAGATTTTTTACTATAAGGACCCAATCAAAACTGAAAAGTTTCAGGACGCAATACGTATTTTTTACTCCAGTGAAAGAGGTGGCTTATCGCTCACCATATATGATGATTTTTCAATGGGTTTGGATGGAGAGGATTATGCTTGGGAAGATCCACTAAGTTATAGTTTTGCAATTGAATACTTGACAGATAGAGGATATCCAACCCCCTTATTCTTTGGCCCTGGACACTGGGCTAATGGTATGTCGGCTGTCGAATTGGATATTGCTAATTGTAAGACCAAAGTGCTTTGATATATGAAGTTTATTGATAGCGAAACGGCGGTATTAACCGATGGCTCTTTTATAAATTTCAAGAAAGACGGAGGAGCAGAATTATTTCCTTCCTCCGAATGGAAGAGGCCAAGAGGTAAAAAGGGCTCACATGTCTTTAATTTTAAAAGCAAGGATCAAGCGATTAAAGTGTTTTATGAAATTGAAAGAAACATAGGAGAGTTTGATGAAAGAGTAATAAAAATAGAAGGCACAAGGCGGAAACGATTTATAATAAAAGTATGAACACATCCAGTAAAAACTTTCAGGCGGTGGGATTAGAAGAACTTTTTGACTTTCTTACCAAGGCTGGTGTGAATCCGAAGTACACTGGTGCAGAGGATTATGGGTTTTCAAGGGTAATAGAGTTTAAGGTTTATGATATTACCTACAGGTGTATTTGGTTTAAGAACGAGACGACTCTAAGAATTGGATTGGGTGAAAGAGCCGCTTGTATTCCATTCAGATACATTTTCATTGATGATTGCTTTCCACTTGTAGGAGGAAACCTTAGTATTGGATTTTCATATACGAAGAACGAGAGGGCGTCTATTTTAGATAGGGAATATCCTTATGAAGTTTTTAGAATTCCTCTTGAAGCATAAATTACGAGTAAAAAAGGATCAATGATACGAATACGAAATAAGAAGGTAGTAAATAAAAAGAGAATAAACCCCTACTATCTCCTTACCTACCACTACATGATAGGGGATGCTGATGGATATACGTCCAGGAGCGTAAGGGTGTCTATCGATAATCCTCATACAGAGAAGTACTGTAGACTGTTGAATAAGTTAAAGCCTTGCCCTGGCAAGTGGGCTGTTATGCTAGATTGGGAGCACCTGATGGGTTGCTTTAAAGATAAACAGATAACACTGGAAGAGTTTAAATTCCTGGAGAGACTTATGTTTGGCCCCGATAAAAAAACAAATAGGGATGAGTTCAGTGATGAATTTTATGAGGGTGTGGAGACGTATGACTGGATGTATCTTATATTTCAGGGAGTTGAACTTTTTTATGTGGATGATGAGCGTGTGAAGCACTCCACCAATATTAAACCAGGGGTTAAGTAATCAGTTTATGCCAAGCGAGAAAGAATCAAGCAAGCGAAGAGAACTTAAGAAAGAGGTAATTGCCTTCTTTGAGAGGCATGAGGGTAAGTATACTGCCGTGGAGGTTGCGGAGGCCTTGGAGTATCCAGTTCAAGATGGCCAGGCCTTTTATAGGACTTGCCCTAGTGTAAGAAGAGTTCTCACCCAGCTCTGTAAGGAGGGGCTTCTGTATCAATGGGTAATTGGTACTGGGATGTCACCGCTGACCGACAGGATTTGTCCTTATGAAGTCTCTTATCTTAAGAGAGACTCAGAATTAGCGGGTGAGTTATTAAAGAGCAGAGGTAATTTATTAAAGGGATATAGATTCAAATAATTATGACAGAGTCAATATACTTTCCAGTGGGAATCTGGAGCAAAGACGGAGAGCTTGCTTATAAGAAGGCAAGCGAGAAGTATGATGAATTGAAGGGGTTGCATGAGGAAATTTATCTGGTAATGAGTTCGCACCCCTATTCTGAGGGTTATTGGATTGAGTTCAAGAAGCCAGAGAATTTGCTGGGTTACATTATAAAGCGGGCATTAAATTAAAGAGCATGAAAATGACTAGACAAGAGAAGCAACTGGCGTTCCTGGAGGACACGGCCAGTTTTTATAATCTGGGAAACAGATCTTATTCACCCAGGATTGGTTGCATGTATGCTCCCAGCAGCGAGAGGACACCAGGTTGTGCCATTGGCAGGCACCTGAGTCCTGAGTTACAGAGGAAGCTGGATAAGATGTATCCTGACTTTAGCGTTGGCATATCAGCTGCGGAGGCCTTTGAACTCTTGCCAGATGGCCTGAAGGATCTGGGCAGGCAGTTTCTGAGTGGAGTTCAGGCTCTTCATGATACTGATACGAATTGGAATAATGAGGGTCTGAGCGAGCGTGGAGAGATGGAAGTGGAGAAGATAAGAGGTTTGATACTTGCAGGGGGATACAGGCCCTAGTCACATCCCGAACCACATCAATCAAAAAGAAGCAGAAGAGGATTAAAATAATCATATGAAGAACAAGGGATTAAATAAAGAACAAGAGAAGTTATATCAGGGACTTAGGGAATTACTGGAGTTTGATGGTAGAGAGGCTCTGGGGAAGGTGGGGATATTCCTCTACCTACATGCAAGAAGAGAGGGCCTGCCTCTAGATGAACTTATGCTGGGCCTTGCTAGGCCGACGGAGATGGCAATGGGGGCAATACGGGAGGAGCGGAGCAGGAGAATAAAGAGGGGACTGGCCAGGAAGAAGAGAGGGAGTAAGAGATCAGGAGAGTAGTCTTATTTCGCATTTTAAGCCCCATTACGGACAGCTTGCTCAGACTGGCAGGTATTAAGCAAGTGTACCTTTTGTACCCTGTATTAGCACGTATGGACTTTCTAGAGGTACTTAGAGGAAAATGAGCTAGAAGTATCAGGAGCAGAGAAAAAGAGGTGGTAGAGAGGTACGGAAAGTGGGAAGAAGTAGGAATTTGTGTTGGGAATGAGTAATAAGAAGTCTCTTTACATCAGGATTTAGCTTACTGGAGGCATGTAAAAAAATGTTTAATGCTGCTAGATATGAAAATTGAATACATGTAAAAACAGCCATTTATGCAAGTGAATATTATGCTTCAGTCAAATTTTTTGTAAATTTAAGACTAATTTTACACCCCTCTCAAAAATAAGACTAAATAATATTTGGTGCTTTTTTACATTTTTAAGACTATTTTTTGAAAAATAGTCTTATTTTTTGCTCAATAACACAGGGAGTGTTAGCATGCAGAAATTGTGTTATTTAGAATTGTTTTGGTTTTTTAAAATATTAGTAGTATATTTGTGGCCTAATAGTTAGATGTGCAGTATAGTATAAGTCATTCTGTTTGACGGAACAGGTAAAAATGACAAGGGAAGTACACTTTGATTGGTTTTTAAGCATCAAATACTGCGCAGTATTTGATTGTATTAGTAAAGTGAGTAAGGTTAACCCCCTCACTCTCCAATCAAAAAGGCCAGGAGGTTCAACTCCTTCACTGCATACAAAATTTAGTTCTTTTAAACCTGCTTGAGGTCAAACAGTAATAAATTAATCATAATCGAGGTAGAAATACTAAGGAGGTTAAGGTTTACAGCTATTACCAATAGCGTTGTTTGATGTAGAGATAATAATTAAGAACCCAGAGGTGCAAACTTAGTAGTTCGACTAATAATCGAGTGAAGGGAATTGGTAATTATTCACGATGGTAAGTGACAGGTTTAATTTTTAGTTCTTTTAATCGGATGTGTAGCTCAGTTGGCAGAGGGTAAGCATGTCTTTTTTATAAGTAATTGATTATCAATGCTAAACTAAAAACTTAGTTTAAATTTCCTACAGGCAAAAAGAAGTATTCTGATGAGAAGTTGTATCATTGAAAAATTAGTAGTAGGTTTATCCTATGAAAAATATATACGAACTAAAGCTGCATGAAACAACCAGGTTAAGTGTTAGTACAGGCCTTTTATCAAGTATAGATGTAAATATCCTTCGGGTACCAGGTGGATGGATCTACTATTCCTATCCTAGTAATGAAAGAGGAATATTTGTACCTCTTACTTATACTGATGCAGATGCAGCTCCATCAACAAATGAATAACACCTTGATTATCAATGTTAAACTAATTTATTAGTTTAAATTTCCTACGGGCAAAAAGAAGTAATTATGAGAATAAGTAAAGAAGAAATACATAAGCTTACCAAGGAGAGCCGTCCTAAGGTAATCAATGCCGAGTACCTAGACGTTGCTAATAAGATACGTGAATATGCCAAGATTGGTAGGTTCAACTTAAGATTAACTCATATAACTCCTGAGGTAAAGGATATGCTGATCAAAGATGGTTTTGACGTTAGTTTTGCTTATGAGTATATGGAATACTTGATTGAATGGTAGCAAGTCATAAGTCACTGAATATCAACCTTAAACTAATTTCTTAGTTTAAATTTCCTACAGGCAAAAAGAAGTAATACAGCCCGCTTCTTTTTTATTCAGGGCCATAACTCATATTTTTACCTACTTTTGGCCAAGTATAATATTTTCATTTCCAGCCATAAGTTGTTTCTTTGTAAATATTTGAGTATGTTTATTAAAAATTGCTCATGTATAAGAACTTTACCAGCAAGAAGAAGGCTGTTCAGATCATAAAGAAGAATCCAGCCAAGGGTATACTAGAAGACAGGATTATCAACCATAACTCTATGAATACAACATCCTATGTAAAGAAGACATATAATCATAAAAGAAAGTTTGTATAATATTTGGTTGATTATAAAATAATTAATATCTTTGCAAAATAAATACAATTCTTATGAATCTAATTGAAATTGGCCAGGTAGACCTGGGAACAGCTGCAGGATGCGTCTTCGCTATTGTTGTACTCCTTACACTCAGTATTACCCTCTACGATAAACTAAGGAAAAATAGACCCTAAAATGTACACATTTGTGTGGTGGGGAGCTTAATGCGGGCAAAATTATAACTGGGTGCTCTCAGGATATATACTTATTATCCAGAGTAAACAGGTCAGGTTTATCCTGGCCACCTTGATACAAAACAGTAGTTATCGTAAACTTATTGGATCTGGTTAAGGTGTTAAGACTCCGTGGCTCGCTATAAAGAGTATTAAAATAGCTACTAGGCACCAAAATGTCAGCTTTAAAAAATGCTCTACCAATTGCAGTTCATCCTCTGGGTTCGCATTGTTTAAATTAAGTATAAAGTCAATGGCACCAAAGATAAAAAATACGATGATGACAGCTGCTATGTTAATCATAAAACATGGGTTTATTTAATCTCTAAAATGTACACATTTGTGACACCTACTGAACGTCAGGCGACAAGAGAAGCTCTCTTACCCTATTTCTGAAGTTATTGATTCCCATATGATAAAATTCAAGGTTTTTCTTATGTATCCAGAGTTGTAGGATTTCAGTCTCTTTGCTACTAAGACCCAGTGAACTTCTGAATGCCTCCCAGTTTCCAGCGCCTTTGGCTTCAAGCTCCAGATCAATATTATTTTCCTTAGCCTCCAGACTGGTGCATTGGTAGTTGGTCATTTTTAAGATATGGTTTTTATCTGATGCAAAACTACTAAAAAATTCTGATGATACCAATTTATATTGAGTTGTTATTTTCGATATGCAAATATAAGACTATTTTTTTATTCTGACAAATTATTTTTACACTATGTGAATATTCGTGGGATTGATGTATCATTATCTTTCTATCGATTATCATGCCTGATTAATTTAATGCAAATATAAGACTAATTATTGAAAGTACCAAATTTATTTTTAATTAAAGTTGGTAGATTTAATTTATAAACCTATATTTGCATTATGAAAATAAAAACTCATACTCGCTACAGTATTACAGCCATTAAACAGGATGGAGTGAGAGGACTGGCCTTCACCAATAATTATCGTAGGAACTACCTGACAATAAAAGAAGCAGAAGAAATGCTCTCCAGCATCCTTAAAAATAATTCAGAGGAAAAAATTCATGAGCATATAGGAAGGGACTTGCAAGTGACTAAAATCCAGTGCTATCCTGGTGGAGATTCTATACGAAGTATTTTTTAATGTATAAATAAATTTATACTTATGATACGATATACGGTTACCGCAATTAATCAATAATAAATAAATTTGGTATTCCCAATTATTAGTCTTATATTTGCAGTCTAAATGTTTGACAAAGGACTTTGATTCCTTTAATTTTATTCATTCAAAATATAGACAATGGACACTCAGAAAACAGTTAAGGATATTACCGAATTTGTAAGCTCATTCAGTTTGAATCAAAACGAGTTCAATGAAGTCATGTCTCATGAACACCGTACAAAACAACAATCCTTTACAAGGCTCTGTATAAAATGGCTTGAACACGTATCTTCCGCTGACTATAAAACTGATCTCAGAAATGATGAAAGCAAGAAAGTTGCCAGAGAATTGATTGAGACATTTGAAAAGAAGCATGGTTACAGGCCATCAAGCGATATCTATTTTATCTAAAAAATTAAAAATATGAATATAAAACTAAACTTTCTTAAGAAGGATTTTAAGGAAACAAATTATACGGATGTATACGATTGTGCTATTACCAGAGCCTTACAGAGAGCTGGAATAGATGCAATAGATGTAGGGATTGGGATCACATCAAGTAATACCCTAAATGCACCTGGCAAACGTAAGATGATGTCAGCTGATAGTAATACTGATTATTGTGAGTTAGCTAGCAAGGTACAAGACATGTACTTATCTATACCCGCCGAGGATTTTGAATACACACTGGATTTAGATTTATAAAAAACATGTATTATTGATAGTATCAAATGCTTAAACAAAATAAATTTGGCAACGTCAACAAAACAAAATATTATGGATAATTCATTTAGTCTCGAATACAAGAACATGAAGCATAGATTGATAACCGCTATTGGAAATCATGTTCACCATCATGGCGTGAAGAAGGAGATAAGCGATGTTCCTGTTATGCTGGTGGACATTGATGAAATCAAATACGTTAGCGATAGCCATGCGTATGATGCCTTCGGTTACCAATGGAATCTGAATGCACAGTCTCTGGAGCGGTTAATTGATATCTCCATAAAACTTGAAATAAAATAAATTTGGTACTTTCAACTATTAGTCTTATATTTGCATAAAAGTATGAAAAAGATGATTGACTTTAATAAGGCTTATGACAGACTCCGTTCTGATATAACGATGGCCATTAGCAATATGTTATTCGATTGTAAGAGAATAGGTTTTAATGATGATGAATCTTTAACAATACAGACTAATACTAATCTAGTAGAAGTTAAAGGTCTGGAGTACAAGTTTGGTGTGATTACTCTCTTCGTATCTGACTGGGGCGTCACTGAGGAAATGCCCTTGGGAGATTGTTTTGTAGGTGATCTAATTAATATCTATGAATACCTATATAAATATTTTAACAAATAATTTAAAAATTTTTTTGTAAGACTATCAAAATTAGTCTTATCTTTATAAAAGCTTAAATAAAATATAAAGTTATGGAAATTGTAACAAATGATGCTAATAATGTTCAACTTAGTATGGATCAGCACCTGAGAGATAAGGTTAATCGGATGCTTAGAAAATACGGTCTTGACTTTATTATTGAGAAGCGGGTTCTGTTTGGCTTTAATCAGGATGACGTGACTTTCAAAATGGTTAAGAATTCAGATGATCCTGATGCCAAGGATCGTAAAAGACTTAGGAAGGTAGCAATTACTCCTAATGAGGGGGCCAAGGCGTTTCCTTCACCCTATTACGGTCTTTATAATAGTAAAACAGGCGACGCACTCAATACCTGTAAAGAGGGATATGTTGTATCTCAAAATGCCGAGGTTGTTGAATTGGTGTTGCGTGGAATGGAAAAGTTTGGCGATACACTCAGGGTAACAAAGGCAGGTGCTCTGCACGGTGGCCGCAAGGTATTTTTTCAACTTGGCATAAAGGGTTTTAATAAGATCGGAGATGAAGAAATCGAGCGCTTTGTTACTATCATTGACAGCAATGATGGGTCTACTGGCCTTAGCGTGGGTATCGGAGATAAAGTAATGAGCTGTGAGAATCAATTCTTTAAATTCTATAAGAAAGGAGAGGCAAAGTTCAGGCATACTTCAACGCTTGAAGTAAAGCTAAAGACAATGCCTGTGCTCATTGAAACAGCTTTATCTGAGAGCATGAAACAAATGCTTGTTTATCAAAAATTCATGAATACGCCTCTTACCAAGAATCTGGCAGATGCCATGGTTAAAGAAGTGCTTGGGCATGATAGAATATTTACAAGTTTGGAAGATCAAGCTAAGAAGACTTCAAAGGCCATCAATCACATGGATTCCCTGTATGCAAGTATTGATGATCAAATTGCTGATAAGGGAGAAAATTTGTTCGGGTTATTCTCAGGTGTTACTCATTGGACAACACACACCAGAGCCAAACCAAAAAGAGTAAATGGCTTCGAGGAAACTCTGATGGTGGGTTCTGCTTATACTGCGAACATGGCCGCTTATAACTTCGCTGTTAATGAGGCAGGAATCCTTATAAGAAAGAATGAATTAGTATTATCTTAAAATAAGTGTAATGACAAGTTGAAAAATACTTGCCATTATTTTTTGGTACTTTAAATAATTAGTCTTATATTTGTATAAAATAAATCAAATGAATATACAAATCACAATCACAGGTGAAGGCACTGCAGAAGAAATTGCGGTGGCCTTAAAACAGGTATCCAATGATCTCGAAATAGGTAATTACTTAGACACTGTAAGAGAGAAGGGAGTAGTTGAATTTGAAGATTCTACTCTTCTAACCAAATTAGAAGAAGTGGATGATGACGAGTGGTGGATGAAATAATGAATTAGTATTCTCCTAAGTATGTACACAATTGAGTTCTCATGAATATAGAAATGCAAGAAATAACACCTGAGTACCTTCCAGCTGAAAGCGGAACGTATCTGGTAAGAAGTCTGACCAGCCACGCCAAGAAATTTATTTATACCCAGGCGCGTGTTAGCAAGCACTATGACGAAAAAAATAAGAAGTGGAAGTACTCTATTGATGTGAGTGGCCAGACGCCTACGCATATATCCACTGAACCCTTACAATAAAATAAAAAATAATATGGGCGTAATGTCATGCAGCCGAAAGGGCTGTGATCAAATAATGTGTCATACTTATGTCGGAACAGTTGGCTATGTTTGTTATGAGTGCCAGAAGGAATTTAAAGAATACTTGGCCAAGCAAAACATAAAAGTAACAACCGATGTTGAAATCAACGATGCATTAAAAATTTTCATGAAAACAGATAAGGGTTCATTTGAAAGAGGAAATGAAATGAGTGTGGACGAATTTTTTACCTCACATTCTGAATAGCACTAAAATAAATTTTTCTATTCCAATTTTTACTCTTATTTTTGCAGTATGAAAAAAGAATTCGTCTTAGGCCAAAAAGTTCTGGTTAAAACAGGGAGCGGCGAGGCCGTGGCCATAATTGACTATCCAAATATAAGAAAAGACTTGCAAGGTAATAATAGGCCATTTAAACGTCAGATCAATGGTCAAACCAGTTACCTCTGTCGTTTCACTGATAATATAAAAAGATGCCACGTTGGTGGCGCATATAGAACTTCTGATAGAACAGAGGGTATAAATTACTTATGCGAACTGGCTTACTACATTCCAGAAGAAATAATTTTTGAATATAATAAATAATATTATGAAAGTGCTAAGAGAGGTAAACGGAATATGCCTTAATGAAGGTGATGGTGCCGCTAGAGGCCTATATAATTTATCAGACGACAATGACGGTAATAGATTATCTGCATGGTTTGATACTGAAACGAAGGATAAATTGATGAAGATGTCAGATGAGAGATTTATTCTCAAAGCTGAGGATTTTTTTCAATGAAAATAATTTTTCCCTTTCAATTATTAGTCTTAAATTTGCAGCATGAAAGTTAATAATCATGTAGGAAAGTTATTTTTAGCAGACCAGTCACTTCGTCAAAGGGTGATAGCTAACCACCTGCTGGCCTATACAGATTTGATTACACCTGAAACCGATCCTCAGAAAGAGCTGGACAATTTTTTATTAGGGGATAGTGAGAGATACATTGTATCTGCAAATGTAATGAAAAGCCTATCCTTCCTTAAATTAAAGAAGCCATACAATTATGGCATATTCAAGAAACATATAGATGGATCTACAAAGACTTATCTTCTTCCAGATAATGAGATACTGCGAATTAAAAGAGTGGGAGATACGCTAAAGGTCGGTATTTTCTTTTTTAAAGGAGAGGTTTATGATGGTAAGGATTTTAATTGGCTGGGATTCAAGTGGAATTTATGGAGAGCAAATTTAGACACAGGCCTTTCCATAATGGGTGAGTATGATAAACTTCGAGCATTGGGTGGAGAAGAAGTAATTCTGGATCAATTTGATGATAACATAGAATACTTCGAGCATAAGGTATTTGCCCTGCTCTGCTTTATATTCTTATCGGAAGTGGAGGTTAGGGAAGTTCAACCCAATTCAAGGTACGGCACTCAGAAGTCTGGAAAGATCCTTAACAATACGGATATGAAGTTTATTCTTATCAATTCCGACTGGAATGTAACTTATATTCGTTCAGAGGGATTTGACGTTAGTGGACACTTGGCACTAAGGCATGTTGGAGTTGGAAGGGGTGATACAAGAGTGGTTTTCATAGCGCCTTATAGGAAAAACGGATACAAGAGGGAAGCTGAGAGAGAAAAACATTAATTTGGTAGTTTCAATAATTAGTCTTATATTTGCATAAAAATTAAAAGTATGAAAACAGTTATTTTAAAGGTCACTGCCAACATTGAAGCTATTCTGGAAGAAGGTGAAGAAATTGAGGATATAATTAATAACATGGATTACAGCTTCTCTTATTTTCCTGACAGGAGCGCAAGTGAAAGAATCACGAATACGGAAATACTTTCTTATGAAGAAGTTGAACAATTTGAAAACAAATAACATCCGTGTGGATATTAGAAGCAGCAACCAAAGTACTTGACGTAGATGCTGATGGAGATTATATAAGCCATCCGACTAGTTCTGCCATATTGGAAGCATATCTATTAACTAACATAAAATAAAATACTATGTTTGTAAATTTAACACCAAATCGAAAAGAAATAGAAAGAAGGAAAAAGATTGCTGAGGAAAATAACTTTAAGTATATACCTCAATGCGATGAAAGATTAATGGAGTATGGCGACGGCATTTATCAATGCAATTTAGACTTCAATTTCTCATACAATGAATTTATAGAATATAATATTGATGAGAGAGTTTTCAGCATTCCATTTAAGAATTCCTATGAAGTCTTTGCACCAGATTATAATAAAGCCCAATATGGGGTGGCCGACAGCGTAGACCAATTAAAAGAGTATTTCAAAGAAGAAATGGAAGATCCTAATCGGAAGTTCTTTTTAACCATGACGCCTGTTTACCAAGATAAAGAAAACAAAGGCAAGGGCGGTGGTTGGCGCTGGCATAAATGGGGTACTTACATAGGAAAACTTAATCCACAACATGAATACTTGGATGATGAAGATTTCGGGAATGATTTTCAATATGTAATATGTTTTCACTTGTATGAGTTAAAATAAATTTGGTAGAATCAAAAATTAGTCTTATATTTGCATTATTAATTACTTAAAAATATAGAAATGGGCTACACAACCGACTTTGAAGGCAGTCTTTCAATTACTCCTTCACTTACAATGAAGCAAACCGTTTACATCAATCAGTTTTCTGAATCACGCAGGATGAAAAGAGATGTAAATATATTACAGGAACTCTACAAGGGAAAACATAGTCTGGACGGGGATTATGGAGTTGAGGGTGAGTTCTTCAATCAGGATATAGAAGATAGGTCTGTTCTTGACTACAATACGCCACCAAAGACACAGCCAGGATTATGGTGTCAATGGATCATCAATGATAATGGTGAATTGGAGTGGGATGGCGGAGAGAAATTCTACAATTATGTTGAGTGGCTAGAATATCTGATTAATAACTTCTTTAAAAAGTGGGGTGTGGTTCTTAATGGTAGCATCCGTTGGAGAGGAGATAGCTTCGACGACATAGGAACTATCAAAGTTAATGATAATGTGGTCTCAGTAATCTATGGGTTTTAAATGCTAAATTACACTAGTTATGAAAAAATTTGAAGAAGTACCTGATTCTGAGATAGAAGAAGTGCTGGGCGCGAAGGCTGATTCTTTTCAAAAGAAAGAGTGGGATTGGTTTAAAAAGGTTTATAAAACTGCGATGTCCATAAGTGAAGATGAGATGCGATTTCTCTTGTTAAAATTTTTAAAATTTCATTACAGAGAAAATCCATTCAAGAAGGACATCACCAATCTAATGGAAGTTGATAAATTTATTAATTCATTACGAAAGTAAATTTTTCCGTCTCAATTAATTGTAGTATATTTGCCTATCACTCTTAGTTATGGACGTAAACTGATTGAAGACTAAGTGATAAAATAACAGATATTAAAAATAGTATTAATGCATCATCTCAATGTAGATATAAAGACTTCTTATGTTGCCCAATTGGTAGAGCGATTCGTGAGTGAGTAATAGAGTAAGCGTATGGAAATAGCACTGCTTCGCTTAATAAGCGTCACAACGGGTACCAAGTATAGGTTCGAGCCCTATCATAAGATGTGAAACTACCTGATTAATAGTGACATAGTTGTATGTACCGAAAGGAGTACAGCATAGTTACAAAATAGCTTCTATTAATCAGCTCCCAAGGATTGAGCAATTGCAATACACTTTTCATTACTATACACTGAGCACTAAAGACTTAATTGGTACAGTGACCAATCAGTTGAGGTAACAATTGCCTGCGCAGGTGTTGAGGAATGTATTGCAATTGTATGCAGAGGGATAAATTATTTGATTATAGATAGGACGTATACGTTTAATTAGGGGATACGCTGCTGTATGTACAGTGAGGCTTTCATGAACCACCCTATTAGTAATCAATTTCCAATGTGAACAGTTGTAATATAGATGCCGCAAAACAGTGAAGGCATAATAAACTGTTATTACAACTGTAAACAAAGGAGATTTTATGGAGTCCACATTAGCTCAGTTGGTGTTAGAGCACTGAAACGATTGGGTCATTCCTTTAAGTAGAGGTCACAGGTTCGAGTCCTGTATGTGGATCTAAACAGAAGTTCTCTGGAGAACAACACCGCAGTCTCGTATTAAATCGAAGGTGGTCAGTCGTTACACTGATGTTTGAAGGAGATGATCATGGATGGGTGTTTCCTGTCACAAGAAGAGAACTAATGTGAGGTTCTCGTAATCACTGTAACGGGGCTTCTGTTTTCTTTTATAGATGAGATGGCCAAATTGGTAGAGGCACCAGACGTCTAATCTGGGTTACTGCAGTCCACAGCTATGAGGTGACGGGAATAAGCCCCTCGGTGTACTCATAGGTTGCAGGTTCGACTCCTGCTCTCATCTCTGTATTTTTCCTCAAAAGAACAATCAGTGGTTTGTTCAGTCTATTTCAACTGGTACACTAACTGATTAGCCATTCACAATCTTTTAATCTTTAAAAATAACAATTTGGCTCTTTTAAAAAATAATCTTATATTTGCACTCCTAAAATAATGAAAAATAATGAGAAATTATCCCACTACCGAAGACGGTCAGATAGACGAAGACGACCAGAAAGAATTAAATGCTTTAAAGGCTGATGACTGGCAACTTGACCTGCTTAAAAAGAATCCTGAGTACACCAGCTGGGGTTGCTACGAGGATTCTATGAGCAATGAGTCTGGATGGAGTGGCCGTATAATTACTCCCACATGGAAGGAGCATAAATGGGACTTGAATGAACTTAATGAGCTGATTAATTTCTACTTTGAGGTTTACCGTAAGAATCATGAGTGTCCTGAGTGCGAGGGTTCAGGCCAAAATAAAGCAACAAAACAGCTTGCTGATGATTGGTACGATTTTGCGTATACAGGGAGAAAATGGCATGATAAAATAACTGACGTTGAAGTGCTTGCACTGGCTAAGGCAGGACGCTTACATCATTTTAGCATGGATAGATTTTACTTTGATGAAGACACAAATAATTGGATGGAGTGGAAGGATGGTAAAAGAGTTGCTCTATCTACCATGCCTAAATTACCAACAGCCGAAGAAGTAAACAACCAGGAAAAACGTGGTGGCTTTGGTGGACACGATGCTATTAACAGATGGGTGTGTATTGAAGCAAGGGCGAAGCATTTGGGCATTTGGGGTAAGTGTGAACACTGTGAATCTGGGGTGATATATGATGAGCCAAAGGCGAGCGTTGCCCTGCAATTATGGTACATTCATCCACGCAAGGGTGCTTCAAGGGGTGTGTATATTGAAAGTCTTGAACAGGAAGATGTACCTGAAATTCTTGCTTACTTGAAAGAAGCAAGAGATAGAAATAATGAACGATTCTCAAAGATCTAAAATGAAAAATAATACGATAACATGGCAGTACGCCCAGAACTTCGATGAGAATGAAAAGAGATGGGAAGAAGTTAAGACACTACTCATTGCTAAGATGAGGGTTATTACTAAAAACGCTCTTCTATCTATGGCCATGATTGATGACTGCATCGAGTGTACTGATATGGTACGGGCAATAGAATCTGGCGACAGGTCAGAATTCTTATACAAGAAAGCTAAGAAAGCGGTTGAAAATGCGGCCAGTCTTGAAGAAGCGGGTGAGATGTTTTACAAGGCCTTCTCAATAGCTTTAAATAAAAAATTAAATGAACAAGACTAAATTCACCTAAAATTATAAAATGCTAAAGGAAATATTTAATTTCGATAAAAATGTTGTGACTTCTTATATTATGTATGAGTTGAAACTTGGTGGTAAATTTAAGGAAGCCTTTAATTATATTTCAAGCAGTCTTCCCAATCAGAGATTAAAAAAGCTGGAAAAACTTAAATGGGATGAGGGTAAAAATTATGACTGGGCTATAATTAAAAAGAAAGAAGTAACCCTCATCATTCGAAAATATCAAACGCACTTTACTATCTTCTTTAAGAATGTAAATAAAGAAATCAGCTGGTTCAATAAGTATGGCTGTTTTACATTTCATTCCGATTTAGAGAAGATGAGCGATGAGGATAACGACAAGTATGTTGAAAGCAACTTTACCGATTTAGATAATTCGATGGAGGACTTAATTAAAATTATTTCTAAGGATGAAATTCATACACTTTGGAATGAATATTGTTTTCCAAGGCCGAAGCATGTAGTTATTAAAAATATTTGGAACGGAGCTGATGATCTTAGTTCCATAGACGATTTCATATTTTGTTGCGAAGAACTGTTTAATAAGTATTTGGAATTGTTTGCAAAGACAGATATGTTTGAAAAGATCAAGAGTATAAGGGTCGGAGATAAATTAAACAACAAATACGAAGTACTCGATGTTTCAACCGCTGTAAAAGATGGATATTTTCACGACATAGGTTTAATGCTAAAGGGAACCAATGGTGTTGACGATGTATCTTGGAAAGACGTGTATTCTCTTACCCGATGGTATTTAAATGATATCTTTATACCGCTACAAGAAAAATAAATTTGGTAGAGCCAAAAATTAGTCTTATATTTGCAGTATAAAATATTTACAATGAATACAAAAATAAAAGAATTAACTTCCTTCCATTATGCCTTTCAGATTAGCAAGTTGATAGTATTTGAAGTACAATATTATCGTCTAAGTAATAACAAAAGTAAGTATTTTGCTACCCAAGCTGCTATGTTTAATCGGCCAAAGACGGATTATATTGAATGTGGACAAGCTCAAAAAAGCCTATTAAAGGAAGCAAAAAAAGCCATGCAATTCTATAAAAAATGGGATTATATACATATTAAAGATTTGAATGAGCAGCAACACGCTGAAATGCTTATAGACATTGAAGAGCTATGCAATCAGTATAATTTTATTCATAAAGAAACTGATTTTAGTTTTGAAGAATTAAAGGGTTTATCAAAAATGAAAATAAAATAAATTTTTACAAAATTTAATCTAACACTTGCATCATCAATTTAAAAAGCATGTTACAAAAAATACAAGAACTTAAAATGAAGCAGGCTCTGGAGTTAGAGTATATGGTTAGACAAATACTTGGTCAGAGTTTTAGGAATTTTCTTGACTTCCTACACAGAGATAAAAGCGTAAGAAGTGAGCATAAAAGATTTGATATGTCAGGAAATTATGGTTTCGTAGAGAATCAAAAAATACTTGACCTATTTGAACTGCCTATCAGTACAGAAGAAAATACTGATAAAAAGTACTTACTAGTTTTTTATAAGGGTGTTCCATCTCTTTATGAGAAAAAGTCTTCTCGTATTTATGTAGAACGTGATTATGCGGGATGGGGAACCGTAGAGATTATAATTGATCTTATTGATTATATTTTCAACAAGCAAAAATAAATTTGGTAGTTTCAAAACTTAGTCTTATATTTGCAGCATCAAATTAATTATTAACCTAAACAAGAGGGCGCATCCAAAAGGGCGTTACAACTATCGGATACACGCATTACTGGCGCAGGCCAGAAACACTTGGAACTAAAGAAGAGTTCAAGGCATTTGCTGATGATTGTCAAAAAATATTTGACTACTCGCAAAACGTTTTAGGGATAGCATTGGCTAATGGGCTTGGAGACCCTAACACCCAGCCAGAGGCAACTGAAGAAACAATTCAATTTAATGGCTCAGAAGCACAACCAAAGGGTAAGTGGACTACCAATGAAGAATTAAGTATTCCTTGGCCATCGAATAATGCTGATTTGGTTGAACCTGACGAAACTTCCCTTTCTTCAAAAACTGATGGAAATTGGTTTGCTGGACATCTTATTTCTCAGCGCTGTGCACCACTTAATAATCTGACGCAAGTTGGAAGCGGAAGCTATGAAACTTGTTCTATTTATCGCGTTGAGAAACAAGAGGAATGGAGAAAGGACGATAAATTGATATTTAATTTCTGTAAGACAGCATACAGACCGTACGATCTAACAGTTACCGCAGTACTCATTGCATTAAAACATCACTTTCCTGAAAGTGAGGTATCAAGCGACGGTGAAGCACAGAATTGGCTTGATGGGAGATTTGTTTGCCAACAGCTATTCGGTTGGGGATTGGACGAGAAAATTGGTGACTAAGAGACCTAAAATTAAGTATATTTGCAGCAGTTATCGATATTTATAATTAAATTATAGGAATGAAGGAAAAATTAAACGAGGACGGGTATTCGAGACTGATGCAAATTATGAAGGGGTTGGTTCCATCAATCCGCACACTGGGTATTGTAACATGGGAAAATCCCAACGCAATAGAAGTATTGGCACAGGAGAATAATGCGCTTAATGAACGTCTTAAAAAGAGACTAAAGAATGGCCACTACTCATATCGTCAAATTAAAGGCAAGTATGATTCTTTAGAAAATCCGTTCTTTATTAATAATATAAGTCGAAGAGAAGTTCTGGATTTGGGTAGGGAAGGAAGCCAAGAGTCAATTATTTTCGGTAGCATGGAAAAGGATAATACACTCTTTGAATTGGTTGCTTGTGCAAGCGGTGAGGATATTGGCACTTGTAAGATATGGAAGCATATCGAAAATGGACAGGATAATTACTACTCTGAGTTCAAGGGAAGGAAATTCTTACTACCCTTCTTTGATGCCGAGAACGTGGTTGATGAAAATAATATATTTGAGACCTCTGAGTTTAAAGATACTCCTAAGTTAATACAGGAAATAAGAGTTGATGAACTTATTGATGATAAGCGGACAGGCACTTCAAAGTATAATAAGAGAGGTTACATTTATAAGAAGCTGAGAGAAAATACTGACAAGTTCTTAGGAGTTAAAAAACAACTTCGAGAGGGGTTGGATCACTACCCTACTCTGTAACAAATTAAGCCTCATTTAAAGTGAGGCTTTTTACTTAAAAATAAATTTGGCAGTTTAAATAATTAATCTTATATTTGCAGGACACTTTAACCACATGGATATGAGATCAACAGAAAATTTAAAGATACTAAGTAGGCTACTTGAAATAGCTAAGAATCCGTTGGAGTACTCGTTGTACCCTAAGCCGTTCAAAGAAGAGCATATCTTCTTGGCAAACCATCTCAATGAAGCCAGACAGCGCTTGGAGGTAGAATTTAATAATGCGTTCAAGAAGGCTGTTGGCGCTTATAAATCAACGTTAAAGGAACATGGCTTCGGATACTTTCATAGTCCTGAAACACTTGTATATATCAGGATGCAAATAAATCAGATAAGCTATGTGGTGTATGGAGACTATGTGCATGAGATTAAGTTTAATGAGGATCTTGGAAAGGCTGCCTATAAGGATCTAATAGAGCAAATTGATCGTACCGTTCTTATGACACCAGCGCAATTAAAAAAACATACTGCTGAATGTAATCGTATATCAAAAGAAATTATTGATGAAATCCTTAAGGAAGAAAGAGAAAAATAAATTTGGCCAAGTCAAAAATTAGTCTTATATTTGCAGCCTAAAATATTTAATCATGGGTCAAAGACATCAACAATTTATTAGAATTATTAATCCTTTAAACAACAAACGTTTAAATGATAAAGATAAGAGAGAATGGGCTCCAATTCTTGGAACGGAGGAAACGACAATTCTTCCCTTTCATAACCAATGGCTATTCGGAAGAAGTGCTCTTGGAAGTGCTCTTGGCCTATTGGAATTTTCTTCTGGAACAACCTTAAAGGGAAAGCTATCACATGACTTATACGGCAATCCGCTGGCGAGGGTCGATTATTCACCCATGAGCATAGAATCTAGGATAAGCAAGATTGAATTCATACTGAATTATATCCCAAAGGATACCGATTGGTTGAACCAGGGCTTCAATACTTCTTTCTTCTTAAAGGATGAACCAATCATGAGAGAGAATTTTGAAATGGGTGATAATAATGATGGCATTACTATCATTGATACACTTGAAAACAAGTATTGTTTTATGAATATCAATGATTATGAAATTGAACGCACAGGAATTAATTCTTTACCCTATCAAATACCTGTAAGTGCAGAGACGTATGTGAAGGCTTATTATGGCGAAACAGAAGAAGCTCTTAGTAATTATTATTTAGAGAACCATACGCCTGAACAAATTGTAAAATATTTAAAGGATAATATTAGAATTAATAGAGGGCTGTATAAGAGATTTAAAAAATTTCCTGTACTGACGCTCGAAGAAATTGCGCTTATGTTCCCAAAGATGAATTTGAAGAATTTGGAAGTATCGGAAAAGTAAGCTATATTTGTGAATCGCTAATTTATTAAAAATGACACTAAGCATAGAATCATATATTATTACACTTCCTTCTGGGAATGTTTTCTGTGTAATAGCAAATAATTTAAAAACAGCAATTGAGGATGCTCAATTTGCTGAAGAAGCTGGACTAGAATTAATTGTGGGTGCTAGAAGTACAGTTAGTTTTTTAGAGTCTTACGAACTTAATTGATGGACACAATATCAAACTGTAAAAACAGACAAGTGGCGTGTCCATATTTTATTAAACCTGTTTGAAGTCAAACATTGGAAGGCTAACGGATAAAAGATCACTTAACCACAGCTATTACCAGTAGCGTTGTTTGATGGAGAGATAATATAATACAAAAGCAATCCTGTCCGCAGGAGCTGGCAGTTAAAAGCTACAACAAAGTTGCTGATATTATTCCCAATGGTACGGGACAGGTTTAATTTTTTACTTGGTGTTATCAAATAAATTTAGTAGGTTTGTATTGCTTCTCTTATCATAGAAATATGGGAGAAGATGGGGTGTCTGACCCGCGAATCTTGACGAAAGATTGCTGTCACCATTTAGCCACATAGAAATATGTGGTTATTTTTTTAATAAATTTGGCTGTTTCAATAAATAGTCTTATCTTTGAAGTATAAAATTTTAAACAATGCCATTCAATGATTCAGAATTAGAACAAACCTATATGTCTCTAATCGGTAGTAAGAGTATTTTTATCTCAAAGGGGAAAGTATTAGACCATTACACCTTAGATATATTTGCTTCGGGAACGCTTCATTATTTTACTTATGAAAGCAAGAAGAAACGAAAGGCTGATTTGGCTCTATTCAAGTATTATCTCTTTATGGATAGACTTAAAAAGTCATTTGATGACGAAGTACGTGCTGAGCCTTATATGAATTGGGGCGAGCCACACGCCGATTTGGTTGGCAGAGACACTTTCTTTATACTGACTCAAAACATATACGATCAAATATATTTTCAAAATCAAATTGGAGAATAAATTTGGAACTTCCAATTATTAATCTTATATTTGCATAAAATAAAAATCATGGGATACGAAACAAGAATGATCGTGGGCATTTTGGATGAATATATTAATGAAGATCCTGCTGGCGTTATGGAAATAGCAAGAATTAATCTTTGCAAAACAGGAATCTTTGTTGACACCTATATTGATAAGGAGCGAGATACTCAAAGGGTTTATATATACGCAGATGATGGAGATAAGCGCATAACTGAAGACCAGTATGGTTCGCCACTTCTTGCTGTTCCTCCAAAGGACGTTTTAAGGCTCATGGTGGCCGCAAATAAGGTATCGCCTTATAGAAGGTTCAAAGCGGCAATTCCAATGCTCAGAAGCCTTATAAAGGGCTTTAAAGGAGAGAATTTAGTCTGCATTCTTTTTGGATACTAAATTCGTAAACAAACTTGTTATTCTAGATATGAAAATTATTGTAATAGGAAATAATCCAGCGATTAAATACTTTAATCACATTCAAGATAAAACTATACTCGTTGTCGGCGAACCTAGTCCTGAACTTCTGAGTGCTGTTCAAATAGAACACCCTGACTGTGAGTTCGTGGATCTTAGTAAAAGGCCTCTTTCAGAGGTTGTACCTCTTGTTCCGCCACTTCCCCTTCTTATACCGCCTGTAATAGAAGAGCCTTATTTATTTGAAGAGAAGGACAACTATATCAATGGCAAGAAGAAATTACCACGAAGAAGAAGAAAAAAATAAATTTGGCAGAATCAATTATTAGTCTTATATTTGCAGCCTAAATAAAACAACATGAATGATAATAATTTGATAGAAACTATTCAATACAAGGGGCATGAAATTAAAGTATGTTATGATACAAATGCCTCCAGTCCCGATGAATGGGGTAATGATGATATGTTTTTAGTCTATGACCATAGGGATTTCGCAATAGAAAGAGATGGGTTTGATCCACAGGATATATTCTATGCAATGGGAGAAAACAAACCGCTATATAAGGGTTACTTCTACTTTCCTGTGTATGCGTATATACATTCAGGAGTTGCATTATCACTTGGAAGGAGTGAATATCCGTTTAACGATGGATGGGACGTTTCATTCAGGGGGTTTGCACTTATCAAGAGGCAGAAGGGATTGAGTTATAGAAGGAAGAAAGCCTATGAAATTGTTAAGAGCCTTATCGAGGAATGGAATCAGTATTTGAGTGGAGATGTTTACGGCTATACTTCTGATTGCGGTAGTTGCTGGGACTTTTATGGTGAGGAAGGCAAGCAGGATATGATTAAGCAAGCGAAAGATGAAATAGATTATAAGATTGAAAGAAGTAAAAAATCTATTTTAACCAGTTGAAGAAATTGAATAATAAATTTGGTGCATACAAAAATTAATCCTATATTTGCATTAATCTAAAAATTGAAAAAAAGAATATGATGAATACGAATATCACAAGAACAAGAAGCATGCCTGTTAATGTAAATTTGATTGGCGTAAAGAGTAAGTATAACAAGTATGGCTTCAGAGAGGGCGATACAGTAATTCTGGACGATCAAGGCAACAATTCAAAGATGGTAATGATCAAAGAGAATACTATTGTTGGCTTATACGCGCAGGTGCATGGAATCAACGAATCACCCAGCGACAGCTACACCGTATTAACATCAAGGCTCAGCCCAATAAGCTAAATGTACACATTTGTGACCTCTATGCCTGGTCACGTCGATTTAATCTTATATTAGTAACTTGAACCATTTAAAACCTTACAAACATGAAATTAGACTATGAGACTTGTCTGTTTACTCAGACGCATATGAAAAGAGTCAATAATCTAGGTTACTGTGAATCATGTGGCTGCGGCTATGATGGTATCTATTATGAATATAATATGGCTGTACTGATTGACGAGATTCGAGATCTACAAACCAAGCTGTATAGCAAGTCATTCGATAAGAGAGACTTTGGAGCAAATACAGAGGATGAACTTGTAGTGCTCAGGAACAACCTAAAGAAGGAACTTGAAACCAAGACATCTAAGGATGAAGTTGCAAAGTTATGGAGAAGTCTTGTAATAAACAAAAAAAATCTTGGAAGTGTAGTAAAATAGTAGTATATTTGTTTTGTAATTGCATGTGAATTGTAAATCGGTCATAAGAAATCTTCCTCTAAAAGGGAAGATTTTTTATTTGGTATTTTAAACTAATACAGTCCTTAAATAAAGTAAGCATCAATATGTTATGCACAATTGTTTTTATTGCATCATTTTATGCGGCTTATAAGATAGAAGTCTATAAGCATAACCGCAGATTTAAAAGAGAACATAAGTTTCAAAAGAAAAGAGGTCATCCCATTATACCTAGAAATAAACTATCTTAAAAATAAATTTGGTGCGTTCAATAATTAGTCTTATATTTGCGTTAAATTAATACATCATGAAAGACGAATATATTGACATTTCTGAATGTAACCTGAGACAATTAAATGATGGAGATAACTTTAGTTTCTTAGGAAGCAATGTAGTCTGGAATGTTTTTGAAGTGCGTTATCGTTCAGTCGTTATAGATAGTGGTAAAACTCATAGAGAGATTTTCTTCGATGACTATTACAAAGGAAAAAAATACCACAATTGTCAGAGGGGTGACGGAAGAGTAATATTAAAGAAATACATAATAAAATAAAATGAAAGCTAACAATTATGAAGAATAAAAAAGAATTCATAGCAGTTTTAAGTACACTTCTTTATTCCTGGGGTGGTGATACTCCGTCAGAGGCTGTATGGGCTGCAAATGATTTATTGACTTGGTACGAAAAAGAGTATAACGTAATATTAGGCGTTAGAATACTTGAAGCAACAGGCGAAAAAACTTTTGATGATAACTATGATGAAGTCAAAAAACTTATTGAAACCGACTAATACTTTTGGTACTTTAAATAATTAGTCTTATATTTGCAGTCTAAATCATTAAACATGGAAATAAAATTAACAAGAGACGAAGTTAAAGAAATACTCTTCTCAGCACTTTGCAATGGCGGTATCCAATTATTAAGAGGGGCTGGTGTAGAACTTGGCTACTCAATAAGAGACTATCACCACGCAAAGGATACCCTGCTTAAACAAAAACCGAGCGAACAAATTTCTTATGAAGATGTTCTGATTCAAATACTAGAAGAGGGTAAGGAATTGAGGCTAGTGGATGAAGAAGGCAGCGGTGAATACACAAGAAGATTTAATCTTGAACAGGCAATCACAAACCTTAGTAAAAAAGAGGCTGCTAAGGACGTTATTGAAACCCTAAACGAAGAGGATGATGCCTGCACAGCCTACTCTATTCTTCAATACGTTGCTTACAACGAAGTTATTTTCGGATAGAAATTCATTAGAGCCTTGTATCAAGGAATACAAGGCTCTTTTAAAATATGATAAATGTACAAAAATAGCACCTTCGGACGGATAAACTCCACTTATAATACTGATTGGCCTCGTAGTATAGAAATGGTAAGGTGTGATCTGCTTGATGCTAAGGGCGAAGTAATATGCCAGGGGGAGATAAAAAGGCCTGAGTACGATTTAAATACGTTTATTCAGAGTATTAAATCTAAGTATAAGATAAAACCTGCAGATGTTAAAAGACTATTTGATCTGATAGACAATTACGGACACGATATGTTTTCAGAGGGGTCTACCGACGCTTTTCTTTCATACGAAGATTAAAATAAATTTGGCAGTTTCAATTATTAGTCTTATATTTGCAATCTAAACACAAAACAAATGAAACTTTCAAAAGAGCCTACAGGCATGATTATTGTAAAGGCTAGCGTTAATTCAGAATGGGATTCATGTGATTTTATACTGTTACGAATAGATGATATGAGGTATAACCATTCATTACGCGAATGTATTGAAGCAGCTAAGCAACTGGAGGATTTAAAGGGTTTCTATCAAATATCCGTATGGGATAGTCCGTTTGGCTGGTTTAAAGATGATGGTGAGAATGAAGAACTAACTAACTTGTTAGCTCAAATGGAAACAGGGTGGAGCTACATAGACATAAGTGAGGAAGAGATTAATAATCTTTCCTATCCTGAACAGAGTATTGATGGGCAACAGATGCGCATTACCGCAGATGGATATATGTGTTTTAATGGGTTAGGAAAGCATACGGGTGAAGAGTTTTATTCTGAGTCTTTTAAATTAGATATTAAATAATATATAATTATGAAAACATATGATATTCCTATTGTATTTGAAGTGGTTAAGGTTTATAAAATACAGGGAGAAAATTTACAGGATGCGGTTAATAACGCAGTAAATACTTTTTTACAAGAACCCTGTCAGGACGGAAATTACATAGATGATTCTTATTTTATTGACCATATTCTTAATGACAATTATCCAGATGAAAAATGGGACGATCCATATAAATAAATTTGTCGAAGTAAATAATTAGTCTTATATTTGTGTCTTAAATCAATCAATCATGAGTTATTCAATCATTTACGACAAACAATTTATTAGTCTACCGAATGGTAGTTATGTGCCGATGATCCTTTCTGGCGACAGCAATGTATACGAAAGGCCTTATAGAGGTGTTAAGATGCGAAGATCAAGAGACTGGCAAAATTACACCCATATATTAAGGGGTAGGAAATACGGTAGTCTCAAAGATATGCTTGACAAGGCTGAGTATGATAGAAAGAGCAGCTATGAAAGTGAAAAAGCATATCGTGAAAAAGGTAATGAACCTGAAATTTCCGAAAAAGAATTTAATGAAAAATATGGATGGTACACAGCTATCGCGGTTGGTAGTAAACACACAAGCGAAACAACTTATGCTATGTATGAAGGGATCTTCAAAACTGGTGTTAAGAAAGCACTGGATGTTGAACAATTAAGGGGGGTAGGAATTTATGTATATGCCTACACATCCAGATATGAAATTGAAGAGCTTGCAAGCAAGGGAATCGAGCCATTTAAGACGTATGTTAATACATCAGCTGAATTACAGCAACTGATCAATGAAAAGGCAGCCTTGTTTGCAGAAAAAGATGCTAAGGCTGATTTTAGGATTGGTATGGATGCGAGTGAGTTGTCAATAAAGAAATTAAGACAAAAATTCTTTCCTGTTGCGACAACGATAAAGAAAGAAATTAATCCAAATGACTTCTATGTACTGCAAAGCGACAAGGGATTTTATTTTAATAAGAATACAAAGTTTGGTTACAAGTACTCTTATTCAGAAAACGGTGCTAAGAAATTTGAAACTGAAAAAGCTGCTGAAAAAACGCTCAGACGAATAAATGCCGTCAATCACGGTTTTGAGATCAGGCATGTTAAAAGGCCTATATTCGCAGCAAGCGAACAGTTCTAACAACTTATTTGCTCAATAACATGTGATATGTTATTGAGCAAATATATTTGGTACTTTCAATAATTAAACCTATATTTGCAGTCTAAATCAAATTAAATGAATAAAACAATTACAAGAAAGGAACCAATCGAACTGCTTGAAAATGCCTTAGCAATTAAGCTCCTGTTTTCAAATGAGTTCAAGTCAGCACCCCGCACGCCATATAAAAACGGTGACAATCTACAAATACTACCTGTTGGAGTGGATGCAGATTATAGAAAGAAGTGGAATGAAGACCTTACCGATTTTGTTGGCTTGTTTAAAGATGGCAAAAGAATCAATGATACTCTATACAGGGTAGGAGGTTTAAACTATCCAGATTTAACCAAAGACAGGTACTTCATGCTGATTAAGCATGTAGAGGAATTCTACTCAAAGGATATTCTTAAAATGTCAGGTTCAAAAGATCCAAGGCACTTGGCAGGCCATTGGTGTATCATTGATGCTGAAGGAAATGAAAAGGTTGTGTTTGACGGATTCAAACATGCTTATCTTACAAAGGATAGTTGTATCTATTCAATGGGTAGAAACTACTATAATATTGAAACAGGTGAGTTGTATTGCAATGCAAGCAATGCGGTAGAATCAAAGGATTTTCTATTCCTTCAAAATGATTACGATAAGGATAAGTCACGTGTTGGTGTAATGAAAATTAATAAGAAGACTGGAACTTTTGAACTATTCCCAATATAAATTTGGTTGTTCTAATTATTAATCTTATATTTGCATAAATCAATAACTCAAATACTGGAGGAAAAAATATGATTATAGCAATTCAACGTGATACCAATACGATAAGAGGCTTCAATACTCTTGACTCTTGTAAAAACTGGATTAAAGAAAATGAATCCATATTATACCTTGAAATCCATGAGGTATCCGATGGTGAGGTCTGCGGCTATGATAACGTCATAGATTTGGAAGACTGGTACATAGAGAATGGAATGTCCTTCTTTTACTGAAATTGATCAGCCTAAAATAAAATTATGAAAAGAATTCAAGTTAAGGTTCTATGCTATCCTATATCAGATAGATATTGTTCAGTTGGTGCTTCAGCTACACTTGACCTCACGACTTCTCAGGTCAGAGTGGGTGGCGCTTGGTTCGATTTTGATGATCGTTGGAGTGTGGAGTTCACTGGTGAAAAGAAATAAATTTTGTACATTCAATAATTAGTCTTATATTTGCATTCTAAAACAAAATAACCATGCTACTTGAACCGACAGAAAGATATAACAAATATCATAGCTTTAGAAAAGGAAGATTTAATAACACAAAGTTCTGTTTTAATTCAGATATCTTCATGCTATCACGAAATGCTCATTATTCACATGATGCAAGAGTTGATCACATTCTTTTCTTTTTGAAGGCTTATTCCAAGTTAGGTGGTAAAAAACTTGCTGAGAAACTTGTAAGCTATTGGGAGAATTTTCCTATTGACGAATTTAACAGGATCAATATTAATACATCTCTTTAATAAAAAATTATGAGTACTTTCGAATTTAGGCCAAGAGGCGGAATGGAAGGAATAAAAACGACAAGAGAAGAAATGTTGCATCTTTCTAATGCAATAAATTCAAATTATCTTGATGAAGTAATCCCATTACCGAATGTTACACAAACAGAGCAAATAGAAGCCCTGTCCGATTGCGACCATGATTATGATTCTGTGTATTGGGAAACCGAAACAGGCTCGCATGGTTGGTGCTGTCAAACTTGTGGGAAGGTTACTCAATGGGGATAAAATAAATTTGGCAGTTTCAATTATTAGTCTTATATTTGCATTCTAAATCAAATTAAATGAATAAAACAATTACAGGAAAGGAAGCAATCGAACTGCTTGAAAATGCTTCAGCAATTATCATTATGGATAATAATTCGGCAGTAACCTATCCATTAATAGAACAGCCAGATAATGATGAATTTTGGAACGTGGATGCCAACTACACGGACGAAGAGGGGCTGGAATACGAGTACAGCTTCAAGATATGGGGTGATGATGAAATTGAGGTTAACAATAATCAACTTCTGCTTCTGGAATCTAATGGAGACGTTGTGTCTGTTGTAATTCTTGAACATAAAAAATTATAACTTACGAAATTTTTCCTAAATAAATTTGGCAGTTTCAATTATTAGTCTTATATTTGCAGCCTAAATCAATCAATCATGGAAAAAGTAAAAGTAAGATTTGTTGTTGATAAGATAACAGGTGAAGTAGTTGCCTTATTTCCTAACGAAGATTATGGATTCAATGGCTACAGAGATGATTTAAAAACATGCTACTCACATATTGGTCAGCATTCTTCTTATGCGCCTGAGTATGAAACAGAGAAAACCAGACCAGCCCAACCTAAAGAATATGATGGCCTGTTAAGGGAATTAAAGGGCATTGGATATGATGTTGAAATTATTAATAAAAATTAAGATGACAAAGAGAAGCGGAGCATTATATAAGCAAGAAGCATCTGAATAGAGCATGGAATCAGATCATGAAGGCTGTGCTGTCAGCTCTAATACAACAAGAAAAATTATTTGGTAGTTTGGAAAGATAATATTAAATTTGTGGTATGGAAGCAAAATATTCAAGAGAAGTATTTGATGGGTACACCGATAGATTCATCATAGAATTTAAAACCGAAGACGGTTCATTTACCCTGAATATTTATTCCAATTCGCCCAGTTTGTTTTTTCTGGAAGATTTTATAAATGTTCATAAATCTGAGAAGGTAGTATCTTTTAAAATTACCCACAGATCCTCTAAATATCAGGATGAAGCGGCCTCTAAATTTATTGATGATATTTGAAAATAAATTTGATCGTTTCAATAATTAGTCTTATATTTGCATTCTAAATCAATAGCATGAAAGGGAAAAACGCTAAGAAGGATTTTAATATGTCTCACTTGTTGAATACACTATCTGAAAATACGACCTTCGAGCCAAAAAAGACTGAAGATGTTATTCGTACCTATCCTGAATTGGATTGGATTGCCAGAACGGTTGGGGATATTGCTATCACAGCGATCAACGGCATAACAAGGGATGTTCAATCTGAAATGCCGTACAAGGCTCAATACGTTCTTGAAAAACTTATTGAACTTCTAAATGAAAAAGTATGAAGAAAGATCTAATACAAAAATTAAATGAGACTCCCTATCTTGAAATGGACGCTTATGACCTGGGAGCGAATTACTTAAAGCTAAAGTATTCAGATGAACAGCCTAAAGATACTACCGATAAAGGAATACAATTGCTTCTGTATCAATATTATTACGGTATAGCAGCTAAACACGAATTGAAAGCAAAGCTGGAAGAAATTCTTGGAAGAGAAGTAGAATAAATACACGGGAGAATAGTTCAAATGTAAGAACACTTAGTATGGTTAAAGTTGATGTGCGGTTGCAACCGCATAGATACGTTTGTAAAAATAACTTCCCATACTTAGAGACTTATGGGGTTCAACTCCCCATTCATCCCACGCTCTTAGTGTAGGTCTAAATGACCGAACAACGAGGCGCCGATACACGCCTACAATGCTGAATAGCAAGAGACTAAGAGGTAAATAAAAATAAATTTGGTAGTTTCAAAACATTTACATATCTTTATACAGACTTGATTTTTTATAAACGTTAATACCTCTTGTGATTTGGTTTAGTTACAGGAGGTATTTTAGTCTTTTGCCTTCTCTCGGTTCTATCAATAGTTGCCTTCAACAACAAATGCCCGATAATTCTATCGGGCATTACTTTTAAAATAAATTTGGTGAAGTAAATAATTAGTCTTATATTTGCAGCATAATATTAATCATTTAAAAAATTTATCATGGCAACACAATCAACTGTTCAATCAGGAACAAAACAATCCTTTCAAGCTGCAGCTCAACAATACGGCGTTAAAGCAGGTTATTCAGGTAATGTAAAAAAGATGCTTGTATCTGGCGATGACGCAAAGGTTAAATCATTTATTCGTGTACAGTGCCTTAAAGGTAAAAATTTCTACCCCTTTTCTTTTGGTCAGGGAAATTAAAATGGATGGAATAAAATAAATTTGACAATGTAAATAATTAGTCTTATATTTGCATTCTAAATCAAACAACATGAAAATTCTTAGTCTTATTGAACGCATGGGCAAGGGCCACATGCAGGTTCGTTCCTTCACCATTGATGTAGAAAACAGAGAAAATGAGGATAAGCAAGTGAAAGCTGTGGAGAATATATTTGCAAACGTATTGAGAGATAACAATGTAAACGCAGATGAAATTGATGCAGCAATTGAAGATGGCTTTTGGTCAAACAATTCCGACACATACGAAGCATATTTAATTTGGTCTTAAAATAAATAATATGACACTAACAGAACGGCATAAACAATTTATTGAAGATAACTTGAGTAGTTTCAAGTTTATGTATTACCTAAAATTTAGCGAAAAATTAGTTAATGCTGAACAGTTAATTTATGCGGTGGAAAGAGAGGAATTTTCTTTTGAAGAAGACATTTGGGGCGGGTATCTGGATGAAGTTCTTGATGGCATGGAGGAAATTCATGCAGAGTACTTTGATAACAATATCCAAAAGTTCGATTGCGAGATATATTTTCCAAATGAAAACAAGCTCCTTCCTGAGGGTGGAGGTTGGATAAAGATCAGGACGGAGACTGGGTTCGAGGTGCACTTTGCAAGAAAAGCGGTAAGGTTAAGAAGGTGGACTGAATTAATAGAGCGTGAGTTAAGAAGCACGAAAAGAAATCTTAAAACTAAGAACCTTGAAAACGCTTCTAAATTTCTTAACGACAGCACACCTGAATTAATGATAAGAAATCGAATAAGCCTACAGCCTTATGAGGTCTATATTTACAAAACAAAGTCTCAGAAGGCCTATCTCATGCCAGATGAGTATGAGCTGGTTGACGACATCGACCAATTTGCAGAGGCTTATATGAATTCAATAACTGGTGTCAGGACTAAAGGCTTATATACCTCACAAAATAAGGATGCCGTATTTTATCTGCAATCAAGGGGAATTCCAAAGAAGGTTGCTGAGGTTATGGCTTCCCTTAAACAGATGTACTTCACAGTGAATATGGAAGAGGCTTTGGAAGAGTACAATAAGCAGTGGAAGGATGCGATTATTCATAATTCACCAAGAATGAAGTATGAGATTGAAATGACAGAGACAATAAAGTCTATTGCTGAGGCTTCGCATGAATTAAAAAAATAAAGTTGGTAGTTTAAATAATTTGTCTTATCTTTGTAGTCCTAAGGGGGTAAGGAACTACTCTAAGATTAAGAAAACTTGTGACACTCAAGTCGGACTGTGACCGAACCCCTACTTTTAAAAATTATATCATGGCGCTTTTTGCTGTTATTGTTCTTGCGATTGTAATATTGGTTCTTACGAACCTAATCAATTGGATGTGGCGAGGAATAGGTAAGGCAGATGATTTTGGGGGCGCAGGTATTATAGCAACTTGTCTGTATTTAATAGTATTGCTACTGGGGTTCAAATATATCATTATTTGGGGAGCAACGTTTATAAAATAAGTTCGGTTTATTATTGATTGTTTAGATTTAGGCAAGAGATCCCTCAGTGTAGGGATCTTTTAGCTTCAGGGGTATGTACACAATTGTGCGCTTGCCTTAAAGAAACAACTTATAACGTTAAATATTATTAACAATACAAGGCTGTATTGTTAATAATCCTTAACAAAAATAAAATTTGGTGAAGTGAATAATTAGTCTTATATTTGTGATCTAAATCAATCAATCATGAATTATTTATACTCGGATGAATTAGAGGCAAGGATCTACGAACCTAAGGTCTTCAATAAAGAAGAGGCGTTGCAGGTTATTAAGGATGAATTAAAGGCACGTCCGACAGATACCCTAACATGGTATAAGGTAATGAATAATAGGAGCTTTGACCAAATAATTTCCTTTTATGAAGTGAATCCTAAAACCTCAGAGCCTTGTAAGGTTATTACACGCGGTTATCATACTTTTTATAGACCACTAAGTGTATAAAATAAATTTGGTAATTACAACAAGTAAACATATATTTGTGGCATAATGGATAGAAGGAAGGCAATGGCAGAGTATTCAAGATGTGCGAGCGAAATTAAAATATTTATTCGCAGCCTGTACGACCCTTGTATTAAATTAAGTAGACTGGAACAAACCAGCTTACATCAAATGCCAAAAGAATTACTGGAAGAATTAAAAACATGGGAGATTATTGAAAAATCTCCCATGAGTAAAAGTTTCTATAATAATGATGAGAGGCTAAGAATTTCTGATCATTGGAACTATATTACTGATAAAGGATATAGAAAACTGACCAACATTTATGTATTTAATTATACTCATTTTACTCTATGCAGATTTAATAAAGAACTCTTAAATCCAAAAATAATGTTGAAGGGTACATGGGAAGTTATTCTATCCCTACCAAAGGATAAAACAATTGTTAAAGAAATAGAAAGATTAAGAGCTAAAAAAAGATGGCTAAGATATATGATTAAAGAAAATAAATTTGGTGAAGTAAATAATTAGTCTTATATTTGTGGTCTAAATCAATTACAATGAAAGATGTTGCCGCTATTTTTAATGCTGAAATATGGGATATCAGAGAAAATGCTGATGATGAGTTTACGATTATAAAAACCTTTACTTCTTGGGATGAGCTTGTGACGTATTGCAAGGATAATTGCTTATATATCATAAGCATCGATGAGGGTGAATAGGACTAAAAAATAAATTTGGTTGGTAAATAAAAAAGATATATCTTACGCGCGGATAAAGCTAATGAATTGCCTCATAGAAATATGGGGCTTTTCTATGAAATAAATTTGGTACTTTAAATAATTAGTCTTATATTTGCAGTCTAAATCATTAATCATGGCAAAATTTGTAAAAATTAAAACAGGTGAGGGTGAAATCTTATCCTGGCAAAAATTAATAGAGAATGAAGAGGATATTTTACCACATAACGATGTTATGGTATATACAGATTCAGTAAACTTTTTACATCATTCGAGTATAAAGGGTGATAAGTTTTCAACTACCTCAACTAATCCGCGTGACACAAGAATTATTGACTACATGAACGCAAGGCGTAAGTCATCTAAACAGGGTGAAAAAACGTATCCAATATTTTTGTTAGCTGAAGTATTGGATGGAAGGTTAATAGGAATGATTAAAACATTCAGAGCCTGTGGAAATATTCTTGTTAGAGAAGGTGGTGGTTACTGTGGTTTGGATGTGTTTTTAAAAATATGGCATGGCGAAATTGTAGAGACGCTCATAACAAAGGGTGAGGGCTTTCCAAAGGATGAAAGCCATGTGTCGGCAGATACTCTAATACTTGAAAATTCAAACGAGTGCAGTCCTGAGACGTTTAAAGAAATACGTGATTTATTGGGTAGTGATGCGGGTGATATACAGGCCATTACTTCTCTTAGATCAGTGTCCACTGATTACATTCTTAAAAGTTTACAAGAAGCAAGCAATGTATGGATTGAGACGCAATTAATTAACATGGATCAACTAGATAAATTCATGGAGCTGTTTACTCATATAAAGGGTAAGAATGTCTATTTGAAGATGCCGATGGATGAATACGAAATGTTAAGGGAACACAGATTGTATCGTGACGTTTCAATTAAACATCAAATAAATTTGGTGAAGTAAATAATTAGTCTTATATTTGCAAATCAAAATCAATCAAATGACACGATTACTAACACCAGCAGAACGAGAATTTTTACAGAATCTTACTCACAGCTTAGTCCTTTTTACAGAGAGTGCAAGAATATTAACTGGATTACATTCAGAGGGTGAAATAGATGTAAATGACTTCATTACTGAAAAATATCCGTTCGATAAATCATTTGATGAAATGGGAATTCAGGAATGGGCGGACACTTCTATTAAGAAGATAAATGAGACCCTTACAAAATATTAAAATTAAATAAATTTATTATGCTTATTCCAAATCTGGCTTTTGGTACTGTATCAAAAGTAGTTGTGAAACGGTAATAAATTACCGTTTTATAACAAATAAACATACAAGGTTCGCATGTTCTGGCTAATTCAGTAACATACTACCGATTCAAAATAAATTTGGTACTTAAAATAATTAGTCTTATTTTTGCATCTTATTAAATCAATAACAATGTTTAAATTCCTTTTACCCAAAAAGAAGATTGAGAAGAAATCAGACCTAACTCCAAAGGGTGTTATTAGATCCTGTGTTCCATCTTCATATCTGAAGGATTTTCCTCACAATGATTTAAAGAAGATTGGTAGCAAGGAAACAACATATATTAATTAAACAAAAGGCAATCATTGCAAAAACAAACATCATGAAAATAATAATTACTTTAGTTCTTTTAGCCTCTTTATTTATGAGTTGTAAAAAAGAAACGCCCGCTTGTGGCACTATTACAGAAATAATTGAAATACCTGGCGGTGATCAGGTAATAAAATATTTTGTTCCATCATTGAATGATACACTAACAAAAATTAAGGTTGGAGTTGATAGTGCGCACTTTATTCATTTTGAAATAGGGCAATCTATATGTAACAACCGTTAATAAACAAATAAATTTGGTAGTTTCAATTAATAGTCTTATATTTGCAGTCTAAATCAATCATCATGACAAATATAGAAAAGGCTCTTGCTTGGTGGAGAACACTTGGCAACAAAGAAAAAGACGAACTACAAAGAGATTGTGGCTTCAATAAAAATTACATAGCCCTAACTGACAGGGAAATAAAGAATATTTGGCTGCTACGCAGTCCTGAGAAGAAAAATGTTGTATATGAGAATTGGATGTGCAAGAGCGTTAATTTAATCTGTTCCTGCAATGGTTGTAACAGGATAATATATGAGGGTGAAAAGTGGCTAGAGGGTGGTTACTGTGAAGAATGCGGGGATGAAATTGAGAGCGAGAATGAAGGACTTAAATTAAAAGAACTTCCTTATATAATATAAAAACCAGACACAATGGAATTAAAAAAATTTTTATTTCAACTGCTAATACCTGCCATAATATTTAGTGTAATTATTGGATTTCTGCACCTAATACAGGGCTTAGATAAATTCCTTAATGATAAGGCAAGTTATGAAGATGTGATTATAATACTCTTCCTTTATTCGAGAAGGAAATATATTTTTGATCATTCGGATAAATAGTCTTATATTTGCAGTCTAAATCTATAAATTATGTCAATCAAACAATTTAAGGATGAGTTCAGAACAATTTGTACTGATACCAGTGACGATGCTATAGATGCTTGGTTTGAATGCGCTGGCAGGTTGTATAAGAACGGCGTTAAACTACCTATTTTATGGGAGTATAAACCGCCAGTATTTGGTAGCCCATGTAGCAAAGAATCTCCTTTTTATGAATCATTCAAAAGATCTACCATTGAAGAACTACAGGCATTGGGACGGTTTATTTTCAGGTACTGCATATTTGTTCAGTATTTTAAAAATAAATTTGATGATACCAATAATTAATCTTATATTTGTAGTCTAAATCAATAACATGAAACAGAAAATAAATCTTTGTCTTGAAGTCCTCACGGGTGAGAACGTAACATTTGATGAAATCAAAGCGGGATTAACCGCTGGATTATATCAGGCTTTTCAGGATGACATTAAAATAACTGATATATCATTTAATACCACGCTTCAAGAACGGCTGGATAAATTATTTGCGGGTAATGAACTTTGCCTTGCCATTGAAGACAGAGATACTAATTTGCGAATATGGATTGGAAGTGATGAAGCGGGCAAGCACAATCCAAAGGATGCAGATACGGTCTTTATGAGACTTGACAAAGCCGATAATTATTCCGCTACTTTGAGTGAAGAGTCACACGCTTATCTTAATAACCAAGACACTCCTGTGAAGGATCTTATCAAATTTGGCTTTAAGTCATCCATTAATAACCTGCATGAGATTCTTAATACTACTATTCAGATGCCAGAAAGAGACCTAGCAGCTTGGTGAAAATAAATTTGGTACTTTCAATAATTACTGTTATATTTGCGATCTAAAACTTAAATAATGATATCAAAAGAAATAATTGGATTGGACACTTACCTCTATGTTTACGTGACAAAAGAAGCTGCTAATTCAGATATGGAAAAATTAGCCGCACAAGGCACGATCACTGAAGTCTTTATCGATAACGCCTTTGGCTTCGAGTTCAAAAAGAATCGAGTAATAAAATTTAAATAATATGCTTACGCTCGCAGTAAGGAATTACAGTAAATAAAAAACTAAAATCATGACAGTAAACGAATTGATTGCCGAATTAAATAAAATTGAGGATAAAACAAAAGTGGTATTTGCAATGAGCGCAAATTCAGAAAGAATTGCAGTAACAGCAATAGAGGACGATATAGAACAATTTATTGACATTCTACTGGAAGATGCAAAAGATAACACCATTTCAATAGTTTGGAGTATTGAGGATGTGACAGAGCAAGCAAGGAAGGACGGAAAAGAGATAACCGAAGATCAAGCAAGAGAAATTTTACAAATGATGAAAGACAACCACGATTGCAACTTTGGTATAACATGGGAAACAATAAGCGCATACATAGACATTCTACTGGAAGATGCAAAAAGGAAACAACATGGATTAAGGTCAAATTTTTAATTATAAATAAATTTGGTACTTTAAATAATTAGTCTTATATTTGCAGTATCAAATTAATAAAATGAAAAAAATTATACTCTTATTCTCAGTGCTGGCATTACTGGCATCTTGTAAAAAAGAAAATACAGACACAAGTAAATGTGGGGTTATCACAGCCTTTGATTCATTATATGTGGGTTCAGAGGTCGATACTGTTTATATAGGGGCTGTTATAACTTATCCAAATGGCGTGACGGTTGCACCAATATTAATTTCAGAACAGCACGACAAGAAATATAAGATTAATTCAAGTTGGTGCGAAACAGAAAATAAAGTTGTTAGTTTAAAAAAATAGTCTTATATTTGCAGCCTAAATCATTCGATCATGTATTATGCAGAAAAAATAATTGATGGGGTTCTTCATTATAGAATTACTCCTGACGGTCCTTGGAAAACTTATACGCCAGAACAATTAACAGACATTATTGTCCAGAGAGAAAGTTCTATTATCGTTCTCAGGAAGCGATTAAAAGAGGCTGACGATCTTATAATAAAGGATCTGAGCGAAAAAGGTATTCAAAAATAAATTTGGCTGGGTCAATAATTAGTCTTATCTTTGTGACCTAAATCAATACGTAATGAAAGAAAAAATTGAAGCGATCATTGCAAAGCAACTCCCAGGATTTTGGAGTGAAGTATCATTCGGTAAGCATTTTTTAGGTGAGGGTAAATACTTGGCCATTAAAATTGCTGCATCTGATTACAATATTAATGATGTGAGAGATCAAAAACCACAGGCTGTGAGCCTTTTGTTTGACTTGTGGACGCTTGAATTGCATCCACAAGTGTTTGGCGGAAATGGCGGAAGAAGAATATATAGACAGCCTAATCTAAATGATCCTGCTGAAAAGTATTTGGCCATGAAGGGTGAAAATATTCCATTTAGGACGCCACAGAAGAACGAAGCAGCTGTATTGAAAGCAATAGAGAAGTTTTGTATCAATTACAAGGAACTTCTTAGAAAACACAGACCAGTATTGGAGTATCAGGAACTTGTCGATTACGATACGTTATTAAAATAGTTTTTTTTGTTTTTGTCGGATTGATTAATGATGAAGGCCACATGAATTTGTGGCTTTTTTATTTGGTGAAGTCAATAATTAATCCTATATTTGCAGTCTAAATCAATCAATCATGGACAAGATTAAATTGGTGGTAATTGACGAGTGCATTCTCGGATACATTCAGCCCAATAGAACATGGCCAGAAACTGCAGGAATTCTTCATGCCTCAATTCTCAGAGGCTCAACTTGTGGCAGATTGGAGGGATGGATCTTTACTTCTCATAGAGCTGTAAGGCTTGCAAGTGAGAAAGACTTCAACGATTACAACGTTTCTTTTGATGGGTACAGAAACGACCCTGAATATGAGTATCAAAAATAGCATAAATTTGTATCATGGAAATAACAGAAACAGAAGCAGGACTTAGTGTTGTCTTAACCACAGCCGTGGAGATGTACCACTTTAAAGATGCGGTGCATCGGCATACTGAATATATCTCAGAAGTGGATGAGTATCTGAACGATAATTCTAGAAGCCTTAAGCCAAAAGGAAGTATATTTTGTAAGTATTTGTTTCGTCCAGACTTTAGCATTGAATACGCAATGAAACAAACCTTTGTAGTGGTTAACATTACAACGTATAATTCCGTTCAGGGACAGCATGGAATATTCTGTAAAGAAACACAGCAATTAATAAAGAACTGGATTCTTAGACAAATGATATTAAAGATGGGTATAATAATTCCATTATAAAACACTATGGACAAAGATATGACAGCAAAAGAATTAAAGAAAATAATTTCTACCACTTGTAAAAAAGTGATGAAAAAAAGAGGCTTCGGGTACGTCGATATCGAAGTCAATTATGGGCTACCTTATATTTCAGTAGGTATGAATGGCTGTGAATTCTTTTCACAGGGTGAAGACGCGGGCGAAATAATTAACGGAGTTAAAGAAGTTGCTCATAAACTTGGCCTGTCTTTTAATACCTGTCTTGTCTGGTATTTAGAGGGTGCGGGCGTATGGAGTTAAAATAAATTTGGCGCCTTACAAAATTAGTCTTATCTTTGCAGTCTAAATCAATAAGAATGAAGGCAATGTATCTTGTAGAATATTCAGACCTTGTGGGTTGCCACGAATGGGAAATAAAAACCGCTGAGGAATACTTGGAAGGCGTTAACAGTAAGTTAATAGAATCTAATCACTTTAAGCATGCAAGGATAAAACAATTACAATACAGGATAGGGAAGAAAATACTACTGCCGCTCAAAGAGAACAATTATCACATAGAAGACTTGACAGCTGAAATTATTGAAGTGCATCCCATTAGTTTATCTTATGAGATAAAGAAGGGTGAAGAATTGATTATAAATGGATGCTACAGGGTAAAATTATCACAGCCAATCATGTGGCAGCATAATGGAGAGGATGGCGAGAGGTTACAGGATGACTTCGTTTGTTATTACAAATAATTTTGGCGTTGATAGCCAGAGGACGCTTAATGTACACATTTGTGTCCGCGTAAATAATTTTGGCTGGTTAAATTATTAATCTTATATTTGCACCTTAAACCGATAGTAACAATGGATAAGAATCACCCGAACAAGATCGTGGCGAAATGCTTTAAACACTACATACAGCATTATTCAGCGCCTCAACATGTGGTTTATAAAGAGTTTACAGACCTAACGAAGGAGCTGAGGGAAATCACAGAGACCGATGGAGCGATTGAAGCAATGAGCAAGCTGAGTATTCTCAGGCTTATAACCATGCAATCCTCACTTCGTTTTATGGGTCACCATTTTTTTTATCATCAGTTTGCTGCGGCTCTTGGCGCTATAGATAAGACATATACTTATTAATGTACACATTTGTGTAGGCGTAAAATAGTTTTTGGTAAGTCCAATTATTAATCTTATCTTTGCGGTCTAAATCATTTCCAGCATGACAACAAAACAAGAATCCTACAACACGTTTAATCGTTTTTTACAAAAGTTTGGCGTCGAACCACTAGCTGAAGGGGAATTGGTAGACTGGAATTTTCAGGGTGATGAAACAGATGAGCAACTTTCTGAATGGGCACATGATCTTGCCTCAGATCTTAGAACAGAAAAATGCGAAGCAAAGGATGCCTGGATATATGAGGTTTGAATATAGTCTATCTCATTAAGTCGCTTAACTGCAAAGCTATAAAAAATAATTTAAAAAATTATTTTTTGTTTGAACTTTATTTCGTACCTTCGTATTTAAACCAGCTGTAATATATTACAAAAAAATAAATTTAACATGGATTTGGATTAATGAAAAATTAGTCTTACTTTTGCACTTCATTATTAATCTAAACAAAAAGCATTATGGAAAATTTAGTTACACTCATTGAAACAGGAAAAGAAACAATTGAGAAAATTGAGGACATGAAGGCAAAAATTGCTAATAGCCCAACAGGTGTTAGTTTCTTGTCTATTAGCAACTACACCAATAAGCATGGTGAAACTTCAAACTACATCATTAATATCGGTTTGAATTACGAAAGAGAGAAGGCAAAGGATATTGATTACCTGACCAATTTAGACCTTTTAAAAGGTACTTATGTTAGTTCATTAGTTGACTTGGAAAAGGCGCGTACTGAATTATTAAATTCACTCATAGCGCCCAACACAAACATGAGTATTGCGCAAACGGAAGCATACGAACATATATGTGAAAATGTTAAGTATCATTTAACGCTCGATAAGATATATGCCTTTGGCTCAAAGATCAATAAAACAATTTTGATTGAAGGCAACTATCCAAAGACTAATAAAAGGGCACTAACCATTGCAAAGGATGAGTTAAGAAAGGGAATGAGAACAAGTAAAATGAGAATGTTCATTCTCGATACCTGCGAAGTAATCTATGACGCTGGTGACCTTGTTGAAAGTGATGATTAAAGATAAATAAGACGTATTTAAACCTGCTATTTAGCAGGTTTTTTTATGCCTTGTCTTAAAACCTAATCTTATTTTTGGTAGTTCAAAAAATAGTCTTATATTTGCATCTCGTTAATCACTCTAAAATTTTAAAAAAATGACAAACGTATTAAACCAAACAATCTTGAAAACCCGCACCTTCATTGTAAATGGCAAGAAAATTACTGTTGAGCAAGTATTAGGTTCTGAACACAGGCAAGATATTAAGTATCTTGTAAACGGCGTTGTGAAGACTGATTATGGCAGAAAGCTATTCGCTCAAAGTTCTAATTAAGAATAATATTTAAACCTTTAAAACCTGCTAAGTTTAGCAGGTTTTTTTATGCTCCTGTCTTTTCACTTAAAAAAAAATCTATTAGAAGGCTATAATAAATTTGGTGGGTTAAAAAAATAGTCTTATATTTGCATCTCATTATTTAATCACACTTTAAAAAAAACACATCATGGAAAATTTTAATGAAATCAACAGCCTCTTAAATTCAACAATTGAAGGCTTGACAGTAAAGAACGAAAGCAACACGGAAGCAGTTGCTGAAATGCTTGATAAGTACGGTTTAAGATGGAATGTAGAGAAGGAAAAATTGATTCTTCCCGACGGTAAGGATAGCGGTTTTTATGCCGTTGTAAGACAGGATATAAGGCATCCGTTCGCAACTTGCAAAGATGGCTATACTCCGTTTCAAAATTCAGAACTTGCTGAATTATTGCTTCGCATCGTGGATAAAACAGGCTATAAGATTAAAGGCGGCGGAGACTTTAATTTGGGTGCAAAAATTTATTTGCAATTGGACACTGATACAAAAATCATTGGGCTTGGTAAGGCTGGTGCAACCGTAAATGGCTATGTTACTGCAATTAATTCTCACGATGGTAGCACCTCTTTAAAATGGGGCAATACTACTACTAACATCGTTTGCATGAATACCTTTAATGCTGCTAAAAAGGAACTGAAAAACAGCGCAAGGCATACCATTTCAATCCACGATAAAGTAGAGGCTGCAATACGGCAAATTAATGGCGTAATTGAGCAGGAAAAAAGTCTCTTTGACCAATTCATCAAACTTTCACAAATTCCCGTTAAACAGGAACACATTGCGCAAATTGTAAAGGGGATTACAAAGGTTGACATCCTTAAAAAGGATAACAAAGAAGATAGCGCGTATGCTCTTAACAGAACAAAGGAATTGCTTGAAAGCATTGCACTTGAAACAGGAAGGCAGGGAGAAACACTATTCGGTTTGCTTAACGGCGTAACCCATTACACTTCACATGTATTGCCCGTTCCCGTTAGAGAAAATGCTCGTTTGGAATCCAAATATGTTGGCACGGGATTTTCAATCGATAACCTTGCCTTTGAGCAAATTCTTACCTACATGAATTAATATTTAGGATTACACTTTAAAACCTGCTAAACTTAGCAGGTTTTTTTATGCCCTGTATGAAATGGATTAGAATGAGAATAAAGCCCTGAATAAAGCCAATAGAGACAGGATAAATGCCAGGTAGTATGTTTGTAAGGCTGGGCACTTTATCTTCTTAACGGGCTTTAAAATGAGATAAAAATAAATTTGGTGAAGTAAATAATTAGTCTTATATTTGCACTTCATTATTAATCATTAAATCATTCGTTATGAAAAAAATTAAGTCATTCTTCTCAGGTTCTTTTTGGAGCTTCTATGCAGTTAGCAACTTTGGATCTGATAGATTCAGCCTTATCTAATTAGTTAGAAAATATAAGACTATTAATTTGGTTAAGTGAATTAATAGTCTTATATTTGCATTATCTTAAGCAGACCCCCTCCCCCCTGTTACCCCCCTTACGCTACCCCCTACCCCACCCCCTGCCGCATAGGGCGCATGATTACGTTCAGAAAATTTCTGGAGTTTTTTAGGCGATATCTAGACCCCCCCTAAAAAATTTCTGGGAAAAAAATTTCTAAATTTATTAGGCCCTCTCTTCTTAAAAAAAATTTCTGGGAGAATTTTGGGTAGTTTTTTAAGGGAACCCCCGCCTTATACCTGGGAGATATCTGGTATGGTAGGGTAATGGCTCAAAGAACAGGTTCATAAGTCTTTTCAAAAATATCAGGCTTGCATGGATAGAAATCTCTATCGCCTATAGGAAATGGTTCTTTAATTATCCAATCATTTTTAAAGGCTTTCATAATACCCTCTTTTGTTTCAATCAATAGACTGAAAATTGGTGCAGCAACACCAGCAACATAGGCTGTTTCACTTTCTAATTCTAGTTTTAATTCTTTGCCGATAAAGTTTTCAATATCTTTTCTATTAGAATTTCCATTCCATTGTACCGCTTCAATAACTACTGGTTTTTTTCTAAATTTTGTTATCATCTGTGTTTATTTTAATTGTGATTAATGTCATTTAGTTCTCTTATTTCAGCAAACACATCAACATCTTCAGCTTTATTAAACAAGTATTCTATCCACCTGCATACATCTAAAGTTGCAGTATGCTTCCAGTTTTCTTTAATCAATTGGTTATGCTGCGTGCCTGCTTCTTCTGCATCTAATACCCTTATTTCATCATTCTTGTAATAAACAAATACAGTTGCCATAATTTTTTATTTTAGATAATTTCGAAAACGTAAATCAAATCCTTGTTCCATACTTTCTGTTCTGCTTCTTGCCATTCATTTATAGATTCCTGCCACTTTTCTTCGCCGTCTTGTGGTTCCCAATAACTTTTATAAAAATGTCCTTCTGCATCCCTATCTTCACAATAACCATATTCTTCCATGATTGGTTTTTCTAATTTATTCTCAAAATAAATCCCCTGCGCTTCCAAATAAGAGAAGAAAGACTCTTCGGCGGAATCAAGTCCGATGCAGGAGCCAACAGAATCATAATAAGATGGATATACCAACTCGCCATGACTATTTAAGGTTTTTGGATTTATTAAAGCAAACTGTTCTTCTGTTATATCAGTTAGCTTGCCCTTTAACTTTATTTGATGATAGTTTTCAGGACTGAATTCATCTAAATAAGCGCCAAATTCATCTTTTGAAACTTGTCCAGTACCTTTACACGTATAACACTTACCCCTCATTTTATGATCTTGACTATGTCCGCAACAAGGGCAGGCGGATGTATTTGCACCACAAACGCCGCCAAGCACACCGCTTAAAAAACCGTGATCTGGATTGTGACAAGTTTCAATTCCATCACCTGAACAATCAGGACATATTTCTATATCAGTTGCACCCTCCAATAGTTCCACCATCAGCAGTTTCTTTTTTAGACTAAGTATTGCTTGTTTCATTAAAAAGTTTTTTTACGATTTATTTCTTTTACAATAGGCTTTAGGACTTCAATATCCATATTATCAACACCCACTCGCTTCATTTTTGCTACAGACATAAAATTGCACTTGAAAGTATCTTCAACAATTGTATCGCACCCGTGATTCTGTAATGTAATTGCGCAGGCGGCAGCAAAACCTTGCATCCAAGCCTTATCCCAATCCGTTAACTTTTTACATTTCATGGCTATTTTTTTTTTCATTGATTGCTATTTTGTTCATCACTTTCATCAAGATATTCAATTTCATCAATAGGGTTATGTTCACTTATGAGGCTTGTTTACTGCTGTATACAGAGATACTCTCATAAGTCTGGTGTTTTGGTTTTTTTACTACCGCCTGCTTCCCTGGCCACCCAGGGAAGTAATTCCACCGCCTTATACCTGGGAGATATTTGATACACCACCAAGACTACCTTATACAGGTACTCTGGAGCCTCGTTGATTAAAATACTACCCAGTCTTCTCCTGCACTTGTCGTAGATCCTGCTGTTATCCAGATCCACATCAAAAATGCTATACCCATCAGTCCTCAGGGCCTGACACTCCTTCTTTATCTGGCAGAGATGCTCCCTCGTCTGCTGCAGGTGCATGAAGACAGGACTGGGTGCAATCCTCAGACCAAAGGACTCCAGGCGAGCGTACTTAACGCAGTCATCAGGTGTCTTATAGTACTCTCTGCCTGCCAGGATATACTCCATCAGTTCACTCCTGCTACATCCCCTAAGTTCCCTTAGTATCTGCGCTCTCTTGTCTCTGCTCTTATCAAAGTACTCCAGGCTACCAGCAAAGCCGTCAAAGCCATATGCCAGGATATAATTAGACCGCAAGTCGGCTATTACGCTCTCCTGCTGGGCTCTGGGAACTCTAAAGGACAGCGCCTTGTTATGTCTCTTGCTATTAGTAGTTAGGATAAAGTACTCCTTCTCATACTTATCCAGGCGGACCCAAGAGTCGTGTTCCGTTGACATCGGTATATGGAATACTCTCATAAGTTTATTGTTTTATTTAATCCCAGACCAGTTACCGCCTTATAAATCAGCAATAAATCCTCCTCATCATAAATCCAGCGCATGGTGACAACCTGGTATTTGCCCCAGGTCTGGGCGCCCAGACCGAAGTAGTAAGCTCCCTTGTTATGCTCTCCCTCATTAAAGAAGAATAGAACCCGATTCTTTGCATAGTAGGGCATCTGAGGGGTAAAGGGACTTGCATCCTTGCTTATTAGTTCAAAGCCGTAGCTCTCAAACACCTCACCTGATAATTTTCTCATGTTTTTTATGCTCTTTATGTTCCCTCCTCCAATTCTTGTAAGTTGCCAGGCAAAGAATATAAATGATAGCCAGTACTGGCAGGATATTGTTTCTCATATGTTCAGTTGCAGCCTCTCCTCAGGCGTAAGATCTCTTCTCAAGCCACAAGTACTGCACTCCATTCTTATGAATTGTCTCGGATAGGAATGGAGTGGGCTTCCAGACATGCTCCTCGCCATTCAGGCACTCCGCCTTCTCAGGATAGTAGTCAAAGTAAATTTCTGTCTGGAACACAAAGGTCTTCCCACACTTATAGCAGTCCATGTGGTGCTTGATGCCCTCCTGGTAGCCCCAGCCATCATCATGGCAGACATTTAGCCCCTCGCCACAATAGGGACAGTCTAAATCCTTCATTTTAATTGGTTTAATTCTGACTTAATATAGGTTTCCATTGAATTGGCCACAATATCCTTTTTCCAGTAACCTCTTTCCCACTTGATAACTTTTAAAGCAACCAGAACATCCTCTTCTGGTAGTTGTTTTTAAGTCAATCCATTCTTGGTTCATCTATTTGTTAATTGTGATTTTGATTCTTGATATTGTTCGTACTCTTCACGGGTAGCTGGAGTTAAGGTTTTTACAGGGACATTCGCAGGATATCCATAAAGTCTTGCGTATAAATATCTACCCGCCACATACCGTTTTACCTTAAACACACCTTTAACCCGCCTCATTCTAACGTATTCAGGCAAGTCCTCGATTCCCCTTCCTTCGCTCCATTCAAGTTTTTTAAAAAGATTCGGGTATTCTTGCATATAGCCGCTATTACAAAAGCCTTCTCCTTTTACCAAATATGCTGACGTTCCGATTATAATATTACCCATTTCAAATGCCTGCGAAGGATAATCAGCAATTACTTTGTAACGCGGCTGCAAAAGCTCTTCTTTACTAAGCATAATTTTTTATTTTATTTTTTACCAGATACCAATATTTGCATCTTGCATCCATTTTAGTAAGTTCATTTAAGATTTCATCCACACAAGAGGTAGCCAGTGCTTTTGAACCAATATTTATTATAATATCAGTTTTTACACATTTTTTATCTTTTGTATAATATTCTAAATAACAATTGCCATTATTATCAAACATTGAATAACCAAGCTGCGTAATATTTTTCGGCAATTCTACTATTAGTAGCTTCTTTTTAAGATTAAGTATTGCTTGTTTCATAAAACGATTAATTTTCGTCTTTTAGATATATGGTAAAATCAGTATGGTTATTGCAAACAGTATGATTAACTTCAATAAATCTTTCTCCCCATCTTTGCCTAAAGGCTTTCATTAAAAATTCCCATTGTTCATCATTATCGTCAATGCCGACATTAGACCGACATCTGAAAGTCTCTGGTTTACCTATAAAGGATACTTTATTTACGACAAAATAATTTGGCATTACTTTTCTAAAAAAGTCAAAGTCACCTATCGTTTTTGTTTGCATATTTTTGTTTTTTAGAGTTTATGTTTTAAAAAATACCAAATCAATAATATGAGCTCAGGCAAGATAACTACTACATACCATTCGTTAAGTGAAAGAATCATTTTATTCCTTAAAAATACACTTACTAATTCTGGAACAAATGGCCATACTAAAAAGAACAAAAATGTAAATGATTCTGTAAAATTTTTAGTATTAGCATTCATCACTTTCTTCTGGGATTCTATTATTTGTTTCATTTCTTTAAGGTTTTGAAGGATTAATAATCGGTTCTGTATTACGTCCGTTATCTGTAATCGAATTCCACCTAACGAGGAATTTATTGTACTCTTCAAAAGCCTGCGTTGGTGATTTTTTGCTTCTAAAAAAGAAGTCTAACAAATCAACATGCCTTGCCTGAACGATAATATTTTCGGCGTCAGCAACGTGTTGCATTTGGTCAAGCCATTCGGCGAATTCTGATCTCATTTATGTAAAGTTTTTTGGTTTAATTAATCAGATATTAAACATGCACCCTTTACCGCATAAATTATTGCATCATTTATTGTATGAAAATCCCCATACGATTGAACATCGTACATACTCGTTTTAATATCAATAACATCAATGTTAAATCGTTTCAAATGAGCGTATTTTGGCTTACCAAAGACGTGATTAGTTGATATATAAATTCGCTTCCCTTTATAGGTTGCTTCAAAATCGTTTTCGGTATTCGTTGTTATATTTCTATTCTGAATTATAACATCTACTCTTACTTTCATATTTTTATTTTAAATTGACTGAGTATTAAGTCAAAATACTTAGAATGTATTGTTTGCTTGAGAATCATCGGCTATTACTCCTTCATCACAAGCTACATCAGCATCTGGAAAAAACCAGTCCCATAATTATTCTTTGATAATGATTTGATTGGAAATGCATAGACCAGTAGAATTCAGATAATACTCACTCCCCTTAGGAATGCTGCAGACGTAATACTTAGGGTTGTTAAAAGAATACGTTTTAGGATCTCGTCCTTCAGTTGTGGTTAGGGAATGGAAACCCTCTCCAAGGCACTTTAAATTATACTGCTTTTCTACATCCCATCCAGGATAATTCTCATCCAGATAATCCCTGTCAATACTATCAAATGCGCACCAATCAGAATCCTCTTTTATTTCAGTCTTGTTAAGCGTATTTAATTCATAAAAAAATGGTCTGTACAGGGCCTTGTAGTCAGGCTCCAGCAACTTGTAAACTCTCATATCCTCCTGAGCTATGAGAGGCTCTCTTTGACTTGTTATTAAGCACATTTGGTTTAAGTTTTTGATTAAAAATACGTCTCTTTTAACAGGGGTCTAAGATTCTTGTAAGGCTGCATTTGTCTTGATCTGTTTGCAAACTATCTTCCTTCACACTTACAAGTATCCCAGTCCTGCTCTTAAATCCTTGATTTTAAGATATCCATCTCTTTTTTTATTCTCTCCTTATCCTTAAGGCTAAGAGGAATATAAGCCTGGCCAGTGGTATATCTGGTAATTGCTGATTGGCTACTCCTGTCAGGTTTGTTTCCTGAGGCTAATTGTGCCTCTAGTCTCTCTCTGGCTCCATCCCTTCTATACGAAGGGCCACCGATTGTCTTATTCATACTTTATCTTATTTTGTTTAAATTACTCTTATTACATGCATTAAAATACTTTAAAGATTAGGTTATCAATGATATACCTGTATTCCTCTTGACAGAAGTCCTGAATAAAACGTAGATCCCTCTCATTGTCTACAAAGGAACATAGTGTTATTATTTGGTCCTTATCCATTCCCTCTATATCCTCCTTAAAGACTCTTAAGCCATCCACTTCTATAAATCTCTCCATTTTCATATAAATTAGCTTTACTTTAAAATATAGGTTATAGTGTGCCTTATTTATGCTCGGACTTATTTTGGCGGTCTCAGTATAGAAGCAGAGACCAAAACACTACAACACAACCAGACCAAGCTTACCTCCGTTCTTGCAGGAGGCTTTTATAAGTCAACATTATGAACAATGCTGCAAACTGTTCCCGATACTTAGTCAGGTCTTACGCTTAGCCAGTGTAACAGGGATCGTTGCTACATCCTCTCTGATGCCCAACTTCAGACGCACTAGACGTTCTGTTACCTTGCGGATACTTATTGTTTAATTATATTTATGCTAGAAATCTTATCCCAGGTATCCACCGTTCTTACGTAAATAACTCTTCCGCTATCCAGTACCACAAATCTGTAGTCTATATCAGGCAGCCTCCATACGATACCATTTGGATAAGCCCTTTGAACCGTCGCCATACACTTGGCCCCATCAAAATATTCACATCCAGTGATACTTGCTGAGAATATAAGAGCTACGAGCATTACAAGTATTTTTTTCATTTCATTTATTTAAAGCAAATATACTACTGTATTTTTAAATTGCCAACTAATTCTTAAGTATTTTTATCTGAATCCATGTAGGGCTCACTAATACTCCAGGCTTCTTTCAGCCACTGGTAGACTGCTCTTAGCGTTACGCTGGCTCCAAGCAGCCTTGAGGATAACCTGGTTCTTCCATTCTGAAAATCCTGCATTGCGTCATCATTTAGCTTCTTGGATAATTCATGAATGAAATCCTTAAGTGTCTCATAATGTAAGTCACCTACCATCTGAGCAAGGGCCTTCATATCGGAGACTCCAAGTAATTCTTTTTTATGTTTGGAACAGGTACTCATGCTAATCTTTTTAAAATAATATCCCCAATTTTTTTCTCCGATAATTTCATTTCTTCCTGTCTAAGAAGATGCTTAAGAATTTCGTCAAAACCCCTATGTCTGAATATACTAGGATAAGTCCATGAAACCGTTTTCCATCCCCACTGTCTCTTTCTTTGTAGGCAAAATACCGTGTTACCCACTGACAATTTGAACTTTAGTTTTACTCTTGTATTTTCATCTATTTTTTTCATACCCCTGGCTTTATTCGTTTAAAATATCCTTAATACATGAAATATCATTGGTCTCTTTTAAGTAATTTTATATATTTCAACCCCCTACTGCTTGCCTGTTCTATTTCTTCCCAATCTGGGCCATCATAATCTTTTTTATAGAGCAGTATGCCGCTTGCTTCTATCAGTTTTTTTAAAGTGTCGATTAGAGGCCATGGTTCATTCAGACCAAGTATTTTATTAAATTCTTCTGAGGTAAAGAAATAACCCTCGGTCTCTTTTAACCAGTGAGAGGGCTGTGCGTAATAGGCCTCTTCTTGCTCAAACTCATTTGTTTCTTTATTGAACCTTTCAGAGCCTAGTGACTGGCAAGCTCCCATATCCTCAGTATAAGTAAAATACCACTGGTCTATAACTGGCTTCTCGTCTTCAGCACTTATAGGTATAAAAATTTTTTGCTTTTTCATTTTGCTATCTTAAGTATTAAGAGTTTTCCCTTAATTAGTTTATCCTCAAAAGATTGCCATTCTTCCAATCTATCGTAAGCTCGCGATGGAAAAGAAATAATTCCTCCAGGTATTTTTTCTGGAACTGGCTTAGGGTTTTTAAAATAAAGTCCATTCTCTGCTAATAGATAATAGAATGGATTCCCTCGCACTTGTGCTTTTTCTTCTGAACTTAAATGTGTAGCCAATACGTTCACATAAGGTTCAACATCAAAGCCTACTTTATCCTTTGTTACTTCACCAAGAATTGTAAAAATAGGTACGTGATTATCTTCACCAGTATCGTATATCCAGGATAAACTGCCACAAACCTTACACCCACCATCGTCAGGTAAATCAAAAAGCAAATTGACATTTGGATGCGAAGAGTATGATTTATGGTTGCATGACAAAGCGGGTACTTCAACTGCAATAAGATTTGTTGGTTCTAAATGCTGAATCATATTTAATCTTTTTATTGTTCAATTATTTTTGGCTTATTCAAGTATAGTACACGATTAATAACATTACTATTCCATGCTGAGGTATAGCCATCTTTATTTATCCAGGAATCATTTGAGCTATCTTTAGCTGTTATTGGCCTATATATTAACGTGTCTCTATCCACATGAATAACTTTACCTTGACCGTAGGCCAGGTGGTAAACCATGTCACCAACTACCGCGTTTTCAAATGGTCTGGTCATATTTTTTAGTTATGTGGTAATACTTTTGGAAGTACTTCATTAGCTCACCATAAGTCATATCCTTTATGTGGGCCTCAATGAAAAGAAAAATATCTTTCCATAATTCAGTATCTTCCGTTTCTTGTTTGGATGTTACTATCTTATGAAATGATTTAATGTCATTATAAAAGGCTTCTGAATCATTAGTTGCTTGAAATTTCTTATAACACTTATTAAAAAAGTCATTCCATGGTTCAGTATCAGCTACTTTTTGTTTTGGAACAGCTACCATTTCAAAATAAATTTGCGAACCGTTTTCAAAGCCGCCTGATTTAATATTTTCTCCATGGTTTAATTTTTGTTCTTGCTTAATTTCAAATTCACTTTCATCATAAACCTTATCATTCTCAAATTCACTGAGAAATTTTTTGGGAACAGGTATTTCTTTTTTGGCAACAACAAGAAATGGATGATAGCCAGTGTATTCCTGCATACATTCATCCTTAAGAGAAAATTTATATTTTTTCATTAATATTTAGTTTAATATTTCCAATAATTTTTGTCAATTCATCACTGAGATTAGACTTTTCTCTTTCTTGAAGTAAGAATCCAGCATCGGATAATGGATTTTTAATTTATTCCAATTTACTATTGGCGTATTGTTTTAATTTAAAACTGTGAATTTCTTGTAATAAAAGACGCTTTTTATCTGCATCCAATGGTGGCAAAATATCATTAAGTCTTAATCTTTGATAAAGGGATTCACAATCTAAGTTATCCATTATTTATTTAGGAACAGATTCTTTACTTTTTGTGCCCTTCATTAATTCTTTCAATCGGTCAGTATATTTGATAACAGCTTCTTCATTTTCCCAAAGAAGGTGGCCTTGCGGTTTTTTCTTCAAACTTTCCTGTGCTTCTTTTGATTTTATTAATTGAAAAGTAGGAAGCATTGCTTTTTCAATTTTTACAAAAGGTATATGCAGCGATAGGATAAGATTCTTGAACAACAGGAGTGGAATATTATTAATATATTCTTCATCATACATCAACTTACAAATAGTATCCTTAGGAAGATCCAATTCTTTTTCAACGCTTCCTGGATTTAGTTCATGAAGTCGAATAGCCTCTGTAATTATTTGACCAACAGTTACAACAGGCTCTTCACTTAGAGATAGTAATTTCATTTTTCTTTATTTATACGACAATGTTTTTATAAGTAGTTCTTATTTTACTTGGTGAATAACTGCATGTCGGCATTTCCGAAATGACTTTGTTAAACGCGTCTAATGCTTCTTGAAGTTTTTTAGGTAAATAACCATCGCTGTTTTCAGGCATGATATCACTCCAATAATCAGGTTCAACTGGATTCCAGCTATTTTCTTCACAGAAAAGCAGATCAATACTTTCCAATTCATTCTCTTCTAAATAATCTTGAATGTCTACCTCACTAAAAAAATAAATATCATTATCCCAAGTAACAACAGGGCTTTCGTCGTATTCTTTAAATGTGAGTTTGTTGTAATTTTCAATGGCTTTTTTATGACGACACTCATCACAGGTGGTATAAGTTCGCATCTTAATTACAGCGCCACATTCACATTTTGTATGAGTAGCACTTCGGTAACGAGCTAAATCTTCACCAGTTTTACCCTTACCACAATAAATATTGTCAATGCTTATCCAACCTTCAATATCCTTTCGATAAGTAGCAGCTTCAGGACTATCATACATTATAACTTTATTCTCTGTTTTTGCAATCATATTGTTGTATTTTTATCAGACATAATTCTGTTATCATTTATTGATTATTTTAGAAAAATTACTATATGAGTATTTTCGTCACTTATTTTTTCTTTTTATGGTCTTGTATCATCCTCAACCTTTTTCATTCCACATTCACATGAGTATTCTCTATATGATAATGGATAATGTGGATATTCACACTTCATAACCTTTTTGCAATTAGAACAACTTCTTTGATCGGAAAACCATTTTATAATAAATTTTAAAATTGATTTTAATATATTATCCATCATTTTTATAATTTTTCAAGAATTAATAATTTTCCTTTAATTCGTTTATCTTCAAATGATTGCCATTTCTTATATTCAGCATTAAAACCCTCAATATCATATCCGTTATTTGGAAATATTGTTCCCGTAAAACCAACACTTGTTCCTTTAAATTCATAGCTACTCAAATTTGGCTCGCTCAAAGGGTTTTCAAAATAAAGTCCATTAGCTACTAAAAGACTTTTAAATACTTCTTTTTTATCAGTTGTTGAAAGGACTCTTTCATGCCGCGGTTCATTGTAATATTTGCCAAATATTAAGTACAGTTTCCTTCCTGCATTAATTTCATCTAATACTATGTAAGGTTCAACATCAAATCCTATTTCATCCTTTGTCACTTCGCCAAGAATTATAGACTCAAATTCTAAACCCCTGCCATGCTCTGCTCCGCCGCTAATAAATTGCAACTCGTAATTATCTTCTTCTATTTTGTCTAAATAGAAATAGTTGGCATCCTGTGGCACTTCAAATGCTATAAGGTTTGTTGGTTTTAATTCTGTCATTATTACTGTGATTATAACCTAATCAAGGTCTTTTTTACAAGCTGATTTCCATACTTTTTTATTTCATTTTCTTCAAATTTATTAGCTACGTAGTCTATAAACATTTTAATTTAAAAAATTTTTTGGCGTATCTATCTTTTTGAAGCCCAACACCCAAACCCAGGGATTTTTATTCCAAGATTCAGATCCGTATAATTGCTGCCAAAGCGTTTCAAACGACTCTACATAACTCTTGAAGTCATCATGCTCATCTTCATAATGAAGAACACCCTCAGACCTGGCATCTTCTTCACTTATGTCGTTTAAACGTTCAACCCTTACGTCAGTTATTTCTAAGAATAGTCTGCATGCCGCCTTAGGCATATGAATAGATGGCCGCCATTTAAATCCTCTATCCTCTATATTATCATCCCAGCCACTTTCCGCCCTATAGACAAATCCATATCTGGGTTGAAACGACCACCAATTATTAATGTTATACTTAGCAACCACTTTATCATCCACTACTTCGTATTCTTCGCAGTAGCCTGTTTCCCAATCATAAAAAAATCTAAGAGCCTGCCAGGTTTCTCGAACCCAAAGAATATCACCAACATCTCCAAACGGAGAGTGTTGGTTACAAAAAGATATCCAAGCTTTTTTAGGATCTCCACTAGCGTTGTACACCTCTTGCCACTTGTCCATATATTTTTCAATTCTGGTACAATCCGTATCAAAATTAGCCTTACGTCTTGTTTGCGTTTTTATTCCTTTCAGTATTCCCTCTACCATGTCTGAGGTAAATAAAATCTGGTGAAATTTACTCATGTTTTTTATAGTTATATTTCTAGTCTCCATTTGATTCTTTTAAATCTGAAAGTGTAAACGCAATTGTTAGCTCATAAACTCTAAATAATCTTTCCTCAGTAATGACAATGTCTTTTTCAGTAAATGAATACTCGCACATATCTGTATTCCATAAAAATGTTTCAATGCCATTAAAGAATTCTTTAATATCATTAGGCCTCCATATAACCCTATCTGTATAAGTTAAAGCATGAGGCAGATACTTAATACTAATAGATTTTGCATAACTCCTATAATCTTTAAATAAAGCTTTTGATTTATTATATAAATCATTTTCTTCGGCGGTCATATTTGCCTTTAAGGCGAAGTAACCATCAAGCCACGTTTTATTAAGTATATTTTCTTTTTCTCTTTCCTCTTCAGTAAGAGGAAGATTTATTAAATTGTAACCAGATGTATGTTTTGATAGCAAGGATCTCCATATAATTTCGCCCCAAAGAAGTCCCAAGACAAAATCGTTATTAGCTACTTTTATTGGTGTATTAAGATTTTTTTTTACCCATTTTTCATGTTCTGCACCACTTAATAATGAACTTATTTTGCTTTTCATAATACAAACTTACTATTATTTTTTATTTATAACCAAATATTTTTTGGAAATAATTTATAAATGACGTATATTTGCATAAAAATAGTATGACTCCTTTAAAAATGTTAAATTATTTTATTTTGCAGTGGTTCTTTATAAGACTCACCAAATGCACAGTACAAAATGATGAAGGTAAAATTAACTCATGGTACTCTATAATGTATTTTGTGCTTCCATTAAGTGGATGGGGCAGTGATTTTAAATATATATGGAAGCGTGAATTATTAAGAGTAAGTTAAAAATAAAATGGTATGAAAGATATTTTTTTAAATTATTTGAGAAAGGATTCAACCGAGATCGCAGACATCTATTATTCGCTTTTTAGCTTACAAGCAGACTTGGACAAAGATTTAGAATATCTAATGGAACTTGCAAGCGGTAAGAACACTTACTTTAAGGAGTGGGGCATTGAAAACTGGTTTTACTCTTTTCATAAGTCAATAAGACAAATAGGCTTTTTTGATGGAAATTATAGAAAGGTTAAATATGATTTATTGTCTAAAGAAGAAAACGATGAATACATGTACTTACTACATTGTTTCAGAGGAGAGGATAAAGAAAACAAATACGGCTCAGATGGTCGTTTTACCTATAGATACAGACGCTACCTGGGCTTGTATGAGAGAAATAAAAGAGAGGTTCTTAAAGAGCCCAGTAATGGACGTTTGGACAGCATTCTTTACTCAATAATTCGTTTAGATAAAGATAATGTCTTGGAGGATATACTTAAAAAAACATTTAAAAAATCAACCGATGGTATATTTTGATTTAACTCCTGAGCAAAAGAAACTATTTAATAAACTTAAGGCCACATATAAGGCTTGTAAGAAAGCTGGCATATTTTTCGTAAATTCGTATGGCACTTTAGAAGCTTATAATAGCAGTGTAATTGAGGGTTATTCTGATAAGTCTAAATACAATGAAATAGACGACGACGTTATTTCAAGCTACGATAGCTGTTGTTCAAACACTCTAAAATTTGTCAACGAATGGACTGACGACGAACACCTATTAAAATTAACGCCAAAAGGTAAAAAACTGCTTGATACGGGTGACCTATAAATATATAATATTATGAAAAAATTATTTACAATTTGTTATTGGATGGTAGTCTTTGGTTGGCTGCCGCTTATTCTAGTAAAATTTTGGGCTGACTTCAATAAAAAACCGATCCTTTCAATTATAATTGTTGCCTTTTCATTACTTCTCATCATAATGGGATTTGTTGGAATTAATAGTGTGAGAGCGGAGTATGATAGTAAACTTAATGACGAAAGACGCCGATTGGAAGAAGAGAAGAAGCGATATATAAGATCTATATCTGATCTTGAGCAGTATGTTTATAAGCATCAGGCAGCGGAAAGAGAACAATTAAAAAATAAATAAATGAGACTAATATTCTTAGACATAGATGGTGTTTTCAATTGTCAGATTTTTTACGAAAGAACTCCCCCGTCAATTGACTATGACGAATCTGATAAGGAATTAGCTTACAAGGCTTACTATAAGTCCCAACTATGCCCTTTTAGAATCGAAATGTTCAATGAGTTATGTAAGACCATTGACGCTAAGGTTGTGATCTCTTCCACTTGGCGGCACATGGGGTTGACTAAGCTTACAAAAATACTCTCTGAGAACGGTTGTACATTTGAAATTGTGGGCTCTACTCCTTCTTTAAACAGTGATAGCGTGAGAGGTAATGAAATTGATAAATGGATAAAGGAACACGAAGATTTAACAGGTAAACAATACTTTGATTACACTGATTATGCAATTATAGATGACGACTCTGATATGCTTTATTCTCAAAGAAATAATCTATTTTTAACAGATAACTACTCTGGATTAACACCCAATACTTGTTACAAGATCAAGAGATTTTTTGGTTTACCAACATTTCCTTAAAATATAAAAACATGCAAACAAAAGAAATTAGTGTATTAGAGATTCTTGACGAAATATCTAACGAATCTAGCACAAATAAAAAAATGGATATCCTTCGTAAGTACACTAATCATAGTGTGTTGGAGCAAGTTCTGTACAGGACATATTCTAAGAGGATTAAATTTTTCATTAAACAGATTCCTGAATATAAATCAGATTTTATTATATTAAGCCTAGAGCAAGCACTGTATGAACTCAGTAAACTTAGTAATAGGGTCCATACTGGTCAAGCTGCAATTAATCATTTAGCGTGGATATTACAAGGTGTGCAAAAAGACGATGCTGTTGTTATTGAACGAATCATAAGCAAGGATTTAAGAATAGGAATGGCATCTTCTAACATCAATAAGGTATTTCCTGACCTCATTGAAAAGACTCCTTACCAGGGCGCGATGCCATTTAACGAAGAATTGGTTAGAAGTCTACTGAAGTCTCCTGTTAGTAGTCAAGTTAAAATGGATGGAAGGTATTGTAATGCTATTATTCGTTCAGGCGAAGTGGACCTAGAGAGTAGAGCTGGTGAACCAACTATTCTTGACGGTGCTCTTTTTCTGACAGAGTTATCTAAATTAGATGATTGTGTATTAAATGGAGAGTTGACAATAAAACAGCGCTCGCGTTACGAGAGCAACGGAATCATTGCTTCCCTTATAAGCATTGGAATTAAACAAAAAGATGGTAAGAATACCACTAAGGAATTGAAAGAATTTGAGGAAACCCACATGCCGTTTGAGCAGGCAATGAATTCTATTACATTTACTGTATGGGATAAAATTAATTTTACTGAATATATTGATAAAAAATCAAGTATTTCGTACGGAAAAAGACTAGAATCACTTAATAACTTATTGGCAATACATCCAGAAATTAAGATGGTTGAAGTTATAGAAAACAAGGAAGTCAAAACATATGAAGAAGCAATGGACCATTTTCAACAAATGCTCAATCGAGGCGAAGAAGGAACAATCCTTAAGTCTTTAAATGGTGAGTGGAGAGATGGAAAGCATAAACACCAAATTAAACTGAAGCTGGAAATCGATATTGATTTGAAAGTTACAGGTTTTAATTATGGAACAGGTAAAAATTCAAAATTAATTTCGTCCCTTAATGCTGAATCATTTGATGGAATTGTTAAGACAAGCCCGACTGGAATAAATGAAAAAACAATGAAGTATATTACCGAGAACCAAGAATCCCTTCTAGGAAGTATTGTGGAGGTTAAGTGTTGTGGGTTATCACAAGATTCAAATGGTAGTTATTCACTTTTACATCCTTGCTATAAGTCGTTTAGGACAGATAAAAACGTTTCTGATGATTTAAATGCTATTATTAAAATTCAAAATATGGCTAAAGGACTAACCTCTTAATGAGCATATTTTTCTCTTAAAGATTTTCTAGCTCTGAATATTTGAGCAAGAACAGCATTATTTTTCTTCTTTATAATTTTTGATATATCAGAAGTTAAATATCCCTCTGCACTCATGAATAAGCTGTTCAGCTCTTTATTTGTCAATGCAGCTTGTTTAATTTCTTTTAATTCAATAATGCTATATATACTTGGATTAACGTCTACAGATTTATTAAGCCATGATTTATTGTCACGTTTACTTGCAGAGGCTTTTTTAATATTATCTGCATACGTATTTTTTATTACCCTCATGACGAAATTCTTTTTTTCGTTAATACTAACAATAGTATCGAATGTTGACGGATTTTTAAGAATTTTAAGAACAGTATCATGAATAATATCTTCTGCGTCCTCTAAACACTTACATTTAGATCTCGCAAAGCCAGTAAAGCCTTTTATAAACTCATAGTCTTGGTTTGACATGGGATTGTTTTTATTGGTTTAAACAAACCTACTACCTTCTTTTGTTAAACACAACTTTTAATAAGAATTTAGATTGTTAATAAGAAGTGCAAAAAAAGTTGGATTTTCTTTAAAAGAATTTTTGTTTTTATCAGTCTAAACGATACATTTGCAAAAAAAATAAATAACATGATAGATCAACTTGGCGACAGAATTAAAACCGCATATGAAGACAGAACTCGTTTCTCATTGCCACGGAGAGCTTATACAATTATTAGAATTGACGGGAAAGCTTTTCATACTTATACCAGAAAACTACAGCGTCCATTTGATGACACTCTTATAGATGATATAGACACAACCGCAGCGTATCTATGTAAGAACATAATGGGTGCTCAATTTGCCTTTACACAATCAGATGAAATAAGCATTCTTCTTACCGATTTCAATGATATAACAACACAGGCTTGGTTTGATAACAACTTACAGAAAATGTGTAGTGTATCGGCTTCTATGGCTACTAAAGCATTTAACGAAGCCAGATTTAATAGGTTAATTACAGGTTCAAAAGAAGAGACTATTAATATTAAAGATTTTTTAAAAATGGCTGAATTTGATTCTCGTGTTTTTCAAATACCTCAACGTGCAGAAGTTGAAAACTACTTTATATGGAGGCAACAGGATACCACTAGAAATTCAATTTCTTCCGTTGCTCAGAGTATGTTTTCAAGTAAGGAACTTCATGGTAAAACAACAAATAAACAACAAGATATGATTTTTCAAAAATCAGGTATAAATTGGAACGATTATGAATCTAAATATAAGAGAGGTAGAATAATTACTAAACATGTGTATGAAAAATCGCCAGGAGTAGTCAGAAGCGAATGGAAACGAATGGATGAAATACCCATTTTTACTCAGGATAGAAGTTTTTTAATAGGTCTTATCCCTGTTAATAATTAAGTATTTAAGATATTAGTGTTTAGAGTTGTTATTTCTTAACCCACACCTTATACAATGACCAAGAGAATAGCAGAAATTTTAGAAGGAATCAACGTTTTAACAGATAAATTACCGATCATTGAAGACAAATTTATTAAAAAAACCAATTACGGAGAGATTTTATCTATTAGTGTCTTAAGCGTAATATTAATAGTTTTAATTACTATTTCGTTTATAATTTTTTAAGTAATTTATCGTCATAGAGCTATAAAATAGTCCATTTAACTATTTATAGTTAATGGCAAGGATATCTTTAACTAAATGTATTAAGACTTTAACTCAGTATGCAAATGATGAGGGCTTTAAAGAGGTGATTTTTGAGTACGGAATTGATTCTCAGGTTTTATGGAAAGACACCTCACTTAACGTGCCTAACAAAATATTAGTTGAACGGAAAACTAATATTGAGACAAGTATCTATTTATTTCTGCATGAACTAGGCCATCACGAATTAAGAAAGAAATGGTCTATATTTAAGAATAATTTTCCTATTATTTCTCTAGAAGAAGAATTGCGACTAGGCAAGAATAAGAAACGAAATACAAGATGCACTCAATATTATATTGAATGCTTTCATGAAGAGTATCGCGCATGGGAAGAGGCGCTTATTCTAGCACAAAAATTATCTATTCCTGTAAACATTAACAAATTTAATAAGCTGAAGTCAAAATGTCTTATATCCTATATGAAATATTACGCAAACAAAGTGTAAATTTATTGCTTACTTAATTTATTTTTAGTACTTTTATAAAACTTTATGACTAGGCCATTTAAAATTATCTACGAGGGAACTTCTGAAGACGTCAATCGATTAAAAGAAGTTTATGCTAATAACAAACAACACGCATTAGTAATATATAAATCCATTGGTTATAAAAACATCTTTATAAAAAAAGTTCTGTACTGTTATGAAGAGAATAGCGATGATTTTTCAGTAATTATTTTTAAAAAAAATTATGGAATAAGTACCACGTGCAAGATGTTTTCCAATCAAGAACAGCTTATGTCTATAATTTATAAAAACAAAAAATTATACTTTAGAAATAAGCAAGGAAGTAAGCATTGTATCTATGATTTAACCATAAATAGGCTGTACCAATTTTTTAATATTATTCCATCAAAAACAAAAGAAAAATTGATTACATTATTAGTAAAAAAATTTCCTTGGCTTCAAATATTACTCGAAACCAGCATTGCTCACGGTACAAATATAAACACCATCATTAAAAATAAATTATTTAGTCTTACTAAGCTGCTTAGTTATATATTTAAAGAAAATAAAATCACGTGTAAGGTTTTACTTGAACACACTAAAAAAATAGGTGGTTATGTAGAATTTCTAAATACATGGAAAGAATATAGAAAATCGCTCATCAACACTCAATTACTGAGGTTGGATTTTTTAGAATCAAGTTATTTTATAGATTCAATTAGACTGGCGTCGGCACTTAATAAAAAGATAAATTGTAAATGGAGCGAAAGAAGATTAAAGGAAGAGCATGATAAATGGACCAAAGAGTATACTAGAATAATATTATCCTATGAATCAGATATGGACTTAAAAATAAATCAAGTCTTTATTGACTTTGCTGAGTATTCAGACTATTTTATGCCTACCACAAATAAGTTGCTTTACATGGAAGGATTAAATAATAAAAATTGCGTTGCAACTTACATAAGTAAAATTGAGGATGGTGCTTGTGGAATTTATCACTATAGAGGTTGTACAATTGAGATTGGCTTGCATTACCCAGACAAATCAGAAATTGATGAGTACAACTTTTCTATTATTAAATTATTGAATCCAGAAACAGATGATGATATAATTTCGTTATCTCAGATAAAAAGCTTTGCTAACACCACTCCAACGGCTGAAATTACTGAGGAAGTAAATAATATGATTCATAAGTTTAACGACTACGTTAGAATTACTGGTAAAAAATACACCTGGTTTAATGATCTCCGATTGAATTTTAATTATTTGTGATAATTGGTGGTGGATAGATCAGGCGTATTTATTGCCTGGTTTTACATTTAATCTATTATTTGATAAAAAATTTCACATTTTTGTCTTACGTGAGGATATTCTCCTAGTGTTTCTACTTCATTATATTTATCTACACTTAGGCTGTGAAGTCGGAACAATTCGTTACTAATTTCTAAATATGCACGTCTAGGAGAAAAAGTAGTTCTACCCATCATACTTTTTATTTCATATTTTAAATCCTTATGTTCACCAGATGGTATTACTTTCTTGTATCCGCTATCACCCCATCTTGTGACATCCTTATCACTTGGATAGATAATAGCAGTAAAATTAATCTTTTTACCCATACCAATCTTATCAAGAATTAATTCAGTATTTTTTCTATCTCCCTGGATATTTGTTAATTTACGCCATTTTTTGTCCTTCTTGTATTTAGCAATTAGCTCTTTAACTTGGTCCACTTCTTCAGTGTAAGTTATTTTTGATTCATAACCGTTTTCTTCTCTTATAATTTTTTCATAGAACTGAGTTAGTGTGTTAATGTATTTAGCGTTAGAAGCATAGTACGTACTTGTTGTAAGAGTGTTTTTAAGTTTCATAGACAACTCTGCCATTTTAACATTTTGATTCAGTCTGTCTATAAACGAATCTACGTCTAATTTAAGTTTGTTCCCTATCTCAGCCCTTAAATTATGTATTATAGCTGATAATGTAGATACCACACAGTATCCAGATTCTTTTAGTTTAAATAAAAATCTAATGTCAGAAATAAAGTATGGAGTTAAAATTCGTTTCTTAACTAGTATATTTTTATCTAAATTTTTTGGATTATCTGTACCTCTAAAACCACTAATAGAACTTTTTGTGGATAAATAAAGATCGAAAAGTTCTCTATTTTCTGTAATATCCAAGTCAAAAAATGTCTTCATAAATAAGGAAAAACCCCTGTCATAATAATTTTGATTGCTGAAAAATTTAAAATGATTTAAATTAATCATTAACTCAAGTAATTCTACATCAGATAAATCCTTATATACTCTAACTATGATATTAATGTCAGGCACATTGTACCATAGAAGTCTTCTAAAGCCATCCAGTAATTTAAACTCACCATCCTTTTTGTATAAAAAAAACGGCTGATATTCATACAATTCTGGGATATCATGAGACTCTTCATACTTACTGGGGTTATGTTTTTTGTACTCATCTCCAAGATTGTTCTTCAAGTAAGTAGCTAATTCTCTGGCATTCATTGAGTAAAGGTCGTATTTGACATTTAAGTATGAATCTAATTGATTGGGTAAAATTAGGCTTTGTTTCATAATACAAATATACAAAATTAAAATGAATCGACAAAATTTTTTTGGCGAAATGAAAATATTACTCTATATTTGTAAAAAAAACAACTAATGGCAACAATACTTGATAAAGACTTAATCCGTGAAACAACTCTAAAGCATAATGAAAGGGAAATAGTTGTTACAATTGGCGCTGATCAAAAGTTTCACTTTAAATTAAAGGGAATGAAATCTGGCGTTGTTAGTATAGGTATTGATGAGGTATATAAGCAACTTATTGGAGAAACAGCTAATAACAGCGGTGGCTTACTATCTGAGGCGATTGCTGATGGAAACGCTGTGATTGAAGAGCAAAGCATATTTGCTAAAAAACAAGCTAAAAGTCATGAAAATAAAATGGCTGAAGTTTCAAAGGATAATCCAATGGTTCCACTTTATGAACTGAGAACCAAGGCAGCTGTTTCAGTTATGCCTGTCGAAACTCACGTTCTGTTTGAAGGAATTATTCTGGATTGTATCAAAACAATTCAAAAGCCATTTATTGATAAAGAGCTAGAAATAAAGAAGAGTAAAAAATGAGTAAAAATATATATTCTAAGATGTTGGATTACTTAGATTCGGAAGATGGTCAAAAGGCACTTGAAGAATGGGCCGTTAAAATTAATAATGAGAAGGCTGTGCGCCAGTCTCAACTTAATAGGTTCCATGATAAATATGCTAATTCTATCGGAGAAATATTCTATAAAATAAGAATCAAATACGAATCAAATAAATACATTTACAGATGGTTGGATCGGGGAATTGAACCACCGCAATCTTTATTTTGGTTTTTATTTGATTATGCTGAAAAATATGGAAGAGAAGCAACCAGTGAAGAATATATAGAACATGGAAACATGTTTACAAGTATGATGTATTACATTGACGGATACTTCTTTAGAAGAATGGATGGCCAGGGAAGTGTGATTGATATATTCCTCAAATAATTTATTTATTCTTTTTTTTGTGCTTTCTTTTTCTGTATTTCTTTACTTTAAAAACGCGTTCTTTATTCAAGTCTAATTTTAAATTGTATGGATCTTCGTTTAGGATGCTTAAATCAAGCTTCCATTCATATTTAGAGCGTTCTTTATGTAATTCATATACTTCCTTCAGGTAGGTGACAACATCCTTGTGTGTCCAGGAATTTAACTTCTGGAGTTGCTTCATACATATAGCTTGTTTACCGATGGCACTTGCCCTACCAAAGTGTTTAACCAAGTGACAAATTGGACACAACGAAACAAGACCGATTAACTTTTGAACCTTATTCACATCATCATATTCAAATATTTCATGGCACTCTAAATCATGTTTAAATCCTTGTCTCTTACCTCTTCCTTCACATATTTCACACCTATTCATGGCCATAGAGTAAGATAGTTTTCTTATTTTATCCCACTGGCTTGGCTTAATACAGGTTCTAATATTACTAAAAGCACAAGTATTAGGAATCATTTCTATTGTTAATTTCACTAAGGATAAATATCAGATATTTATAATAAAAAATAAAATGAGAATTAAGCTACTTGAAAGCCAGGTGCATAGGCTAAAATTGATTACAGAAAATTCAGACATGCTTTCTGAACTTAGAACGTTTGCTGAAAAAGCAGCGCATAGCCTTGATCAAATATATTCTAAGTTAAGTTTTGTAACGCTAAACGAAATTTTTAATAATGAAATTCCTTTAGAAGATATTGGCCACTCTGTTAGTGCAATAGAACATTCTTTTTCCAAAAAATGCAGTTTAGTTTATCAATGGATAGATTCACATGATCCTGATGATCAAGTGTATATAGATATGTATGACCAAGCTTCTTCAATTGAGAGAACGGTTACTAATAAAATTAACGCCCTTGATTTTGTATTGTTTCCGTTAAAGGAAGTGGCTGAAAAGGCCCTGGAACATGAGATCATAAAAAATTTTCCTAATAAACAAATTGATATCTAATAAAAATTGTAGTAACTTTGAGCAAAAACATGGAATACATTGCTCACTTATTTGGCTTTTGCGGTGAAGGCCATCCAAGCCTATTATACTTATTAGGTATCATGCCGTTCATATCCTATATTAAAAATAAAATAAGTATTATTTATAAATTAATTATTACTTGGATAAAAACCGCGGTAAAAAATTACTCAAAGCTTTTTTTGAGACAACACCGTCACAATTAAAAACTAATCGCAGAACTTTATCAATTTTTTTCTCGACATCATTTATCGAGGCTTGATCAGTCAATACGTGCATTATACCGTTAATAAGAATAACTCGTTTAAATTTATTTTTATATCTTATTCTTGTTACCTTATAATTTCTATTGAGGAACAATAATATTATTTCATTTAATTTGTTATGCGGCATAGTCATAAATATGTATAAGATTAGATACTATATAAATTTTAATATCTGTATGGAGTCCTTCAAATTATTTAAAGGCTCCAATTTTTCTAATTATAGACTTTTTTGCTCTTTCATTAGAAATGCAATTATTAGTGAAAATACTGACATGTACTATTCTTATTTATTAAATCTTACTGATATAGTCAGAACTATGTTTGGCTTAACTGATGAAGATTCTTGTAACTATGTTATTAACTTCTTTATGGATGAAATGTTTACTCAATTCGACTCCGTAATAGCTAATATATATAATGATTTTTATGTATCAATAAAATAATTCCTTTAGATTTATTTAACTATGAATATATTTATAGTAAAATAAAGATGATAACAAATTTAACAGACGATACATTAAAAGATTTTATTGCAAATAATACAAACGCGGTTATAATTTTTTCAGCTCCATGGTGCCAACCTTGTAAAATACTCACTCCTGTACTATCTAGTTTATCTGAAATTAATCATTCAGTTGCCTTTGGTAAGGTTAACATTGAAGAGTGTGACAGGGCTACAACAGAATATTCTATCAGGAGCGTTCCTACAGTTTTATACCTTAAAAACGGTAATTTATTAGATTCTAGCATAGGAAATATTCCAAAACATAAAATTCAAGAAAAAATAGCTTCATTTAGTCTTTAAACCATCCTTTCTAATCAGTTTCAAATATTTATCTATATGAGCGTAAGACTTATCATAACAGAACAACAGTATAAGTCTCTAGAAAAGAGACTATCAGAAAATAGAATATACACAAGTGTTGTCGAGAAGCTCAAGAATGATTTGGATATGAACTATGAGCCAATTGTAGGCGTTATAAGAAAAGGTGGAGAGTACGTTGAGAAACCAATGATTAAGATAAAAGTAGATGGGGAAAGCATCACTCCAAAAGCCTTGTTTGATTATTTAAAATATAAATACAAATTAGGTGACGAGTTTATAAAACAAGTTGTCACAGATTGGTCTCACGGGAGGATAAAAAACAATAATTTATCAAAAAATGTAGCCTTGAGCGATGGAACTGAGAGATAAAATACAAAGAGTTTTAAGAGATAATTACGGAGAATTTGAAACATATTTGGAACGTGAGTATGAAACAATACTAACAGAGAATCTTATTGAAGGTAATTTTAGCAAAAAGAGAGTGTGGTCTACTTATAATCAAATTATTCTTGAATTAAAACATACTTTAAAAGATATGTTACGCGTGAAGGAACTTCAATACAAATTAACCGATACGGTTGATCCTAATGATGAGTGTATAAAAATGATGGAAAGTGTTAAAGATAACACGACAGAACTTAAAAGACTTTACCATAAGGTTACTAGTTTTAAAAAATGATGTAACCATTAAAAAATTTAAAATAAATGGAAATCACAAATTTTATTTTAAAAACGGGCGCAGGTAAGAATACTAAACTTGATAAAGAATACCTATTGTTTATAAATAATGTTATTAGTAAGCAAAATGAGCAAGAAAACGAACGATGGGAAACTTATAATATAATCCTCAAAGAATTCTTAACTATCGATGAAAACATACTTAAAGAATTTAAATATCGTGTAACTGATGGCGATAATCCTAATGAGGTTATTTTAAATACTTTCGATAAATACTCTAACGAAAACCTTAGTGCTCTTTCCTGGCTCTTGAAAAGAAGAATTGAAGAGTACCTTGAAGAGGATTTCTATAAAAGATTTTGCTAATTTTAAAGTTTATTTAGTAACTTTGTAAAAAAGTGAAAAATGCCCACTTCAGCGTCAAACAGACTTATATTTCTTGCAAAAAAATTCGACATATTTGAGGAAGATTCTGAAGAAATTAAAAAGAAGTGTGAAGAATTTTCTAAATTAGGCGTATGTAATTTTCTAACCGATCCCAAAACCTCTAAATGTTTGGCTATTATCTTAGGAGAAGAAAAAGGCGATGAGATAATTAATAAGAGGGCAAGCATCTCGCAACTTGTTTTTTCTGATATGATAGCTGCTGATCCAAGCAAAAATTTCGTTTTTGTTCAATGGATGCTCAATGCATTTGTAAGATTAATTAAAGAGAATGTAAAAGAAGCGTTACGATTTGTAACAGAAGATCTCCCCCAAGCAAGTAAACTATTTTTAGTATTTGAGGAAAACAAACGTAAAAATAAATTTGCTTCTTTGTGTAGTGGTAATTTTATTTTAAAAAGCATTACTGACTATACCGATATAAACCAGTATAAAAGTTTATCTCAACTATTTGAAGCTGTTGATCCCTTCATAGAAAAATCGGCTGGAGCGATGCTTAATCTGATTAATAGATATGTATCGTCTAAACAAGCTATCATACCATTCAAGGATAGATATTTTACTGTTTATATACCTAAAACAAGGGATGCTAGCGTGATATTCGGAAAATTTGTTAGCTGGTGTACTTCTGTCAAAGATAATGGAATGTTTGAGCATTATACCGATAATAAAAAGCCTAACGGTAAAAAATCAGACTTATATATTATAATAAATAATAAATTTTTAAATGGAGATTCAGACGAATTGTATCAAATTCATATAGAAACTGGTCAATATATGAATAAATCTAATTCGCATGTAAACATTAGAGAAAAAATATTTGATGTTGATGAGGAGATAGAAAAATATTTCTATTCAGAATTAATAGCCTTGGCAAAAATGTCAATTAATCCTACTGATAACAAGTATGTAGATGCTTTATTGATGCTTGGCTTTGATAACTGTATATTTGAATTAATGGACAAAAGAACTCCTGTCATTACATTAATGGATAAGCACATAGTGGAAATACCAGATATTTCCTCCTTTAGTAATGTTGATATGCTTACCATGGCTAATTGTGACCTTAAAAATATTCATACTTCTATTGGAAGTTTAAATAAATTAGAAATGTTATCTCTACCTAATAATAAAATAAAAGAAATACCTAAAGAAATTTGTAATTTAAAAAAATTGGCTTTCTTAAATTTAAAGGGTAATAAAATAAGTAAAATTCCTGACGAATTAAAATATTTAGATTCTTCAAATGGCGGTTCATTGGTTACGTTCTCTATCGATAGGTCGAATCTAAGCTTTGAAGACACTTGCAAATTGACCTCCCTACTCCCTAATGTAATGATTCATTAAAAAAAAATTTTTTTTATTCCTCTTCCGCATATTTATTTAAGATAATAATAAAAATTAACCTAAATAAATAAAATGGGTAATACAAAAAAAACTGTAAAAATTAACGAAAAGGACCTTGTCGATCTAATCGATAATATCGTAACTGAAGCTCTTGTTGTTAAGAAGAAAGAATGGATTAGTGAACAAGCCAAAAAAGGTGATAAAACAGCTCTTTTGGAATCTAAAATAGCTGATTTAGAAGCTAAATTTGCATCTATAGTAAAATAAATTAACCGAATAAAAAATTATGGGTAAGAGTACATAACAACGCTCTTACCTATTGTCGTTTGTATTAATGAATTAGAGAAAGAAATTCTTGTTTTTCTATTTCAGCTATTTTTAATCCAAGCTCTCTACCTTCTTTAAGGCTAAAATTATTTTTGACTTCATCACCGTCCACACTTAGTTCATATTTTGTGAACGCTTTAACCATATTGTGCTGCACATATCCTAAGTTACAGAACTTGATGATCTGTTCATCGGTAACGTTAACACCGTTCTGACTAGACTTAAGTTTAAATGCAGTATCAGGTGATAGAGTTTGCAGAGATACTAAAAAAGTAATTACTTTACTCTCTGATCTTGAATACTTGTGTTCAATGAGCCATTTTTTAAGGATACTATGATGATTATTCTTCAGTAGACAAGCTACTATAAAAATGTAATCCTTATCATCAAAAAAATTATGGTAAATTTTAAGACCAGGAAAGACCCATTTAAATAAATTATATTCGCTTAAAAGGCCTAGATAATTTCTGACATCCTTAGCCGACTCAATTCCTTTTATAAATTCTTCTTTAATTCTTTCAGCTGATACTTCATTCAAATTAATCGGAGTCTTCAATGCCTTATTTACAGATTTATCAATAATTGAATTAAATCTAGCCGCAAACCTAATGCATCTAAGCACTCTCAAAGGGTCTTCTTTGAATCTATCTAGAGCTGGGCCTACCGTCCTAACCATGCTATTTTTTAAATCATGCATCCCACCAACAAGATCAATAACGCATTCTGCGTCTATATCATAGTATAAAGCATTAATCGAAATGTCCCTTCTTTTAGCATCAGAGTTTATATTAGTGAATTTAACTGCGGGGTGCCTACCCTTAGTTAGATCTGACCTGAACGAAGCTATTTCATATTCGTTATTTTTAGTAAAAACATTAATAACTCCGAATGATTTACCCGTAGCAAGGGTCTTAAAACCATTGCTATTAAGCAATGTTTCAACGTCATCAGGAAGTGCATCTGTTGCCAGGTCATAATCTTTAATCAAGTCACCTAATAGAGAATCCCTAACACAACCTCCAACCATATAAAGTTGATACCCGCCTCGCTTAAAAATCTCTTTCAAGTCCAAAATATCTTCTGGAACGTAAATTTTTAAAAATTGACGGACATCATTTTTAATACATAATTTATGGGCTAAATATTTCATTAAGCGTTTCATACCACAAATGTACAAAAATAATTTTAATTAAGTATAAATTTCGGGATGCAACTTTCCGTATTGTCTAATAATTTCACCTGCCTTAGCATTTGCTTCATTTTCTATTGGCGATCCATCTTCTCCATCCTTAGACGGACTGGTTAATCTGTTTTCAATAAATTGTTTATGATGAACTAGTTCGTGAGCGATGGAACGGAAAAAGTCACAGGATGATCTGTTTTTAACATAAACCTTTATCATCTTACCCATTTCATAATATGCGGTAGTTTGTAGGTCAGGAGTACGTTCATAAGCTAGTTTAACTTTAATATCATCCTTTATATCAAGATACTTTTTAGTAAAATTAATAAAGTCTGTGATTTTTATCACATCAGTTTTATCTTGAGATAATAATTCTTCCCGTAATAATTGTTTAATATATGTTTTCACCTGTCAATAAATATATTAAAAAACCGCAAAATAATTGCGGTTTTAAGGTTAGTTATTTTTTAGATGATGTGACACTTATGATATCATTTTTTTCATCGTAATTTATTTTAATGGTTTCTCCCTCTTTAATTTTACCATTTAATATTTCATCGGCAATAGGATCTTCTACATAACGTTGAATAGCTCTATTAAGTGGCCTTGCGCCATATTTCTTATCGTATCCATTCTTAGCTATGTAATTCAAAGCTGTTTCACTCAGCTTGATTTTATATCCTATCTCACTAAGCCTTTTTTCTAACTTTGCAACTTCACAGTAAATAATTTTGTGAATATTTTCTTCAGATAAACTATTGAAAACTATTGCTTCATCAATCCTGTTAAGGAATTCAGGTTTAAATTTTTTCTTTAAAGCTTTGTCGATTATTGATTTATTTCTTTCTTCTTGATTAGCTGATTCGTAAGGGGTTTCAAATCCCATAGTTTTTCCAAAACTATTTAATTCGGAAACACCAACATTTGATGTGAGAATAATTAGAGAATTTTTAAAGTTAACTTTCCTTCCAAGCCCATCAGTTAACTGGCCTTCATCTAATAGTTGAAGCAGAAGGTTAAAAACATCTTCATGGGCTTTTTCTATTTCATCAAATAGTATTACGCTATATGGTTTTCTTCTAATTTTTTCAGTTAACTGTCCTCCCTGTTCATATCCTACATACCCTGGAGGTGGGCCTATGAGTCTTGATACTGAGAATTTTTCCATATACTCGCTCATATCCATTCTTACTAATGAATCCGCATCCCCATAAACGTATTCAGCAATTAATTTAGCAAGCATGCTTTTACCAACCCCTGTTGGCCCTAGAAATATATAAGAAGCCACTGGTTTATTCTTATCTTTAATTCCAACCCTGCTTCTTTTTATGGCTTTAACAACCTTGGTCACCGCTTCATCTTGGCCAATTAATTTCTCTTGAAGCTCCTTATCTAAGTTTACTAATTTTTTGGTTTCTTGTACAGAAATTTTAGATAAGGGAATTCCTGTCATATTAGACACAACTTCTGAAACTAGAGTAGCATCTACGATCTTTACTTCTTTACTTAGAAGTGTGTTCCATTCCTTTGTCGCCTCAATTAGAATAGCCTCAATTTTTTTCTCTTCATCTCTTAATTTAGCTGCATCTTCATACCTTTGTTTTGCAACCACCTCAACTTTTTTCTGTGCAATTTTTTCTTTTTCTATTTCAAGATTTTTTAATTTTTCTGATTTCTCTATATTCATATTTGTTGCTGCGCCAGCCTCGTCCAATACGTCAATTGCTTTGTCTGGCATTGCTCTATCCATAATATATCTATCAGCTAGTTTAACACATTCCTCAATAGCCTCATCAGTGTAAAAAACATTATGATGTTTTTCATACTTGTCTTTAATTTGTGAAAGAATAGTAATAGTTTCTTTAAGTGACGGCTCCTGTATTAAAACTTGCTGAAATCTTCTGGTTAATGCCCCATCTTTTTCTATGTTTTCACGATATTCATCTAAGGTAGTTGCGCCGATAATTTGAATTTCACCTCGTGATAGAGCTGGTTTAAGTATGTTAGAAGCATCCATAGAACCAGATGAGTTTCCAGCCCCAACCATAGTATGCAATTCATCAATAAATAAAATGACATCCTTATTACCTTTACACTCTTCCATTACGGCTTTCATTCTCTCTTCAAATTGACCGCGATATTTAGTACCAGCTACCATAGCTGCAAGATCCAGAGATAAAATTCTTTTTCCTATTAGAGTTCTTGGCGTTTCTCCGTTATTTATTAATTGAGCTAGTCCCTCTACAATAGCTGTTTTACCAGATCCTGCGACGCCAATTAAAACAGGGGAATTTTTGCGTCTTCTTGATAAAATCTGAGCGACTCTTTTAATCTCCGCTTTTCTTCCAACTACTTTGTCTACTTCACCATTTTTTACTGCGGCTGAAATATCTCTACAAAAATTATCCAACACAACCGTTTTATTTGATGTTCTTTTAGCGGGCTTACTAAATTGGTTATCATCAAAATCTTCATTAGTTACGCCGTTAGTTACATCTGACCTAATAGATTTAATGCAATTCTTTACCATCATATAACTAATGCCCATTTCAAATAGCATTATACTTAAAGGAGATTTAATACTTAAAATTGATAAAAACAAATGCGTAGATTCTATTGATTTATCTTTCAAATACTCACATTCCTTATCTATTCCTTTAAACACTAATTTTGTTTCTGAGGAAAACAACATAGTGTCTTTTCTATTTCCCACTCTAGTATTTAAATCGGCCTTCATTAAAGCGTCGCTAATTCTGTCATATAAGTAAGAGGTATCTACTTTTAATGCTTCAAATATTGAAGCACACCTGGGATCATTTGCATGTATGATAGAAAGTAGCAAGTGCTCTGGCCTAACCTTAGAGTCTCCAAATAATTCTGCCTCTTCTTTAGCGTTATTAACTATCAGCTTAAGTGAGGAGGATACGCTGTTATTTTTCATAGTTTTCATTTACATCAAATATACACGTTATTTCTCTACGAATCAACTATTTTTAAAAATAATTGCTTCTTAAAATAAATATTAGTATTTTTAATTAAAATAAATAACTTATGCTATTAGAAAAGAATGTAATTGCTGGAGTGATATACTGCAAGTATGCTTCAACAAATATACTTGCGTCCGAGTATTATCTTAACGAAGACTTAATTATTACCTTTAAAGGCGGCGGCAGATATAAGTATCTTGATGTGAAAAAAACAGATTATACCAGATTTGAAATAGCTGAAAGCCAAGGTGCCGTGGTTAATACTCATATAAAACCATATTCTTTTATAAAATTAGAAAAAATTGATGCGACCTTGCTCACAGAAGAAATCGAAGCTTTGAAAACAAAGGAAAAGGAAGACATCCTCAGAGCAAAAATAATTAAGTTGATGGATACAATGGATGCTGTTGATACTGAGGCAAAGAGAACCCTGTACTTAACTCCCTCAAAATTAGAGGATTTGAAAATAAATATTGACGATTACTTAACTGAAATAAAATGAATAATTTAGATAAACAATATATAAACATATTAAAGGATATCCTAGAAAATGGAAATAAAAAGTCGGATAGAACTGGTACAGGAACCCTGAGTCTATTCTCACGTACCATTCGACATAAAATGTCTGACGGTTTTCCAATTATAACAACTAAAAAGATTCATTTAAAGGGTGTTATTGAAGAGCTTCTTTGGTTCTTACAAGGTGAAACTAATATTAAACCACTTGTTGATCGAGGAGTAAATATATGGGTTGGTGACTGTTATAAAAAGTATCGCACAAATTCTTTAAGTGAATTACAGCCTATGTCTAAAGAACAATTTATTGAGTCAATAAAACAAGATAAGAATGTTGTTACAGGCAAAAAAGGTTTTGCGGAAAAACATGGTGACATTGGACCTGGCTATGGTAAACAATGGAGAAGATGGGATGTTATCGGTAACTTATGGATTGATCAAATACAAAACCTAATAAACGATTTAAAAAATAATCCTGATTCAAGAAGATTGATGGTGAGCGCCTGGAACGTTGGAGAAATAGACCAAATGACACTTCCACCATGCCATTTTGCTTTTCAGTGTTATACAAGGGAATTAAGCGCATGGGAAAGAACTGAATTATATAGTTCTTATGTGCACGAGCGTGGAGGAATAGACACAGATGATTTAAAAACCGACGAATATTTTGATGAAATAGGCATTCCAAAAAGAGCGTTATCACTTATGTGGAATCAGAGAAGTGTTGATACATTTTTAGGCCTGCCTTTTAATATAGCTTCCTATGGTTTCTTGTTAACAATGTTAGCACAGCAGACGAATATGATACCAGATGAACTTATAGGTTGTTTAGGTGACACCCACCTTTATTTAAATCACTTAGAAGCGGCTAAAGAACAAATAAATTCTGAAATTTTTGAATTACCTAGACTGAATTTACGCCCTGTGAAGGATATTTTTTCCTATTCGTTCGATGATTTTGATCTAAAAAACTATAAACATGGTAAAAAAATAAAAGCTACTCTAAACAACTAGAATTTAATTAAATACTTGTTTAAATAAAAAAGCATCTTTTGATGCTTTTTTATTTTTATGAATATTTATATAATAAATTAACTCATGCCACTAAGTAACAAAACGTATTCCATTATTGTCCCATCAGCCAATGCTAATTTAACAGGCCACACATACGGCCAGGTTTATGCTGATACAGCATGCACACCCACAATCAACGGGGTTGCAATCAATATGGTAGCTGGCGGTACGATAGACATTGTTGTAACTAGCATCAGCGCCACCGCTGGTTGCTTTTTAATAGGCGACCCTATTGATCCAACCTATCCAAGTGTAATTATTGGTTAATTTTAAACAAAACTTAGATATTTATATAAAAAATAAAACAGAACATGAAACGTATTATAGTTAAACCAGTTGGATTGAAGGGGAATGAAATCAATGATAGAATTAAGGAGTTAATGAAATTACAACCAATAAATGAAGAACATCATTCTTCATCTGTTGAATTAACTAAAATTGGTCCTGACGGGCTGGTTTATGGCATTGTAAGAGAAAATCACACTTACTTCATTAAAACTACTGATAAGCACAATAGTTTGATTGCTGAAGATTTTAAATATATTGGCGGATTGCAAAATAAAATGCAAGAAGCTTATCCTACTTATGCAAAAGCATTAAGGCATCTTAATATTAAATTTAATAGCATCTCTGAATCCCTGGGAGAATATAAAGATATAAACGTTTTTGAAAACGATATAATTGGAGAGGATGTTGCTTCTTTTCAGCAGTATCAGGGGAACGGGTTTAGCAATGAAGGTAATTTAGAAGGAAATGATCCGTTAGTTACTGAAGTAGAAGACGAAGAATTGTCAGAAGAACAACAGGCTGTTGAAGATCTGATCACAGGAGAAGAAAAAGAAGACGATGTACCTGAGGCTATCAAAGAGCATAAACTCTCTATTGGAAGATCTCTTGATGACTTAGATAGTATCATTGAAAGTATAGTTAAGCCAAAAAAAAAAGTTTACACTCTAAAATAAACGAGACTACTTATAAATTAAAGCTGCCTGCAAATAATCCAGTTCCAACTCAACCGCAGGCCGCTCCTCAGCAAAACGCTGGGCCAGAGATAAACACAACTCCATCCGAAGAGCCTAAATCAGATAAACCATTTGAAAAGGCTCCGTTTGATGCTGGCGTAGATGCTGATGAAAGTACTGATCCAAAAAAGTTTATTCAGCAATTATCAGGTAAATTAGGGCAATCATTACGTAAATATAATGATGGACAGCCACAGCCTGACTTTAAATTAGAAAAATTTGCAATCAATTCAGTAGTTGCGGCATCCCATACTTCTGAAATGGATCAGCAGGATCAAGATGATATAATCAACAAAATTAAAAAATCTGGTAGCGATTCTGAGTCAGAAGATTCACATAACTCAGAAGATAAACCTGTAAATAATTCAGAACCAAATCTTGATGACATGGAGCCAGTAAATACTAACGATGATAGTAATCTAGCTGAATCTAATAGTTTATTTGTTAAACCAAAAAAATTAAGTATTTTTGCTCCTAAAGGTTCAGAAGAATCAAAGTTCAAAAATATCATCAAAACTAAATTACAAGAATCATTTATGGATAATATGGATACTCCAACTATAGAGCCTAAAATAAAACCTAGTATAAAACCATCAGTTCAACCCCAGGTTAAGCCCACTAGAAGAAATAGGCCGTTTCAACCCAAGATTCATCCTGGTATTAAACCTAGGCCAAAAGCAGAAATTGTTGATGAACTCAAAATGAAAAATAATGATTATAAAGTTTATCATAATACATTTAGTTCTGCTGTTCAAGAAGCTGAAAATTTTGCTCTTAAAAATGGATACACAATCGATGAGGATGAATGGAGCCGAGATATAACTATGGGTAATCCTAAGCCAAAGAATGGCGAGACTAATAAATACAGCATTGGTTTGTTTAAGGATGGCCTTCCTGTTAAAAAGAAGGCTCTCGAAATTCAAGTGTATAACATGGGAAACATGTATGAATTAAATTGCTATATTAACTAATATAAACTTTTATAAACTTGGAAGAATATCTAATATACGTCAATAATGTTGGCATAAATTATAAAAAGGATTATGTATACGAATTCCTGTTTTCTGATGAAAAAGATATAAAGAAAATAGATGGAGAAGGATGGGATGAGTTTCCTGCTTCTGGAAGACCTGAGCCACCAACAGAAGAATTAATAACCTCTGTTGGCGTCCTGACATCTTATTTAAAATTAGATGTTATACAAAATAGTGATACGTTTGCAGTATGGGACGCAGTTGATGGAGTGATCCCTCTTGCGTTTGAAAATATGGATGATTATGAGGTGTATCCTGATTCTAGGCTTCACTTTCATTTTGGAATCAGTAAAAAAGAAGTAAAAGATAAACTTTATGCTAAGGATTTAAGTTTGATATTTAATAAAGAAAAAAAATGAAAAAATTAATAAACGAAGATATTGCACCAACTAGTAATACTTCATCAGTCACTGATCCACAAGAAAAAAATACGACAAATATAACGCTTAATAAGAAAGACTTAGCAGATACTTCTGTGCATTCAAGTATTAATAAAATCCAAGGAAAGAAGTCAATCAATGTTGTCGATGAAGAAACTACTTCAAAATATAAATACTTATCGAATGTAAAGGATTCTAAAACAGGGGATATATCCCAACCATTTACTATTAACGGAAAGAGGTATCAAATAGTTAGAGCACTTAGTCCGCTTAAAGAAAAAGTTAATGCAGTTTTTTCTCTTGATGAGAGTGACGATGACGGTGAAAATATTATTCATCCAATGGATTTTTTCGAAAAGAATATAGTTAAGCCGAAAACTACAGATATTAAAAAACCTGTTATGGAAGATGCGCCTAAAGAAGAAGATAAAAAAAAGGAAATAGAGACCTTATCTGGCTACAAATATTTCTTAGTAAATAAAAAAACCAAAAAATTTAGAAAATTTAAAACTGCTGAAGCACTTGCAAAAGCAAGCATGACTCCTGATGAAGTTTTTATGAGTCAAAAAGAACTTAAAAAATTTGTCAATGAGACTATTTTTGGAGGCAGAAAAAAAAGTGAAACAATAACAGAGGATAATATCGAAGATAATGAAATAAACTCAGTTGATAATAAAGTGAGCAACGAAGTGGATAATGAAGGCGACGGTACCAATTCTCTAGATGGAGAGGTTAAAACTTTTATTAATAAAATAAAAGAAATTCCTGAACAGTTTTATCAAAAAATTAAGCTGAATAAAATAGCTCAAAAAAAGATGGTTATAGCTTTTTCCACTTTTATGGGCGTGCCATTGCTGTCAGTGCCAGAATTCATGAAGCTTATTTGTAATGACTTCAAAAATTTAATATCTCCTGAATCATCTAAAACACAGACAGGACAAGATGTAGGCTTATTTAATGAATCAAAGGTCTTTAAAAAGAGCGAGTTAAGCAAACTTATTTTAGAAAATTACAACATCGAGGAAAATAAAAAAGATATCTTAAATGACACAAGAAGAGAAGATAAAGAACATGCAAACATCGATGGTTCAACTGTTCAACAAAATGAAACTTTATCCGAAGGACAAGAAAATAAAGTTGGAATACCTAAGGGTGCAATTGAGCTTGGAGATGCAGAAGATTCCTCTTCCGTTTTAAATTCAAAAATAGAAAATAAAATTTTAAATATTATAAGAAAAAATAATGGATTTATAAAAAGGGATTTGTTAACTCCTCAACTATACAAATCTGCTATGTCAGATAGTCCAGAAGAGCATAAAGAAGTTATTAGAACTATTTATCAACAGTCTATTGACCCAAAAAGCCGTGAAAGGTTTAAAAATATCGTTGGTTCGAATATTGTAAATCTGGCCTTGAAATTAAATAATAAAAAAAATCTTGGCGAAGGAATAAAGAATTAACTTTGCCGACCAAAATTAATGAATAATTTATATAAAAATAAAATAAATGGCTGATTATAAAAAAATAGCTGAACAAGCCTTAAAAAGAGCATCTAAAAAATTAGTATCTGAAGGTATTAAATATCCAGACGGGTTAAAAGAGAGAATGCATCCTCAAATAGAAAAAGAGATAAGTACTCATAAACACTCTCTTGGTGAGCACCCTATTTTTCCAGAAGGAGATATATATTCATTCGAAGAAAAAATCATGGGTGAACGTTTTGCTGAGGTTGCTAATAGATACAAACGAGTTAACGAGCTTGAAGATATCGATGAGACTGAAATTAAAAAGAATTTATTTCCATTGGTATACTCTACCATGGAGATTGAGCATAAACATAGAAAAGAATTGGTTGAGATGGCTATTAAAATGGTAAGAGAAGAGTATGACATGGACGAGGATGTAGTTGATATTAATGCTGAATTAACTTCACATATTACAATACAAGCCGCAATTTCAAACCCAACGCCTATTTCATCAGAAGATGAGTTTGACAACCATGACCAAATCGTAGAGGCTAATGAAGAAGTATATAAAAGGAGATTTATAAACGCAATGATTCAAGGAGCGGCTAAAAAATGTAACCAAATGTTTTATATGGTTGAGGATGAATTAACTGCTATTGACCCAAGGCTTCCAAGTAAATACGCTAAAACAATGGCCGCCGCTGACTATCTTTATTTTGCCGTACCTAAAATGGAGAACGGCACAGTTGGTGGCAGCGTTAACGTTGAATTTCCTAGCAAAAAGAACTCTAAGTCAGTAATTAACGCTCAAGCTATGATTTTTCCTTTATTAATTCATGAACTAGTAAAAGGCGTTATGGAACTTATTTCAGCTAATGGATTACCAAAAAAGAAAAAAATAGCAGAGTATGTAATAAACAAAGCTGATTTTTTAAACGCCGAACTTAGTGATATGCGTATTGGTCCCGCTCTATGGAGTAGATTCACAGATATGATTGAACCAGATGATTTTAAGCTTAAACATCATATTTACAGTGATTTAATTTCACTTCCTGTGAGAGAATTTAATAGGCAAATGAAAGAGATTATGGCTGGAACCAAGACAGGAAAAAAAATAATCAAAGATTTGGTAAACGTAATTAAAAGCGATATGCAATCCGACGAATTAGACGAAATGTTTGAAAAAAATGAAACTGATAAAGATGTATCCACAGATGTTGGTTTTAGTTGGGATGAATTAAAAGGTTCAATAGAAGATGATGAGGATGAAGACGGATTTGATTGGGACGAGCTAAAGGGATTATTTTAAAATAAATTTAAAATTTTTTAAAAAAGGCACGAAAGTGCCTTTTTTATTTTTAAAACTTACCAACAATTAATACCTATTTAAAAAGGGCTTAATATTTATATTAAACCCCTTGTAAATATGTTCAACTCTTCTGTCCTCTTCCTTCTTAAAAGGAAGCATATATATGGTTATGACCAGACTTCAAAAAATATTGAGTCTGGATTAAACAACAGCGCTAATTTTGTTAATCAAATGCTTAATGAACATGGCATTAATTCAAATGTGGTTCATGTTATTGACAATAATTGTATTGATAGAGAAGTAACGAAATACAAGCCTAAATTAGTAGTAATTGAGGCTCTCTGGGTGATACCAGAAAAATTCGAGGTTTTAACTAAACTTCATCCAGACGTAACCTGGATAATCAGACTTCATTCCGAAATACCTTTTATTGCAAATGAGGGTAGCGCCTTTTATTGGACATTCGAATATTCTAAATTATCTCATAAACATAAGATAATAGTAGCCCCTAACACAATTAAAATGTATTACGATTTAAAGGGTGTGGGCATAAAAAACTTGATTTATCTACCTAACTACTATCCAGTAAAAAATACACCGTTCATAGGAGCGCATAATAGATCCCATATAGATATTGGTTGCTTTGGTGCAATTAGACCGATGAAGAACCAATTAATACAAGCTGTTGCCGCAATTCATTTCGGGGATAGAGTGAATAAGCCTATTCATTTTCACATAAATTCAGAGAGAGTCGAACGAGGAAGTGGTGTTATTAAAAATATACGAGGATTATTTGAAAACCAGAACAAACATAAGCTCATAGAACATCCTTGGTTAAGTCATGATGATTTTATAGAGGTAATCAGGAGCATGGACTTGGGTCTTCAAGTTTCCTTCAATGAAACATTTAATATTGTTGCCGCTGATTTTGCAGCAAATAATATACCTATTGTTGGATCGGAAGAAATAAATTGGCTATCGAGCCTTTATACCACGACATCAACAACCTCAACCGAAGATATTATCAGAAAATTAGAATTAGCTTATAAGTATAGAAAAATTAATCTTCAGGTGTTAAATAAATGGGGTTTGATTAATAAGGTTAATATAGCCAAATCTATTTGGATAAATACTATTAAACCACATAACTAATAGATAAGTTCCTTTCTTTAGGTTAGATATATTTATCTTATATGCTAACAAGGAAAGAAATATTGGAAGAATATGCCAAGTGTCTGGTTGATCCAGTATATGCCATAGAAACATATCTAGAAACCTTTGATAAAACACAGGAAAGTATTGTACAATTTAAATTATTCCCTAAGCAAAAAGAGATAATTGAGGCGTACACTAAACATAGAAGAAATATAGTCACCAAACCAAGGCAAGCTGGCGTTTCAACAACAACAGCTGCATTTATGGCTATAACCATTGCTTTAGCAGATGTTGATAACCCAGAGTCTATTTTAATTATTGCAAATAAACAGGAACTTGCAATAGAGTTTCTTTCAAAGATTAAGGATTTTCTCACCCAATTACCTAGATGGTTCTGGGGAACTGAATTTACTACTGATATTAAGAAATCTATTTTTACGGGAAAAGACTCTCAAAAAGAAATTGGTTTACCAAACAGGAGCAGAGTTAAAGCTGTTGCAACATCTAAGGACGCTCTTAGAGGATTCACTCCTACATACCTTATTATGGATGAGGCTGCTTATATTGATAACGGAAAAGAAGTGTTTGGTGCGGCACAAACATCACTCGGATCTGGTGGTAAAACTATATTAATTTCTACACCAAATGGTATGGATGAGCTTTATTATACTACATACAATAAAGCAAAGAAGAAAGAAAACGACTTCAATGTCATAGAAATGAAGTGGTATCAGGATTTACGTTATAATAAGAACCTTAAGTGGGTAAAAAAATATAAAGAAATTGTTGACGACGTAGAAGTTGATAAAGTTGAAGAAATTATAGAGACTGAATTTACATTTACTTCGTTTGAGGCCAAAATACTTGAAGGCTACAAGCCTACATCTCCGTGGTATGAGGAAATGTGCCGTTCGCTAAATAATGATAGCAGAATGATTGCTCAAGAATTAGATGTATCATTCATAGGATCAGGCGGCAATGTTATTTCAGAGACCGATATTGAGTTTCAAGAATTACACAATGTAAAAAATCCTGTCCGTGTATGGGGTCCCGAAAGTGAATTTTGGCAATGGGCCGATCCTGTGCCAGGGCATGAATACATACTTGGTTCGGATGTTTCACGTGGAGATGGAAACGATGACTCAACAATCGAAATTGTAGATATTACATTAATGGAGCAAGTATTCGAATTTAAAGGTAAAATGCCACCAGATGAATTAGGTAAGTTGGTAAAAACGTGGGGTGACATATATTCAGCTTATGCAGTTGTTGATATAACAGGCGGTATTGGCGTTACTACCATTCTTAAATTAATTGAACTTGGATACAAGAGACTGCATTATGATACGCCGAACGGTAAAATATTCGCTAACGAACAAAGTGCGATATATAACCATAAAAAAGACAATAAAGTACCTGGTTTAACGATCAACGGTATTCGTACGCCACTGATTTCTAATTTCGAGGAAAAAATTAGAAATAATGTACTCAAAGTAAGATCAATAAGAGCAACAACTGAAATGAAAACCTTTATATTTAAAAATGGTCGTGCTGACCATATGACTGGTTTTCATGATGATTGTCTTTTTGGATTAGCAATGATTTTATGGGTTTATGAACACTCATTTAAAAATTTAGAGAAGGCTAAGGAGCAAACAAAGGCAATGCTACAGGCCTGGACAGGTATAAGTATAAAAGAAGTGCCACTTGATAATGACTTGGATAAGGGTACTGGCTTTGTTGCAAAAAATAATAAAAATAAAGTAGCACAGCCAAAACCAAATTTTAGCCCTTTCACTGCTAGAAACATGCAAGATCCAACGGGAAAATATCTCTGGCTATTTAGCGGAACAAAATAATGAATGTACTTTAAACAAAGAATTATTATAATTAAATAAAATTAAATGGCAAACAAACCAACCATATTTCAGAAATTAACAAATGTACTAACAGCTGACGCTAAGGGCGAGATAAAATCTCAAAAGTTTAGTTTAAAAAATAATGAAATATTAAAGACTAATAGCAAAAAGGATTTTGAGAGTGCAAAGTTAGAAGCGCAACAGAATAAATACTTGAACAATGTATGGAAAAAGGTAGAAAATGGACTAGTACAACAATCTATCAATTATGAGACAACAAGAATTGGCTCTTATGCTGATTTCGAATCAATGGAGTATTACCCTTTAATTGGTGCGGCTCTGGATATTATGGCTGAAGAAAGCTGTACGCTCAATGCTAATGGTAGAATGATAAATGTTTATTCTGATAGTAAAAGAATTAAAGGTATTATTGAAGATTTATTATACAATAGACTTGATATACATACTTCTCTTCCTATGTGGACTAGAGCAGTATGTAAATATGGAGATAATTTTTTATTATTAAAATTGGATGCGAAGCAGGGTGTTACTGCTGCCAAACAACTTCCAACGTATGAGATGGAGAGAAGAGAGGGAGGTTTGTACGATAGCATCATGAATGGACAAGGTGCTACAAATTTAACTCAGTCGAATAAGGTTAAATTTTATTGGAGAACCAATGATATTGAGTTCAACTCGCTTCAAATAGCTCATTTCAGACTTTTAGGTGATGACAGAAGATTACCCTATGGTACTAGTTTACTGGAAAAAGCTCGAAGGATATGGAAACAAATTATTCTCTCCGAAGACTCTATGCTTGTGTATCGTGTTACTCGTGCCCCAGAAAGAAGAGTATTTAAAATATATGTCGGTAATATAGATGCCAATGATGTACCCGCTTATGTAGATTCAATTGCTAATAAATTTAAAAGAACTTCAGTGGTCGATCCTCAAACAGGCCAATTGGACCTAAGATACAATCAGCTATCTAATGATCAAGATATATTTGTTCCTGTAAGGACAGAAAATGCACCAAACCCTATTGATACACTACCAGGCGCAGCTAATCTTAATGATATAGCAGATATAAATTATCTTCAGAGCCAATTATTTACGGCATTAAGGGTTCCTAAGCCCTTCTTAGGTTATGATGAAGCAACAGGTGATGGTAAAAATTTGGCTTTACAAGATATTAGATTTTCTAGAACAGTTAATAGGGTTCAGCAGTCAATGCTACAGGAATTAAACAAAATAGTTATAATCCATTTATTTTTACTTGGTTTTGAAGACGATTTAGATAACTTTACACTTACATTAAATAATCCGTCAACTCAGGCTGAAATGCTTAAAACAGAGCATCAACAGGTTAAAGTTACGTTATATAAGGATACTGTTTCAGATGCAGGAAATGGATTTGGAGCAACATCTATGACTAGGGCTAAAAGAGAAATATTTGGATGGTCTGATGATGAAATTAAACAAGATTTACTAGAACAAAGAATGGAGAAGGCAGCTGCTGCTGAATTGGAAAATACATCAAAAATTATTAAACATACAGGTATGTTCGATACTGTTGATAGGATTTATGGGGATTATGATTTAGCTCTTAAAGGGGGTGGAGGTTCAGCAGAAGGAGAGGAAGGTGCTGAAGGTGGTGGGTCTGGTGGTTTAGGCGGTGGCTTTGGAGGCGGAGGTTTAGGCGGGGAAGATCTTGACTTCTCAGAAGATGGTGAGGATGATAAAGGTGCTGAAGATGGCGAAGGTGGTGAATTTGGCGGTAATGAACCAAACGGTGGAGAAGACGCTGGTGATGATGCAGGTGGCGAACCTGGGCCAGAGCCAACAGGTACAGAGACACAAGAACCTAAGACAACTAATGAGAGTATTGAAACAGCTTTAAACATATTAACTGAGCGTAAAGAGCATTTAAAAAAGGACTATACTGAAAAAAAGGAAAGGTATAAAAAACGCTATATGGATAGATTGATAGATTCTGTTTCAAATAAAAAAACAATTCAGGAATCTAAGAATATTGTTGCCAAAACTTTTAATCTAAATAAAGGAATAGATTCTATGATAACAAATATCAATCAAATGTTGAATGAATAGATATTTTTTAAATAAACTGAATATTTATTTATTAAATAACTCTAATGAAAAATTTCGGTAAAATAAAGAACGCCTATTATAATCTGCTTGCAGAGAGTATTGGCTGTAAAAACGCCAGTGAAAGTAAAAACCTGTTCAAGGAGTATATTAAAACAATTAGAGAAAGTGAAATTTTAAAGACTCAGTTTATTGTATACTCTAATATTGAAGAGATGACTGATGATAACGCTAGCTCTGCAGTTAATTTTATTTCAGAGAATGTAAATATAATGCGCAGATTTAAGCCAGAAGACATTATAAAAGAGAATAAAAAGCTTTTATCATTATCTAAAAATATTAATGGCGTGGATAAGATAATGACTGAATCTTACGACATGGCACAATTGCACACATCTCTTTCAAATTTAATTTGTACCGAACGTACGCCTAGAAATTTAACTGAATTAAGTAATGATCTAAAAGTTGTTGTTAATCATATTAAAAAAGCCAAAACCAAAACGATTAATGAAAGCGTGGACTTGCCACAGAGTTTATTGGCAAACATGATGGTAGATAAGTTTAATGATAAATATAGTTCGTTAGATGAGTCCAATAGGAAAGCTGTTAAATCAATATTAGATTCTAATACAGAAGAAAAGAAAGAAATTCATGAAGAATTGATTAGAGAATGCATTAGTTTAATCGATGCAAAAATGACTTCATCAGATCTTACAGCTAAAGAAAAGCTTCTAAAGGCAAAGGATAAATTACTTAATGATAAAATGGCTGTTTTAAATGAAGATGAGTTCATTGAAAAAATATCAAAAATAATTGAATTAAAAAACGGACTTGAAACTAATTAAATGAGTAATCAAATAATACAAAAAAGCGATAATATTTTAAAATTAAAAGATCTGCTTGATAAATTTGACATGGGAATGTCCTTTAGAAGTGAAACAATTGACAAGGACAAAATTATAGAGCTTGTTCATGAACATACTGATAAAATATTTTTACAAGATAATTGTGAAACAAAAGTAAAAAATTATGAAAGGCTTGTTTATCAACTTACAAAATTAATAGAAAATTAAAACATATAAAAATTGGAACAGGAAGAGAGTTTTAGCAGTTATTCAAGATTGGTACTTCAGGAGCTGGTTAGATTAAATGAAAATCATGAGAGAATGAGAAGTGATTTCGATACAAGATTTAATGAAATTAATTTAAAATTTTCAGATATTAAAAATATGGAAAAAAATATGTTTGAGAATAAGACATGGGTTGATAAGGTCAATGAAGTTTGGTCACCAACGCAAATGAAAGATGCAAAGGACGAAATATATAGGCAAAAAAATAGATGGGTTGCTGCTATTGCTATTATAACTTTTATACAGATACTTATTGGTATTATAGCACTTGTTCTTGGACACTTTAATTAATTAGACCACTTGACTCTTTATTTTATTTTATATATATTTAAAATAAAAAATGAATCAAAAAACAGGTAAAGAAATTAAACTAGATCTATACAAAAATTACAAAATAGCCTTCGGAAGTCTCACTAATAGAAACCCAAAATCATTGTTCATTTCTATTTCAAGTTGGGGTAAGCCAGTTTCAGATGAGGCAATTAACTACAATAAATTAATAAGAGACTTAACCAAATCAATAAAACAACTTATTTATAACAAACTTTACAATACCCAAATAGATTTTATTAAAGAAAGAACAATTGTTGATTTGGACATGCGTGAATCTGGTATTAGATTTGGTAAGAAAAGTTTTATTAATTGTGAAATAACTCTTTTTCTTAAATCAGATATAATCATTACATCTGAGGCTACTAAAAATAAAATTATTGAATTGACAAAGCTGATTGTGGATAACACACTTGAATCCAATAAACATTTTTCCTTCCACAAAAAAAAGAAAGAATATAGTATATAACCTCATTCTAATTAAAGTATTTGTAGCCGTATTATTACTGAATACGGCTTTTTTTATTATATAGCATATTTATTAATAACTACGAAAATAAATGAGTTTAATAGAAAATATCTCTAGCTTATCAGTTCTTAAAGCAGGCCAAACAGGGACAGGAATACTTATTGAATACGACGCTGGATTCATTAGTCCAGAAGATAAAAGAAATAGTGAATTTATTTCAGAAATCAAAAAACTTGATTCAGGGAAGAGTATTATATCTGATCCCTTAATAGTATATGCTGTCTTACAAAAATATGGTGTATTAAATAGAAATGGAAGAATTTATCCAGAGCATATATTAAAGTCTCAAGATAAAGTATATCAATCATTAATAAAAGAACGTAGAGCTATCGGAGAAGCGAATCATCCAGAATCCAGCGTCATTGATTTAGATAGAATCTCGCATAATATACTTGCAACATGGTGGGAGGGAGCAACCTTAATGGGTAAACTTGAGATACTGATGTCTCCTGGTTATATTTCCCATGGAATTGTTTCTACAAAAGGAGACATGATCGCTAATTTATTAAGGAACAGAATTACAATAGGCGTTTCCTCTAGAGGCGTTGGATCGCTTAAGGCAATGCCTAACGGCCATCAGTTAGTTCAGGAGGATTTTGAAATAATTTGTTGGGATGTTGTTACGGCTCCAAGCACTCCTGGTTCTTGGATCGTTGGAAACCAAGAGTCCTTACAACAATTTTCAGAGAGTGTAATTAAACCAAACGACTTATTAAACGAAAATTTGGATAAATTCCTATCAATTATATAATAATTTATATATTTTTTTATGTAAAAAATGGTTTTTTTAAAAAGCATATATATTTATTTAGAGCAGTATAAAATTAGAATTAATTGACTGCATTATCTTGATAGATAATAAAAACAAAACAAACCCAAAAAATGGACGTTAAAAAATCAGTAATTGAAGAAGCTATGTTGGATGCTAAAAAAATTCAAGAGGCTTTAAAAGCTAATACAAGAGAAATACTTCGCTCGGTTGCGAGAGAAGAAATTGATGAATTAGTTAAGGAATCACTTTTAAAAGAAGATGATTTCGAAGAAGAAGATATCGATACAAATGATGACGCTGAACCAGATGTTGATGCAACCTCTGAACCTGACCCTGAAACATCAATAGATGTTAAAGATGGTGATGGCGATACAGAAGTTGATGTCACAGATGATGGCTTAGGAGACTCCACAGAAGTTGCCACAGAAATCGGGCAAGAAGATGGAATGGACGCAGATGCGTTTGATGGAGAAGACTTAGACTTAACAGCCGCTTCAGATGATGATGTTATTGCTATTTACAAAAAGTTAAGTGGCGATGACGAAATCGAAATCGTGGGTGATGATATTCATTTGAATGTCACTGAACCTGGAGAGTATGTTATTAAGGGTGCAGCAAGCGCTGCAGAAGACTCTGAAATTAATCTTGATGATTATGAAGAAGTAGGAGACGAACCAGGAGAAGATGATGTTGACTATGAAATTGAATTAGGCGACGACGATGTTGAAGATGAAACAGGTGCAGAAGATGGCGAGGCTATCGACGACACGCCTGAAGAAACTGAAACTAAGGTTGATGAACCTAGCGCAGAAGATGATACAGAAGAAAAGCCTGAAGATGAGATTGAGGAACAAATTGCAACTAACCGTGTAGCTCAAAACAGAGCTGGCGGGGATCTTACTAAAATTAAAGGCCCAGGTGCAAGACAAGGTGCTTCCTTATCAGAATCACAAAAAGCTAAAAAGATTGTATCTGAAAGCGCGATTAAATACAATAAATTATTAACTGAATCTAATAAACTTAAAACCGAGAATGAAGAGTTCCGTAAGGCACTTTCTAAATTCAGAGGAATGTTGACTGAAACAGTCGTGTTCAATGCTAATTTAAGTTATGTAACTAAATTATTCATGGAACAAACAACGACTAAAGAGGAAAAGAAAAATATCATTAAAAGATTTGACGAAGAAGTTTCTAATTTGAAGGAATCTAAAAAACTCTATAAAACTATTGTGAATGAACTTTCTGCAAGGAAACCAATTTCAGAATCAATAGAAAATAAATTAATCAAAGAGGGAGCATCAAGTAGCTCTAAACAATTGAACGAAGCTACTGCATATGTTGACCCGTCAACTCAACGCATCATGGATTTGATAAGAAGAGTTGAAAACAAATAATAAAAAAAAAACCAAAACCAAAAAATAAAATGTCACATTTATTAACATCAGGTCAAGTGGGTAATACAGGATTAAACTATATGAAAGAAATCCGTAAACAGACCCAGACCAAATGGGATAGCCTAGGCTTCCTAGACGGCCTTAAAGGTCACGTTAAAGAGAATATCGCTCAGTTGTATGAAAACCAAGCAACTAGCATTCTTTCCGAAGCTACTACTACTCAATCATCTGGTTCTTTCGAAACAGTTGTATTCCCGATTGTACGTAGAGTATTCTCTAAATTGCTTGCAAACGATATCGTTTCTGTACAAGCTATGAACATGCCAATTGGCAAACTGTTCTTCTTCGTTCCTCAAACTTCTAGCCGTGTAGACGCTGCTGGTGCTCAAGGTTCTGATTACGCTAATGCTGGTGGTGCATACGGAACTACTTATTCTGCTCACACGAGCATGGCATCAAGTGGCCTTCCTTCATGCGTATCCGCTGATTGTGACGTAACTGTATTCCAGGGTAAAAACTTGTACGATACTTTCTACAATGACGGTATGTTTGATAACTCAAAAGGTACTCTTACAATCGTTACTGGTGGGTATCAGGCTTTAGCCCTTGATGAAACTGGTTCTTTTAGCGCAATGGCTAACGGTGCTCCTCAAGCAGCATCTAATGACGGAACTGTTAGAAGCGTAATTATCGGTATCACTGGATTTACTCCTGGCGCAACCAATAAAGCAGTTATGACTGGCGCTAATGGTAACCAAATGGATACTGAGTCTTTCTTAGCTTCTCTTCACGTTATCGCTAATGCCGCTATTACTGATCCTAACGGAAACGTAATCGTAGCTGCTAACAAAGAGGTTCCTTTCAGGCTTGTTACTCAGCAATACGGTAAAGGTATTGTAGATTACACTTCCTTAACCGATGCTACTGGTACTTGTTACTTGTCTCTTGACTTGACTCACCCAGTTGCTGCTAACGGAACTTCAACTTTTGACGGTTATGTTGGGGCTTCTGGATTCACTATTCAGGACTCAACTGTAACTGCTACTGCTCGTACTTTCACAGTTGCTTGGGCTGAATACGCTTCTCTGGAACTTGAAACTGAAATGGGTGAAGTATCATTCAAATTGGATGAAGTTGTAGTAAGTGTTGAAGAAAGAAAATTAAGGGCTACTTGGTCACCTGAGTTAGCACAAGACGTTTCTGCCTTCCATAACATCGACGCTGAGGCTGAATTGACCGCGATGCTTTCTGAGCAGGTTGCTGCTGAAATAGATCGTGAAATTCTTAAAGACTTGCGTAAAGCTGCTGCATGGCAACTTCGTTGGGATTGGACAGGATGGAGAAAAGCTTCTAGCGCTGCTAGTCCTTATACTCAAAAAGACTGGAACCAAACCCTTATCACTAAGGTTAACCAAGCAAGTGCTCAGATTCACAAATCAACTCTACGTGGTGGTGCAAACTTCATCGTAGTGTCTTCTGAAATCTCTGCTATATTCGATGACTTAGAGTATTTTCACGTAAGTGATGCTCAGCCTGAGTCTGACCAATATAACATGGGTATCGAAAGAATCGGTTCTTTGGGTGGACGTTACCAAGTTTACCGTGATCCATATGCTCCTGCATACTCAATGATCATCGGTCACAAAGGTAAATCACTGTTGGACACTGGTTACATCTACGCACCTTATGTGCCTTTGCAACTTACACCAACAATGTACAATCCGTTCAACTTTGCTCCTGTTAAAGGGATCATGACGAGATACGCAAAAAAGACTGTTAATAACAGATTTTATGCTCACATTCGTGTAGACAACGTTGTAACATTCAATATGAATGAATTAAGATAATCTCTTATAAACCATAAACTTAAAAGCCTTTCAGAAATGAAAGGCTTTTTTGCGTGATATGATATTTATATATGATGGTACAATTAATAAAAATATTGCTTAGGGAGGCATTAATCAAATGCCCTGTATTAAAATTAACTCAGGAGATGATAGATGAGGTTAGCCACTATCAAAGTGATGAAGAGTTACTGAGATCAGGTGGTATATCTATTGCGGCATTAGATAGGGCGGCATTTGGTTTTAGCGATGAAGATATTAAAACATTAATGCCATCTCAGCTTCATATAAAATGGAATGACGACTTAAAAGGTGTAAAATGGGAGCAGGAGAGAAGTGGACTATCTAAGGTGGCTTATGCTTCTAAAATAAATCTATCTGAGCCGATAGATGTTATCTATGAAAGGGGTAAATTTTATATTGACGATGGTCATCATAGATACTATGCAGCCAAGGTACTTAATAAGCCATTAAACGTTCATTTAGAAATAAAGGATAACCCAATAAAAACACTCGGCGGTGGTCTTAGTTATGATGACTTTCATAGTTGCATTTTTAAACAAGTTAAACAACTTAAACAATGACTTTAATTAAAATACTAACCAGACAAAAATTACTTGAGTCAGTAAAACCACCACTATTTTTCCTTAGATGGAGTGAGGACCCTGATTCCGACCTAAAAAGAGGTTTTAGTGGCCATTTACAGGCTTGGTACGGATCAGAAGAGGAAGCAATGGCTGATTATAAGGAACGGTTAGAACGAGGTTCTTACGTACCTTACCCACCAAGAGAAGATCCTAATACAGGCGACTGGAACTCAGAACCTGAATGGGGTATTAGCGGTTATTCATTTAAAGATAAAAATGAGTTTGATTCTGCTATGGAAGAAATAATGGATATTGCTTGGTTTCATCAAGAAGGACGTGATCAAGATCTTATCATTTTTAAATCATCAGATTATATACTAGGTGATGGCTTTGACGGAGAGGATGTATTCAGAGGTCCGAGCACATACGTATATATTGAACCTGGTTCAAGCTATGAAGATATTCTGCCTGAATTAAAAAAGTTATAATACTTTATAAAATCCTATGCTCGGAATAATAAACCTATCTGATTTTTGAAGCGTTAGGAAAATGGATGTTGATGAGAAATCTTTAGACCAAGTCATCTTTTTATATAGTGTAAATCCGTAGCCATATTTAAAGCCTCTTGTGGCCCTAGGGTCATCCAGCATCGCTTGTTTTCCCTGAGCATGCCATCCATAAGAGCCAAACACCCTAAGAAAATTTCCAACATGATAGCCCAAGTCGACATTTGCTATGACAAATGGTTTATTTGTATAACCAGAATTAAGAACGAATACAGGGGCCAGAGTCAGGGATAAATGATTTACTTTAGCTCCAGCATTAAAAGTTACCGCTCCTACATTTTCAATGAATCCAACACCAGATGAGAGATACATTCCTGATTGTCTATTATCGTCAAAATACTGAGCACTAGCTATGATTGACAGCTGCAGTAAAAAAATTAAAGAAATAAGTTTTTTCATTGTTATAAATTTGTATCAAGCTTTGATGCTATCGAATTTTTAATAACTTTTATATTTTTAAGAATATCTATTCCATTAATGACCAAGCTGATTAACTCGTCAAGAGATTCAGTTTGTTTAATGCCGTACCGCTCGCAAAAAATATCAACATTGCCCTTTCTACCAAACCCTTTAGGGCAATGAACTGCGAGATTATTACCTCCAAATCTACCCATTTCTAATAGACTAATAGGGCTTTGAGTGTTTGGCTCAAAATTCAATGCAATTATGTCCGCCGATTCAAGTCCTTTTAACTCCCACTCTACTTGTTCTTTAAATGGTTTACAAGTAATTGATTGCTCCCAGCTGGAATCCCAATCAGGCCTTCTTGGATTTAAGACCACGATCTTATCGCTAGGTTCTACCGCATGGATCTTATCAAAAAATATGCTTTGCCAATCCCTGGAATTTCCCATCTCTATTGTTCCAGCTAAGAAGATGTAAATATGCTCTTTATTAAAGTCTACTTTATTAGGAGGTGTTATTAATACTGCCATGTTTATTAAATTGTAAATTTACCAGTTAGCTCAGTCTTATGATAATAATCCACATTAGGAATGTTCTTTATATTATCGTTAGTAAAAAAATTAGCGTCATCTCTAATAATTTCCAAGTAATCAGAATCAGGAGCAGTATATAAGTCCCAATATAAGAAAGAGACAGATTCGCATAGAGCAGCGAAGGACATAAAGGGTAGTGGAAATGTGAATTTTTCTTCAATTTTGTGACAGGTATCATGTAAATTTAACCCATCCTTCTTACAGGCTATTACAAATTCAACAATATCTTTACTATATTGATGCTTTGGAGTTGTAAACACATATATGTTTTTTAATTCTGGTATAAAAAATAAATTTACATAAAGCCACTGCTTTTCCTTTAAACTAAGGAATTGATACTCGTCTAGGACTAGATTTTTAAACCTATTTCCATGTATACGATTTTTAAAGGCTTCATATGAGCAGACATTTTCACCCAGGTTCGGATTCTTATAGAGGGTCAGAATGAGTGAATTAGGTTTATCATGAGCAACAAATTTACCTATTGTTGATTTACCAGATCGTCTGGCCCCTGTGTAGTAGTGTATTTTCATAATTAGTTATGTCGATTATATCTCATAACTAAATTTTCAGCTTAGGGTGGGGTTGTAAACACAATATCCACCGAATTATTCAGGCTGAAATTTAAGCAACTCTAAGCAGTCGTCTTGGAGTAAGGCTTTTCATTATGGATAATATAAAGATACCACTTATTTGAACTGATACCAACTTTTTAATAAAAAAGGGTGAAAAATTTTCACCCCTTTAATAACGTCAACGCTTATTTTTTATAATTTTTTTCCGCAGCTTGAGCAGAATTTATCACCCTTCCTTGTTTTTGACCCACAATTAGCGCAGTAGCGTCTAACACTCAAGTCCTCGGATTGTACTAGCATTTGAGAAACTGGTAAGAGCTTGTATTCCACTGTATGGAATGGATAAGTGTTAAATGTTTTATCCACGTTTTGAAACTCCTGTTTAGATGTTGCACCCTGCTCTACTCTTCCTGTTTCAATGCTTTTTTTATTTTTATTACCACTATTAAATTCCTTCTTTGCTTCAAGACTACTTCCTCTAAGAATGTTAGAAGGGATAGAATTATTAAACATTAGGTTTATTGATGATAAATCACTATTGTTATAATGCGAAGTGGAAGTTGTAGTCGTTCCAACTATATCCTTTGAATTAGAGGCACTACTTGTGAAGAAAGTGTTATCCCAGGGTGTTCGTACATTATAACTACAATTATAAACTGGAAAATAACTGATTAGCTGATACTCCATAAAGAAATCTATTTTAACATCACCGTTGTCTTTAATAATTTTCTTAACCTCATCGCTTCCAGACACTTCGTAAGTGTCAAATAAGAACTTTCTTGCAACGTCAATAAACCTGTCTAGGTATACTCTCTCTGCTGGCCTAATTATTAAACCAGCCTGAGATATTAATTTACCATTAAGACTTATCTTTGCAAGAACATTTTCACTAAGTGGATTGTAAAGTTCTATCTCGAATGAGGTTCCTCTTTCTAGATACACAGTTGGGAGTTCTGTTTTATTGTATTCTTTTAATCTGTTTTTGTTAATACAGATATTTGCTGTTGGCTTCACAACAGAAATGCGTGTTTGTTTCATTTTTTTTAACTTTTTAATTTTTTATTAATGTACCGATATCGTTGTTATTTCTAACTATACAGTCGCTTTTGGCGGCTTGAGACCAATACGTGAGTTAACGTTATATAAATAAATATATATGAAGCAATAAATTTGTAAAGCTTATTTTGTATTTCTCAGGTTTGCTTCGTTTGGAATAGTAAAAGTTAATTTATTTTTAAGAGTCATTACTTCCAAATTTGATAGCACTTGAATGTCTAAATAATAAACACCAGGAAGAAGGCTTTGAGTATCTAATAGGAAGTAGTAATAAGAATTACTCATCTCTATCTGAGTAAAATCAATTACGGTTACTTCTCCTTCACCCTCTTTAACATATAAGCGGTATTTTATGTCATCTATTACTTGTCTTTGATTTAGAGTATAAGGAACTCTGGCGGATATAATTACTTTTCTAATATCTGTGGGCATAAGTGTCTCGCCATTATTTATGCCTGATACAGAAATAGCCACTTTCTTAGGTTCTGAAACTGAATCACCAATCATGTAATAACCAGAATTGTCTTTTAAGGCGAAATTAAGGCTTATTTCAGGCCTTTCTATGCCGTTAATGGTAATACCGCTCCATACGTCAGAAAACATCGTAGAATCTATGTAATTAGATGTTGTGGGCACTTTAACGTCAATTGAGTACACACCCTTAGTAACCTGAGTTGCTTCTGTATATGCAGAAAATAAATTATCGTTGTTATCGTAAATATTAACAGATGGTAGGACATCTAGATTAGTTGGATTACCAGCCACATTTACATATAAATATAATTTATTAATTTTATCTAGGTAAAAATTATTTCTATCATCCTTAATACGGCTGCTGTATTCTGTTTCAATATATGGAACATAAAACGTTTGAGTATTTCGAGTAAAAAAACCGACTACCTTTGCAAAAGAAGCTGAAGTGGCTTCTAGGTCACTTGTAAAGCATAAGCCAATCCCATAATTAGTTTCTCCTGTAAGTATTGAATTAACGTAAGACGTAATGTCCATCTCAATATTTTCATTACCTAAATCAAAATGTTGAGAAGCAATAATATCATTAGAAGAGCCTGAGAAAGCACCTGCTTCGATCCATGGAATATTTGTTTGTGAATATATCCAGTTAGACGGATTATATTTAACAACCTTTTCACCCGCAAGTAAAATTTCGTTACCATAATCATAACCCATACCTTCATCCCAAAATTGCTTAATTTTGAAAGCAATAAGATCAAATGAAGTGGCTCTCTCCTTGCCTGCTAAACTAGGACCGTTATCACTTGAAAGATTTGTATTAGTTAGCTTCAGAGTGTGCTTCAAATTAGATAAATCTGAGAATGTTTTATCAGCAGTCAATGCTTTTAACCTGCTTTCGTCAAAGGAAAAAATAAATCTACTATACCTGAACGAATTATCTCCGTAAAAAATCTCTGTTACAGGATTTTTAGATGTATTAAGCAACGTATTATACGTTATTGTATTATTTTTTGTAAAATATGTTTTGACAAGCATCCACTTCGTTTATTATAAATATCTAAAATACTTAATTAACTCTGACATTTTTTGAAATCATTGCCTTCTCCAGGTTCTCTGCATTTTTCTTAAATTCGGCCACAAATTGGGCGTTGCCATCGGTAAGATCCGTTGCTTTCTTACCGTTACCATTATGGACATGGTTTAAAATAGTGTTCTTTAATAATTTAAGGTATTGAATCAGTATATCTCCAAATGGGAGTGGATGTGCCTCAGCAAGTATCCTAGACATTTCTTCATCACTTATAAGATCTTCCTGATTTAAAACATTAAATCTTGGTGAACCGTCCTTATGAGTAATCAAGTTTATTTTGTTTGAAATAATATTTGTAACAGTTCCTTTAATGGCCTCTTCGGTATCAGTTTTTTTAGCAACTTCTACATCGTTTTTAATTTGAATAAATCCCTGAGTTTTATTATTAAAAGTGAATGGATATGGATTTTTCTTTGTAGGTTTTGTTTCGGTTATTTTACCAGCTCGAAGAAGTACCTCGTTTTCTTTAAATATTAAATCAGTGTTATATCTACCCTGTATAGCAATGTCTGTATCTTTAGGATATACACCTAGTAGTTCTGGAATCCGCTTGTAATCAACCTGAGGCTGATATACTCCAAAATTAAATGCACTTAGTGCTGTAGTACTTCTTCCATCAAAATTTAACTTATGCGGTTGAGATATTATTGGACCCATATATAATCTCTCGCCCAATTTATCATCATTGAATGTGAAAATATAAACAGCCTCACCTACCTTTGGCTTTGAGGTAAAGTATTTAGGCAGCATAGGAATACACCATGGCAGGTCATTCAACTCGACATTAGCATCACCACCCTTGCTTACACTCCCCTTGATTACCACTTTAATCCTGTCTAGTCCTTGAGGATCGTCTACGGTCACTACACTTCCGATATCAACTATTGTTTGCGTTTTTAAAGAAGAAAGTGTACCTGGCCTACCAGTATTAAATCTATTAGTGCCCTCTGTCATTTACTTTAAGTCTTTGGTTTATTACGTTATTCAGTGCTGCAAATTCCTTTTCTAATTCTAATAATTTATCCCATCCGTTAAGTACTTTTATTTTAACAGATTCATATTCTGCCTCTATCTCTTTTTTTATTAAAAAAAGTTCATTATTACTTTTATCGTCAAATTTATTCATGCTTATCTAATTATTCCGTCTCCAATCGCCATATTGGTGGTAACACCCTGAGATATTACAGGTGCACCCATATTTCCAACCCCAACAGTCATAACGGCAATTCCTGGTGGTATTACTACGTCTACCTTTGATTCAGTTAAAATTGTATTTACTATTTCTTCTATTACAATTGTCCACATTGCTTCGTTTGTGTTAGGTCCATCAGCAAATACATCGCCCACTACTAACCCTGCCTCTGATTGCCTTGATATTATTCTGGATGCAACAGCACTCGGACTAATACCTGGTCTAAGTTTAGCTCCAACCATGATCAACGGTGGTGGTAGTGGCGCAACAGGCTTTTGCGGCAAATTAAAGGCCGCCATTATCATGTCCAAAACTCCGTTTATACTAAAATCCTTCATTTTTATAAAAATCCTTTTAATTCTCTTAGTGTTGATTGTTGAACTCCTACAAGGCTCAAAATTTGTGCCTCAGTATTTTTAGCTTTTTCAATTTCACGCTTTAAAGCACCTTCGCTAACTAGTTGTGTTATCTTTTTCAACGCAATAGAAAGTAATTGTTTGATTATTATTTCAGAAACACGTTTCATGATATTATGCAAAAGAACTCTATTCTTCTTCATAAAATCCACAGCATCTGTAAATTCTGCATCTTGACCGTAAATTATTTTAAAATTTATGATGAAAATTGTAATAACTTTTGGCGATAGAATGATATTAACAATTGACCTGGTTATATTATCTATAATCTGCTGAATGAAATTCATTTTTATTGTCGTAGTGTCAATAGGATTAGATGAATTTGATGCTGTCTCAGTGGCCATACTATCAATAGTAGAAGTCATTAAATTATTCTTGTCTTCTATAGATGTAAGACCGCTGGAAACTGATTTAAAAGTGGCAAGAGTGCTTATCGAAATACTTGAAGGTATTTTATTATCTAATGATAACATAGATACACCCTTTTTCCTTAATTGAGCGCTCTGTTCATGCATTTGTTTTTCTAAATTTGAAAAAGTAAACACGCTGTCATCAATCGTATCGTTTGTTGATTTGAGTATCTTATTTACTACTGTATTAATCTTTGCCTCGTTTTCAAGTTGTTTAGCGCCTTTGTTTAATACGCTAGAGATTGAGCCAAATATGTTATCAACGATGTTACTTACCATATCTTCTGTGTTAAAAAGGCTAACACTATCGACAAAATCATTGTTTAAATCGGTTAAATTTTTATTTGAGTAAGCGTAATTCGCTGTGACGGTGATAGTATTATTTGGCTTTACGTGAGTTATGTCCGATGATTCAAATTTAAAATCTAGTATATTACTTCCATTGGTTCTCGCTCCCCAGCTCTCTACAGTTCCATCGTTCTGAATTGTTTGATATAAAAAAGTATTAAAGTCAGTACTGTTTATTAGATTTGTTGTTATATCGTTATAAAGTAAATTACCAGGAACTGTTAATGGATTTACTTGTAATATATTGGAAAAATCAATTTTATTAACTGTAAAATTAATTCCTTTACCGCCTACCTTTAAAAAATCAGGTAGGGATGGATTTACACCACAATTAACAATAGATTTAAGTTCTGATTTAATTACAGATTTTATCTCAGATTCAATTTCTTTTAAAGAATGAATTAGTGTCTTATTAATACTGCTAACTAAGGACTCATAGCCTACCAATGATTTAATTAAATCGCACAGAAACGCAATCGTATCACCATTGTTATTAATTGACGGCATAGAAGAAGATTTACTTAATTGCGGAAGCCCCTCGATTGATGTTCGAAGGGCAGCAAGATTTCCAAATACTTTCTTTTTTTTATCAATTATTGACGGCATGGCCTTAAATATTATTCTTCGTTATCCGTATTTTTTACTTTAAACATTTCTCTAATTGATTTGAAATCGTTAAGTGAAGCCTCTCCGTGTGTCCTGTCTGTTATTGCTCCGTCAACATTCCCACCATTTTTTATAATATCACTTTGAAGCTTGGCTATTTCTAATTTAATCTTTATTGCAGAATCTTTAATTTTTAATAATCCAGCCTTTTCTTTAACAATCTTAGTTTCGTCATCTACGTCAGAAGGCGTAAGGCCAACGGCCATTGTATTGATCATGCTTTGAGCATCTTTAATTTGAAGGCAAGCGTCATTATATGTTTCCTGCATTAAACCGCTGAGGCTTTCTTCATTATTAATTTCAATACGTTGTTTAACTTTTCTAGGCATAACAGATAATATTTATTTAATAATAAATAGACTAGGATTAGTTTTTACATATAAATTTATAGTTCTTTTTCCTTTAATATCCCATATAATTGCTTAAATCTTCTCATAGAAACTCTAATGTCTTTTGTTGACAGGTTTGTATAATTTCGTAGGGTCTCTAAAACCGAATTCTTGTTATATTTTGAGCCACCACTCATTGTATCAAAGGCGGTCTCCCAGTTTTCAAGGAGTTCTATTAAGGCTACGCCTACCTTACGTTCGTTTTCATTAACTCTCTTTTTTTGATTACCTTCGTTAGATAATTCGGTTTTTATTCCGTTTACTAAATTAACAATTAAGTCATCCATTGAACTGGTATCTTCCTCTATAACATATGTCATATCTTGTCTATTTTCAAGATCACCGACAATTTCATCGTACGAAAGCGTTGTCTTTATAGTTTTTTCATCCTTGATGAGATTTCCTAATAAATAATGCTTACAAATCGTGCCATAGTATGAATATGCTTTTTTTCCTCTACTTTGCTCAAATTTATGAGCCTTAGTAATAAGAAAGGAAAGAGTGTCTGCATGTAAATCTTCAAATGTTTCATTCTTTCTATACAATCCATACTTTCTAATTATAGATTCTACCATTTTATTTAATGGTTCTCTTAGCCAAGTGTTATATATTAAATTACGTTCTTCTAGATCATTTGATTCTAAATATTTAACAACAGCGTCTTCCTCATTTTGTCCGAAATACGGTTCTACTTTGGGTTTTCTTCCTCTCTTAGTTCTCATTTATGATAATTGAGCGTCGTATGTTATCTGTCTATCATGCGAATAGTAATATTCACGTTTAGCTTGTGATAGCCACCATTTGGCCTCTACTGGATCAATTGTTTTGCTGTATGTGTTAAATAATGAACCCTCGCGTTGATTCAAGTGCTTATACCCAAATTTGGGTATAACCATGATTTGCGTATCTTTGAAAGCCATTCTTAGTAAAAATTCATATATAAATGTTAATTTTATATTGGATTTAAATCCGCCATTGTCTTCAAATAGATCTTTTTTTATTACAACTCCATCCGTATTAAAATTTTGGTAACTTAATAGCGCATTAAAATCTAATACACCTAATACATCAGAAAATGAATTAGCCCAAACCACTTCGTTGGTGAATGCCAAAAACGAATTATTTATATCGGTATCAACAATGATTGGCATAAAAATACCTGTATCTGGATATGCTTCCTGATATTCTACAACATTTTTGAACCAAATGCTTGCGTATTCATCGTCTTGCTCTAGAATACTGATCCATTCAGATTTGGCATTCTTAACACCTAAATTAACTTGGCTCGCAAAGTCAGTGGGACCATCATTACAAATAATAGTTGTTATTTCGTTAAGCTCCAGGAAATCAAATGTTTTCACATATTCGCTATCTTCGGTATTAGCTGCAACAACTATAATTAATTCATTTGGCAACAAGCTCTGGCCCTTAATGCTTTTCACCGCATTTGCAAATAATTTTTTAGTATTTTCATCTAAGTTATAAACTGGTAATATAACTGAAATAGTATTTTTATTTTTCATCTATTTATTTTTTATATATTATTTTAATTCATTTACTCCATTAATAACTTCCTTCATTGCAGTAAATTCTTTTTTTCTATTCTCAAAAAGAGAAGTATAAACTTTTTCTAACTCAATTCTTTGCCTTTCTTCAGTGTATTGGCCAGTGGATTCTTTAATACTATTAAGTAAATCATTTGGAACTGTATCTTCAAACCATACCTTCAGGTATGTTGCAATTAATTCAGGTATATTGATGGTAGTATTTGTCCAAATACCATTATTCTTAATAACGGCTTCATTATTCTCGTCAATAGTTTCCATCCATTCTGGTATCATATTAGGTATCTTACCAATTACGGGTGTTCCACACTCCATGGCTTCAAGGGGAAATGTTCCAAATCCTGCCGCGTCATCAATCCAAACAGCAAGAGCAGATTCGCTTAAATCAGAAGCAAATCTTTGTCTTGTTAAACCTCTTAATTCTTTAAAAGTTACCCATTTATACATTGGATACTGTAAATAAAAACTTTTAGCTATTTTTGCTGCATCTCCTTGCGTTCTGGTAACAATTGATATGATCGGTTTCTTTGGTTTAGAGGGTGCCTTGAAATAAGATGGGATTGATACGGGCACGATATGCGTTTGAATTGATGGAAACAACATTTTCACATATTCAGATTGTCTTTCGGTTGTAGTTATTACATCATTAAACCCAGCATCAACATTCCACCTTTTACCTAGTGGAAGTAATTCTAATAAATAATCATAGCTTTGGCATAAAACAACTTTCTTACATGGAAAGTTTTTAATTTGATCCATAACGTTGTAGAAAATTTCTGGAACAACTACAAAATCAGAGGCGTCAATGTTCAGGTCCTGTTTTTCAATGGATTTGTGAGGAAGTTCAGCATACTCAGAACCAAGCCATTCTTCAATGCCCATACCATCTTCATCGCTTCTGAGCTTATAATTATTTTTTTCGTGAAGTATATAAGCTTTATAACCCAATTCATTGAGCAGCTTAACATGTTCATAGATGTTAGCTACTCCTGCTGTTGGATTGCCTCTCGTATCTAATGTAAAAAAATAAATACTGAAGTTCTTATCATCTATTTTTTTAATAAAGGAATCAATCCTTTCAATTTTCTCAAATTCTTCTTTTAATTCTGACATTTCTTGTTTTTTATTTTTCTTTTATAATAGACAAATTAGTGAGGGTATTGAATGCGATTTTAAAGGAAAGAGACGTATTGTCAATGGCTCTTTCTAACCCTAATGAACCATCAATTTCTTCCACTTCATTAAAAATTTGATCTAACATCATTTTTATTGTATCATATCTGATTGAATCAATCTCTTTAGACCTGGGAATTTTTTTTTCAAAAATAGTCGTATGTAATGTCTTACCATTCTCATCTTTAGCAGTAGTTGTTTCAGTTTCCGTATATGTACCTGGATCTGCGAAGGAATTTAATGATATTATTTTGTCGACCTGGTCTAAATCAATATAAAAGCCCTCATTGCCTAATTTCATAGTTTTTTGTTTTTATTCGTATGTTATTGTTTTAGTATTTAAAATTGAGTTTCTAAGTTCTTCATTAGTGAGAAACTCTTCTATTGAATCTAGCTGAAAATCAGCTTTAACCTGTGAATTATAACTAGCATTTATTTTAATGCTTGTTTTACCTTCTGGTTTATTTTCAAGTGCAATTGGGTTGGCCGTGATCAGTACATCAATACCATTCCATTTGTCTGCAGCATCTTGAACAAATCTAATATCAGTTGCTTTGCAAGCAACTTTTGATAAAAAGAATAACGTTGCTGGAATACTTTTTTCAACTTCTCTACTCACAAGTATGATTTGATGCTCTTCTTCATCTTTCATTTGTGATAGGAAATTATTTAATTTTAAAAAAATACCGTCATGTAACTGATCTGCATGACCATGTATTTCTAGGGAAGCTATTTCGTATAGGAATTTATTTAGTTCTCTTTTAGTGGGAAATTTAAAGAATTCTATGAGATTAAAATTGGTTACATCACCTTCTTTTATATCTATTGGGCCGACGTACTTACTATAAACGTAAGTTAGTTGACCTATATAATCTCTTAAAACTTCATTCAGTGAAATTGCTATTCGAGCCATACAATGTTTTAATTTAAAGTATGCGAAATACTTAAAATGTAAACATTTGAGGCTATATATTTTTGAAAATATTGATGAAGTAAGAAGTTAATCTGTGACGAACTATATCACTTTCGTCAAATTCTATTATTCCAACGCCTTCGATGGGATTTTCTTTAACTCTATTTACCAAGGAGAACAGAGAACTATCTTTTTTATTTTTTATATCTATTTGTTCAGAGTCTCCTAAAACAATTACCTTAGTGTCATCAGAAAAACGAGTTAGGAATGTTTTAGCATTATCATGCGTTATATTCTGAAACTCATCTACGATAATTATAGATTGAGAGAATGATCTTCCTCTTATAGAACCAAATACTTCAAATGAAATCAGACCTTCTTCAATTAGTTTATTAGTAAGCGGCTCGCCAATTAATTTATAAAATGAGTCTAAGTAAGACATCATAATAAACTTTAATTTATCCTTCTCATCACCTGGCAGGAAGCCAATAGATTCATCTTTCAACTGAGTAACAGACTTAATCAACATAATCTTTTTGTACGAGTTATCAGTTGCCTTTAGTAACTGTAGGGCTTGATAAACGCTTAATAAGGTTTTTCCTGTACCTGCTACTCCAAGGCAAATAGTCACATCATTAATCTTGATGGATTGAATCAGTTTTTTTTGCGTTAGGTTTTTTGGCTTAAGATCCAGCTTAATTGTTGTGAGGTCTATTTTTTCTGAGTATTTTTTGGGTGTTACTTGTGCTTTTGGTTTGCTTGAAGCTTTTCTCGGCATTTAGTCTCTTTTTAAATAAATATCATAAACATTAAATAAAACTTAATATTTAAATTGTTAGTTGCCTCATTTCTTTATTATCATATTTTTTATCTAACTCTTCTTCCTTGTATTTTTCAAGAATATTTTCTCCGTTTACCACCACTCTACCTTCAAATTTAATGACATACATTCCATTATATTCAATAATCTTATCGAATTTAAGTATCTTGTATGAATACTCTAAAAAATCGTCAACGCCAATGCTTTTAAAGGTTACAAACTCAACAGCATCTATTTCGGTAAGACCTGATCGTTTACCATTCAAAATTTTTTTTATTTCGGCAATAAATAAATTACTTGTTCTATTGTCTGGATCAGGATATTTACTAGTGCAAAATTCAAGAAGCCTATCGGTATTATTTATTATTCTAACATTTAATTTTTTAGTATAATTTTCTATTTCAAATTGAGGTAGCTGCTCTCGTATAATGCTAATTGGCCTTTCATTTTTAGTATTAGCGAAATACTCTACTGCAGTTAGCTCGTGACTATTTTTTTCTAAGGCTTCTCCAACGCTTAAAGTTATTGGTACATTATCGATAACCATCTCTAACGGATATGAATCAAAAGAATCTAATTTTATATTTTTTAAGCCTAATTTTTTATCTATTTTTATTGTTTTTGTAATAGGTACAGTATTGCCATTTTCATCTTTCTCATATCCTACTATTTTAGAAATGTTCCCTTGAGAAGCTTGAAGAATCTTGTACATTCTCCATCTTAAATTTCTTACCTCCATATTTATTTCCCCTTTAATCAACCCCTCTGCAAGACTGTTGGCCGTTTGCTTTTTCTCAACAGAAATATTATTATCTACATTGCTTGTTTTTTGGCCGAGCAGATCATTTTGTACATTTACAAATGCAAGAGATAACGCGCCTATATTCCTAGCTATCCATTTTTTAATACTCATTTATTTAAATTAATTTACTCAATATATCTATTATTTTTATAGATGAATATCCATCACCATAAGGTGAAACGACATTTATTTGGTGGTTATCATTACAGTACTCAAAGATATGCTGCAATTGTTTAGGTGATTTAACCAACTCTGTACTAAAACCCAATGATTCTGGCCTTTCGGTTGTTTTCCTGCAAACAACACAGCGTTTATTCAAAAATGAACACTCCTCTTGTAAGCCACCACTATCCGTAATTACTATTCTACACTTAACCAGTAAACTAAGCAATTCTGAATGATTTAATGGCTCTATCACATTTACATACTTTAAAATATTTCTATGCAATCTAATTTTTGGATTAGGATGCATCGGGAGAATAAAGTTTAGTTCAGGGTGAAATTTAGCTAACTTATTTATTTCTTCGAACCATTCAGTAATTAGTTCAATATTCTCTCGTCTATGAAGAGTTACAAGTACTTTATTTGTATATTCGCAGTCTCTCTTTAAATATACGAGATTATCTAGACCTGTATTACCCACAACAAATATTTCACCTGTTACGTTTTCTTTAATTAAATTATCTTTATTCAATTCTGTTGGGCATAAGTGAATATCAGCAATACTTGAAACTATTCTTCTATTATTTTCTTCAGGAAAAGGATTATTTGAATCGTATGTCCTAAGCCCAGCTTCCATGTGTATTAATTTAATTTTTCTATGCATTGCCGAAAGTGAAAGACCTACAACAGAAGTTGTATCTCCTTGCACCAATATGTATTGAATACCATTAAAGAATTCATCAGGTAGATTCATACAACTTGATAGGATTGTATCAAGCCTATTAGTTCCATCTTTTGGTATATAAATGCTAAGATCTGGGTTTGATGCGACAATATCCTCGTGCTGACCAGTAAAAAGAGTTTTAAATTTTATGTTCCTCTTGGCCATCTCGTTAATAAGTGGTTTTATTTTTATATATTCAGGCCTTGTCCCGTATGCTAATAGAATCATAATGAATAATTTAATATGTAGTCACTACAAATGCCTTTCGATACTTCTATATTTTTAAAAGTGCTATTTTCTGGAAGACAAGCTATTGATCTGGATGTCAACTCCTCTCCTGGATACGTCCATATGTAGTTTTTAGACGTCAGTGTGACTTTGTCATTTTCGTGCCAAAAACAGTGTATGCCGCCAATTTCTAACATTTTTATCAACGCAGATATATTCTTAGCATGACACCATAATTTATCATTCTTCAAAAAAATATACGATACTTTATAAAAAGGAAAATTATGACCTAGGAGAAATTCTCCATCTTCAAACCACACATCTGTTTCCACATCAAATCCCTTTTTCATAGTTTCTTTAATATACTCTGGATTATTCTCCATCACGGTATTAGGCCCGTTAGTATTTCCTCTATGCGCAATTAAAATCATTTCTTTTTAAATATAACATCGCATTCAGCTCCAAATCCAGATTGGTCTAACGTAATACTAGTTTCAAAATTTTTAGCGTGTAAATAGTCTATTATATCGGTGTAATGATTGTTTACATTATGGTACAAATCTACTTTATGAGCTGCTTCGCATTTCCCTTCTTCAACAATAGAAATTTTATCACCCAAGCCCTTAATAACGTTAAAATCACTTCCTTGTGCATCAATCCATAAATAATCAATCTTTTCTATATTATACATTGATATGAAATCATACAGCGTAATCGTAGGAACATTATACGAATCAGTGAAGATGAAGTCAGGCCTATTAGCCCATTTCTCGTGTATGTCGGGTGAAAAATCGTTCAAACTACTGCAGCCCCAATTAATCGTACCTGAAATATTAAATTGTTTAATTGCATTTTCTTTATCTACAGCAAATGGTAAAACTATAACATTTTTTCTTTTGTATTTTTCCCATAATTTATAAGCTAGTTCCATTGCGGGCTCAAAACAAAAAAGTAATGAGTCTTCGGTAACAAATTTATCGCTATCACTTCCTGTGTTAGCTCCAACTTCTACAAATATTTTTTTACTCATAATAATTTTTCTAAATAATTTTTTAAATCTTCTGGAGTTCCAAGCCCATGCATTCTATTTATTGGATAATTATATATTTTCTTATTATCCCTTATAGCTTCGTTAAAAACAGGACAAATATAAAATTCGTTATTGGTTCTAATGTTCTTCTCTATCATTTGAACAGCATACTTGACATAATCACATCCGTTCTTCCAATAATAAACGCCTGCTGTTGCGTCTGATGAAATAGGACGCTTTTCGGCTACCTCAATTATTAGTCCCTTTTTATTCACTCTTGCAAAAGACCATTTTGGCTCTATTGCTTTAAAAGTAACAATTCCTCCATCAGCATCGGTTTCATGCATTTTATAAAAAAATTGGTTCGAATCCCATTCAATAAATTGATCTGAATTTGCTATTAATAGCGGGTTATCATTATTAATATAATCTTTAGCTAAGAGGCTTGTACACGCTGCGCCCTCAGTTAATCCATCTACTTTTATTATCTTGCAAGATGGAGATATTAAGGGTAATAATTCCTCTAAATTATACTTATCATAGTGGGCACTCTGAACAATATATATAAAATTAGCTTCTATATTAAGATTTTCAGTGACAACCTTAATCATTGGACTGCCGTTAACATCAATTAACGGCTTAGGCTTTTTAAAACCAGCTAGTTCAAATCTTGATCCTGCCCCTGCCATGGGGATTAAAACATTTAATTTTTTATTCCTCCATTTGGGAACTACAAGCGAATTATTAATACTATTGATGGCCTCGCATATATTTGTATAAGTAATCTCTTTTGAATTAGATACACGCATAACATTGGCCGAACTGCGATGTGCCGCAAGTAATCCGTTAGGCGAGTCCTCGATTATCAAAACTTCTTCGGGCTGTAGCTTAAAGCTGCTTATGGCTTTCCAATACATTTCGGGATGTGGTTTCCCATTATTTACATCCTCATTCGATATTATCATATCGAAATGTTCTATAACCCCTAATTTTGATAACGCAGTTATAACTGTTTTTCTAACCGAATTTGAACAGCATGCAATTTTGTAGCCATCTTTCTCGAAATTAGATAACACGAATTTTAGTTCTTCTGATTTTTTTATTTTTTTAATAGCTTCTAATGTGCCTATTTGCTTTTTTTCGAAAATTTTTGTGTGCTGTTCAATAGGTAACCCTCTTTCAATTGTTAATAATTCTAACTTCTGTTTTGTTTTAAGCCCATCAAATTTACTCAAGTGATCTGTCCAGTTTATAACAAACTTTTTATCTACATCTTCTAACGCTTTATTTAGACAATGATAATGTGTGCTTTTTATATCAACCAGCACTCCATCCAAATCAAAAATAATTAACTTAATCACTTTTATAAAAATTTTAAATAACCTTCGTTTAAAGAGTCAATTGAGCTCGAAAAATCAAATTTTTTATACTTATCGTATTTATCACTTTGCTTATATGAAGATAATAATAGGTTATTCTTAATCCAAAGTAAATCATTATCGTCGCACAAAGAATCAAGAAAATATGAAACATTTCTATATTTAAATTTAATGATATAATTCCATGTTAATACTACCTCAGGCACGATAGCAAAAATATCAGTAATGCTCCATAGATTAATCATGTCCTCAATTGATCCAGCGCACAAATAATCTACTAAATAACCAGGGCAAGATGGATAAACCTCGTGTTCATGCCAACATAAAAAATTAAATGATTCGGCGTCTAGTAGTTTAATAAATTTATTGGCATTCGTTGGGATCAAATCACTTCTTATTTTTAAAGCATGCGTATAGCCAGAATCTTTCAAATTTAATAATCCATTTAGAGTGGATAAAATCTGAAAATTAAAATTTGCTGGACCAGGAATAGAAGGTAGTTCATTAAATATTACATTATCGGACGCTTTATACTTATCTTCTTCTCCCTTCCAGGTGGAGAAAACTATATGAAAACCGTTCCAAGCATTTTTTTGTTGTATAACATTACATGATGGCCCTTGAATTACCACCGCCAATTTATTCTTTGATATCATACTCATTAAACAGACAGTTTAATTCATTATTATATTCTTCAAAATTCCATTTTCCTTTAACCTTGGCTGTGGCAATATATGGATAAATTAAAGAGTTATAATGGCTGCCAACTTTATTACCTCTTTTAAGAGAACATAAGCCAACCGCACCTATTTCTTTTAAAAATTTTGAATTATATGGTTCGTCGAATATTGATTTGGCCCTGGATAATTCAAACATTTTTATTAATTCTGTACGTCTCCAAATTGTTGCCTGAGTAGAAAAAAAATATTCTGAATCTGGATTAATATATAATAAAGATGGGTTAAACAAAACTCTATTCCCTTCAATACCGCTATCTATCAATCTGATAAAAGAGATAAACTGATTTCCTTCCATTAAATTAGTTAAATTTATCAAATCATTTGATAATACATAATCAAAAAGAATATAATCCTCCTGACAATATAAAATATAATCTGTAGGTATTAATTTTAAGGAGTTAATAATGTGCGTGGAATAGGGATCAGTATCATTGTATAATATATTATTCCCTTGCTTAACTGGTTTATTTGAAGTAACAAAATTATTTTTTAAATCAGGAAAATATTTTTCAAGCCTTTTGAAATATGGATAGTGTAATTGTTCACATTTAGAATGAGTATAAGTTAAAAGGCTAAGTTTTTCCATTGTTAGAATTCAGAAATTAATTTATTGTAATAGCTCCCGTTTATCATATATGGACGTGTTTTATACCCATGAGTATATTCGTCAATTGAAGATCCGACATCTATATATGAATTTTTATTATTTAGTAAGTACAACTCATGTATTATTATTTCTGAAATAGGCCCACAGGATATAAAAACTAATTGATTCGTTATTGATTTAAATTTATCTTTTAAATACTCAGTATACTCATAACCATTTGATTCCCAAAAATTAACACAGTCGTCTGGAAAAGGAATTAAATCAGATACTTTAAACGGATAATTATTAACACGCCCTTTTTGATTACAAATCAAAATAACATCTCTCTTTAATGAGCATAAATTATCCTTCATTTGGTTATAATTGGCATTGATCCACAAATTAACAAAAGTTATATTTTTCTTATCTTGCGCTATAGTATTATAAAGAAATGTGTAATCACCCATATGGTCATTCTTAGCGGAAATAGCGTAATAGTAATCAGATTCAGTGTGATTCAGAGTAGCCATAAGATCAGTACCTACCTTAGTAATACCAGATGTAGCCATCCATTTATCAACCATAAAAGCCTGGGTTTGGCTTCTCACACCAGCGTTTGTCATAAGCAAAACTTCTCCATCAGCATACCTGGCCAGAGAGAAATTATTTCCATCATTAATCATTTCCCAAAAACGATTAAAATCCTCTTTAAATTTGGTCATCATTAATCAGTTTAAATCCTCTTTTTACTAATTCTTTAAAATAAGAATCCATTAGATTTATATTTCTTGGCACTAATGAGATAGCGTTTGCTTCTCTTCCTAAATTCCATCCGTTAAGACTACCCCAAAGATCCCTGTTGTTAACTGGATGAGGTGGCACATAGGTATTGAGCCCCAAATATTTTTGTATCATAAAGGAAAAATGCATGTCCTCTCCAACAAGCGTCAAATCAGTTGGTGGTAATTCCCGCCAAAATGCTGATAGCCACTCTCTTTTAAAGAACCACGCATGTCCAACTATATCCACTTTAACAACGGCTTCATTTGGATTATCCCATCCAAACCTAGTGATTGGATGATAAGAATTCTTAGACTGATATATAAGGCCGATAGTTCCTAATAAGCCTTCATGTGTTTTCATTGTATCAATGCAATTCTCTAACCATCTTTTGCCAGGAAATGTATCGTCATCAAATATGCATATATATTCAGTTCTTGCATTAAGAGCGTAAGCAAATCTAGCCCAAACGCCTAAATTAGCATTACAGACTGCAGATTTCATCTTGCTAGTAATTTGAGAATCAAATTCTTCATACCCATTCTGCCAAAACATTATTTCTTTTGGCTTAATAGTTTGTTTATTTATGTGCTGAAGCTGTGTTTCAAGAAATTGAGGTCGTTTATATCCATTTAAAATAACAGTAATATCGCTCATAGTATTATTTAGATAGATTCTTCGTATATTTTTATTATTTTTGATACTACCTCAGAAGCATTAAACTTATTCACATCTTCAGGTACATTAACCAATTTTTTATTTATGATATTTCCATTAGGATCAACGTTATAAATCCAAGCGGGTTTTCCACACATCCATCCTTCTATTGTCGTTCTCCCCAATAAAATTCCTGCAACCTCATCACACTCATGGATATAATTCTCTATGGCAAATGTTGGTTCAAAGTATTTAACATGGCTCTCATTATCAATCATACTATCTAAATAAGTATCATTCTTTCTACCGACAATCCACAATTCTTTATTATCCGTCCTGGTTGTTTCTATAAGATCATTTATTGTTTGTTTACGTAAGTAATCTATTGTTCCAACAAATAAAATTCGTTTTTTTTCTCTCTTAGGCATAGCTTTTCTAACTTTAAATCTAGTCGAATCAACTGGATTATAAATCAGTTCAATATCTTCTTTGTTTATATTGAAATTTGTTGAAATATACTCAGTTATTTCTGGCCTAATCGTAATATATTTTTTAATTTGAGGTGAAACAACTGGCTCCTCTAAACTAAGTATTTCTGAATGAATACTATATACCATAGGCGTTTCAGGAAACAATTTAATAAGATGTTCAGCAACAGGCTTATGATTCAAATGAATGATATCAAAGTTTGTATTATTAACTTTATAAAGCATCTTTTCTTTAGATACTTCGGTGGCTCCGTTGTATCCTTTTAAAAGCCATTTTCCGTCTCCTAATTTATAACTAGGTGGTTCACTTAATGGATAAACCTTTATGCCTAATTTAACCGCCATGCTTAACAGTGGGTCTCCAATATTTGAGCAAATACTAACTTCGCAGCCCTCTTTGATGAGACCTTTTGCCAGCTCGTATACATATAGCTCAGAGCCTGTAAAATCTTTAAAACTAAGGCATCCTATCATTACCTTTAATTTCTCATTCTTACGAATGACACGTTTTACACTGACTGGTAGTGAGTCCTTGAACTCCTCTGCAAATAACTTTCTATTTGCCTCCCATTCAGGGCCTATTTGTCCGATTGATTTATGGATTATTTTAAGTTTTGTTGTTACCCCAACGCCAACACCCTCTAAAAAATTTCTAAAGCAAAAATTAACATCATAAAAATGGAATCCTTTTACGTTTTCATCAAAATCAGCTTTGATCCTATTTTTATTCACTGCAAATAAAACACCATCCACAACCACTACATCTTCAATTATATTTGATAAATCAGGACTATATGCAGAAAGCCAAGTTTTTCCGTTAAGAGTGTGTTTTACTCGGCCATACATTTTTTTTGGCTTTTCCCACCATTTTCCTGACTCATGAAGAAATTTTGTACCCGCTACGCCTATAATTCCATAAGTAGGATTATCTTTAAATAGTTTAATAAGCTTACTTCCCCAGGAAGCAGTTTCTATAATCACATCATCATGAACAAATACAACCATATCATTTTTTGCCTCATGAAGTATTTTGTTATAACATTCGGTTAGCGATTTATCTCCAGTATTAATTATTTCAATTACCTCAACATTTTTATCACCTACAGCACAAGTTTTTTTCAAATGCGTAATGTATTCAGAATTGTGTTCTCTTGTAGAGAATCCTATTGTAATCATTTATGAATTTTTGTTTTATTTATTAGGATCGAAGACATAATAAAATGTCTCGCCAGTAAAGTTTCTAAGGTCAGGAAGATCAACATCTCCTTCAGTATTGTCATTAATTGCTGAAAGATGTAATTCATCCCAGAGATGACATGTTTGCTCGTATATGCTTTTGCCGCCGATAACCCAGTCAATTTTATCAACGCTATTAATCGCCTCTTCAATATTTGTAAAATAACCCTTGCCCACAATTATTAAATTTCTTCCCTTAAGTGGTGGTAGTGATTCATATGTCTTTCTGCCAACAAGACAATTACACCCCATTGTCATTTCTTTGAAATGCTTTAAATCTTCATTACATCTCCATGGGATGGAGTCTCCTTTCCCAATGATTCCCAAATTATTTACGGCCAATATTCCTTTCATTATAAAAAATTTATTTATTTATTGTAAGTCTTTTATTAATATGGATTGAAGCCTCATTAGCCCATTTTTTTGCTTCGTCTAAAGTATTAAATTTAATAATAACTTTTTTTTTGTCTTGATACATCAAATTAATATAAGGCTTACTATAAACGATATCATTTTCGATTAAATAATCTTCTAACTCCTCTTCAGAGTATTTTATATCCGTAAATTTTCCATAATATCCTTCAGGAGTGATTATCTCTTTACCATACCATAATTTTCTTCTTATTTCTTTTTTAAAACTTATACAAGATGATGTTTTATCATAAACTGATATGCTAAATAAGTTTTCTAAATTTAAAATAGTTAATTCTAATTTTGTCGTCATTTATTAAATCTTTTAAAAGCGTTTTCTGAAATTAATTCAAATTGAGATCCTTTAAATTCATCTAAAGTAAGAGAATTGGTATAACTCATTGCTGAACGTAAGTAATCCGTTAAATTTTCAGTAAAACCTTTAATGGTATATTCTACTTTATTATATTTACTTATTCCTTCTGAAGTTTTTAATTCTTCTCTTCCCCAATCTCTTTGAACTTCTTTTGTTGACATACCTCGAAATTTTTTATATAAATTATCGTTATTATTAACTAAATATTTTTTTTGTTCCTCTTCATCCATTAAAAAATATTCTGTTAACCATTGTGGAAATTTACTAGGTTTTTTATGTAATCTTTTTTCGTTTTCTTCCCACCATTCTTTTGTAAAATTATCCCAATTACCACACATATAAGGCGTATAAATTTCGCCAGCAGCCTCATAACATTTATTCAACATTGATCCAAGCATTACATAATCAGCGCCTAATGCTAATGCTTTGTTTATATCAGAATAATTTTTAAAGCCGCCATCTGCTACAATTTTAGTTTTATAATTATTTTTTTGTTTTATTTTAAAACATTCATTGATTAATGAACCCATTGGATAACCTACTCCTACATTTGCAGTTGTAAGACAACCATTTCCATTTCCTATCCCGCATCTAACATAATCAACTCCTACTTTACACCATTCTTCAAAAGTTTTTGGATTAGCCACATTTCCAATCATTAGAACTAATTCATTTCCATACTTATTTTTTGCCTCATTTGCAATTGAAAATAAATTAGACATATTACCATTAGCGATATCTATAAGAACATATATAGGCCCATTGTCAGGATTAATAACAACTTTATCTATATAAATTTCTTTAAAATCATTTAAACCAAAAGAATGAAAAATAATTTTGTTACTACTATGAAATGTTTTTGAGTTCATTCTTGGCATTACAACATTTATTTTATTATCAACAAAACATTTAAAATTGTTGTAATCTACCACTGTATCCATTGGAGCCGTCATAATAGGCAACATTCCATTTTCATCAAAAGGATTTACTTCACTTCTTGAATTAATAGAACTGATAGTTTCAGGTACTATTACTATATCATCAAAATCAAATTTCATTTCTTATTTATAAGTTCTTGACTTAAAGCCAATATTATTATTTTTATCTTTATTAAAATCAAAAGAAGACAATTTTTTCTTCATATCCTTAAGTAATTCCATTGTTTGATCAAAGGTATTGCCAAGAGCAAAAACTGATTTTACCACTTCGCCTAAATGTGCAATAGATAAATTTTCTGTTTCTTCAACCCATTTCTTCAATTCCTCATCTGGTAAGTCTTCTTTACTTAATTTTAATCTGAAGTATGCTTCTCTTACTTTTTCGTTAGGAAAGCCTACTTCATATCTTCTATCAAAACGAGAGGGTCTATTAAGGATTCTTTCTTTTAATTCTTCTGGGAAATTGGTTGTTGCTAAATAAAAAACATTATCCATTTGGTTCATTCCGTCTAGAACATTCAATAGCATGCTTTCTGATTCTCTATAGGCAACAAACCCTTCTATATCTTCTAATACACATAGTATTTGTTTATCTGGCTCAATTTGCCTTAACATTGGCATAAATGCAACAAAATATTCCAGGTCACGTACTGAATTAAGATACAGGACTATTCCTTTATGCTTTTCAACCAGTTCTTTGGCGACTAGATTTATAATACTACTTTTGCCGCTGCCAGCAGGGCCGTATAAGAGAATACCTCTTTTGTAAGTATATTTGAACCGTTCAAAGTATTTTTTACGTGCCCAAAAAGTTTGGATATCATCCATAATTTGTTCCTGTTCAGGAGATGGTAAAACAAACAGCTCATCTAAACAAATGTCTTTACCATTAATAATATATCCATCTTCCTTAGTATGTTTGATATCATAAATTCCTGGTGGAATAACTAAAAATTCTTTTTGGTTTAAGCCAGGTTTAAATCCTTTTTCAGATATTTGTATCCATTTAACATAGTCTTTTTTATCGTTGACTTTATTTGTGGGACCATCAAAAAAAAGATCTACAATTGGCTGCACATCGGGCGTTTCTAGCATTTCGGGCATTTCGAAACTAGGATACATATCCTCGTCATTAATATCATCTAAATATTCCAAATTAATTAAACTTTTAAAATTTGTTATTGTACACCAGTGCTGCCGAAGCCACCAGATCCTCTTCCATTATTTTCAGTAATTGCTTCTGCTCTTTCTAATGAAAGCATATTATTTGACCAAACAGGAGCTATAACAGCTTGAGCTATTCTGTCGCCCTGTTGTATTTTAAATTCGTGCTGAGACAAATTAATAAGCACAACGCATATTTCTCCTGTATATGCGTTATCTACAGTTCCTGGCGTATTCAAAACTGTAATGCCATTTTTAATAGCAAGGCCACTTCTTGGTCTCACTTGCATTTCAAACCCTTCTGGTAATTCAAAGAACAAACCTGTTGGTATTAACAGTCGTTCCAAAGGTCTTAGATAAACAGTAGGCTTATCATTCTCAGGAATGTAAAGCATGTCAAATACATTAGCTCTGAGGTCAAAGCCTGAATCCATGTCATGAGAATATACTGGATCAGGATTATTCGAATTGTTTGTAAATTTTACTCTTATCATTATTTATTCTGTTTTTCTTTATGTATTGCAAATGTATTTCCAGCTCTTAATAAATCGCCAAGTCTAGAATTGTGGTACTTAACTTGTTGATCTTCCACATCAAAATTAGCAATTGCCGTGTACTCCTCTATTGTTAGTTTAATACCGCATAAAGACAGGTAATATAATGATAATTGGCTAACCTTCAAAGGAGGATTTTGTTTATAAAAAGAATAATTTATACCCTTGTTTAAATGCCATTCAGATGTTTGTTTTTCAAACATGAATGTTTTTCCTATTTGATACAATAAACAAACTTTAATAAGAGAATCCTTATCTACTCTTTCGTCTTCAGGTAGGGAATCATTAATGCTTACAGCATACTTTGTAGTTAATAAAAGGTGGTCAATTAGACCACCCTCAAAGGAATTATTTTGATCTGATGAAAGAGATGCTGGTGCACTTATAAATGTCTGACCTAGTAAATTTATGAGCTCATCGTTTATAAACCCTTTAGCCAGTCCTGTCTCAAGATATTTCTTTGTATTTTTTTTGATTTTTTCTTCGCTTAAAGCCATAGTATAATTGTTTTTGGTAAATTTTAATCTAAAAATACCAATTAATTTGGCTACTCACAACTAATCTATAATTTTATTTTCTTTAAGCAAAATACTTAGTTCATCTGCAAGGCCAGGGGTATGAATTGAATGATGACGTCCATAAACTTCTTCAATTCTAGCCATTAATCTTTGAGCCCTATTGAAATTAGTGTTACTGAGTTTATTTTTGGTTACCTCTGCCGAGTCTATTTCTAGGCCTCCCTTAGCAAACGACTTTATCTTATTTATTATTTCTTCATTTTCCTCCTCAACATTCTTTTCAGTATGATTCTCAGTCTTGATAGAATTAAGAATTATTTTAATCTCTGTTTCATATTTTTCAGGGTTCTTTAAATACTCCTGAAGTAATTCCTGGGTTGCTGTCATGTCGATATGTTTATGCGTGATTAAACTGAGGCATGATAATAGCGGACCTTTCACGAATCAATGCCTTATTTCTAAATCTATTTTTGTTTAATTTTTTCATAGCTATTGTTTATTTATTAACTTTAGATATAGCTCTCTTCTTTTTTTGGTCACACTCTCCATGGAATACGTGTCTTTAACAGTAGAATAAAGGTTATCACCCAGGATTTTAATCAACGCTGGATTCTCGATTAATTTTTTTAGACTTTTGAACCAGTCCTTATGATTCTTGTTGGGATCTATCAGCATAGCATTACCTTTTTCATTAAAACCACCTCCAAATGAGTTGTAATTTATCAAGTCAATTTGATAAGGACCAAAATCCTGGGCAACCAAAGCCTTCTTATAAAAGCCAGCTTCGACCACCTTTAATTGTGATTTAGCCGAATTAAAAGAATTTGTTTCTAAAGGTGCTAAGGATATATCAAGTAAATTGTAATTACTTGCATAAGAACTAATTGGTTTTGTCCAAACTCTACGATAAGGTTCATTTACAACATTAGGATACTCCTCTTGTTTAAAAGTAAGTAAGAAGTCCTTATATTCAGGACTAATAGAAGTATAATTATCAGTAAATATTTTTTCATATTCATACCATACACTTTCCATCGGTTTAATTGGCCGTTGTGTTTGTTCTTTAGTTTGTTGATTGATCAGAGTCATGGTTCCTCTTAAATCAAATCCACATAAGACCATCTGAACCTTATCTAACAAATCATGAGATTTTAATTTGCCCACCAAACCTTGTAAGTTTTCAAGATCATATCTATGAGAACTTCCACCTAGAAAGCCGATCCTAATTCTATCACTCGCTTCTGGATTAATTTTAAACTGTTTTTCGTTAGGGTCAATTGCGTTGGGCAGAACGAACACATTTTTATTAACATCACGAATTTCATCAGCAAAAATGCTTGTTGTTGTTGTAACGTTTTCAGCCACTTTAATGTTATGGCGTATTTTTTTGTTTAAACCGCTATTCTGAATCAATTGATAGGCTGGATGATGTTGTCCTGGCGACCAATGATCATCTATGTCCATTATAGAGACTATTCCAAGAGCTTTCAGCTTACCCATAACAGAATCAATATTCTCGTAAGGTCCAAGACTTCTATGATAATGTATTATATCGTACTGCTTAAGCCAGGCATCATTGTCCAACTGAGGAGTGTAATCTATGTCAATTGAGAATTCATCTGGAAAAAACTTTTCTAAAGCTATGTGAGGATCGGTTGATCTGAACTTTGAAACACCAGTATAGTCTGAGGGTACAACAAGGACTTTAATTTTTTTCTGTGACATTAATTTAATATAAAATTGGTTAGGATAATTAATCCTTTATTTTATATTAAAGTATAACTTATCAAGGCAACAAGTAAATAAAAAATGCTGATTAAAGTTGCTTATATTAAGCTTTTTTCTTTACAGATAACTTTCCTTCTGAAATCAACGATTTTATTGTTCGTTTGATTGTTTCTTCCGTCAAAGTTTTATTATATGACTTGGCTAGTAAATCCAGTAGTTTTTCATTAATCATTGCATCTAATTCAGCTCGACTAACTGTAATCAAATCAGAATTACGTTGCAGTGGTGCAGATTCCCTTATTAAACCTTGCTTAGTTTTAAGTTTGGGTTGTGGAAGAGGCATTTCCCTTTCGTCTGCTTCATTGTAAGTGTCATTTATATTTAATTTAAAACCCGCTGCTTCTGGATTAATAGGTTTATCAAGCATTAATTTTTTTATTGATTCTGGAAGACCAGACTTTTGTACTGTATCTGAATATGATCGAACAGGCTCTTGGGAATACGACTCACTGAGATCTTCTCTTTCGGTTTGCTCACGAGTCTGTTCTGAAAGTACTTTAGGGGAAGTACTTTCTACTTTTTGCATAACCTTCCTTGCATTCTTTAAAAATGGTAACTCATTTAGATTTACTGGCGTTGGGGTCATTAGAATTATTTTTATTTAATTTATTTTTATTAAAGTCCACAATATTATGAACAGTACTCATTGTTTTATCACCACTTGGATTAAAGGGCGGTATTACTCCTGGCGCTGCTTTAGTTTGAATCGGTCTCGCAAATTTAACAGTAGTAGGTTGCCAACTTCTGATTCTATCAAGTCTGAATATTTTCCACGCACCACTTTTAGGCGTTGTTTTAGACCCACCAAATATTTGATACGCTCTTATTGCGGCATTGTTAGCCTTTGTATCAGCATAATCATATACTTGAATATATCTCTTGCTTGGAGCTACAGGTATTTCTGCATCTGGGTAATCGTCATAAGTAATATTCACATTATATTTATTCTCAATAGCATCATTTACTGCATCAATAGAAACACTCTCATTTAGTAAATGAGTATTAGCCATTTCTTCTAATATAATAGATTCAAAAATATTGTAAAGTTTCAATTAATATGAGTTTTAAATTATAACTTGTCCTTCATTACCGCTCATATCAGGTTCTTTATATGAATGAGTAGGATCATAACCCCATGTAGTGAAGTTCTTTGAAAGGGCTTTGTTACGACCTCCATCAATAGCAACAGAAGGGTTTCCATTAATATCTAACGCACTACCAGCTGCATAGTTGTCTATATCTAAAAAGTTGCCCGTACCTTTACCAGCGTTAGGTGTTAAATTATCTGCAACAGCTCTTGTATGTGTTGAAGAGTATTGGTTATCTGGCGCAACGCCATTGTAAGTATTAATTGGCAACAAACTATCTCTTGCAGCTATTGCCGCTTTTTCAAGTTTTGATTGTCCGCCGTTCTCTTGTGCCATAATTATAGTATTTTATTTTTATTATTCATATATTCTATTAAATATTTAATAGAACTTATTTCTTTATTTAATTTATTTGCATCAGGAGAAAGCTCTTCATTATAAACCTCCTTATTACTCATTATCTTCCTATTGATACTTCCCTTATTCATTTTAGGTCCAGTGCTTACATCAGTAACATTGGTAATTTTTTTGTCTTTTTCGTGCGCTCTGATAAACTGGTTTTTTCGACCTGTATCCATTCCTATTTTTTTAGGGTTATATACAGAGTCCCGTTCTGTCTTTAGCTCGGCTTTAATGTAATCATGAGTCGCTTCACCTCCAAGTCTTTCATACTCATCAAAATCCTCATCATCCTTTGCTTTAGAAAGCCTTGATTCTCTCATCTTAAGCGCCTCGTAACTCATGTGCTTTCCAAGAAAACCTTGAAATTCCTGATCAATATTGTATATATTTCCTTGTAAAGCAGAATTAGCCATTTATTTATTATCGTTTTTTATTGAATCGAGCGCTTTTTTAATTAAGGCTTTATTATTGTCATCAAATTCTGAGTCTTCAATTATATCTAAAACCTTTTGTAATTTATTATTTGAATTCTTGTCTATAATATCTACGTCTTTACCTTTTTTTACGAGGCTTTCAATCATTTCATCAATGCTACCTTTAGTTACTACTCTACTTTCTGTAACTCTGTGAACAGCGCCACCTGTGCTATAAGTGGCAAACCATGGAATATCTTGTCGGTATCTAGTAGCTCTATCAGTTGTGGTGGACACACCCTTCTCATAGTCGGTGGTATCATTAAATGGTTTCTGAACAGGTCCAGTTTCAATTTCACTATCACTGGTTGTATTCCTATCTCCGTCAATTATTCCTCCGTCACTATCTACAAATTCATCAATTTCTTTCTTATTTTTAATTATTTGTTCTTTAAAGTATTTTTTCTTAAAAGTTGGCATAAAAAGACTTTATTATAAATATATTAGATTGCCACAATATTTATATTAAAATAAAAAGATGGGGTTTGTCACAAAAATAGATTTATCAAATAATAGACAAGTTAAACAGTATGAGGATGGCGCTTTAATGCTTTCAGGTGCAACCACCTTTGGATTACCGTACACTGGTATGACAACTGGAGTAAATTTAAATTTAGTTATTGTTACATCTAGTTACACGCCTTTACTGCCAAGTACTTTTTCTGGTAATTCTTCTGAAACTAATTTCGATTGGGTTGATGCAAGAATGTCTGCCGCAGAAGATAAAATAACGCCTATTACTCCATCTAACAGCGGTGCAAGTCAAAGTGTTACCGCATTCACAGCTGGAAATACAGTGGTTGTAGATGGCAATCCGATTGTTTTGAATTATACAGGGATAACTTTTGATATAAACGTAAATACATTTATTTTGTTGGGCAACGGGACTTATTCAGGAACTGTAGTCACCAATCAAATTGCATTTTTAAATGCCGATTCTTATGATCATAAGAATCGGCGCATATGGGTTGACGTGAATGGAATTACAAGAACAGAATCACTTACTATAACTAAAAATGTTATTCCTGGTTATGTATTAACTTGTTTAAATGCTAATGGCGATATGGGTTTAACTGCCCTTCCATCTGTATCATCTGGGGGTACTTCAAACTTCATTACAGGATTTACTACAAATGGGTATGGTGTTGCAACATTGATAAATAGTGTTTTAAATATACCAAATAATACATACACTCTGCCCACAGGTTCAACTAGTGTTATTGGTGGTTTTAAAGTTGGTAGTGGATTGAGCGTTAGTACAGATGGATCTCTTAATGTTACAGGTGATACCAGCCCCTCTAAGTCATTGAACGACGTAGTTTTAATCGGTAATTCAACAACAAAGGACATTAGTATTAATGGTATTGACGTAGGACTTGGCGCTAATAACGTTGAGTCTAATATCAGAATTGGTAAGAACGCTCTTGGATTGGCATCCAGTGCCGCCACATCAATTGCAATAGGTTCTTACTCCCAGCAAAATCCCAGTATAAGTAATGGTAACGTATCAATTGGATATAACTCAATGACAAATATTGATACCACTTCTTATTCAAATTCGTTAGGTATTGAAACACTTTCACACTTGATTGATGGCTCCTTCAATGACTCCTTTGGAGCTATGAGCCAACAATTTAGCGTGCATGCAGATATGAACGTGTCTATGGGTTACAAAACGCTTCAGTTTGTAATAGACTCCAATTCAAATACAAGTATGGGCTATAAGGCTAGCCAATATGTACAATCATCTAATACAACAGCCATTGGTGCTAATTCGTTTTCTGGTTTTTATGATAACGTTAATACGGTAAAAACATTTAGTTCAACTAATATTATATCTGATTACAATGTTACTGTTACGAGCCATGGATTCGGTACTGATGGTGCGCAGGTTTTATTGAGATATAATGTAACGAGCGGCCAAATCTCAACACTTGTTGACGGTCAAGTATACTTATTCACAGTTGTGGATGCTAATACTCTTTACTCCTCTTCCATGGTTAAAAATAGCAATGTTGGATCAGGTAGATTAACGGCTCAATATACTTTTTTAAACACAACAACTATTGGAGCGAATGCTGCGCCAACACAATCTAATCAAGTAGTTCTAGGTGATATTAATGTAACACAAGTATTAACAAACGGAAACATCCTTTCAAAGGTAGCTGTTAGTTCATCAGACCCAACAGTAAACGATATTCCATCAGGTTTTGTATCAATTTATAAAAACGCAACTTCAGGCGACAATAATATTTGGGTTAACGATAACGGTACACTAATTAAAATAGGTGGAGTTGGAGGGTCAGGTGGTGGAACTTACTCTTTACCTATTGCATCGGCAACAATATTAGGCGGCGTAAAAGTGGGTACTGGATTAGCTATAGATGGTAGTGGAATATTAAGTGTGTCAGGAAGTAGCGGAGGTGTTTATACAGCCTCTAATGGCTTGATAATGGAAGGAAGTGATGTACAATTGGGAGGAACATTTGGAAATGCATCCGTGTTAACAAGAGATAGTTATATAGATGGGGGTAGTCATTCATTAAGTATTATTGGTTCTCCTGCAAGTGCGTTATTGATTGTTTCAAACCCAGGAAATAATATTGTGTCAAATGGAATAGATGCTAGTGGATCAAGAATAGGGTTAAGAGGTACTGGCAATATCAACAGTACTACCTATACTGACGCTTATGGAGTTATGGCAAATAATAATGACCCTACCGTTAATAATATTACAGGCGGTATTAAGATTACGCGAACAATGGCTTCTAATCTTGTTGCAAATGGATTAGGAACAAAAGTAGATTTTGTCCTTCCCACGAACTCAGCAGGAAGCACCACACAAACAACGTCTTCAATTATTTCTAAGCTGTCTGATGCTGCCGATGCGACGGCAACTTCTGAATTTTCAATAACAGGACTAAATAATGCAGTAACAAGTACTTTGTTAGCTATTTCTGGAAATGGTTCAATTAAGTTAAATAAGTATGGCATAGGAACTTTTAAAAATATGTCAGCATATAATTTAGGGGTGGATGCAGTTGGTAATACTGTTGAAATTGATAACGTAAAGGTTACTCCAGTTTCTTCCATAGATTACGCATTAGTAGCAGATTCATCTAATGAAGAACTAATTATTTGTAATTCTGATACTAACGCGATGAATGTTGCTTTACCAGATATAACGACAGTAAAAATAGGTAAAAGATATACATTTAAAAGACTTGGCAGTAACACTGTAACCGTCAATCAATCTTTATCCAATAGTGGCAATTTAATGGACTATACTTATGCTGGAGAAGACTTATTAACAACAGGAGATACAATTTCTTTTATGAGTGATGGAACTGGCTGGATTATAACCAGTTGGTTAAGATTTTAAAGATATAAAAAATAATATTAATAGCAGGTATTTTTACTGTTATTATATTAAATGAATTATAAATAAATAGTTTCAGTTGTCACAATAAGAGCATCATACTATTAATTAAAAGTAACTAATCAATGAGTAATATAAAAAATTATATATTTAATAAATTTGATTTAAATGTGTCAGATTCAAAAAACTGGGACTTTTATTTAGTGTCTGATAATTATGCTGATACTGATGTAAACGATTCTTGTTTAACCGCTTCATTTGATTTTAATAATTCAAATATTTTTGTCAACTCAGAGATAAAAAAAATAAAAAGCCTATCCTCCTGGCTTGGGTCAATCAATACTGGTTATACGTTTGATACGATAGGTCTCACTGGAATTGATAACGGACTAATTCCTTTCGATTCAACTATTGATGTAGTAACTGATGTTTTAACAGGATCTACATTAGTAATCCCATCTGGTGATACACAGCTATATTTAAATGGTGTATCAGGTAGCAGCTCTATTTCCTACGGAATGAATTTGGTTTCAACAGCTTCAACCATTGGAAACTATATTAATTTAAATGGTGGCTTCTATCAAGGTTATTACAAAATAGATGGCTCATCTTACCAGGTTTTACCGAATAGAATGAACCATGGATGGACTATGAGCATGTGGATTAAAAAGAGTGCATATACCAGCGGTAACACACTTAATGATTTATATCCCGATAATAGAGGGCTATTTTTCTATATGGGTACTAGGGCTGAAAACAAATTTTGGAATAAGTTTTCTGGCGAAACAAATATTTCTGTAGCAAGTGATTATGACGGCATCGTTATACCTTTAAATCCACCAAGGGTTGAAATTGACTTAATAATGAACACATTTCTTATTTATGGTAGAGCTAAAAATGGTAGCGGTGATTGTATGAGCTGCGGTGGGAATGATGATGGATTGGGGACCAAAACAGTTTGTACGTACGATGGAAAGGGTGTTGTTGTGACTAAATTTAAAGATGTAGTTACTAATAAAAACAATCCATTTCTTATTTATGGCAGAGCTAAAGGTAGCGGAGAAGGAAATTGTCTCACCTGTGGTGGTAACCATGACGGCTTTGGCACCGAAACAGCGTGCAGCTTCAGCGGATTTACTTCGTTAGAAGAGCGCATTGATTATAATTTGGATATTATAGACAATGCCATTGGTTTTAGAATTAAAGATGATGGAAGTATTGGATACAGACTTTTAAGTGTAACAGGCAGTTGCTCAGGAGATGTTTATACTTCTGGTTTAACCATTGAAGAAGCTTATTCAAAGGATAGTATTATAGCTGATGATAAATGGACTTACATCACTGTTAGATACTCAGCAAATGGATATTTGGATGATTGTGAATTAGAAACCGCTAAGCCTCGTAAGGGATCTTTATCATTTTATGTTGACGGGAGGCTTGTATTCGTGGTAAACGACTTTAATGAATTTATTGCGAGACGTCTAGAAGAGTATAAATCAAAACAAGTTGGCGTTCCGTTTAATATTAGCATCGGAGGCGGTTCACAAGGTTTGATAGAAACACAGACCTTTAACGGCCCAGACACAAGTGATCTTGGACTACCCATAGAAAAAAATTTTGCGGGTAGTTTTGTGGGCGGCATCTCTCAATTTAATTTATATAATTGTGACCTAAACTACGTTCAGATTAAACAGCTTTATGAGGATACAAAAAATAGATATGCCTAAAGTGAAACTAACACATATTTATTATTATAAAAATATTAAATTATGAAAATTTCAATGGTTTTAGGTTTTAGGATTACGTCCTTTTTTTTGGCTATATCATTTATTATGTTTATAATAACAAAAAACGCTTACGGCCACAATAATTTCTTTCAAACTTATCATATTTGGTTAGCTTTTATCTCGTTAGCTATAGCTCTAGTATTTGGCTACTTTACAGTTTACAAACAAAGGTTAAGGAAAAAGAAAGATATATAAGCAAAAAATATTTATTTAAAAACTCCCTATTGATTTACGGGAGTTTTTTCTATTGACGAATCATCAGGAAAAAATATTGCCTTAATACTTCCAGAATTAAGTCCTGCAGTAACTGCTGTAATCCCAAAACGAATCCATTGGCCTACATTGTCAGGAATGTGCACTTTATCCATTAAATGATTAATGCCGCCTATTGTTGCTAAAATTGCAAGAGAAATAGCACTGTACATCTTGGTTTTATCAACTATTTGTAAGAGTGTTTCCTTCCATATAGTAGTAGTGCTTACAAGAAACATCAAAATTGCACTTACAGTAACAATATCTGGTTTAGGAATAGGCATCATTGGTAGAAAACCCTGAATTACTGCTAAAATACCAGAAGTTATAAGTAATATATTTATTATTTTTTGTTTCATGAATATCTTTATTATAAATAGTTTATTATTTATAGTTTTTTAAATAATTATTTATTAATTCATGCTATTTAAAAAACCAATATCATAGAAATGCATAAAATAATATATTTATAAGCATGGAGTTTACTATAAATAAAAATTCAACGCTTCCACTCCTTATGATGGAACTGATTAAAGACGGTAGAAACGATTTTAAGAAATTTTATGAACTTGTTCAAAATGCCGACATTTTTTTCTCTATGTATAGCGTAGATACAGGAGTAACTAAAATAGGTAGAAAGAAGGCTTATTTAACCGAAGTAGAACCAATTTCATGTGCTGGTGAAGAGTTTTATTTAACATATCAATTTACAAGTAAAGAAACAAGTGTTCCTGGTAAATATGTGGGTGTATTTGAAATAACTTTCTTGGACGGCAGCGGAACTTTAATAGTACCTATAAAAGAAGAATTATTTATAAACATAAATAACGGAAGTATAAAATTATAATAATAATTTAAAAATTAATTTTAACTTCTAAATCTACTGGTGACTCTAAGTCAGAGTGTAGAATAGTTACTGGTCTATAATCACCTGTATATCTTTTAATTTTTTGTTTAAGGATGTACCGCCATGATGGCGTTTTATGCGAAAGTGTTTTATAAAGATTGCCTATCTTTCTTGAATTTTCATCGCACAATAATTTACCATCCTTATTAGAGAAGCAATTGTCGAAATAATATCTATGTACAGCCTCTACCAAAGCGGCTTGGAACAGTTCGTGTTTTTCTAAAAATTCTTCGAGTGTTATATTCTTATCCATTATTTTTTTTTTACAAAAATAATATTTAATTAATAATAAACAGTATAATTTAAGTCACATTACTAAAAATTCCATTCGTCATCTTCAATAGAAGTGATTACTGACTGTTCTTCATAATCGTCATCCTCTGTTTCTACATTTTCCGTTATCGCATTAATTTCTATTGGCTCTTCGACTTTATTATTGGCGTTAGCTTCACTAATTAGTTTAGTTAGTTCTAAAAAGTCATTTTCAGGCTTAATGGTATAGTGTGTTGTTTCTCCCGTAAGAACTATTTCTTCCATCTTGTGAGAAAGCCACATATCGTATCTTTTTTCATTGTCTCTACAATTATTTTCCATATAGAATTTATCTCTATTAATGGCTTCGTTCTCATATAAAAATAATTGATCAACCTGACAAAGCTTTTCAGACCATTTACGGGAGATAAGAAATGGTTGGCCGCTTGGATCAATGTCAGCAATCTTAAATATGCTAACTGGTAACAAACCTTTTGTCTTTATGTCAGTAATTTCATTTGCTTCAAGACGTTTTATTGCTTCATTAAGTAGATATTTCTCATTCAATAAGCCTTCAGCCTTCTGACGTTCCATCCTTACAAAATAATCTTCCTTAATTTCTTTCCATTCCGTCGCATTCATAGTAATAGGAACTCTTTCAACCCTAAGCCAAAACTTAATCTCTTTGTCTTCCATAGTCATCAACTCCTCATAAGTATCCTGGTCTGCATCCTCATCTGGTTCTCCACTTGATAAAACACATTGTTCGTGAGTAAACACACTTCTTTGAGCCAATTTAAGAATTTTTGTCTTTTTTTCTTTTTCTATTTCAATAAGTATTTTTTTTCTAATTTCCTTTTTAAAACAAACTAGCAGTGGTTCTATTTTTTTATTAAAATTATGAATATATTTAGCAACGTTATACTCATCAGTTGAAAGATTAGTTTCAATTTCCTTAATTCTATTTTCTACTTCATTTTTAACAGCCTCATCTAGTTCATCGTTTAGTGATTTTTTGAGCACCTCCAATTCCTTCATGGCATCAGAATCAGATTCTACCATTTCAGTACTTATAAGTTTACAGTTCATTTCCATGCTAGTGACACCAGTTTTTTTATCTTTAACTGTTTTAATATCACCATGGCTCTTTGATGTACCCACGTTAACATAATATATTACATCACCTAAATTTACGTCTAAATTTTCTCTTATGGCCAATTCCATGTGTGCCTGCTTAGGCATAGGATTACCAGCTTTATTTTTTTGCTTGCCCTTCTTTTTATATTCAGCAAGTGTTGTCTTAACCTTCGCTTTAGAAGCAATCTTTACTAGAGGTATCTTATAATTGTAAATTTTATTGACATATTCATAATAGGCCTCTATAAATTCGAACCCCTTACCATCCAAAAGCATCCTAATACCCTTATTTAAAAATTCTTCTATATACGTGGGCATTTTTTTACTTTTGATTGAGTTACCAACCAGTTTAACCTTAGTTCCTAATGAATTAGCATAATTTTTTCTTGAAAAATTAATAGTAGAATCTAGTATATCATCTATGTCAAGCCCCATTCTACCTCTCAGGTAAGTTTCATTGAATTCAGCAAGAACTGCCTCAGTTCCACTCAATTCTATGCCCTTATTTTTTATTGTTTTCCAGTGTGAACCGTTTGGCGTATACTTAATAGAGTCAATCCCATCTGGTACTTTGAAGTTTACACCATCGGTGTCTAGTACCAGCGGTTTATATCCATACCTATCACAAAAAAACTTAACCATTAATCTCAAATACATCCTTCCACAGCATGTTGTTTCCTCTGCGCAATCCACGTCTCCCCAGTTAAAAATATATGACGCACCATAGGAGCCGAACCACGAATTTGCAAGAATTTTTAATGGAAGTTGTTTCTTATCATACAGGCCAACAAGAGCTTTTTTATCTAATAATTCATCGACCAATTCCTGAGTTTTACCTAATTTTATTTTCTTTTCAAGATCCTTAACTAATCCTTTGGTTTCTTCAGTAAGGAATTTAAATTTATCACGGGTATCCACTACATATGTCAATAATCCCTTCATAACCCCTGTAATATCCAATTCTGGGAATATATCATGTGTTAATTCTGTTTTAGGATAAAGTGCCGCGTAGTCTAATTTAACAACATTCTTGGCATAGCCAACTTGAAGCAATCTAGATAAACCACCTGTGAAGTCTCTTCTTTCTTGCGTTAAAGGTATTGCTAATTCATTCTCATATGACCATGCGGCCATGATTAATTTCCATTGGCTGGCTGTCCCCATTGTAGAACTTCTTTGGTAGGAAGTTGGAAGCATCTTGGCTATAAGAAAAGTAGCTTGATTGAATATAGTATCTACTTTTTCTGTTTCCCATAAGTCATCTAGCAAGTACCTTTGAACTATAAAAGCACCTGTTACTTCTTCAAAACCTTCTTTTAATGGTTTAGTTTCTGAGATAATATACCACTGGCCATTTTTGTCATTAAAAGCATACTTATTAACAGTATCAGCCCAGGTTGTATTTATTTTACCGCCAGGAACGTAAACCCTGTTCGGTTTAGCTATTTCTGAATATTTGGTAACGTATTTCAATGACCAACTCTGAATATTAGAATTTATAGCCATTGCCCTGCGAACACTATGAGATATATCAATTATATTATAGCCAAACATATTTGTTTGCTGATAATTCTCCACTTCTCCGCCGAATTTAATCATGGAATCTTTTCTCTTGATCTTAACGTAAGGATCAAGAGTTATTGCAATATCCTCTATTGGAATGTTTAGACGTTCGCAACGTTTAACAAAGAATGTCCAATCAAAACTTTCAGAGTTATATCCGCTTATAATATCTGGTCTAAGGATATCTATTATTTTAAAAAAAATAGCTATATTTTCTCGTTCTGAATCACGTAACTCCTGAGGTGTATTACCCTTGGTTTCAAGTATTTGTTCAAAACCTCTATTATCCCTTATTCCAATCTGAAATATTGGGTCCTTAGAGGGGACCAAACCTTCTGTTTCAATATCAAATTGAAGACGATGAACCTTGTCGTAATCTTCAATTCCTTTAAAAAGTCTTTTCCCTGATTGAATCATGTATTGTTCTACAGGAGAAAAAATTACAAAATATGGTTTAAAGTCTTCAGAACGAATATCAATACCACCTTCTCTAAAAAAATTTATTAAATCATTATATGATTTTTTACTGGTGGCCATAAATTTAAAGCCGTTTTCCATTCTTTCAGGAATGTTACCAGTGTCATCATGAGTACGAAGTTTTTTTATCTTAATTCCATGTTTTTGACAAGCGTCCATGATCGCTTGTCTTTTACCACCATACATCACTTGGGTTATCTCTTCTCTAAACCAGAGAAAAGGATGAAATGGATGAGTCTCAATTCTTTTGCCTGTTTCTGGATCGTTCACAATTACGCTCACTTCTGGCTTACCAAAGTATATTGCTTCAATTGCCACGATGTAATTTTGCGGATCAGTCCCCTGTAAGAATGATTCAATTTGTTCTGGTGAAACCATTAGATAACATTTCTGATAAAAATACTATTATTTTTATCTTATTGCAACTTATTTCACGTAAAAACCTAATGGATTATATTTCAATGCATTATTAATATGTTCGGCTTCTAATGCAGCTCTTTCAAGCTGTTGCGTACTAGATAGTCTAAGTAACCTGGCATCAAGCCTTTCTAGAACGGCCTTGTAGTCGTTATTACCTTCATCAAGAAGAGACTGAAAATCAAGCGTTCGTTCTGCATTAGCAGGACCCACTATTCCACCAAATTTTCCTCTGGTTCTACCAAGAGCCTTCTTTGCTTCTGCAACAAATAATTGTCTTATGAGTATCTTGGTTGGGTCATTAAATTCTGAAAAGTCTAATTGTGATAGCGGAACTTCATTTGGTAATTTAATAATATCTGGGTTATCCTTTCTACACTTTTCAACATTTTCAGCCGTGGTATCATAGTAATGATACCATACTTGACAACCAGTCATGTTAATGCTATTTCCTGCACCGCCAATACCACCACCAAACGAAAATGCTGAACCTGGCGTTGATAGGAGGTGAAGAAGTCTAGTACCATCTGGGCCAGCCGTTAACTTATAAACAAGATCACTTCTAATAAGCCTGTTTTTCAGATTCATGTCAGCAGCCATTAAAAGCGTATCAAATGCTGGTGCTATATAATAACCGCCTCTTCCGTTACCGCCGCCCTGTCCTGCCATTCCGCCTGCACCTGTCTGAGCAAAACCGCCACCGAATCCATAATCTGCTCCTCCGCCTAAATTAGCAAACAACGCTTGACTTGATGTTGGCGGTGTAATCCAAAGAACTTCATTAACTTCTCTTCCAGCAGGAATTGTATATACTTGTCGCCCTGCTTCAATGTTAATAAAATCCTTCTTTAATTCCCATGGTCCGTTAGACTGAAGACCAACTTTTTTAGAATAAGCATATGTATATTGGTTTACAAAATCAGTGGTTCTTACACTCATTGCAAAGGCCATATCAGTAGTAGTTATATTTTGGCCATATATGCTCTGCCATTGATGCTCTATAAGGAACTCTTGAACATACTCTGAGTAAACTTCAATTGACATCTCTAGTAGCGTGCATAATTGATCATCCGTTACCTCTATTACGCGCAGTGGTGAACCAACTGAGTGCCTAAATTGTCTAAAAATCCTTTCTTTATCTGCTGTATTAACGGCCATGGTATTTATTTAATTATAAATATTAGCTATTTACTCTTTTAATAATTTTATTGTCAAAACCGCAGCCTCTGGTATACTCCTGAATGATATATCAGGTATAAGAATCTGAGTTCCGACTATAAGTATAGGAACCTGGTCGCACTTTGATATTTCTGATATCTTTTTGAATTCGGACTCGTTTTCACTCAATTCAATATTTACATCAGTGAATTCTATCTTTGCGTCCGTAAGTAAGCCCTTTAATTGAGTGCAGTAAGGGCACTTAGGGTATGTATATATCTTAACCGTTTTCATCATTTAAAATTTCATCCATAATTATGTTCATTACTTCCTCGTCAGAAGTATCATCGCCTATAATTTTGTTAATAACCTTCTTTTTATTCTTAAGTGTATTCCAAACTCTCATAGATACAGTGTCCATAAATAATTGGTAGTACACATTAACTTCATTTTTCTGCCCAATCCTATTATTTCTATCCTCACCCTGTTCATTATCACCAGGTACCCATGAGAAGGAATTAAATATAGTGACGGTTCCTTCAGTAAGGGTGATACCAACACCTGCCGATTTTATATTCCCGACAAATACTTTTATTTTAGGATCATTCTGGAAATTATCAACACTTGCTTGTTTAGCTCTATCTGTCATAGGACCATTATGCTTAACGCATATCTTACCAAAGTGATTATACAACACTTCCAGTTCCTCTGTAAACGTCGTAAATATAATTACCTTTCTATCATCCTCTAGTGCGCTCTCGACCATTTCAATGGTCTTAGGAATTGCTTTTAACGCTATATATTTTCTAAGAATACCCAGTTCAACCATATCCCTGTCAACCTGGCCTCTTTTCTTTTGTTCTCTACGATTAACTAGGTACTCTTCCCAAAGATTATTATATTCAAGCATTTCTGAATCAGATAATTTGTGGTAGACTGTTGAGACAATCTTCTCAGGCAATTCAAGAATATCCTTTTTAAGCCTTCTAATAAGTATATTTTTAGTTTTTGAAGCAAGTTCATCTAAATTTGACGCGCCGCCAGTAAGCCAGATCTTTTTCTTCTTTTTGTTTTTAAGTGTTTTAAAGAACGATTTACCATCACAGTATCTTCTAGTAAAATACATCCAGTTATCCGCTATTGGTGATTTAATAATCTTTAAAAGATTGAAAAAGTCCATGGGTCTGTTGGCCACTGGTGTTCCAGTTAATAGCCATACCCTATCTACGCCATATTTATGACTAAGTTCACTAACAATTGCACCACGAATGGATGATTTTTCTTTTAAATTGTGGGCCTCATCTACTATCATTAAATCAAACTTCGCATCAACAAGCTGTCTTTTAAGATGAAAATTAGGGTCCAACTCTAATTCTTCCTTACCATCTCCTAGTGTATGAAAATTCTTTAAGATGTCAAAGTTGATAATTGTAAACTTAGCCTGTTTCCAATTCTTGCTATCGACTATTGCTGTATCCTTGCAAAAAACATTGATCTCCCGCTCCCAATTTATCTTAACGCTAGCAGGGCAAATAACCAGAATTCGTTCCGCTCCGCTTTCAAGAGCGGCGATTATTGACTGAAGTGTTTTTCCACTCCCCATCTGATCTCCCATGATACATCCCTTCCTAGCAAGCATGAATTCAACACCTTCTTCCTGATATTTATATATCTTTTTGCCATATTTTGCGAGAATAGAGTTATATTTATCGAAGTTTATATCTATAGATATTTTTTCATAATAAGGGTCATCTAGTATCTGAGTTTTTGGTAGAAAGTACATTCCAGATTTCTCTTGATTCCTTTTTAACTTACCATAAACATGATAAGCTTTATCAGTTTCAGCAAGTATATATTCGAATAGTATTTTTTCTGGCAAGAATTTAAGTCCTTCTTTCTTTTGAAGTTCAGCTCCCAGATACGGGGTGATAGATATCGTTCTATTTATAAGTATTGGCTCTTTGTCATGATTATCTGTAACATAATTAAACTGATTAGCTGTTAATGGAATCTTATTATCTATGAAATTAATCCTAAGTTGCCTTATATATGGGTTTATTCCTGTATAATTTTCAAGAAGGCCTATTGCGGCTCTTTTTTTTATGTCGTCAAGGTTTATCAAATGATTTAAAGGTGAACAATGGTTCTTTATACTAAATATAAACATTTTTTAAATAAAAGTCAAGCGGCTTTCGAGATTTTCAATTCCCAAACTATTTATCATAAAAGCGAAATGAATAACAAACCTTTAGTACCCATAGTTCGTATGAATAAGTGGTTCAGTTCCAGCGATTGGGACTTGGAACAACAAATGGCTCGTGAAGCTATCGAGGGTGACGGAAATTTTGTCGTTATTCTGTATCGTGTCAATAGAACTGATTCTGAAAAAGATGATATTTATGGTGAATCTAGTGAAGATGGAATAAAGTTCTATCCGCCAGTTGAGCTACGAGTTTTTCCAACCCTTGAACCTCCTAAGAATGAAACATATAATCCAAATGGAACTGGAAGATTTACTGATGATGGCAATATATCATTCGTAGTTTATAATCAACAATTAGAAGAATTAAAAACAAGTATAAGCTTCGGAGACTACATTGGTTATCCGATAAACGAAACACAGATAAGATTTTACAGTGTGGCAAATGATGGTGTAAAAGACTTTGATAATGAGCACACAATTCTTGGATATAAATCCGCATACAGGACAGTTACCTGCACACCTGTAGATCAGAATGAATTTACTGCTATATAAACTTTAATAAATGGCAAGACTTCCACCAGGTTTTAGGAGCAATATAAACGTAATCCAGGAAAAAGAGGGGCTTAAGCGTAGAGAAGAAATTCTGTCTAATATAACAGATAAGGATACTTATTTACCCAAAAGTATTGGAATAAAGGATATGGACACTTCATTTATTGAATTCGTTAAGAATGAACTGAGCCTTACACTTAATGGAAATATTGTGCCTGTATTTTTCTTTACTATTCAGAAATGGACGGAGTTTACAAATACATGGGAGAAGAGCGACGAATTCAAAAACATGACAATTCCATTTATTACTATTTTGAGAAAGCCAGACATTCAGGATGGTACTAATCAAGCTGGATTATGGAATATACCTGGTAAGAAAGCCTATACATACGTTAAAGTTCCAACGTGGGACGGGGTTAGACAGGGAATTGATCTATATAAAATATGCCAGCCAACTAGCGTTGACCTGAGCTACGAAGTTAGATTATTTGCTAATAAATTAAACGATCTGAATACATTCACCACAAAGTTTAGAAAAGCGTTTCAATCAAGGCAAGCTTATCTTAATGTAAAGGGCCATCCACTGCCGCTTGTATCTGAAAGTACTGGAGATGAGAGTCTAACTGATGACATGGAGCATAGAAAATACTACGTAGTTAATTTTGAATTGAAACTACTAGGTTATATATTAGACGAAGAGGATTTTCAAATTGTTCCAACAATTAATAGAGTCATTAATTTAATGGAAATAGTTGATTCAGATAGTCTTCTTCCTGTTATATCTAGTTCTGTGAAAGAAGATACCACGATTGTTTACGATTTTATTTTTAAACCAAAGAGTACTACAGAATTTACATTTACTTCTAAGTATAGTATGAGTATTATTTCTATTAATAATATAACAAATATTAATAATATAATAATTTCTGTGAATAATATAGAAGTCTTTAGCGGACTAGAAATAACTTCTCCAATTGCGGTACATAACCAGGATCAAATAACAGTAAAGGTTGATAAGGATTATTTAAGCACAAGTACATTTGAATTAACAGGCACAATATGAAAAATATAAATGAAACTTTTATTATAGAACCTAAGATTCTGACAGATAGCAGCGAATTAACACCTGTCGTTTTACAGATTAATGGAGTTAGTGCTGATACTGAAGGAAATGTTGTTCTTACAAAGGATAATTTAGATCTTGGTAACATAAATAATACAAGCGATTTAGATAAGCCAGTTTCTACCGCAACACAGGCAGTAATTAATTCAGTGGCAGCTGGTATTGGTAATGTTAGCCCTAGCGATTCGCCACTTTCGGGTATATCAACTTATAATGTTTCACAGGCTGGAACATACACTAATTTTAGCGGTATTATTATTACAACAGGAGATACATCTAGTGGATTGGTGCAATTAAGAAAGATTAATGGCACATGGACAAAAGTAATTATACCTATTAATTTAGCTTCTTATGCCACAAAAACAGATGTTGATAATAAATTTGTTGAAGTGATTGGACAGGCGACAGTTGACACACTGATCTCTGAACCACTTCCTATAAATTCAGCTATTGATACCTATAAAACTGATATTTTTTCTGGATGGGGGTGGCCAATTGGAAATCCTAAGAATTTTAATAAGATTACATTAAAAATAGGCGCCAGACAGAACATAACGTTAATAAAAACTGTTATTAAAACAGTTAATAAAACTGGAACAACCATTGCAAATAAGGATGTTGTTGTAAACATGGCAAGCGGTGATACACAGCTTGTAACTGTTTTATTTGATACTGTTATTGCAAATACAAATGGTGATCAATTATTTTTAATGTACGCTGCAAATGGATTCATTACAGAGTGGGGTATACAAAATAGTCAAAATCCATATCCTTATCCAAGTTATCCTACATGTTGTTATACCACCAACGGTAATCAAAATTTTTCAATTAGTTGGAATGACATTGCAAACCCAAGTGTATCCTCATTATTCTTATATACCAAAATTGAACTAGAAACATATACCATTGTACCAAGTATAGATTTCGCTGAAAAAGTAATAACATCTTCTTCAACAATTCAGTCTAACACAACAGCTATTGCTTCAAATGCAAGTAATTTAGCTACAATAAACGCAAATATAAATACTGTTTTTACTGTTGGTCCATTTGAGAGCAATATTTATGAATCGTTTCCTGAATCATCTGCTGTATTTGAAAGCTTATCAACAACCTTTAGTGGATGGGGTACACCAATAGGTAAGCCAACAAATTTTAATACAATTAAATTTAGAGTTGAACCAATGACAGGATCAGCCAACCCAATCACTAAAGTTAGATACTGGATAGTTCAGGACAATCCAACTGGTTCAACTTTAGCAACAGGTTATATAACTGGTTTATCAATAACTTCAGGTACAAGCCAATATATTACTGCTACGTTATCAACCACAGTTTTAAATTCTTCAAATAGCAATATTTGGTTTTTTTGGAAAGCTGACCAAGTTGCAAATAGATATGGAACATTGGGCGTTTACCTTTCATCAATTTATGGTGCTAATAGATACACAACAACTCCACAAAATATCGACACAATTTCACCCTCAACTTTTACGATAGCCTCTGGCGGTGATAGGAATGAATGGGTGCAGACAAGTTTGGTAAGTCCATCAACATTTCCCACTGATAGTTTTTCTAATAAAATCATTGCAAAGATTCCAGCAACCACACCTACGCCATTGCCTAATTTAATTACTGCCGAAGTAATTTGGCCATCCAGAGTATTCGCTGTTGAAGGGAAAGAAACAAACATTTATTTTGCTGACATTATAAATTCCAATGTAAAAAATAGTTTGTTAGATTTTGATATTATTTGTACAAAAGGAATACAATATGAAAAATTTTATCGTGTAACGCCTGTTCTTGCTGATGTAGGTTCTTATTCATTGGAAATTGATGTCTACTTTGCGGGCCAATTAATAACAAGTGGCACAACTACGCTTTATATTGTTGCGGCAAATGCAGCGAGTGGCACTTCAAGAAGTATTTTGGGTGTAGGCGATAGCACACTTGCAAATGGGCAACCGTTAAGTATTATTCTTTCCGAACACTCCGCTGATGTAATGTCTTTAACTTTTAAAGGAACACAAGGAAGTGGCGCTAATAAACATGAAGGACACAGTGGCTGGCAAATTTCAGATTTTGCAACGCAAGGACGAATTAACTATCATTTTATAGTCTCTGGTGTAACAGTTGCACCAACAATTAGCAGCTACTATTCTGTCAATGGTCTAACTTTTTATGTAACAATGATTTCCATCACAAACGGTAACGGATATGTTGAAGGCTTTGTAACAAGTGGAGGTGGAACTCCGTTAGTATCTGGCACAATAACAAAGGTAAATGGAAGCGGAGATGTTTCTATAAGTTATTCATCATTTACTACAAATTATTTAAATCCTTTTTGGAATGGCTCTACATCTTCCCTTGATTTTGCAAACTATCTTTCTACTAATTCCATAGCATTATCTTCAAATGATTGGGTATTCATTCATTTAGGAATTAATGATGTGTTTGGGCAAACTAATGATACAAACCTAGCAAATGTAATTAATACTATGGTTTCCAACTTACGAACATTAATTACAAATATGAAAAGTGCAGTAAATGGATTAAGAATAGGACTTTGTACTACGATTATGCCTACCATTTCACAAGATGGGTTTGGACATGATTATAATGCTGGCCAGACATTAGCACGATACACAAAAAATATTAAAACATGGCAAAAAAGATTGATTTCAGAATTTGATAATAACACGGAAAGAACAGCAGGAAATTATTTAATTCCGTGGAACGTAATTATTGATAGAGAAAATAATATGCTTCAATCAACTATTAATGCTAATGCAAGAAACACAACTCAAATAACTACTTATACTAATAGTGTACATCCAGCACAAAGTGGATATGACCAAATGGGCGATCAATTGTTTGCCTTCTTAAAATATATGCAATAAAAATAGATACAAATGGCTGTAATCGACACTAGAATGGAATTTAATACCCCCGTTATAAAGATTATTAACGTGGCTAAGGTAGTTCCTGAAATGTCAGAACTTACTCTGGGCCAATTAGCTCTAAATATTGTTGATGCAAAGCTATACACTCTAGTTACTAGTGGAAGTAATACGCCAATAGGCGTTTCAGAGGTTGGCCGAATCAGTGGAGATACTGGTGGATCTCTTTCAAATATTACAGGCGGTACTTTTGACGATGGTTATCTAACCTTGTATTCAGTTAGCGGCGCTGATCTTAGAATTGAAGTCGTTGATTTTAATCATATAACCACTAATTCGATATCTGACCCTACAGGTGCTGCTAAAATAGTCTTTTACGGAAATATAATTATCTTTAATAAGGACATTCTTCCTTCCTCTGATAAAAGTGTAAATATTGGATCGCAATTCAGTAGATTTAGATCAATTAATGCTTATTCTGGAAATTCAACTTACTGGACATCAACTAATATTAATTCAGATACAATTAATGCTAGGATAGTAAGTCTTGGAGTTGATTCAGTTGGTTACATTAGAGAAGTAAATGCTAATACATCAGTTCTCAAAGATGACAACTTACAGGGAGGTTTTTATTAAAAATTTTATATTTATATTAAACGAAATAAATGAGCGCTACTAGAAATATAAGAATACAAGCTAAACAATCAAATCAATCTGGCGCGGCCCTACCTTCGGTAACTAACGTACTAAATGGCGAGCCGTTGGTAAACACGGCGGATGGTAAGCTGTATTTTAAAGGATTTATATCAGGAACTGGCTCAACAACATATGTGGCCTCAATTCAAGATCCTGCCTACTTTGAGGTGGGTTCGCACGTATCTAATTTAAAAATAGACAATAGGATCATTTACTATGATGGAAAGACTGGTGTAGATTTATCTGGCAAATTTCTTTCTGGCTCAACAAGTGGGTTTGTTTTAAATGATATATCAGCTATTCTTGCTAATGATGCTTACATAACAGGCGGTACATTTAATAATGGTTCAAGAGTCTTGACTCTTAACCTTACCAATAAACCCAGTGTTGTTATCTCAGGATTTACAGACACAAAGTTAACAGGAGGTACCTTTTCAAATAACATACTCACCTACACGAATTCTACGGGCGGCACCATATCTACGGTTATTAATAATTTTTCTGGACTCACCGTCAATGGAGTGGTTACCGCTACTTCATTCTACGGAAGCGGAGTAGGATTAACGAATATGCCTTGGAGCGGCGTAACAGGCGCGCCTGCATTTATTACTGGAAACCAAACAATTACCTTTACTCCGTCTGGAGATGTTACAGGATCAGCATCAGGTGCAACTTCACTTAATCCAGTTCTTACTATTGGGAACGGCAAGGTAACTCTAGCTAAGATGGCTGACATGGCCACCGCTTCCTTCATTGGCCGAAATTCAGCAGGTGTTGGAGTACCTGAAGTGCTTTCAACCGCTACCACCAGAGTAATGCTTGCGATTAATAACGTGGATAACACAAGTGATTTAAACAAACCTATAAGTAATGCAGTGCAGGCTGCATTGAACGCAAAGGGTGATATTCATATTACAGGCGCAACATTCTCAGGCGCAAATATTTTAAACCTAAGAGATAATTCAGGCAGCACCATAACTACAACGATAGACAATTTTTCTGGTATTACTGTTAACGGGAACGCGAATATAAGCGGTAATTTAACAGCTGCGAATATTTCAACTGGCCCTAACGGTTCAGCGGTTATCGGTACTGGCGGATTGGTTATTGGCAGCGGTGGTAGTCCAACAAACCCTGGTACTGGTGATCTGGTGGTAAATGGTAACATTACTGTTTATGGACAAGCCTTTAGTGCTTTTACAAGCGAATTATATGTGGAGGATAGTAATCTTATTCTTAATTATAATCCGACAGGTGATACCCACACAACCGCTCTAGGTGCAGGTATAACAATTCAAGATGGATTTAACGTCTCAGCGTCCGCTGATGCGTTCTTCAATATTGCTGAGACAAATGTTCCAGTTGATTTAACTGATGCTTATTCAAAGGTTTTTTGGGAATCAAATGTTAGTAACATGATGCTAGGGTCAACTGGTGGAACAGGCACAGGACATTATGTTCTTCTAGAGTTCGATGTACTTAACGGTGGTACCTATTAAATAATCTTATTATTTTTGATAAGATACTCGTATCTTATCAGATGCTTCTGGGATAGCACCTGTTAAAAATGTAATAGTTTTTCCTGAGATGGTATAGTCTGAATTTTCTTCCATTAAGACGCCATTAACGTAGATGTGATCGCTTCCAAGTACAGGAATATTAGTAAGCACAAATGTAGCATTTGTTCCATCTGTTGTACCTGATGGAGATTCTTTATTTACAAAGTTTGACGAATTATATAAACCTGTTGTTTGTTGATCCAGTTGATACCTATTAACGCCTATTGTTGCGTATAAATGAGTTCCATTATACTCTATTGAGCCAGCCTGAGGAGTTGTTACCAGAGTAGAAGACGTAAGTTTCAATGAAGGAGTAGTAGATGTTCCAGCAGCAATGTGAAGCATGGCTGTAGGGGCAGTAAGTCCTACCCCAAGTGGCTGAATGAAGTAATTAGGATAACCAGCCTGTATTCCTATCTTAGCAATGGTATTTGCACCTCCGTCTCTAAATTCAAAGCCGTAACGCGCGTAAGTGAAAACCATTCCTGCTGATGGAAATTCGTATGACTTGAAGGCATAGGCTTCGTTATGTATATTCATACTTCCAGTTCCACTAAAACTTAATGTTCCACCGATTGTGACACTCTTAGTAGTGGTATTTCCATTAGTTAATACTTGTTCAAGATTCATTCCAGGAATCTTAGACGCTGAAAGAGATGTAATCCAAGATGGATCAGCATAACTTCCATTTGAATAAACGCTTGAGCTTGTTTGAACCTCATAAATATTTGATGAAGCCAAGTACCATGTCATTCCAGAAGTAGTAGGTCCGTTAACATAAATATGACCACTTGAAGAAAATGTTCCTGCATAGCCAGCCTTTATCACTCTCATGTATTCCTCCCACTCACCAGTGCCGTTAATAGACGTTATGAAATAATCATCGTTACCAGTGCCTAGAGCATTTGATGCTGATGCGAAAGAGTATCCAATAGGTAATTTAGCTCTAAATCTATGAACATATGTTCTGTTTGCTGAAACAATAAATGCAGTTGGAACGAAGCCTCCTAGGCCAGGAGACGTAGGCCCTCCTGAAACATAGGTGAATGTAAGTTTATATCCGCTTCTATTTGGTGATTGAGTATCGGATACTCTAGTAAAGGTTAAACCAGTTCCGCCTGAGTTATTATAAATGCTTATTGCATTATTTCCTGAAGCAAACTCCTCATCAAAATAAAGCGGAGTTCCTGCTGCTATGGCTGAATAAAAAGGACTATATCTTCCATTTTCAATGGAGTTTGTGTTAGATATGCCAATGTTAGGAATATTTGTGAATGTATCAATCCCATTAATTGTCTGATTTCCTGTAGTGTATAGTAGATTTGAACCTGTCACAGTTCCTGTAGCGGATAATGACTGAACAGTCATTGCGCCTGTAATCGTGAGATTACCTGTCGTTGTTAGTTGGAAAATTCCTTCATTTTGACCTTTAAGTGTTTCTGTTTGTTTATAAGCTAGAGAAGTGTAATCACTAACATATCCTATTTGAAACGTATTTGGTTTACCATATGGAACTCCAATACCCCAGGCTGCATTAGAGTCTGTAGAATACATTGTTATCCCTTTACCTCTATAAGAAAAACTAGTCTTTAAAGTTAACTCAGAACCCAATAAAGATGTAGAACCGCTATTTTCTATAACTAGGGATGAGCCAGATCCAGATGTATCATATATGTGAACCTTGGTATTTCCGTATGGAGTTCCTGATGATGGAGTGTTAGTTCCTATACCTAATCTATTATTAGTATTGTCCCAAAATAAATTAGCATTGTTTTGAGTCAATCCACTTCCACTTGAAAAGATAACAGAACCAGACGTGAAGGCAGATGATGCTGAGTATGAGGTCTTCCAATTATTAATATCAGTCTGAGTGAAATCATAACTAGACCAAACCTTTTTCCAACTAGTCCACCCCGCAGCATTTTTATTTCTAAACCACAATGTACTATATGCTTCATCACTGTGTCCATTCCCATATTGCAACTGTAGGTTATTGTTATTAGTACTGTAACTTACAAATGTAATTAGCCCTCCATAGCTTATAGCTGGCGAAGCAGCGTTAGCTGGATACCCACTATAATAAGAAGTGAATCCGCCCAACGGATTAACGGTGTTTGCATCGAGAGTACTACCTTCTGTTGCAAATGATTGAATTGATGAGCTACTGAATCCGCCCATATCTGACAAGGCTTGCGTTGCAGTTCTAATGCTTAGTAGTCCAGTAATAGAATTTCTGGTAATAAAATCACCAGTAGCGTTAGATATAGATGAAATAGTAGCTCCTCCTACACTTATAGTCTTGGTAGAAGTATTACCAGCTGTAAGTACTTGGTCCAGCGTTTGCTGATCCAACTGATATCTGTTAGTTCCGATTGAAGAATAAAAATGAGTTCCATCATACTCTATAGAGCCGTCTGATATGGTTGATAGAAGACTTCCAGCGTTTATCTTTATTGGCGCCGTCCCCAGCGTGCCATCACTTGCTTGTATTTCTAATCTCGCAGTAGGATTTCTGTTTAAATAGCCTATCATTACTCCAGAAGGAGCTATTCGTAATCTTTCATTAGTTGTTGCATACCCGCCTGGAACAAACTTTATCACGTGATTTCCACCCGTTGAAGATCCTCCATCTGTGTTGAACGCTAAGTCTAAGCCTACTGTTGAGAAATCAGCAGCTTCTCCAATTCCAGCGTATGATGGCCCTAAAACTTCGAATGAAGCGCTATGTCCAGAAGAGTTAAAGAGGACTATGCTTGATGTTCCATATGCACTTGTGTTATTAATTGAAAGAAGAGCTCTTCCTGAAGAAGAAGATAAATTTAGGAGGTTATTATAATTGGATATCTGAGTATGGATTGGACCGATACTGAGAGTTTTGTTCGTATTATCCCAAAATAAATTAGCATTATCCTGTGTTAAACCTGTACCACTCCCGAATACTACACTGCCTGAGGTAAATCCAGTAATATTCAAGGCTGATAAGCCTGTAATTCCAGAACCATTTCCAAAGAACGAATTAGCTGTAATGTTGCCTGTAACTGTGCCGCCTGTGAGAGATAGACGATCCCAGCCTATTTGTCTTACCTCCGTTGCACCTGAGCCAGCAGTGTATCTAGAATACAGCTTAGCATCAGCGAAATTTATCGCCAATTCACCTAGTGCAAGGTCTGAAATTGAAGGAATCTTTCCAACAACGCCAGAACTTTTAAGTAAAATACTCGCCGTTCTATTTGCCATCACATATGTGCGTATTATAATAAACCTTTATATAAAGGTGTCCATCTTAGACTATATAGTCTTTAAATAAATATGCGAGTTTTAATATAGCGATAGATATTTATAAGTAAATATAGCGATGAGTACTACAGCACTAGTTAGGAGACAGTTCAAGGATAAAAGCATTACTTATGATAAAATTCAGGACACTTTAAGTGCTTCACAAGCTCTTCTTGGGAGGTATACAAATTCAGCAGGTACTCTTCAGGAGATTATACTTGGAACTGGTTTAACACTTAATTCTTCAACAGGTATATTATCATCCAGTATTGGAACGCTTACTAGTATTTCAGTTATTACCGCAAACGGATTTTCTGGATCAATAGCTAATCCAACAACAACTCCAGCTATAACACTTTCCACAACAATTACAGGTCTTTTAAAGGGTGATGGTACTTCTATACTTTCAGCAGTTGCTAATACTGATTATGTCAGTCCAAGTTATACGGGATTTGATTCCAGATACTTACAATTGAGCGGTGGGTCTATGACAGGCTTCTTGACCCTGGCTGGTGATCCTACCAATTCAAATCACGCAGTTAATAAAAATTATGTAGATAATATAGTTACAGGCCTGTCATGGAAAAATGCTGTTCTTGCGGCAACAACGACAAACATAACACTATCAGGAACACAAAGTGTAGATGGAGTTATTTTAAATATAGGTGACAGAGTTCTTGTTAAGAACCAGACAACTGCCTCACAGAATGGTATTTACGTGGTCGCAAATGGATCTTGGACAAGAGCAGTTGACGAGGATAATAGTCCAGAAGTGTTTGGCTCTGCTGTATATGTCAGTGGTGGCGGAACCTTAAACAAAAATACTCAGTGGACCAACTCAAATTCCACAGCTCCTACCATTGGTACTGATCCTATTACATACGTTCAAATATCTGGCGCAGGAACCTATACCAACGGAACAGGTATTTCACTTATAGGAAACGCTTTCTCTCTTGATTCATCTTATACCGATACACTGTACATTCCATTATCAAGAAGCCTTACAATAAATGGAAATACTCAAACTCTTGCAGCTAACAGAACTTTCACAATAACAACAACAGGAACGCCCAACAGAATTTCTGTAAGCGGAGGTGGCACAATTACGCCTACTATAGATATTGACTCAGCGTATCTTGGTCAAACAAGTATCACCACGCTTGGAACAATAAATTTTGGAAATTGGCAAGCATCTCCCATATCAGTTACTAGAGGAGGAACAGGCCAGGTTACTGCTCTTGCAGGCTTCAACGCGTTATCTCCGATGGTAAATGCGGGTGATATTATTTATGGCGGCACATCAGGAAGCGCTCTTAGACTTGCTGCGGGAACAACTACTCAGGTTTTAATAGGTGGATCAACCCCATCGTGGGGTTCTGTTAACCTTAGTAGTATGGCTTCTGGTACTTTACAGGCCAGTCAATTTCCTGCGTTAAGTGGTGAAGTAACTACCTCAGCAGGATCTCTTAATGTAACAATTAATAATTCTGCTGTTATTGGAAAAACACTTAGTGGCTTTATACAAACTACTGGCGCGGTTGGTGTCAGTGATACAATTTTAACGGCAATAGAAAAAATTTACGGTAATTCTCTTACCGTCGTCGATTCAACTAGGTTTGTTGTAAGGGAGACACCAAGTGGAACAACTGACGGCGTTAATACTGTCTTCATACTTGCAAATATCCCTATATCAAATAAGGAATCGGTATATTTAAATGGCCTTTTACTTGACTCTGGTCTGGGTAATGATTATACTTTATCATCAAAGACACTAACATTTTTAAGTGGAGCGATTCCAATGGCAGGAGATAAAATAAGGGTAAGTTACATTTATTAATATTAGTTATATTTATTAAAGATGCCAGCCACTAGTATTACAGGTCAACAAATAAGAGATTTTTCAGTAGAATACTCAGATATTCAACAGACAACACAGGGGTCAATACTCCTAGGTAGATCTGATGCTATTCCTGGCGTTATACAGGAAATCCTGCTGGGGAGCAATCTTGTTCTCAATACCGAAAATGGTACTCTTAGTGCTATCGGAGCTATATCAGCTATTACTGGTACTGACGCTAGGATAATTATTAATGGAACGGCTACGAATCCAATCATAGATATCTCTAATGTTTATTCTGGACAAACTACAATAACTACTCTTGGAACGGTAACACTAGGCACATGGCAGGGCGACGTTATAAACTATCAATACTTAGGATCTAATGGAGGTGGAACAACTAAGTTCCTTAGGGAGGATAATACTTGGCAGCTGTTGCCTACTGTGCCAACGCCAACACTAGACCAAGTTCTTACTGCAGGTAATACTTCATTATCTGGATTAACTATTGGGAATGCGAAAATAGGTAATGCAACTAATTATGTTAATATTACATCAGACGGAAATATTATATTCAACGGAACATCATCTCCTATAGTTTTAGCAAACTCTTATGCTTTTAGATATGCAAATCCAGTAAATAATATCACTCAATACGGAATGTATTTTAATGCTAGTTCTGGTGACATAGAAGTAAAGAACGGTTCTGGACTAATGGTGATAGGGCTAAATGCTATCTCTGGTGTTCTAACTGTGACAGGAAATAGTGTTCTTACGAGTGCAAATCTATCTAGTACTTTAAATGTTACTGGTGTAACAACACTTTCTAATCTTTCGGGGACTGGAACAAGATTCGTTTCAGTGTCTCCAACTGGTGTATTAACAGCCGCTCCAAATCCAACGACTCTAAGTGGATATGGAATAACAGATGCACAAAGTGTTCTAAATGGAACTGGTTTTGTTAAGATCTCAGGAACTACCATAAGTTATGATAATACTGTTTACGAACCGCAATCAAATAAAGTAACTTCTTTAGCAACTCCATCTGATATTACTTATCCAACAACAAAAGCTGTATCAGATGCAATAAATGCTGTACCAACTCAAGTAAATGCTGATTGGAACGCTGTTTCTGGATTGGCGCAGATTTTAAACAAACCAACCACTATATCAGGTTATGGAATCACAGATGCTTATACAAAGACTCAAATAGATTCAAGCTTAGGATTGAAAGCAAATATAGCTGGAGTATCTATTCCATCAGGTGCAGATTTGAACACTTATACTTCTACAGGATGGTATTATCAAGACTTAAATGGTAATGCTGTATCTGGTACAAATTATCCATCACCTAATGCTGGTAAATTAGAAGTGTTTGCAAGTCCATCTATGATATATCAAACATACCAAGTTTACCAAAATAGTCAGATAGCTGAACAGATTTATTATAGGAATAAATATGCTAGTACTTGGAGTCCATGGAAACAGATAGTGAATTCTTCGTCTCCAACAATTTCGTCTCCAACAATTACGGGAAATGGAACTGCTGTAACACAATCATCAACTGATGCATCAACTAAAATAGCAACAACTGCTTATGTTCAAAATACATTAGTTTCACAACCACAAAATATTTCTAATAAATGGTTAAAGAACTCCTATGTTGCTTTAAATGGTGAGATTTTTGATTTAGGAATGACTGGTTTATATGATAGAAATGAATTAACAAATGTTGATTTAAAAGGTACTGTTACAGCAGTTTTAACTCAAGGTGGAGTTCAAACAAATTATTCGGCTTCTCAACTTAGAGCTATATTTGACGGTTCTGGTGCATTTATGGGTATTCCTGGAGTTGACGGTTCTGATGATTCTTTTGTCGTAGATATTGACATGCTTAGTAACGTTAATAATTATTCACATTCATTATGGCAACCATTTGTTGCATTCCGTGGCTATAACTCTTACAATTATAAAAATATTTCTGTTTCTGTGTCATCAGATGGGACAAATTATTATTCTGCTGTCGGATGGAGTTTTGATGCATCAGCTCAAACATTTTTTCCTGATTCTATGTGGGTTGGATCAGAAGCTAACCCTGCTGGAATAACTGGTAGTACTTGGCGTTATGCAAGATTTACTTTTCAAAACCCAAAAATAATAAATGGTGCTTTTGTATACTTATCCGAAATCGGGATCAGACATGTATCAGCGCCATATGCTAGACAATATTTACTATCGGCTGGTGATTCAATGTATGGAACTTTAAATTTTAATATAAAAAATGTTACAACAGTATCAATTGCAGCAGGAACAGGAATTGTAACCGCACGAAAATTATCTGCTTATTCTATATCAAGTTCTCCAGTACCCGCACTTGGAACTATATCAGGTTCATTTTCGATTTTAGGATCAAATGGTTTATATGGTTTATATTCTGGTGTTGTATCAAATGGTGATACATGGTTTCAAGCAATGAGGCAAGATGGAGTAGCAACTGCTTATAACATTTTATTAAATCCATCTGGCGGAAAAGTAGGAATAGGAACTGCGTCGCCAACACAAACATTAGAAGTTGTTGGAAATATAAAAGGTACATCATTTATAATGAATGGTGGCATTTCTTCACAATTCTTAAAGGCAGATGGTTCAGTAGATTCTATTCGGTATATGAATGCTATAAACACATCCACATCTACTGATTTGAATACTGAACCAGCAAGGTTTACCGCATGGTATTCAACTCCACCAGCCAATAAGCCAAATGCAGCACAATACGGTGGTGCAATTACATTTAGTTATGGGTCTGATAATAATAATCTACAATTATTATATGATAATGGTAATAGTGATGGAATTGGTTCTTTTTACTTTAGAGCCAAGAATGTCAGTGGATGGCTGCCTTGGCATAAGGTTGCAACCACTGACATTATTTCTACTTCTATATCTGGAGCTACAAATTATCTTTCTAAATTTACTTCCACTTCAAGCATAGGTAATTCTTCGGTATTTGACAATGGAACTAGCATCGGATTATTCACTGCAACTCCTTTAGCTGCTTTAGATGTCAATAACACTTCTTATAGACTAGATACTGGTTCCATTACGAAAACTTTTAGTGTCAATTTTCCTGATGCAACGCCAAACCAAAAAGTAGATTTTTACTTCACTGGTGTTCAGACATTCAATGGAATGATAAAAGTTACTGTTACTGATGGATTCAATATGCAAAATGCTATAGGATACATGATTAAGGTCTTTGGCTTAGGAATCAACACTGGAGGAACCATATATAACCAAGAGACAAGATATACTGAAATAGAAGGTAATACTGCAGACAATTATGCTATTTCTGACTTATCTTGGGACTCAACTAATTCAAGATTCAAAATAACTTTAGTTCATAGAGTAAGCACTTCTAATACTCCTAGAATAAAATTCGAATTCTTTTCTAGCACAGCAGCTTTGATAACAAATGCTGCAACTCTAACTGCTGGAACTATATACACCACTGACACGACAATCTATCCTAGGCCATACGAAAATTTTAATAAAAATGTAGGTTTTGGCGTAACAACTCCAACTCAAGCAATTCATACTACAGGGAACATTTTAGCTTCTTCTTTCATCAAATCTGGAGGCACTTCTTCACAATTTCTTAAAGCGGATGGCTCAGTAGATTCAAACATATATCCAACTTCTTATATTGATTATCAAGATTTAAGAACGATTCATCCAAATGATATATCTTCACATAGTTTAAGGTTTGGGTTCACTTCCTGGGCTAATGCTGGCAATGGTTCTCCTTACGCAGATTATATTCATTTTGGAGGCTATCAAGATTCTTCTGGCGGTTATCAGAATCTTGTAATGTTCAAGAAGATAGGAATAGGCATGAGAATTTATCAAGGTGCTTTCCAAGATACCGCTGCTTATTCAGTTTATAAAGATGTAACATTTATAGGAGATAATGTTTCTTCATTCGCAAATGACGCTGGTTATCTGACTACTGCATCATCTTTAGCTTGGGCTAGCATAACTGGTAAGCCAACAACATTAAGTGGATACGGAATTACTGATGCCCAATCAGCATTATCAGGAACTGGTTTCGTGAAGATAGCTGGTTCAACAATCAGTTATGACAACTCAACTTATCTGACAACTGCTTCTGCTGCATCAACTTATGCACCTTTAGTATCTCCAACATTCACTGGAACGGTAGTTCTGCCCTCAACAACTTCAATAGGATTGATTACTTCTACTGAATTAGGATATTTAGATGGAGTTACTTCATCAATCCAGACACAGTTGAATGGCAAATCTCCATTAGCTGGTAGCTCATCTATAACCACTATTGGAACGCTAACTGCTGGCTCTATTCCTTATTCACTATTAACTGGAACTCCTTCAGCATATTCATTACCAACAGCATCAGCTTCAGTTTTAGGCGGAGTGAAGATCGGTGCTGGAATCACCATATCTGCTGGAGTAATTTCATCTACTCCAACATTTTCTGCAATTACTTCTACTCCCACAACACTTGCTGGTTATGGAATAACTGATGCGCAATCTGTATTATCAGGAACTGGTTTTGTAAAAGTTTCAGGTACGGCTGTCTCTTATGACAACTCTACATACCTTACTACTTCAGTTGCGGCTTCAACTTATGCGCCTAAAGTCTCTCCAACATTTACTGGAACAGTAGTTCTACCATCTACAACGTCAATAGGAACTATTACATCAACAGAGATAGGATACTTAGATGGTGTTACCTCTTCAATTCAGACTCAACTTAATAACTCTTTTTCGCAAGGAGCATTGATTCCAGGTTCAGCTAATCTGGACACTTATACTACTACTGGTTGGTATATTCAATATGCTGATTCTCAAGCAGCTACAGGACTTCATTATCCAATTGCTAAAGCTGGTAAATTAGAGGTTTTCGCTAATACTTTCATATTCCAGTACTATCATGTTTATACAGCCTTTGAAAATTGTTATTTTAGATCGTTTTACAGTGGATCTTGGTCTCCGTGGAGACTATTGTTAGACAGTGTTAATTACAATACACTGGCTCCGACTCTTCTTGGAGCTGGAGCTTCAGGAACTTGGAACATAAACATAACTGGAAATGCTGGATCGGTAGATGGTTTATCTGTAGCTACTGGAGTTAACAATGTTGCTAATCAGATAGTTAGGACTGATAGTTCAGGATACTTACAGACTGGATGGATAAACACGATATCTGGAGTAGCTGTTACTCCACTCACTAGAATATACTGTTCACAAGATGCTTATCTTCGTTATCTTTCTCCAGCATCGTTCGTAACGACTCTAAATCTAGCAACTCTAACTGATGTTCAAACCATAACAGGTGCCAAAACTTTTTATGATGTTACAGGCTACACTCTAACATTTAATAGCGGAACCGTCAATTCTTACGGTAGGATAAGATTTTATGGTGGATCATTCGTAAATTATGGAGCTACGATAGAATCAACTGGAGCTGCTACTGGGTATGATGTAGGAGACTTTAGGTTTTCTACTATGTTTGGTGGGACTCTTTCAGAATCAGTAAGGATAACTGGCGCTGGGAATTTAGTAATAGGAAAAGCTTTAGTAGCATCTTATGGAAATCAACAAGGAACTTTTAATCTAGATGTTGGTGGAGCTGTTAACATGGGCAGCTCGTTAACTGTGAGTGGACAGCCTACCTTTACTGGAATACCGCATAATGCTAGTTCGGGTTTGGATTTCTTACGAATGTCTGGTGGACAATTATTAATGAGAACTCAAGCTGAAACAATATCTGATCTAGGTATACCTTCTAAAGCTAATCTTTCTTCTCCTGCTTTCACTGGGACTCCAACCGCTCCAACCGCTGCGTCAGGGACTAGTACAACCCAGATAGCAACAACAGCATTCGTTAGCGGTGGTTATCTTAAACTATCTGGAGGAATTCTAACTGGATCTTTAACAGCACCAGCCTACTATCAATCATCAGATATTAGACTTAAAGAGATAGTAGAATTTTCAAACAAGAAGTCTTCAATAGAATTAATAAAATTCTATCTCAAAGACGATATAAATAAAAAGGAAAGATACGGTTACTCAGCTCAGCAAGTTGAGGCCTTCATTCCAGAAGCTGTTAATTACAATAATGACGGGTTCAGAGAATTAGATTATATTCAAGTTCACAGTGTTAAAATTCATGAATTAGAACAGAGAATAAAAGAATTAGAATTAATAATAAATAAACTTTCACAATAATGGGACTTTGGGCAGATTCCGCTAACAATCAAGTAATAGATCAAAATTCATTATCTGATGCTTTAAATACAAATGTTTTTGTTTTAAAATCTGGCTATACCAAACCACCTGGAGGATTTGTAATGGTTGATGTTCCATCATGTCTTACAAAACAAGATATGATCAATGGCGAGGCTAGTATAGATATAAATTATCCAATATTCTCAAATAAATCTAATAATCAGATAGTAATTAAAAGAGACTTAACGCCTTCTGCTTCTAATGGTTTAACTAATGTGTATGTATGGATTTATTCTTATCAGCTTTGGCAATCTCAAGATACTCCGCCAAAAAACTATGCATACATAACCATAAATCTTTCGGATGTATCTGCATCAGATTCTCTCTCATTGACTATAAGCGTAAATGGTAATGATTCTACAGTAATTTCTTCTGAAACATTCTCTGGAATGCTTAACTCTAATGTTGGATATGTTTATATGCCTATAAACAACAATACTGTTATCAATTCTGTGAATTTAATATCAATCTCCCCACAATCTAATTCAACTCAAAATTTCATAGTATTCCGTCCAACTTCAATTTATATTGCTTTAGCTGGTGATGGAGCTATAACTATTAATAATTGGCCTACCACACCTAATGTTTTTTCAGTAACAATTACATCTAGTGCCAATGTAGAGGTTAATATCACTGTTAACGTCTCCGTTACAGTTGATAGCGGCGGTTCTCAGTCAACATTTACTGGTTCTTGTGTTTTAGCCGCAGGAACTAGCTCTGTAGTATTTACAGTTCAGGTTCAAGGTAATAATCATATCGATAATTTGAATATAACTGGAATATCACCTACTACATCAGCTAATCAATCTTACTCATTTTAGTTATTATTCGGTTAAGACAATAAAAATAATAACAAGACTTTACAAATGAGAAATATCTCTTAGTTTTAAAATAAAATTAAATAATGGAAGAGAAAAAAATTAAAATTAGCGAATTATTACAATTAGAGGCTGAATTAAACGGTGTTCAAGCACAAGACGGAACGGTTTTATTTAAAGGACTTCTGTCTGAAAAATTATCTCTTGTTGGTAAATACTGGATGAATCAACTAGCAAGTACTGTAACATCAGAGGCAACCAAGATTAAAGATCTTAGAGTCGAATTGATTAAAAAATATGGCGTTGAAGAGAATGGAAATATTTCGATTCCAGAATTTTTGGATGAAAAAAAGAAAAAGAGAAATCCTAATCTGGATCTTTTTCAAAAAGAATACACTGATTTGCTCGCAGAAGAAAAATCCATTCAATATGATCCAATTCCACTAAAATATTTGGAGTCATTAGAAGTAGCTGATAATTACACTCAATTTTTTAAATTTATTAAACCATAACTTATGCCTCTAATAAGACAAACACCAACTAATATTGTTGTAAACGTTAGCGATAAAACCGTTGGCTCAACCATCATCAAAAGAAAGGCAGAAGTTCTTAACCTTAACTACGCACCAAGAGAAGAACGAGTAATAATATCTCTTAATATCATTCCATTCGCTGCTATTCCAGATCCATCTACAAGCGGTGAGACAACTACTTATGGAGAAAGTCTAGACGGCGTCGTAGGGTTCACTACTTATCAAAAGAATATTATCGCTGACATGACCACGCTAGTAGATGTCACCAATGGTGTGCCGTTTGCAAGCGCAAACATGATTTTTGATTCTACTGCAACAGGACCTGGTGGAATTCTTGAAGGAAAGACTTATATGTATGAGTATGAATTCTATAAGATGATGGCGGCAACGCAGAGCGTTATTGTTGACGACCTGATCACAAGTATTATTGCAAGAGCTGATGCCGATGGACGCATTTAAGAAGATTGTTAGAAATATTTTTGTTTATGCAGCTTCAATACTTCTTAGAACGCTGCTTATTCCAATAAGCGTGATGTATGCAATAATAAAACTATTTATTACTTCGCACTTTGATAATGCGTTTATTTATATCGGAGACCTTTTCTTAGTTATGGCAAAGAGCGTTGATAAATACGGTAATGTAGTGTGTGCTCCATTATTTAACGATACACTGATTACTAAGACTTCTCAGCACAGATTCGGCTCACAACAAGAAACGATTTCTGAAGTAATTGGCTACAACCTGGAAGCTAAAACATTAACCAAAACAGGAACAGAACTCAATAATTTCTTAAATTTTCTTGATAAGAACCACACGCTTAAAGCGATAGGTGATAACAATGTAAAATGACTAAAAAAGTAAATATAATTAAAAGCAACTCATTACGGGTTGCTTTTTTTATTTAAAAATACTCCATTTAAGTAACATTTAATATTTTTTGCTAAAAGAAAGTTTTACTTATTTCTAATATATTTATAATAAACTAAAATTTTAAAATTATGGCATTAGATAAGGTTTTCGTTAGTCCAGGAGTTTATACAAGCGAAAAAGACATTTCTTTTGTTACACGTAACATAGGTGTAACTACACTTGGCCTTGTAGGCGAAACTACACTTGGACCAGCTTTCCAACCAATATTTGTGAACGATTACTCACAGTTTAAATCCTTCTTTGGGGGATTAGATAGCACACTCGTAAAGGATACAGGTGCGCCACAGTATGAATTACCATATATTGCAAAATCATACTTATCTCAAGCAGATCAATTATTTGTTACCAGAGTACTAGGATTGTCTGGTTATGATGCAGGACTTGCCTGGGGTATTACACTTAAGGGGTCGGGAACAACCAATAACAAGTTAGTGGCTCTGATTCGTTCTAGAGGTTCAGTAGATCCATCTACTCAATTAGTTGCGTTTCAAGTAACAGGTACAACCAATTTAGGTATTAGTACAAGCGTTACAGGAGCAACAGTTAACCCACTTGCAGATTTCATACTGACAGGAAATTCTATTACTCAGGGAGCGTTTAGTTATACTGTATCATTAGATAAAACTAAGAAAAATTACCTGCCGAGAGTTCTTGGTAGAGAGGCGCAGAGCGGAAAAGCTGCTATATTTGTGGAAGAACTTTACGACAGCATGTTTACTAAGTTACTTGCCAGCGGAAGCGTTACAGGTGTAACACTTAGTTTAATTAGTTACGCATCTTCTTTTCAAAATTATAAGAGAGAGTACCAGGAAGCTGTTACTCCGTGGGTTGTATCCGAATTAAGAGGTAGCAAAGTATTTAAATTATATAGATTCCATACTATTTCAGATGGTAATGCCGCAAACGAACAATTTAAAATATCAATAGTTAATATTAAACCTGACGAAAAAGAATTTGATGTGTACATCAGAGCATTCTATGATACAGATTCAAATCCGAGTATCCTAGAGAGTTTTACTCGTTGCAACATGGACCCAACTTCTTCTAATTTCATTGGAAGACGTATTGGAACGTTGGATGGTAAATTTGCGTCCAAATCTCTTTATGTTCTACTAGAACTAGATGAATCAAACGACACTTCAGATGCATTTCCTGCTGGTTTTACAGGTTATCCTATAAGGGATTATAAATCCAACTCAAATGCAAGCGTTGTTACGCCTGATATTAGCTATAAAAGCACTTACTTAGATTCAGAAAATAAACGTAAGTTTTATTTAGGTTTATCTGATACAGCGGGTATAGACGCAGATATTTTTGATTACAAGGGTAAATCTGCTACTGGGGATTGGACTGGAAGTACAAGTGGATTTCACATGGATGCTACTGCAAGTGCGGTAACCATTGATAACACAAGTGTTTCTTTCGTTACAGGTCCTGCTGAATTCCAAACAAATACAGGGCTAATTGGTACTGCTTATGATAAATTATATGCAAGAAAATTCACGTTTGCCCCTTACGGTGGTTTCGATGGATGGGATATTTACAGATCTTCAAGAAGTAATACAGATGACTTTACGCTTCATGGAAGCAAAGGGGTTTTGGGTTTGTCAAGCGGCGTTTTCTCTAACAGGGTTCTTTCTACAGATGAGCCAGGATTAACTTCTGACTATTATGCATTCTTGGAGGGTATTTATACCTTTAGTAATCCTGAAGCAGTAAATATAAATGTATTTGCTACTCCTGGTATTGACTCATTCAATCATAGTAATTTAATAGAAGAAGCAATTGAAGTAGTTGAACAGGAAAGGGCCGATTCTCTTTATATCATAACAACACCAGATACGGATAGTGATGGTCAAATTCTATCAATAGATGATGTAACTGATCAATTGAGTGGAGAATTTGATAGTAACTATACAGCAACTTATTGGCCTTGGAACCAAATACTTGACACTGAGAATAATGTATATGTTTACTTACCTCCAACAAGAGATGTGGTAAGAAATATTGCTCTTACAGATAATATATCATTTCCATGGTTCAGTGTTGCGGGTGTTCAGAGAGGAGATGTCGACGCTATTAAATGCAGGATTAAATTAACCAGCCCTCAAAGAGATAAACTATACGATAACAGGATCAACCCAATTGCAACATTTGCAAGTGATGGAATTAAAATCTGGGGTAATAAGACACTTCAGGTTGATGATACAGCACTTAACAGAATAAATGTTAGACGTCTTCTTTTACAGGCTAGAAAATTGATATCAGCGGTTTCACTTAGGCTGGTATTTGACCAAGATGATTCTACAATAAAAGGACAGTTTGAAGGAGTTGTTAATCCGATATTGAACAATATTAAAAAGGAAAGAGGCTTAACCGACTTTAGAGTTACTACAAGTCAAACAACCGAGGAAATGGATAGAAACGAATTGAGCGGAACTATTTTCTTGAAACCAACTCGAAGCTTAGAGTTCATAAAAGTAGGTTTTGTTGTTACTAGTACTGGTGCTTCTTTTGATAACGTTTAAGAATAAATTATATAAAGCCAAAACTCTCTAACTTTAGAGAGTTTTTTTATATACTATTGTACCACAATCATATATTCTATATATTTTTCGGTCAAGCATAATTTCATGTTCCGACTTAGAAGCATCATAGCCCTGTTTAACAAGAATTGATTTCCTAAAACCAAACCTGTGTTTTCTGCTTTTTCCAATAACGTACCAATAGTTAGGCCTGGATTCATGTGTCTTAATAAAACCTAACTTATCATACAGGTCACCCACTGACCATCTCTTATCAGCATAAGATATAATCTCTTTAGGGATATATTTTTTAATGAAATAAGATAGTAATCTACTTGCTGCGCCTATAACACTTGTATTTAATTTATTACAGAATCTAACCAGTTCAAATTGATCAGAATTACCTCCCATAGCCAATCTACCTCTACCAAAGGTCATCAATGAAACTAATTCATTATCATAATACAGTCCCAATCGAACTGATGAATTAACGCCTCCTTGTAAATGGCTCACATCTAAAAATCTTATGGAATCAGATGAGTTTACTTCTTTAATGAGACATTTTCTTGCATATAATTTATAGGGTGTTTTACCCAATATGTTTCTAAGCCTGGATTTGACTACTTCTGGCTTGTTCTTCCATTCATCCTCGAAAATATGTATTAAATTGTAACCAGCTTTTTCTGCTTCTTGTGTCTTATTTAAATGAAAATTTCTTTCAATAAATTTCTCAGAGTGCCAATAAATGCCATCATATTCAATAGCTATTCTTTTTTCAGGTATCAGTATGTCAATTTCAAGCCCATCAAGAACATTTCTGTCATTATCCTCAAAACCAATTCCAAGTTCATGTATGAATGTTTTTATTTCATTCTCGCTCTGAGTAACAATAACGCCGCACTTAGGACATCCAGCCCCATGTAAATGCGAATCAGGATCTTGCGAAAATACACCATGCTTTTTACACAGGATATTTATTTTATCCCTGCATCCTACGTATTCAACTTGTGAATAATCATATTTATCTCCATGAACATTAAATGCTTCTTTAATATATTCTTCAGTAGACTTCGTTTTCTTTTCAGTGATACTCATTCCCTTACAGTTAGGACAACCTTGCCCCTGTAAATGATTATTAGGCTTTTGATAAAAAGCCCCATGAATTGAACAGATAATTTTAATTTTTTTATTGCTATTAATATACTTAGATTCAGAATAATCAAATTTGTTTCCGTGAACCAATTTTGCTTTTTCAATGAAATGATTAGTTGATACAATAGCACCAGCACAGATAGGGCATCCATGCCCCTTTTTATGTATATTAAATGTTTGTTTAAATATTCCATGCTTTGGACAAATTATACTCATCTTATTTCTTTGACCTTTATAATCTATAAGACTATAATCATATTTATCGCCATGAACTTCTATAAATTTTTGAACTACTTCCTCGTTTGTCTTATTCTTACCCACACACTTAGGGCAATGACCGCCAGAATAATGGCCTATTGCTGTTTGAGAAAACAACCCATGTTCTCTACAAATTATATCAATTTTGTTATAAGAAGCAGTAAATTTAGAAACAGAATAATCATACCTCTTTCCATGAACAGCTTCGGATCTCTTTATAAAGTTTTCGGTGGTTTTAATTAATCCCGCACAAAATGGACAGCCTTGTTTTCTTGCTATATGTTTTTCTGGAGTCATTAAAAAATGTCCGTGTTCCTTACAAATGATACTGACCTTGTGTTTAGTTCCATTGTATTCTACTTCCGAATAATCATATTTATCACCATGAACTTCTTTAGCTCTTTCAAGAAATGTTGCTAGTGTAGTTAATTTGTACATAATTAAAAAAAAACCCCTCTAGCTAACATAGAGGGTTTAATAACAATCCAATATAAATTTTAATTCAAAATTACTATTTTTATACGCAATAAACAAGTTTTTAAATATATTTATTTAAATAAAAGCTACCATGCCAAGAATAAGAATCAGTGAACAACAATATAAAGCTATTTTAAGCCATTTTAAGGCCCATTCATCAAAGATGATGAATGAATCAAATCTGATTAAAGAGTCAACCAAAGAGGTTCTATTGGCCACTACAACGATTCTAAATAATATTCTTGGTAAGAAGATGAGCAATTACAATAAAATCATTGCCGATAAGGCCATTTCCAACCCTGAAGTGATGAAACAGGTAAAGACTACCTTCGAGGATGAATTTAAACTAAAGGAAGCCGTGGATAACCTGAGCGAAATGGGTATAGCTGACGTGGATAACCTGCTTAGTACAAACGCTTACAAGATAGTGGATGAATTTAACAGGATAACACGCAGTATGGGCCTGAATATGAGTTCTAATGTGGCTGCGAATCTTCTGGAACTGGTTCCTCAAAAGAAGAAAAATTAATAACCTAAACTCGCTGAATAACGACCAAGCATACCTTGTGTGACATGAGCACTATCGCTTGTTTTGGCCACGAATCTATTCGGTAACTGACTAGGCTCTTCTACAGCCGATTCTTCAGCCATCTCTGCTGAATTTTCTTTTAAATATTCTCCGATTCTTTCATAGGATTTCGAAACTGATTCAGGTGGGAAGCCTCTAAATTTAACTCTTGCAGGATATACGCTACTAACAGAACCATCATCAGCTACTTCAAGAACAATAGCCCATCCGAATGCATGCAGTATTGAATTGATAAACAGAAACAATCCTGTATTTCTAAACTCCTCCCAAGTTTTTTTATTTAGCATAATTAATTATTTTCAAATTCTTCCTTTAATTTAAGATACTGCTGATAGCGTTGTTTCTCTGTTATTTTTTCATATGTTTTACGAATTCTTTCTGCCTCTTCTAATCTGGCATTAAATTCTTCATCAGTTTCAAGGACCATCCGATATATGGATACTTTATAGCTATCGTCTTCATCATCTGTCCACATATAAAATTTATCAGTATCAAGAAGTTCCGTATTTTTTAGAATTTCTCTAATATCCCCACAAGTATACTCTGATCCTTCCTTATTCTCTTCAAGGATAGACACAGTTTCAAAATTTTTTTCCATATAGCAAATATACGCCTATTTTTTTTATTATAAAGTATTTTTTCAAATAATAAGTTCAAAATGAATTGTACCGCAGTCATAAATTCGATATATTTTCCGATCAAGCATTATTTGATGTTCAGTTTTATTTTCAATATCAAAGCCATCTTTTTTTAGTTTTGATTTTCTAAAAAGAAATCTGTGCTTCCTCTCTGCATTAATAACATACCAATAATTAGGTTTATTTGTATGGGTTTTTATGAATCCAAGTTGCTCGTATAATTCGCCTCTAGACCACCTTATATCAGCATAACTAATTATCTTACTTGGCTCATATGTTCTTACATAGTATTTTAGGAGTTTACTAGCCCCGCCAACAACGATTGTGTCTAATTTATTAGCAAATCTACTTAATTCTATATATTCAGATTTATTATTTCCTATACCAAGCCTGGGTTTGACAAAGGCCATCAATGAAACCAATTCATCTTTATAAAATAATCCGACATTACAGCTTGAAACACTATAGCCCTGCAGGTGATTCTGATCAAGAAAAATCCTGGCGTCCTTAGCTTTTATTTCTTTTATTTCACACTTTCTAGCATATATTCTATCTCCGCTTATTCCTAAGATGTTCCTAATCCTGCTTTTTACGACTTCTTTTTTAAACATCCATTCATCCTCAAAAACATGTATGAGCCTTATCCCTTTTTCTTCACACATACTCGTTTTCTCTAAGTGGTAGTTGCTATCAACAAAGAGTTCATTATGCCAATACAATCCATTGAATTCAATTGCTAAATTATGTGAAGGGATGTAAATATCTATTTCCCTCTTCCTAATAAGGGCGCGGGTATTCTCAAGAAAATCAATATTAAGTGACCGAATGAATTCTTTAAGACTATTTTCTGATAGGTGACGAGCATTCCCACATTTTCTGCATCCGTGTCCAAGCAAGTGCTTGTGTGGTTTTTGCTTGAAATCTCCATGCACTGGACAGATTATATGAATAGGAGTTGTATTGGTTATATAGTTAACCTTGCTATAATCATACTTACCGTCATGAATCTGAGTACATTTTAAGATAAACTTATCAGTATCCATTCTACAGGAGCACTTCTTGCAACCAACACCATGGTGCAGATGTAGTTTAGGTGTGGTTTTAAAAATGCCATGAATAGGACAAATGATTTTAACCTCTGAATTAATATCCCTGTATTCAACCATAGAATAATCATAGTAATTCTTATACCTATCTTTGCTTAATTTAATAAACTTATTAGTATTAGCTGCAGTTTCAGAAGATCTAAATTCTTTAAAATTTGAATAATTATCAACACCATATTTTTTAAGGACTCCTTGTTTTACTTTCTGAACTTGTTCCTCTCGTTCTTCATCACTTAAATTGGCTCTCCATATTTTCTTGCTTGCCATTGTACTTTTTATATGCCCTTCATGCTTATTACAACAAGTGAGAGAACAGTATTTACCATAGCCCTCTAAGAGACTTCTCTTAAATTTAAGTAATACACCACACTCTTCGCAAACCTTAGGTGATCTAGAATCATTTATAAAATGCCATATCTTTTCTTTAAACGGTAAGTTGTTTAAATTATATGTTTCTGCATGCTTAATAACCATCCGATATATCTCGTTAAAGTGTTCCTGTAGATATTTTTCTCGTGTCTTATACCCGTTTCTTTTATTATCTAAAAAAAAATCTGAATAATCCATACTATTTTCCAATTACTTATATTTATTATTGAATAAGGATAAACTTATTTCAACAATAATACTAATAAAAAATTAAAAAGTAAATAAAAATGTCCGATTTGCTCATGAAAGCCCCGTTACCCTATGAATTGAAAAGGAAGAATAGGTGGCTAATTACATTTCCTGCTGACCTGGGAATTCAACAATGGTGGCTTGCGTCTGCATCAAGACCAACAATCTCTCAAAATGAAGTAGAAATTCCATTCTTAAATACTTCTACATGGGTTATTGGTAGATTTAAATGGGAAGCAATTGATGTCACTTTCCGTGACCCAATTGGTCCATCAGCTACACAAGCAATAATGGAATGGGTTCGTCTTCATTCTGAATCAATAACAGGCCGTCAGGGCTATGCAGTAGGTTATAAGAGACCAGTAGAGCTAGAAATGCTTGATCCAACAGGGGTAGTAGTTGAGAAATGGCTACTGGATGGAACTATGGCTACAAATGTAGCTTTTGGTAATTTGAGCATGGACGACGATGGAATCGCTGAGATTACAGTTACGCTCAGATTTGATCGTGCGATCAATTTGTTTTAAATTCTTGATTATCAATAACTTATTAAACCATTTATGGAATTAATTCCATAAATGGTTTTTTTATTTAAAAAAGATTTTTAGCTTATCCTTGTTTTCCAGAATATTTATGGTATATTTGCAATATGGATTACAAAAAATTTTTTTTAAACGATAATAAATCTGGTTGGAAAACAAAACCATCATATTTACGATCAAGTGAGCCAGAAATCTATGAAGCACTTTTAGCCTTTGTAAACCAGTACGAACCATTAAAGCTTCTTCCTTTCAAGCAACAAGTATGGCACTTCATGAACAATGATCCATGTATACCCACATGTCTTAATTGTGGAAATCAAGTTTCTATAAAAAAAACCCTGGATAAGGGATATTCTGATTTTTGTTCGCTAAAATGTGCTAATTCAAGTAACATTATACAAGAAAGAGCCTCAGCAGTTCTAAAAGCCAAGTACGGTGTATCCGCATTCTCAAAACACGAATCTTTTACTAGTAAGGTTAAACAAACAAAGTTAAATAAATATGGTGATGAAAATTATAATAACTTTCAGAAGGGTATAAAGACTAGGAAAATTAAATATGGGTCTTCAAACAATAAGAATAAGAGTAATGTTACATTAAGGGAAAATTTTATAAAACGTATTAATAGAGAGTCTAATGACAAAGTGTTGAAATACGATACGAACGATACAAATATAATTCTGGAATGCAGTATTTGTAATAAGGAATACAAAATATATCATAACCTTCTAAATTATAGGCTTAAAAACGGAATTAACCCATGCACTAAATGTAATCCGATAGGATCTTGTGATTCATTTCATGAAAAAGATGTTATTCAATTTATTAAAGAACTTTTGCCAGAGGAAGAAGTTGTTGAGGGTAATAGAAACATCATATCGCCATACGAGCTGGACATATTACTGCCGAGTAAAAATATAGCAATTGAGTTTAATGGTATTTATTGGCATTCAGACCTATTTGTTGAGGATGACTATCATCTCATAAAGACAAAAATGTGTAGAGAAGTTGGTATAGAACTAATTCATATATTCGAAGACGAATGGATAAATAAAAAAGACATTGTGAAGAGTATTCTGATGAGTAAAATAGGTAAAAACACCAATAGAGTAGTTGCAAGAAAAACAGAAATTAAAGAAGTTTCCAATTCTGATGCAAAGGACTTTCTAAATACCAACCATATCCAGGGTAATGTATATGCAAGAGTTAGTATTGGTTTATTTTATGAAAATAAACTTGTCTCTTTAATGACCTTCGGTGGTTTAAGGAAAAATTTAGGAGCTAAATCTAAGAATGGAGCTTATGAGCTTCTTAGATTCTGTAATAAATTAAATACTACAGTTGTTGGTGCTTTTTCAAGACTTATTAAACATTTCATAAAGACATATCATCCTGAATCTTTACTAACCTATTCAGATAACAGATATTTTAATGGAGACGTGTATAAAAATACTGGATTTTCACTTATTTCTGAATCGCATCCCAACTACTTCTACATCTTAAATCATAAACGTGAAAACAGATTTAAATATAGAAAAGATATCCTAGTTAAGAATGGATTTGATAAAAATAAATCAGAAAGACAGATTATGAAGGAAAGAGAAATTCCAAGAATATACGATTGTGGATGTAAAAAATGGCTTTTAACTATTTAATTATGGAATCTAATAATGATTCAATGTGTACAATGATTTCTGAGCCTGGTTTTATATATCATATTCATTTATCTAATTTTTCGGTATAAATACCCTATTTGTTAGAGTCTTCCCTTTTAATTATTATCGTCGGTTCGTAACTCATATGACTTTATTTAAATTATTGTTTTTAAAATACTCTAATAAAGATGATTTATCAAAGGAAACCCTGTCATTACTTCTGCTTGTTGGTCCGTACTCTTGCTTAACAGCATCGATATACATGGTAAAACAGAAGTCATCACCCATATAAAACTTCTCCCATCCCTCATGTGTAAAAAGTCTTCGTACTGATAATTGTTCAATGGCCAGGTTATCAAAAGAGAGGCTCACTTTCCCAACATACCTTCTAAGGCCTCTTTTCCACGAATTGATGCCTAATTCAACCTCTGGTGAATAATATTGAATACCAAAGCCGAATGTTTTATATCCGAGTATTAAAATCTTTGGTTCACAAAATTCCATCAGCCTATCAATAATACTAATATCGTTAACCCCTGCTATCACATGGAACACAACATTACTGCTGAGTTCATTAATTTTCTTAACATAAGTAAAATTATTGCTAGTTATGGATATTCCAAGGCCATGTATCAATCCGTCGCTTATTAATTCTCTTATAAGCTCATAATAAGACTTTAAATGGCCCTGATTTACGGTTATGTTGGCGATAATACCTCTTCTTTTAAGATCCAAAAGAAACTTCTTTAAATCAGGGTGTGAGAGAGGATTCCCACCGCCAATAGCAAGTTCAACACCCGCAGGAAGATCTGATATTACCCTTAGTAATTCACTTAAATCAGCGTGCTTACCAGCGGTTGTTGAGCTCTCATGACAGTAAGCACAACCCATGTCACAGTAGTCTGTAATTTTAATATCGATGCTTTCAGGATGTATAATTTCAGGAGAGTCTTCATACTCTCTTATCTTAGTACCATCCTGAAGTATTGTAACACAGGTATTGCCATTACGATACGTTGCTATTTGTTCCATTAGTTTCCTTTATAGTATTCGTCATGTGGATAATCAGCTTTTATTTCTACATCAGAATCTGAATTATCATTACCTGTAATGATAAAACTTAAAGGTGAAAATAGGAAGTCAAAAAGCTTTTTTTCGCTGCTACATATAGCGTTCAAGAAATCAGTTAACTCATAAGAGTGATCAACATAACCGTCACAACCATCTATAGCTGTTTCATATGACACTTCAATACCCTTTTCTTTTAATGTTTCAACTATGTTATCAAAATCTGAGTTTCTATTATTACCCATTAATCCAGTGAATAAATAACTTGCTTTTTCGAACGTGGAACTAAGAGTATCCTCTTCCCATCCGAATTCTCCAAATTTAAATTGTAGCGTTTTTGGAATATCCAGTTCAACATCTTTTGCGATGCAAATACTGTGAGTACTTGAGCTATTCGTTTCAAACACTCCTTTCCTGATTTGTTTTTTCATATATGTATTTTTAATTTTATTAAAAAGATAGGCCGATTTAACGACCTGCTAATGGTTACAGTGGTACATGTAACCATTACTTCGTTTTGTGGTGTAAGCAGGACTCGAACCCGCAAAGAAGAATACAGTCGTAAGGTTTTACTGCCCTCGTGCTCTTCCTGTAGTCTGGAGTTAAGATCTATTACCATTCCACTTAGCGTTTGCTTCCGCCATTACACCTTAAAAAGTGTCTGTCTTCCCAGCCTGCCCATCTTGCCCTTAACCGTTTTCGGGGTCGTTTGCTACAAGAATCTCGTTACTATCCCCAGTGCTGAGAGTAGGACTTGAACCTACGCAACAGTAACATTATTCAGATGATCCCTAAATAATAGGTCTGCCTGTTGATTCCTCTATGAACCTCAGCGGTTATTTATAAATTATAACCAGGACTTTCCCCTGCATGGATGTATTAATGCTCCACCTATCTCTGTACCACTTATGAAATCCATTTTAAGAGTGAGTCCACACTTATTACACACCCATAATAAGTAATTCTCATTTTTTAATTCTTTATGAATATACTCCGACATTTCATGGCCCATTGCTTTAGTTGTATCTAAAGCCGCATCTCTTCTCTTTGAGAGTGTGCGACCACTCGGCGTATTATCAAATATTTTTCCTTTTATCATTATTTTTTTCAATATCTTGTAAAACATTTTATTCAATGACAGATCCTTTAGATTCTTGTTTTGGACGTTCAGGCAACGGCATCCAATGTGTTGGATTATTTTCGCCCCAATCCCAATGAATTTTCTCATCTTCTCCAATAAAGCAGAAATCAACAATAAAAGGAGTGGGGTTTCCGTCCTTAACATTAAATGTAAGTACGTCTATATGCGTTTCTGGAAACGTTTCTTCTCCATCAATTTTAATCCATTCATCATTTTTTTTTTTAGCCTTGAAAACTTGCTTTCCCAAAAAATGTAAATTGATAAATAAAGTATTAATATTGGTATCCAAATCATTTTTTAATCTATTTTTAAAATCCAGCCTTCCAGGATCTATATGTGAGTGAAATACGTGTTGTCATTTGTCTGTCACCCTTTGGTATTTTATGACAGTAAATATCTTGCATTCCAGGTGGCATTATGAATAATGAGCCATCAGAAAGAAGCTGTTTATTCTCTGCTGGTACAATCCCTTTAGCCCCAATAAATTTCCACCAAATTTCTCTGGGTTGCCCAAGTGATATCACACATATGGGTTGGGACTGGTCAATAGGTGGTGAATCATCAGAATGCCATCCAAGAGCCTTGGTGTGGTCTGAATAATAATTCAGGAAGCAAACATTCATATTATAACCAAAATCATTATTCAGTTGCTCCATCAACCCCTTAACCATAGGATGGAATGGTACTGAAGTATACACAGGTCCATCTTTAATATATTGATACTCTTTGGTTTCATCCGACATAAAGCACTCGCCTCTTGCAGACTGAACATTCTCCCAAGAGATTTCAGTTTCTAACCTTGTTACGCTGCCTACTGGAGCATATACATCTTTATATAATGGTAGTATAAACATATATTTTACTTTATTTCCTTAAAAAAATTATTATTAGAATAGTTCATATTTTTTTGCCCATTTTGGGCAATTAAAAAATGATTTCCATTTAAATGTTTTATTACAGTCTGAACAAGTAAATTCATAGTGTGTTAAATTACCAGGTTCATTATATCCAATCTTATCCACAACACCATTTTCAATATCTCTTGTGTGTGTAGCATCAAGGTGTTCGTCTAAAATACCATTTAAATGTTTACACCTTTTACCATTTTTAATAGATTTCTCTTTGGCAGGTTTAGGTAAACCTGATAATATTTTTTTAAATTCATCTGCAAAATATCCCATTTTAATCTAATTTTAAAAATTTTTTATTGTTATTAGTAAAGGTTTATGTTAGTCGTTTTAGAGTAGCGTGAAGCCTACTAGATTCGGAGTATTCCAATTTTCCCACACCTCTTAAAGAGTCATTATCAGCCTTTATGTGATTTTTTCGTTTCATTTTCTATCATTACTTAATTTGAACAATCATTTCAAGTTAAAACATTTGTTTTGTTTAAGTTTTTTTTCTAATTCGCTAACAAACCTCTTAGGCACTGGCACCGCAGTATTATTTTCACAACCATCATAAAAACACGCTGGCAACTTACCGTCCTTAACATAAGCCCAAGATCTATCAACCAGTCCAGTATTCTCATTACCCACGCTTCTAATAAGCACCAAGTCACCTTCCGTTAGAACAACCTCCGAAAGTGTATCCGCAAAGTTATGGTCATAAATCTCACCTTCCTCATTAGTGGTCTCTATATCCCACTCGTAATACACCTTATTTCTCAACGATCTATAAATTTAAAATGATTTAGTAGTGCAAATATACACTAAAAAAATCAAATGGCCAAATAAAATAAAAAAGGTTAAGTATAGTCGTACTTAACCTTGTCAGAGAGTAGCTTTCTCCCCCTGCCAAATTATTGCTTGGCGAACTGATTAGTTTTTTTGTATTGAGGTGCTTTTTTCAATACCATTAAAGTGCTCTGTGTGCTCTCTCAGAGGTCACCACTGAAATATCCCTTTCATTTTTTATACATTCCGAAGGTTCATGTCCACAGTAGACAACTATAAAGAATGTGACTTATTTTAAAGATAAAATATTACCTGTTATCAGCATTACTGAAAATAATAAAAATATTGCAGCATAAAAAACTTTATATTTTTTATTTATATCATCTATAGATTCTACTACAAATAAGCCAGCACATCCTATTGCAAAAAGACAAATACAAAGAATTACTAAAAAATCTTTAATCAATAAAGATTTAGATGGCAATGATATAAGCCCTATATTTTTTTTAATTTCTTCCCAGTGTAAATATATTGTTACACTTAAGGTTGTAATAAGAGTAAAAATAGAAAATAAAAAATATTTTGTAACTAGCATATTATTTTTGTAGCGAAGGGCAGACTCGAACTGCCGACCTTCTGGTTATGAGCCAGACGAGCTACTCAACTGCTCTACCTCGCTATTTGAATACAAACATACACTAAAAAAATTAAATTACCAAATAAAGTTCAAAAAATATACTATAGAAATTTTTTGAGCATTTCTTTGTAGGCATTGATCATTGGTTGACACGCCTCTCTATCTGGCATTAATTCCCATTTCTGAATTAATTCTACTAACTCATTTCTTATCTCCTGTTCTCTGCTTAATATCGGTCCTAACATATTCCCATAAATTATTTTAATTATTAAAATTATTACAAAAGTTGTTAAAAAGAGAAAATTCCATGTCGGCTAGGAGAGCCTTATGTTCTTCCAGCATCTTCATGTGTTCTTTAGGATAAGTCTCTAACACCTTAATAACCACTTTATTAATGTCCTGCCACTTCATTTCATATTCTTCATCATTAAGTAGCCTCTTTAATATCGGAAACAACGTAGGAACCACAACAGAACAAGGCTTTACATAATAATCATTACTCATAATATATCCACCTAGTAATTCGAAGGCAATAGATATATTTATCTTGTTATTAACATCATCAAGCATTGCTCTTGACTCCCACTTTTGAATTATTTCTGTGGGATCTGTATCATCATTTATAACGTTTGGATAATATATCATACTAGGATGATAATAAATAATTTTAAAATGTAAATCCACTTTACAAAAAACCTTATACATCTATATTTAAATAAAAAATATCATGGAAAAGAAGCCAAATGTTTTCCCTTCAAAGGAGCCAATTACGGAAGATAAAATACGAGAGTATGAAAAAAAGAAAGTAGCTATTACGTCTGAAATATATTCAAATGCTGCAGAACAAAACGGAGAATGGGATTCTATTGAGGTGATGAAAAAACGTACGGAAGAACAATTGAAACAACGAGATGAAGCTATGAAAAAACAAAGAGAACAAACCGATAAATATCATAATTCAGTGGAAAAAGTGATGGATCAACCATTCAACCCGCCTGTTGCTGCTCCAAACTACGAAAAATATATTAATACTCAAGATAACAAATTTATGCAAGCAAAATCATCCCCTACTGATACGAAGACTTCAAGCGTTTCTGATTTAGGTAAAATTAAGGAGATCAGTCAACCTGATTATGACTCACCATTTGACCTGATCCCTATTCCATCAGAGGGTAAGTTATATAAAGGTGGTAAAAAATCTCTTAAAGTTGCTTATTTAACAACAGCTGACGAAGATATTTTAACTTCACCAAACTTATTAAATTCTGGATATTTTTTAGAGGTTCTTATAAACAGAAAACTGATAGAGCCAAATATTAGATACAGAGACCTACATACAGGCGATAGAAATGCAATCATGATTTGGCTTAGAGCAACCAGTTATGGAGAAATGTATCCCGTGACCCTGCTAGATGAATTAGATCAAGCTTTTGAAACAGAAATTGATTTAAACACTCTTGAATATAAAAAATTAGGCGCCGAACCAGACGACGAGGGACTTTTTGATTACACTTTTAATATATCTAAGGATTCTATAAAATTTAAATTACTTAGCGTTGGTGATGTGGAAGACATAGAGGCTATTCTTCAGAAGGAAAAGGAAGATGGTGTCATTGTTAATAATAAAAATACATATGTTATTCAGAAGCATATTATTGAAGTTAATGGAAACAGGGATAGGTCATTCATTGACGACTATGCCAAAAGAATAAGACTTATGGATGCATCAAAATTAAAAGAATATATAGAGACAATTGAAAGTGGCATCGATTTAAACGTCACTGTTAGAACCCCTGGAGGTGGTTCTATTTCTACATTTCTTCCGCTTAGCACCAAGTTTTTTTGGCCTAACCTATGAGTATAATAAAAATATTTTAGACGAAATTTATATTTGTAAAACACAAATAGGATTTGGTTATACTGAGGTTATGAAAATGCCAACTTATAAAAGGAGATATTTCCTTGGGTTATTAAATAGAAAAAAAGAACGGCAATCAGATAATCCGCCTGTATCAATTCAAAATGGAAAGGGAAGTAAAACCACCATACTTAGTGGAGAAGCCCTGAAAACACAGATGATGGAAGGAAAAATATATTAAAATAAAAGCCTAAATAATTATTTAGGCTTTTATTTTTAATGATATTTATTAAACAGAACAACACCACATGAGTAAGATCGTAATAACAGAAAGTCAATTTTTAAAATTAAATAATCTCTTAAAAGAAGAGATACTGACGGAAGCGTTGCAAAATATTCAAACTCTTTTATCAGAGCATCCTGGTACTGCTTACATTTTGGTTAAAACATTAAAGGGTGTCAACACTTATAGACTCTTAGATTATCAGGGTGGTAAGATAATTGTTAACGATAATCCAAATAGTAAATACTTTAATTGGTCTGGAAATTTAACAGACGTTAAGGTAGGTGGAGATAATGTATATATAAAATACGAAATTGACGACGATCATAAGCCCGTTAAATTGACAGAAGCTCTGCATCAAGTGACTGGGTTTCAATTAAAAGACGAATCTTCTAACACTGTATATCCTGCATCAAAGAAAATTTTTAAAAATAAGAAAAAAAATATAATAAATAAACCCAAGCCTATTCAAGAGCCACACCCTGAACAGATACACTCTGAGCCCGAAAGCACAGAGGCACCTGAAGATACTCCTGAGAGCAAACCTGAGAGCACGCCTGAGGATGAAACTCAATTAGATAAAAAGAGGGGATTGGACGTTTATAATTATATAATGAATGATCCTACCATTCGAAAAGCTTTTTATCATGAGCCAAAATTACTGGGTCTTATAAAAATAGGTGATCCAGTTGGTATCGTTCCTGCTGAACAACTCATTAACAACTACACTCAACAAAAAAGTGGGAAAGAAATCTTTAAATTACTTCCATTGGATAGTGTTTGGAACATGGAAGCAATTGGTAAGGATATCGACATCCCTGATTCTGATTTCAAAATACTTTTTGATGTTGTTTACGAAAATTTAACCGTAGTTCCTAGTGAATTAGGATCTGATTATGTTACACTAACGCATGAAGCAGATGAAGATAATCCTAAGTTCAGAGTTTTTGTCTATAAGACCCTTCCTTACCAAAAGGATGTATTTAAAGCAAAAGTAGAATTATATACAAATGATGGGTATAAACACCAATTATCCAAGACAGCAATTATAAGATTATTTAAACCTCAAGGCTAATGTCATTAGAATCAGAATCACAGAGAGCCTTTAATCAATTAAGGGAACAAGCCAAGCTTCAAATGAAGATTAACGAATCTACTCAATCCTACCTGAGTATGATTCAAAAGATTGGAAAGGGCCAGGCTAATATTCGTGCCATTGAAAAGAGTATTCTAGAACTAAGAGAAAAAGCTTCCGATGTAAATAATGAAAATAGTGATGCTGATGAGCTTGCACTTAAACTTGCTGAGGCCAAATTAAAACTACTTAAAGATCAAAATAAAACATATATTGAAGCGGTTAAAAACGCTAATAAAGAACGAATGGCAGCTGAAGGAATATTCAAGCTAACTGCTATTGCTTTTAATACTCTTAGGGATACTTGGGGTAAAATAAAAAGTTCTGGATTATTTGAAATGAGCAAAGCGGTTAAAACAACCGCTTTATCAATGGGTCTAGTTAATGCTCAAACAAAAGATCTTTCAAAAAGTATATTTGATTCAACTGTTGGTGTGGATAAAATGGGTGAATCAACCCTTAATTTGGGCGTAGGCATGCAGGACATTGCTAAAATGCAAGCAGATTATAGTGAACAAATAGGCCGTTCTGTAACTTTTACCGAAGCGGGTAGTCGTGCTATGGCGCAACTAGCAAAGGGGACTATGCTTGGATCAGAAGGAGCTGCTGCTATGGTTGCATCCATGGATGCAATTGGTAAAGGAGCTGCATCTACTAGAGACTACATTCAGTCTGCTGTTCAGGAAGCGCGATCTAGTGGCGTAAACTCTTCGGTTGTTATTAAAAATATAAGAGAAAACATAAGTCTTTTAAACAAGTATAATTTTAAGGAGGGTGCCAAAGGATTAAAGGATATGGCTATGTCTGCAGCTAAAATGCAAACAAGTATGGAACTAGTTGCACCAATGGCTGAAAAATTATTCAACATTGAAGGAGCTGTTGAAATGTCCGCACAATTGCAAGTGCTTGGTGGACGATGGGCGGCGCTTGCAGATCCGTTTAAATTGATGTACATGGCGCGTAATGACATGAACGCTCTTAATACGTCCATCATTGAAGCTGTCAAGAGTACAGCGACTTTTAATAAGGAAACAAAAGAATTTGATATAGCTCCACTTGATATGCAGAGGCTTAGAGCTGTTGCACAAGCAACTGGACTTGACTTTGAACAGCTTGCAAAATCAGCCAAGAATGCTGCTAAGTTTTCTCATATAGATGCACAAATTAAACTAAATAATGTAGATAAAAAAACCCAGGAATATATTGAAGGAATATCATCTTTAGATGAAAACGGAAATGCAACTATTCATGTACAAGGACAGGTTGGTGATAAATTAGTGAGTGCGTTAACTAAAACGGATATGCAGGCCATTCAAAACGCTGTAAAACAAAAGGAAACTCTTGCACAGCAAGCAAAGAATGCACAAAACTTTGATGACGCATTGGCTAATACGCTGGATTTATTTAAAACTGCAATGCTTCCTATTATTGAAAATTTAAACAACGTATTAGTACCTTTTGTCAGAAAAATATTTGATAGTCCAGAATTTAAACAAGATTTAGTATCTTTAGGTAAAAATGTAGGTAACTTTTTAGGTGGCGTAGCGGGTGTAATTAAGAGTCTTGCAAGTATCGCATTTACCTTAGGGCCAGGAGGTACGCTTGCTACTATTATCGGTGGCAGTCTTTTATTTAACGCTGTTAAATGGTATGGAAACGGCGTTAGTCTAGGCGAAGGGTTCTTAACAGTGGCTAAGGCGGGTATGGCTGGTTCAGGTTCAGGTATGTTTGGATCGCTGAAGAGTGGGCTTGGTAAAAGACTTGGATTGGGTGTTGGCTTGGGTGCCGCTGGGTTCGGAGTTCAGGCATTAACTGATAACTTCACAGATAAAGGAAGTACTGCAAATAAGGCGGGTAATATACTAAGTAGCGGATTAAATGGTGCCGCAATGGGTAGCATGATTCTACCAGGTTGGGGAACAGGAATAGGCGCTGCCCTTGGACTCATTTATGGTGCAGTCAAGGCTAACCAAGAAGATGATACTGCTGTTATTGGACCTGCTGCTGGTGACGCAATATTCAATGGTAAAGACAAAAGTAACTATACTAAGAATAGAGGAATAATTGAGAATGGAAGAATAACACCAATTGATAACAAGGATGAACTGATTGCTGCTAAGCCTAACGGAGTATTTGACACGGCAGTTAAATCAGCAGCATCAAGTAGTATGGATGTTAACTTCGGAGAAATTACTATTAATGGAAGTATTGTTTTAAAATCTGATAGTAATTCAAACGGCGTAGATATAACAGGAGATTTATTGAAAAATAGCGAATTTATAAGAAATATAACTAAGATGGTTCATGTTGAAACATCCAAGGCTTTAAATGGCGGTAAAATAAGTGGTCAACCAAGTTTTTAAAAAAAAAAAATAAAAATTTTTATAAAAAAGTTGGTTAATGTCAGAAATTTTTAGTATTTTTATATATATAATATAACTAGTAATATAAATTAATTATAGTTTTAAATAAAATATTATTAATAAATAATAACTAATAATATAAATAATATTATTAATAATAACTAGTATTATAAATATTATAATATTATTAATATAATATAAGGCACTAACTGTGTCTTTTTTTGTTTAAAAACACTATCTTTGCACTTAAAAAGTTTTCATGGAAGAATTTTTGAATGATAGTAACATTTTAAATGTGTATCAATTTGGATCTTTTGTGTATGGATCAAACCACGCCAATTCTGATAGGGATTACATTATTGTTGCTAAAAAATATTTTGAATCAAAAGATATTAATACACATATATTTACTATTGAATCCTTTCAGTCATTACTTAATGAATGTGATATTCAAATGCTAGAATGCTTCTTTTCACCAGAAGAATTTATACTAAAGAAAACTCATGACTTTAAATTTGTATTGGATAAGAGAAAATTACGAACCTCAATCTCAACAATAGCCTCAAATTCGTTTGTCAAAGGAAAAAAGAAATTAATAGTTACTGGTGATTATGATTTGATGGCTGGGATCAAGAGTGTTTATCATTCTATTAGGATACTATCATTCGGAATTCAAATTGCTGAGTCAGGAATGATTTATAATTTTCATAAGGATAATCATATTTTCTTCGAATTATTGAAATTATCAACTCAATACGAAAGACTTGAATTATGGAATAAAATACAAGAAAGATATAAAAAAGTTTTTAATAGTCATTCAAGTTTATTTAAATCTCTTGCGCCGAAATCTGTTGAAGATTATAATAATAAATTAAAATTAAACGGTATCCTAAAAAAATATGGAATTGATAATTCTGATCTGGTAGCTGAATTGATGGAGACTTTTAAACTCTATAATTAGTTTTATTAATAAATCTTTTCTAAGCTATTTATTAATAAAATAAAGCATGCCCGTTTCGTATAATACTTCTGCGCCAACACCTGAAAGTAAAAATACTATTAATAGTATTAACAAAACTTATAATGTACGGGACTTTCTATTGCATAGAAATATACAGAATCCAACCAAATACCCTCAACTACTAACCTCAATTAATGGTGCGCCAAGAGGTGGAGAACCGTTCCTTGACACATCTACAGGTAACAATACCATCATTGAACAAAAAAGTGTAACCGATACTAGTCTTGATAATGTGGAATCATCTGTTAGATTCAATACATTCAAGGATCAATCTGCAACAGCTAATCAACTAATTAGTATTGATAATACTTCATCTACGCATGTAAGCGATAAACCTTATATAGAAACAATAGATAAGTCAGGACTGTTAAGTAAAACACAAGACCAGGGGTTTCGTAAGCAAATAACCTCTAATAACTTATATTTGGATACCGAATCCCAAATAGATTCATCTAGTATTATACAAGGTAATCAACTGTATTCTAATAGACACATTGATGGTTATTTAAACAATAATGGCAATTTAAATATCGATAATGACAGCCTTGAACAAGCTACAGATGTCATTGGTAGTTTAATTAATGGCCAGGGGGTAGGGTTTAATACTAATAGCGGTCAAATAATCAGCAATTTTGATCTTAGATCTTCAATTGCAGGAAGAGTTTTAACTTCAGTTGGTTTAATGAAGGATACGCCAATAGGTGTTATAGGCGCCAAGGCCCTTGCAAACGCTATGACAAACAATTCAATATTTAATGCCGAACAAAAAGGTCTTGGTGCATTAGATTTACAAGATAATATTTTAAGCATTATAAAGGATGGAAAACTTTCTGGTATTAGACCAAATTATAGTATTACAGTAAATGATAGTAGTGATACATTAGGAAAAATTGCAAACATAGGAGAAGATATTCTTGGATTTCAATTACCTGTAAGTAAATTGAGTAGTGGTGGTTCAATTTTTTTTACAGAGAACGGTGGAATTGGAAATGTTCAGAGAGCTAACAACATGCTTACAAATACAGGTAAGGGCCAAGTTGCTGCTCTTGGGCTACAAATGTCAGCTAATTTAAACGGTACTAGTAAAAATGATTCGCCAGACACTAGTGTGTTCAGGAGCGGTTATTGTCCTGCGTATCAATTAAATAACAAGTCGATAATAAGTGGTAGTGCTTCAATATATGCTTATGATGATGGTAAGGGTTTTGTTTCATTTTCATTATCTGGAGGTACGATTCCAACCTTATATGATAATTCTTTTGGCGATTTAGGAGATGATTATTCTTCTCGTAGTATATCTGAACCAACCTTTAGTTGGGTCTCAAAGCCAGGAGTAGTTGATATAAACGGAAGACAAAAGCAAGTAAATGCAACTACCTTAGGAAGACCTTTAACAGATGCTCCAAAAAAGAGCCTTCTAGCTAAAACTCAAGCTCTTTTTAATGATAAAGCAATGAAAACTGTGTTATCTGTTAAGGGAGATACTAATGTTAAACCTTCTCAAATAAATACGGCTGTAGTGAATGGAGCTGTGTCTAGAGGTAGTAACGTTAGAACCAAGGATGCATTAACAAACACTTCAGGTAATCAAAATCCTGAGGATATTTTTTGTAGAAGCTGGACAACGTATGATCGGTATGATAGTGTTAACAATCTAATCAGGCATAGTGGTTTAAACGGCATTAATTCAATGGATGTAAATCATTGGAGGCCTCATAATACAAGTAGTAGTGTATTGGATGACAACGGCTTTGTAAAGATAGGCCCGTATAAGAGCGATAATGATAATAAAGATTTAGATAATAAAAATAAAAGAGGGACAAATATTAAAAAATACATGCTCTCTATTGAAAACCTTGCTTGGGCTGGTACACCAGCTAATAACTTACCCTTGTGTGAACAAGGACCAGGTGATCCAACAAACCCCAGTATATTTGGAAGAATAATGTGGTTTCCACCCTATGATATTTCATTTACCGAGAATGCAACGGCTAATTGGGAAACAACTAATTTTATTGGAAGGGGTGAACCAGTTTATACGCACAATAATTCAGAAAGGACTGGAACATTAACTTTTAAGATTATCGTGGATCATCCAAGTCAGGTTAATGGCTTCCAAGGTGGAAATGGACCAACTGATGACGAGATTGACTCTTATTTTGCTGGATGTACGACCATAAGCTCTAGATGGCTCGACAAAATGACAAACGATGAGAAGAATAAAATAGAGCAAAATAACTTCATTCAACCAATAAAAAAAGTTGATAAGGCGGAAATACCACCAGATGGATTTAGTGTATATTTTTTGAATGATATCACTCATATAGAGGGTTATGAGGGTTATGAGGACGGAGATGGTATCCCTTTTGGTCAGTATCAAACAGAGCCGCAGACCCACAACGGCGTGACATATTCAAGTAGAACATTAACAGATGTAACAGATTATGGCCTTAATGCAAAACCAATAACTCTTGACGGCGTTGAATATGATGGATTTTTAGATTCTACATACATAACAGCCATGAAAACTTACTTAAAAGAAAAATGTCCTCATTGTCAAGTTACAATTAAAGGATATGCAAGCAAACAAGGATGGACTGATGCTAATAATAAATTAGCCACTGATAGAGCTAATAATTTTTATTCCTGGTTCAAATCTAATATGCTTGATGCAAATGATGCATATGCAGAGCAAAGGAAAAAGACTCAAGTTATTGGTCTTGGTGACACCAAAGCAACCAGCGATTATCCATTAACTGGAAGCGGTACTTTTAGCGTTATCGGCGCTAAGAAAGATCGAAGGGTAGATGTTTCTTTTCAGTATGTTCCTGATATGAAAACAGATGCAGAAGCTAAAGAAAATAATGCTGCAAAGTCTAAGTCAAATAGAAAGGTGAATCAAGATTTAAAAAGGAAATTTTATAATGAAGCAAACTTTTTTGAGAAACTGGTGGGCGATGATCCATTTGTTTTTGATGAAATTAGAAGTAAGATAAAGTATTTCCATCCAGCTTTTCACTCTACAACGCCAGAAGGGTTAAACTCTAGATTAACATTTCTTAATCAGTGTACAAGACAGGGGCCAACCTTTAAAACGGGTGGCGTAGATAATTTATCATTTGGAAGACCACCAGTTTGTATACTTAGAATTGGCGACTTTTATAACATAAAGGTTATTATTGATAATATTAATTTTGATTATGAACCACTTGTTTGGGATCTGAACCCAGAGGGCGTTGGTGTGCAGCCCATGATTGCCAATGTGAATATGTCTTTTAAATTTATAGGTGGCTCTACACTCGAAGGCCCTATAAATAAATTACAGAACGCGCTATCATTTAATTACTATGCTAATTCACAAGTTTATGATATCAGAGCCGATTATGTAGAAAATTCTGTTTTGAGTAATGACATAAATATGAAAACTGATAAGGATGTGGCTGTAATAAGTCCTGATGCATCAGCAACACAATCTGAAAAGTCTGAGATTAATTCTTCTAACACTAATACTACTGCGAATAATGTGAACACCAACACAACTAGCGTTAGTTCTAATGATTTAGATAGTGTTGTTTTTTATAATTTTAGTACGGATAGTGATGCTATTTCTGTAACTCTTAATGTGACCACTAATGCGGGTTTAACTAATACTAATGGCTATGATTTCAAGGTGTTTTTATTAGATTCAATGAATAATACCCCAACGCAAATAGGGGTAGGTAATTTAAATCCGTCTGAGTTATTTCAGGCATTTACTTTTTTAGGGTTTAATGATAAATTGGTTTCAGGACAGGCCTACACACTACAAGTTAAATTTGATGGTAGACAACTGAGCAAAACCTTTACACAAGCTTAATTTATAAAAAATGGCACAATACTACGATAGATATGATAGTTTTAGAACAAACGGTAGCATGAAACCAGTTGTTGGAATTCCAATAAGTGTCGACACAAGTGATAAATCAGTTATTTACCGTCAAGGTAAAACAAGGCTTGACATATTGAGTAACAAGTATTATAATACACCTTATTGTGGGTGGTTAATTATGCTAGCAAATCCAGAATTTGGCGGCTTGGAATTTTTAATACCTGATTCAGAAATTATAAGAATACCATATCCGTTTGAAACAGCTATTGATAGATATATCACTGCATTAAATAAGCATAAAGAATTATATGGATGATAAGCAAAAAAGTAGTGATGCAAGTAGAGTTATTTTAGTTGATCCAAATGATTTACATGGCCAGTCCAATGTACCTTATGGCTCACCGAGTTATAATATTACTCCATCTCCCGAAGATTTATCTATTCTTGTTGAATTAACAACTAAGAGCAAGGCTAGAAGTATATTAATTACAGATGCTGATGGCAATCGTTTGTCAAATGAGGGAACTAATAGTGTTATAAGTTTCATTTCTGGAAGTAGTATTAATGGCGGAAACTATCTATCAACTAGCTATACTCAGTTAAATGGAGATATTGATGAAATAGAAGAAGGTTTAGGAATAACCTCTATTGATATTAATTTTAGTTCTTCATATGCTCCCATGATTAATATAAATTTTGTGGATCTGAAAGGAGGCTCTATTTTTCAAAATGGTGCCAAGGGAAAATTTGGCGTTTTTTTTAAGCTACCGTATCCAATCTTCAATCTTAAAATAAAGGGCTATTACGGAAGACCAGTAACATATATGCTCCATCTTACGAAGATTAATTCAAAATTTAATTCTGAAACTGGTAATTTTGAATTAGCGGCCAATTTTGTTGGCTATACGTATGCTATTCTAAGTGATATGCTTGTGGGTTATTTAAAGGCGATGAGCGAATTGAAAGCTGGTAAAGATTACATAAATTCTTTAAAAGCTATTGATCCAGAAATGATGACTCTTAACGAATTGTTACAGAAATCAGTCGGTATTAAGAAAATTATTGATGGTATAGGTAATAACAATCCAGCTGCTGTGGAACTTGGTGCCATAGATAATATTTTAACCAAAAATATACCTAACATTTCTATCGTTCTTAATAATTTTATTGACTCATTTGATAAAAATCTTCTACAAAATAATACTATAAAAGGCGTAATTGTTGCAAAAGCATCTGATATACCCCAAAAAATGCTAACAGATTATTCGTTAAGCATAAATAATGCTATAAATGAATATAATTCATTGGTATCTGGTAAGGATACTCTTGTGATCAAGGGAGATAATTTGACTAAGTTCACAAACTTCTTAATAAAGACTAGTTTGAGCACCATGGAAAAAGACTTATCAGATGCTTCTATTATTAGAGCCATTAAAAGCGAGGGCATTGCTTATGATGGAATGATATACGTTTTTAATATAAATCCCGCTATTCTGATTCTTAATCAAAAAACTTCCGACGTAACTGCATATAAAAATGATACAACTGATGTAGTAGCGATTCAATTAAAAGAAAAATTGGAAAATGAACTTCATATAAGCTCAACAATAAGATTTTTGGTAAAGTTATTTTGTGCTCATATTGAGGCTTTTTTAGGTGCAATATGGGATGTGTCAGCTAAGTATAATGACCCATCCAGAAGAGAACAATTACGTAAGTTTGTTCAAAGCAATGGTGGTTCAAATAAAATAGACGTAAAGACAGACACGGTTATATATCCCTGGCCAGAGTATAGCGAAAATGATGTAGAAAAATATTTGGGCGCGGCGGGAGTTTTAAGCGATCCGACTCAAGTGCCTGAGGTACAGTTTGTAGAAGACTTGTACGAGGCAATGATTAAAACAGCTGGTGTTGAACAAGATACTTTAAATCAGTTAAGCGAGAGAGGTGACACGTGGTTTCCGTGCAATCCATTGGATACAAAATTACTTGATGCAAACTTAGAAGTCCCATATAAACGTCTTGCCAACCCAACGCCAAATAATATTGTAAATGAAGTTATTATTAGAGCTGTTACATTTTTATCTCTTTCAAATAGAAAACTAACTAGAGATGAAATACGTGCGTATGCAGAGGCAGAAGCTAACGATATTTATAATACTCTTAATAGTATTAATAATAACAATTTAAGAGGGTTAAGAATAAAGACGCCTGAAAATTTTATAACAGCACAAATAAATGGAGAAAGTATATTAAATGATAAAGGAGATTATTTAGAATATATAGATGTTAATAATTCTAATAATCCGCATAAATTTATTTTAATAAATAAAGGATTTGAGGAAAAAATGCCAGTCATTAAAGGAAATTTAATGCTTTCTAATTTCAATGCCTCAAATCACCCTAAGCCAGATGACGGAGCGGTGTACTTAAAAATTATTGAAAAGGAAAGCTATAAAAATGAGAACGGATCAGCTGCTGCCCCAATAATTTATAGCGAAATTAGTAAGAATTTGGAAGATTACTCTGATGAGGATTTTAAAAAAGTAGGTTTCAATGCTTTAGGCGGGTCATATAACATACAGGAATTTAGTAAGGTTGTTTGGAGCGGAAGTTTTAATAATTTTGGTAAACTACCATTATTTTATATGTTTTATAAAGATGGAAATAATTTTATTGATGGTTTTGTTTTAAAAAGAAATAAAAAAAATGTAGTACCAAAAATAGGAAACGAGACATCAGTAATTGTTGCGCCTGTTGGAGGTAGTTATGTGTATCTTAAGACATATGAAGCACAAACAAATGTCCATGGCGAACGTGGCGTAGGAAATCAGTTACTAGCTATTAATCCTGAAGAGTCTGTATATAGTTTTGTTTCATTTTTTATGAATAATACAATTGGGCCTGGATATATACCTGTAAGTTTATTTGGCTCAAGATTTTATTATGAACAAAGTTTGGAAGGAAGAGCTTTTTTATTTTTACATACTTTTCCGTGGAATGGATTAACAGATGATGCTAAAGAATGGACGTTTAGTAATACAAATTATTTAAATGGCATTTTTAATAGATTTGATATAATAAATTTATTTTCTTATAGGGCTGGATTTATTCAGGTACCTTACTTGTGGCCTGCCTTTATTGGTGGTTTATTATGGAGAAAACAATTTACGAAAAAGAATGACCCAATAAAATTTACTAATAACGAAGAATCATTTTTACCTGGGTTAAGTAAAAACTATCAAGGACCTGATACTAATGAGTATTTATCCTTACAAGGTAATCAATTCAGTTTTAATTATGGTACAGCGCCTATGTCTTTCGGCGAAGGAGATAAGTACATTAAAATTGAAACAATTCTTAATAATATTCCAGAATCAGTAAAACTAGAATTTATTAATGATTTTAAAAAATTCGTGAGCAGTGCTGATTGGAGTAATATAAAAAAAGAATTAGAGATAATTCAACCTAATGAAAATGGAAGTGATTTTGTAAATAAGTTCAAGACAATAGCCGAAAATAGTTATTCCGTAAATAATAATTATTCTATAAAAACAAGTGAAATAAATAAATTATTTATTAATTTAAATAATTATGGAACATATAATTTTTATATAAATGCGGGTGATTTTTCTAACCTTGTTTCACTTGAAATAAGTGATACCTCTGATTTCCAAGCAATAATAAAAAATCTTTATACATCTTATAAATGGGTTTGCAACACTCAATGGAATATTTGGGGTTCTAAGCAAATTGACAACATTGTAGGTTTTTATATTAATGAAGATAGTTTATTGAGTAATTCAGCATACTCGCCAATAATAGTATCTAAAAATAACATGCTTTTATATCTTAAAACATTTACGGATACTTTTAAAACATTTAATCTTGATAACAAAGAACTTGTTAAAGCAACATTTGGAACCACTGAGAACGATGATATTAAGCTTAATATTTATAAAAATATAAAATCAATATATGATAAATGGATTGCTGGTTCCACAAGTAAAGAAACAATTATATTTAATGCCGACGAGAGAATAAAAGTGAAAAGTGGCGATGCAAGCCCTAGGCTTATTGATAGCTTCAAGTTTATAAATAGAGCGTTTAATGATATTGGTGATGAATTACTTATCAATCCTCTTCTGTATAACGATTTATTAATCGGAAGTACTGATCAGTCCTTTTATACAGTTCTTGCAAAATTGCTCAACGACAATAATATGGATTTTATTCCTTTACCATCATATATTAATTATAAGAGTCCTGAGGAGTTAAAAACAGCCTTTCATCCATACCCTTATATGGAAGCTTCGAAAATAGCAGATACTGGTCCATCATTTATTTGTATGTATATCGGACAACCATCCGCAAAATTAGACTTTGGAGAGGATCATGATCACCCTAATGACGGATTTGACTTTACATCTAAAGTACCAAATGATTTTATAAATCCATCAAACACATCTAAATTATCTTCAAAAGATCTTGGAGCTGCTTTTGTTGTAAATTATGGCCATCAAAATCAAAATATATTCAAGGATGTTCAGTTAGACCAGTCAGAATTTACTGAGACGGCAGAACATTTAAAAATAATGGACGACTTAAGCAAACAAGCAACACAGCTAAGTGCGACTCAGGCTGGTCAGAATCTTTATAATGTTTATTCCGTTAGAAGTTATAAGGCAGAGATTGAAATGTTGGGTAACGCAATGATTCAGCCGATGATGTATTTTCAACTGAATAACATACCCATGTTTCATGGGGCATATATAATTATCAGCACTAGGCATAACATAAAGCCAAATTTTATGTCTACATTTTTTACAGGCGTAAGAATTAGAGCTGTTCAGACCCCTCTTATAACCGCAGAACACTTATATTCTGTTATTCTTGGCGATTTTAAAAGTAAAGCCGATGAGAAAACAGCATTAATTGGTATAACACCTATTTCTAAAAATTATGTTGATGATTACCATAACCTTTTAATTCAAAATCCACCAAATGCCCAATTATTCAATTAATATAGAGGGAAGTACTCTTCCACATCCAATATCTCTCACCAAAGCCGCTGAATCTGAGTTTAAGGTTTGGAATAACGGAAAAATAAAGGAGGCTGAAGGCACTGAAATTATAGATAAATACCGTAAAGAAGTTCCTGGCATTGCAAGTTATAAAGATCCATGGAGTGCAGTATTTGTATCATATCTTATGCTTAGAGGCGATGCAGATTTTCCTAAAAGCGCCTCTCACCACGATTATGCTACATCAGCTCTTAATGGTGAGAAGGGCTATGAGCTATTTCCTTTAAAGGCTGGGTTTGGAATCAAGGCTGAGGTTGGTGATATTTTAATTATGAGTAGAGATGGAGACTATATATCTTCGCATGGAGATCTTATTTACAAGGTGACTGGTAATGTTGCTAGTTTAATCGGAGGTAATGTTAGCAATACTGTTAGAGTTTTTGATATGAAAACAAATGGTGGTTATATAGACGATTCAGTTGATACAAAGGATTATAAACTACTTGTTAAAAAAACTGGAAATGCATACTATAAAGGACAGAAGTTACAATTTAAATCGCGTGACGGTATTTTGTTAATCTTAAAAGAAGCAAAGTTAACAAGTGCGGAGACAGTTGAAAATAAAAAACGAGTAAAAAATTTTTTTAAAGCAAAAGGACTAAATAAAAACTTAACGGCAGGCATTATGGGAAATATAGACCAAGAAACGGGCGGAAGCTTTAACCCAAATATTGTTAATCAAAAGGACACAAATGGTCTTAGGGATTACGGTCTTCTCCAATTTAACGAAGGATCGTATGACCTAAGTAAGGTAGGTAGCACTGTTGAGAGTCAATTAGAGTATTTATTAACGACTCCTAATTTTGATACTTTTATTAAGTATGCATCAAGTGATTCGGATACAAGTGCCTATAAGGCAGCATATAACTTTGCGCGTTATTTTGAGGTGTGTTACGGATGTAACCAAGGATTTGATAAATATAAAAGTGAATCTACTTTTCATCAAGCAAATAGAAGCGAAAAAGCCAAAAGTTATTATGACAATTTTAATGATCCTAATAGCGATTTGTATTGGTGAACAAATATATTTTAAGTATATTTGAGGTTGTTAATAAAAAATGTTATATTCGCTTTTTAATTTAATACAATGATTATAGGCAACATAGTTTCAGAAAGTAAAATAATTGCGCCGACTGAATTAAACATTGTTGAGTCTATTGATGAAATAGATAACAATTTCCCAACATTAATTGTTGGATGGGATTTTGTTGAAAAAAAATATCCTGACTATGACATAACTAATAGAAAAATATCTAATAGATTATTCTGGACATTTAAAAGATCGGAAAAAAGAGACTCACATGAAGAGGATTTATTCTTTTTTATTAATTATTGCTATCAAGAGTTAATATCAAAAATTGAATATATTTTTGTAGACCCAATTCATTTTTCACAAAAAATGATAAAAAAATGTATTCGAAAATTTTATTCATTTAATAAAATTTATACATTTGAGGATAATGATATGTATTATGTTTATTCTAATAATATAATATTAGGCATTGATTTATTTTTATTAAAATATATGAAATTAAATCATATTAAAGTTTTAGAAAAAATTAAAAAAAAGAGTATCATTATTCTTTCTGGCGATGAAATAAAAAAAGAATATAAGAAACATCTTGATAGGATCAATGATAGTTTACGATATCTTCCATTCCTATATTCTCTTAATCAAGAATAATTAATTAAATATATAGGTTTAGTGAAGCCTCTTACGTTAAGTAATGTAACTAAACATAGATAAAGGATTCCCACAGGAATCCTTTTTTTTATGTTATTATCTGGACTTTTTATACATCTAAGATATTTATTTATAGTTGTAAAACAATTTAAATGGAAAAAGAAAAAAAATTAGATGTCGTCCTTAATAAGTTTATCGACGAAACCAATCAAGAGACTGAGGAAACTTGTACTTCTGAAGAATGCAAAATAAAAACAGATAAAAGTTTACTTGAGCGCATAAATAAAAAAATAATCGTAGAAGACGGAAGACAATTGTTATTTTAAATCCATGAAAAAACTAAACAAGCAATTGCTCGCAGAAGAATTAAAGAAATTTAGGATGATTTCTGAATATAGCTTCTATACAGGTGAGCCTAATAATATTGACGAAGACGATGAAGATGAATCGGGCGATAATTCAGATATTGACTCTGCAACGCAAGAGGTTGGTGCTGAATTAGGAGTTGATGATTCAAAAACATCTAACGGAGGTGAAACACCACAGGACTCACCTGAGGCACCACTTGACGCAACAAACGCCGATTCTCAGGCAAATACTCCCGTGCCATCCGATGCTTCTGCTGCACCAGCGCCCACTGAAGCGCCTGCAAGTGATGAAGTTGATATTGACGTAACGTCCCTGGTTCAAGGAAGTGAAGAAGCTAAAGAAGCAGCAGAATCAGCAGACCATAAAACAAGTGAGCTGCTGAGTAAATTTGGCGAATTAGAACACAGAGTTAGCTCAATGTCTGAATTAAGTGATAAGATCGATGCTTTAGAGAAAGAAGTTATAAAGAGAAATCCAACGCCAGTTGAAAAATTAGAAATGAGATCGTTATCTTCTTATCCATATAATATAAAACTAACAGATTTTTGGAGTGAAAAAGAGGGTCAATATGACGTTATTAACGATAAACCAGAGGAATACATTTTAACTCAAGATGATGTTGATAACGATTACATTGAAACAAACATTGGTAAATCGTTTGATGCAGATTCAGATGAATATGAGGAAGAGGATATATAATAAAAACGGAGACTTGTATTTTAATCTGGAGGAAGTAAAAAATAAATACTACTCCATTGAAAATGAACTTCTTGATATTTATGCCCAAGGCGCTACAATTGAAGAAGCCGAACTAGATATGTTAGACCAATTCTATTTCACTTATAAACGCCTCAATGAAGTAGAAGACAATAAACTAAGCCGTCATCTTTTGAATGCTAAAAAGTACATTAATCTAATAGTAGACACAATAAACTAAATAAGTTAAACCAAAACTAAATGTCAGAAATCTCCCAAACAGTATTATTTTATTTAATAACATTTGCATTTACTGCAGCCTCAGTATTGTATACAGAAAAACAATTCGATGATGAAAAAGCAGGTTGGGCTCACGCCAGGAGTAGGTGGCATGGATACGGCGCTTTCCAAAGAAGTACACCATTTCTGATCGCCTTGATGATTGGGAAGCAAGAGTGGTATGATGTGCTACTTGCTGCCGCTATTTGCATTCCAGGGTTTGAAATAGGTGTCAACAAAGTTGCTTTGCATGTATCCACTTTTTATAATGGAACAACATCAACCCTTGATAAGAATTTCGGGAAATATAAATGGTATTGTATGGGAGCATTGTTATTCATTTCGCTCATTATAAAATTTACCTCTATAAAGTATCCTATATCTGATTTTTTCGTTTGGCTGGGACATTTAATTTATTCAAACTAAGAAATTTTTTTCTTTTAAAAGTTGTGTTTTGGATATAATCTTAGTAGGTTTGTTTTACCTATGAGAAATAAAAATTCCCACACAAAATGTATAAAAAGAATTGATTTTTAAATTTTCTTTATTATATTAATATAAACATTTTACAAAGGCAACATAACACATAGTGTATAGTTAAAAATTATAATTAAAAACAAACATGGAAACAACAAAAAAAGACGTTGTGGCTGAAATGCTAGCCCAATATGAAAAAAACAGCAAAAATTCTTACACAAAAAAAGAAAATGCCGTCGCCTACGACGAGAAACATTACTTTGGAACATTCTTAGAAGCCAAAGAAAATGAAGCGCAAAAAACCATCAGAATTATCCCAACTGAAGACGGGTCAACCCCATTGGTTGAAATGATTGGTCATAAGATCCAGGTTGAGGGACAATGGAAAACATTCGCGTGTTTAAAGGCAGAAAAGGATACTGATTGTCCTTTTTGTGAAGCGCGCCAAGTGTTACTTGCAACAGGTAATGAAAGCGATAAAAAATTAGCTAATGGTTACGGACAAAAAAAGATGTATATTGTTAAGGTTATTGACCGTGATCACGAAGAAGATGGCCCTAAATTCTGGAGATTTAATCATGATTATCGTAAACAAGGTATTTTTGATAAAATCATTGGTGTAATGCGTGTGGCCAGAGACATCACAAGTGCTGAAAAAGGTCGTGATTTATCAGTCTCAATTGCTAGAGATCAAAACAAAAGGCCTTTCGTTCAGCAAATAGCTGCTTTTGATCCATCACCTCTAAGTGCTGATCCAGCACAAGCCCAAGAATGGATAAATGACCCAATGACATGGCAGGATGTTTATAGCATTAAGCCATATGATTATTTGGAAATTATTGTTAAGGGTGGTGTGCCTTATTGGGATAAGGAACAATCAAAATTTGTTGATAAAAAAGCAACAAAAGAAATTAAAAGTGATAATTTGGATGCAGAATTAAGCATTGGCGTTGCTAATGTTAAACCTAACATTCAAGCCGCTTCACAACCTATTTATACACCCACTATCAGCCAAGAAGAAATCGATGATCTTCCATTCTAAAACTGAACGTAATTAAAAATAACAATTAAAATCCCACCCCCAAAAAGTGGTGGGATTTTTTTACTCTAAAATAAAAATATAATGGCTTCTAAACCAAAAAAAATAATTGAAAAAAAAGACTTTGATCTAAATGCTTTCATGAAAACAGAAGGGATGAATAAAGAGCCAGAAGATAAAGAATTAACATGGATACCGCTGTCTAAAGCATGGCATGACGCCTTAAAATTACCAGGATTTCCTCGTGGATTTGTAAGTCTTGTAAGAGGATACAGCAATACGGGTAAATCAACAGCTTTTTATGAAGCAATAGCTGGCGCTCAAAAAGTTGGAGATCTTCCAGTTGTGTTTGAAACAGAAGGAAACTGGAATGCTGATCACGCAAAAAAGGTTGGCGTCAAGTTTTTAACAATTACAGACGAAAAAACAGGAGAAGTAAAAGAGGTACCTGACGGATTTATTCTAATTAGAAATCATGATTTATACGATAGGTATAAAAATTATGATCATAGTACGTCTAAATGGACAGCATCACCGACAAGAGGCGAGCCAGTTATTGAGGATGTTGCTTTATATATTAGTGACTTGATTAAAAAACAAGAAGAAGGTGTGTTACAAAGGGATCTGTGTTTCCTTTGGGATTCAATCGGAACACTTAATTGTTACAAGTCTGCTGTTTCAAATGCAAGCAATAATATGTGGAATGCAGGTGCTATGGGTGTTTTCCAGGGTATTGTCAATTTTAAAGTACCTAGCTCAAGGTCACTTACTTCTTCCTACACTAATACCTTTATTGCGGTTCAGAAAATTTGGCTTGATAGCATGAATGGAATGGTAATTAAGCATAAAGGTGGAGAGTTCTTTTTCTTTAACTCAAGAATAATTGTTCATATGGGTGGAATACTTACTCATGGAACAACAAAATTAAATGCAGAAGCATTAGGTCAGAAGTTTCAATATGGAACTCAGGTAAAAATAAGATGTGAAAAAAATCATGTTACTGGTATAGAAAGAAACGGAGAAATAGCATCAACACCACATGGATATGTTAATCCTGCTGAACTATCTGAATATAAGAAACAAAATAGGCAATTCATCCATGATGCGCTTAATGTAGCATACGATACCGAACTGAATTTCACTACTGAAGAAGGAACAATAGAAGGCGATATAACAAATCGGGAAGATATTTAATATTTTTAACCTAATAAAAGGAATAAGTTGAACAAAAGGCCACCACGTAATGGCGAAACAAGAATTAAAGCAGAAAACACACTCCTTGTAGATGGCAATAGTCTGTTTAAGACAGGGTTCTTCGGCGCCCGCGACGCTTACAATCATCATGGCGAAAATATAGGAGGTGTTTACCAATTTCTAACTGTTTTGAGAAAATTACTAACTGAGGATATATATCATCGGGTATATGTCTTCTGGGATGGTAAGTTCAGTGGTAAATTACGCTACGAACTCTACTCTCCTTACAAGAGCTCAAGAGGTAAGGATTACCTCAATGGTACACAGCCAGTTGACGAAGACGAAGTAAGACAGAAGGCCATGGTTAGGCAGTATATGGAGGAGTTATCCATACGCCAATTAATGCACCCAATTATTGAAGCTGATGACTTCATTGCTTATTGCTGCTTAATGCGAAAACCATACGAAAAAATTACCATTTGTTCCAATGATAGGGATATGTGTCAGCTAATTGAAGAGAATGTAAGAATTTATTTTTGTGATTTAAAGAATTATGTTGGAACAAGCAATTATTTTGAGTATTTTAGTCATCATAACAGCAATTCAGTGTTGATAAAAACTATCACAGGAGACAACAGTGATAGTATAAAGGGAATCAAAGGCGTTAAGGAACAAACTCTACTATCTCTCTTCCCTGAATTGAAAGAACATAGATTAACTATTGATGATATTTTAACCAAAGCTAAAGAATTACAAGATAATAGAATTAAAGAGAATAAAAAGCCACTACAAAAACTAACAAACATAATTGAATCGGTAACAGATGGCGTCCAGGGTAAAAAAATCTATGAGATAAACTCAAGATTGGTAGACTTAAAGCGACCACTTCTAACAGAAGATGGAATAGCCGAAATAAGCCTACTTATGGAAGGTGAAATGGGTATAGATGATAGAAGCCTTAAAAATGTAATGACTCTGATGAAAAAAGATGGATTAGAGCACATGATTGGAGCTAATAGATACCCTGAATTCCTGCTACCATTCAAAAAACTAACAGAAAGAGAAAAAACCTATGAACAAGAAAATTGAAGAACAGAAATTTGCTTTTGTGTTGTACATTAATAATCACATTATTTGTGAGAGGTACTTTCACATCAGAGACTACAATTCGGATGTAATATATTCGTCTGAATTGAAATATTTAATGGATAATATTGCTGGTGTTAATAATGGCGAGTATGGTGGTATGGGGATCATACCTAAACACTTAAAAAAATTATCCATTGACCATTTATGGAGTCAATACAATCCATACATTCCACAAGAATTTGTTGGAGTTAAAAATAATTTTGATAAAGAAGACATTTTTACCTTTGAAATAAAGGTGGACAAAGAACCAGTAGCTAAGAGCAGTTTTTCTGGTAATCTGTTTCCAACCAAAGTTAGATATCAAGTAGATATTAAAGAAATAATTCCCTCTATTATATCAGAAATAAGATATTTTTTTAGTCTTAAAAAGTATACGCATGAATATGCTGACTACCAATTGTAATATGATTTAATTCATTAAAAGACTAAAAAATATAAAATAAATGGCAAAAATAGACAAAGATAGCCTAGGCTATCTAGGGCATGACTTTCAACTAAGATTAATTTCACAATTAATAATAGACGAAAAATTTTCATCTTCAATAATGGATATTATTGATCCTAATTATTTTGAAGATGAGCACTTACGAATAATTTCTGCAACAATTAAAGACACTTATTCGTCTTACGAAATAACTCCAGATATGGGAAGTTTGGAGGCTAGGCTACTTGATAGAACATCAGATACTATTCAAAGAAAATTTCTTATTTCAAAATTGCAACAAATAAAAGAAGTTTCTCTAAACGATTCTTTATGGGTACAGGATACTGCGATGAAATTCTGTAAGCAGCAAGAATTAAAAAAATCAATCTCTATAATTTCAAAAATTATAGAAAAAGGAGAAATTAGTGACTATGATCAGTGTGAAGAAATAATCAAAAAAGCACTTGAGCATGGTGCACCTAAAGATGATGGAGTAAATGTAACTGATAATATAGATGAAGTATTATCAGATGATTACAGAAGCCCTATTCCTACTGGAATTAAAGGTTTAGACGAAGTTATGGATGGCGGATTAGGACCACGAGAATTGGGTGTTATTCTTATGGCTTACGGGGTGGGCAAAAGTTTAGCTAACTCAAATAGAATTTATACGCCTGATGGTTATAAGTTAATGAGTGACATTAAGGTCAATGATCTTGTAATAGGAACAAATGGTGAAGCCCATAATGTCTTAGGCGTTTATCCGCAAGGTTTAAAGGACATGTATAAAGTATTATTTAATGATGGAACAAGCACATTTTGTTGTAAAGAACATCTGTGGTCTGTCAATTCTATGTCACAACGAAATATACATACAACAATAAATGGTAAAACAGTAAAATTACCTAAAGATAACTCGTTTAGAGTGTTATCAACAGAAGAAATAAGCAAGAAACTACGTGTTGACGGTGGTAGACATTTAAATTATAGGATACCAGTTATAAAACCAGTTAATTTTAAACCTAAAGAGGTAGTTATTGATCCTTATGTATTAGGTGTTTTATTAGGTGATGGATGTATCACGAATGGTACTCAACCAAACTTTGTAACGAAGGATCAAGAAATTATAAGAGAAGTAGAAAAAAGAGTTAATAAATCTATTAAAGTAACTGAATTAAAACGAAATATAGAAAAAGAAGAGAACGGCGTTTTAGTTATGGTTGAACGTACCCTAACAAAAGTTTCAATCCATTCAATTAAAAATGAATTAATAGAACTTGAGCTAATGGGCTGCAATTCTGGAAACAAATTTATACCATCCGAATATTTATATAATTCAGTGGAAAATAGGATTGAATTATTACAGGGGTTAATGGATACTAACGGATATTGTAGTAAGGCAGGTAGGATTCAGTTTTCAACTGTATCTGAAAGATTAAGTAATGATGTTAGGGAATTGGTTTTGTCTCTTGGAGGTTTTTGTAAAATTAAAAATAAGATTCCAACGTATAAACACAATGGAATTAAAATAGAAGGGAAAAAATGTTATATTATAACAATGTCTTTTTCAGATGAAAGCATTCGCCCATTTAAATTAAACAGGAAGTTAGAAAGAGTTGTATACCGTAAAAAATATGCTTTTAATAAGTACATAAAAACAATTGAGTTTTCTCATAAAGAAGAGGCTACGTGTATAATGGTTGATAGCGATGATAGTTTATTTGCAACAGACGATTTCATTCTCACCCATAATACTACTCTAGCAACTAAGATTGCTAATACTGCCAAGAACCTTGGTAAAAACGTGGTTCAGATATTCTTTGAAGATAATGAGAAAGTAATTCAAAGGAAACATCTTGCTTGTTGGTCAGGTTATGAATTGAATAGTCTAAGCCTTCATAAGGATGAGTTAAAAGAAATAGTTGAAAGAAAGAAGAAAGAAAAAGGATTGCTTATCCTTAAAAAATTTCCAAGCGGATTTACTACGGTTCCAATAATTAAACAATACTTAAGGAGACTAATTGCAAAGGGTATAAGGCCTGACATGATTATAATTGATTATGTAGATTGTTTGATTCCGTCTAAAAAGGTAGATGATGTTAATGTTGGTGAGGGTATGATAATGAGAGAGATAGAAACACTTATTGACGAAATGCAAATAGCTGGTTGGGTTTGTACTCAAGGTAACCGAAGCTCTATAAAATCTAACATCGTTGAGGGAGACCAAATGGGTGGTTCTATAAAGAAAGGACAAATAGGACACTTTATTATCTCAGGTGCTAAGTCACTTGATCAAAAAGAAAATGGAACAGCAAATATGGCGATTATTAAATCTAGATTTGGCTCATCGGGAATGATTTTCGAAGATATAGTTTTTGATAATGCCAGGGTTCATATAGACATGAGCAGTAATAAGGGCCCCGTAAGTCACAGTCAATTTATTAGTAATACTGACGAGGCAAAACAACAGAGAGTTAACCTCCTGCTTGAAGCAACAAAAAGATTGAAAGAACAACAATTAGAAAACAATAATTAAATTAAAAAAAAATATTAATAGGAATGGATAATAGTTTAACTGAATATTTTAATGGTGATAAAATGGCCGCTGATTCTTGGGCTAGTAAATATCAGATGAAAGATGATAATAATATAGAAATGGAGTCAACGCCAGACAATATGCATTGGCGTCTTGCCAAAGAGTTTGGTGAAGTAGAGTATTCATACAGGCGAGAAGAAATAGAGGCAAAAAATATAGATCACTTGTCTTCTTTTGGAAGACGACTCATCGAGAGAAGAAAATCACAGAGCAAAAAGGACGTAGTTAATGAAATATATACATACTTCGAGAAGTTTAGAAAGATAGTTCCACAGGGCTCAATAATGAGTAACTTAGGTAATCCGTATGTATTTGGTAGCCTTAGCAATTGTTTTGTGATACCAGCACCGTATGATTCATATTCAGGATTGTTAAAAACAGACGAAGAGTTAACTCAATTAATGAAACGCAGAGGTGGCGTGGGTACAAGACTTGATTCGTTAAGGCCTACAAAAGCTAAGGTATCTAATGCAGCAAAGACTAGTACAGGTGTTCCTTCATTTATGGAAAGATATAGTAATACAACCAGAGAGGTTGCACAAGATGGGCGTAGAGGAGCACTCATGCTATTGCTTCATTGCTTGCATCCAGATATATTTAAATTTGTTACAGCTAAGGATGATAAAACAAAGGTAACAGGAGCAAACGTTTCTAGTATGCTTACAGATGAATTCCTTAGATCGGTTGAATTGGACGCAGATTTTTTCTGTAGGTTTCCAATTGACTCACCGATAGAAAAATTTAACTCGTTATTAGAAGCTAACCAAGATTTGCCTTACAACGAAATGAAAACGCTTGAAGGTAGTCAGGCACCAGTATATGTAATGAGAATTCATGCAAAGGAATTGTTTGATCTTATTGTAGAAATGGCGTGGAAGAATGCAGAACCAGGGGTGGCATATATTGACAGAATTCAGGATTATGCTCCTGATGGAGTTTATCCAAGGTTTCGGCCAACTAAATGTAATCCCTGCGGCGAAATATGGATGGGTGATTATGATGCATGCAGATTGATTGCCGAAAATTTCTTTTATTTTATTGATAACCCATTTACAGAAAATGCAGCGATTAATGTAGAAAAAGTTTATGAAGTATCTTATATGCAACAGCGTCTTGGCGATAATCTTATCGACCTGGAAGTTCAATACATTCAGAGAATAATAGATAAAGTTAAGAAAGATCCAGAGCCAGAAGAGGTAAAAGCCAGGGAGATTAATCTATGGACCAGTATCAGAAATACAACGAGAGATGGCAGAAGAACAGGGAATGGGTTTACAGCGCTGGGAGATATGCTTGCAGCATTGAATGTTAAATACGGTAGTCAGGATGGCCGAGATGCGGCAGAAGTTGTTATGAAAATAAAAATGATGGCTGAACTTGACGCAAGCATTGATATGGCAATAACTAGAGGTGCGTTTAAAGGTCACAATAAGGACGTTGAATTTGATATTGAGAATGGAGAACTTGTAGGTAAGAATAGTTTCTACAAGATGCTTATGGAAGAATTTCCTATCCAGGCAGAAAGAATGTTTCAGAATGGGAGACGTAACGTGAGCTGGTCTACTGTTGCTCCAACAGGAACCGTAAGTCTTATGACTCAAACAACAAGTGGTTTGGAACCTCTGTTTAAAGCTTATTATATTAGGAGAAAGAAGATTAATCCTAATGATACTAATGTAAGAATTGATTTTACAGATCAAAATGGAGATACATGGCAAGAATATGCAATACTTCATCCTAAGTTTAAAGAGTGGCTTATACTGAACTTTAAATCTAAAGGAGCAACGGATGAAGGAGCTAAAAAGCTGATAGATAATTCATCAAAACTAGAATTATCCTACTCATTTGAGCAATCTCCTTGGTATGGTAGTGAAGCTAATGATATTAGCTGGGAAGATAGGGTTAAGATGAATGCTATTATTCAGAGGTACACGTCAAATGCGCTTAGTTGTACTATAAACCTTCCAACAGATGTACCTAAATCAACTGTTGCAAACATATACTTGACTGGGTGGAAACTAGGTTTAAAAGGCGTTACAGTATATCGTGATGGGAGCAGGTCAGGGGTTTTAATTAATGAACCAACAAAAAAAGTAGATAAATTTGGTTATACTGATGCACCAAAAAGACCTAAAGAACTTAATGCCGATTATTACTTCGTGACTTCTAAGGGTAAAAAATATGCAGTAATCGTTGGTCTTATGAATGAAGTACCTTACGAGGTGTTTGTCTTTGAATCTCCAACGGCTGAAGAACATTTAAAAGGTAAAATTGTTAAGGTAAAAAGAGGTGTTTATAAATTTATTTCAGAAAAATATACTATTGATAATTTACAATTATCACAGGAGCACACTGATGAGAAATTGCTCACCAGATGGATTTCTCTCTTGTTAAGGCATGGTGCTAACCCTAAGTTCATCGCTGAACAGGTTGAGAAATCAGAAGTTCAGATTACATCATTCCCTAAAGTAATTGCAAGAATGCTTAAAAAGTATATTCCTAACGAAGCAACTAATGAAGAATGTCCTGAGTGTCATCAACCAACCATGATTTACGAAGAAGGATGCAAGAAGTGTAAAAACTGTGGTTTCTCAAAGTGTTGATAGTCAATGAGTTATAATAAAAAACGGGAAATATTGTTTCCCGTTTTTTATTTACTTTGTTAGATATTTATTACTATATGGCAACTAAAAGATATATAAATATTAAATTTCCTTTTCAGGACAGCCCAGATGGGTTATTTTTAAACCTTAATACAACTGATAGCCAGGCTATAAAGAGTGATCTAATGCATTTACTATTAACAAGAAGAGGTCAGAGGCTATACAATCCTAATTTTGGTACTAATTTAATTCAGTATATATTTGAACCAGAAGATTCACCGTCGTTTCAACAAATTCAAGATGAAATTACCACATCAGTTAAAAGATATTTACCAAACCTCCAGATAAATTCAATAAATGTTGTTCAGTCTGAGGAAAGCGAATATGCTGCAGAAGTAAGGCTAGATTATACTGTTTCGGATGGTGTATTTACTGAGGATGATTTTGTGGTTATAAAATTATAACTCTGATGAGTCCTTTCCACGGAATTTTTTAGCAGCATTCTTATTTTCTTCTTTCTTTTTATCAGGAACCACCTTGTTTCTGAATCTACCATCGTAGAAACCTTGTTTCTTGGCTTCTTCTCTATTTTTGCTATCGTGATTCAAACCATTTAGCTTCTTTTTCATATAGATTTATTTTTACAAATATAACATAAATAGTCCAATGTTCTATGTTTAAACTATTTCCTAAAAAAATTACTTACTTATATTTATTATAAACAAAAAAACATGGCTAAAGGCATTGCATATACGTCTAGGAACTTTCTTGATATCAGAACTGATTTAATCAATTTTGCCAAGCAGTATTATCCTGATATATTCAATGATCTAAACGATAGTAGCATCGGTATGATGCTTATTGAGTTAAATTCAGCTGTTGGAGACATGCTTTCTGCAAATACAGATAGAATGTTTCAGGAAACTCAAATTGATTATGCTCAGGAGAGGAAATCAATCCTCTCAATGGCAAGAACATTTGGTTTAAAAATACCAGGCAAGAGTCCGAGCGTGACTCTTGTTGACTTTACAGTCACAGTTCCTGTTAATGGAGATTCGTTTGATCTTCAATATGCACCCATAATCAGAAGTGGAGCACAAATTAATGGGGCTGGTAAAACGTTTGAAACAAGTAATGATATTGATTTTTCTTCACCTTTTTCAATAGGTGGAATTCCTAACAGAATAATCATACCGAATTTTGATACAAATGGGAATCTTTTGAATTATACTCTAACAAAGAGAGAGATGGTAAAGAATGGCTACACAAAAGTTTTTAAAAAAGCTATAACTGTTGCAGATGTAAAGCCATTTCTTGAGGTAGTACTACCTGATGATAATGTTATCTCAATAGAGAGCGTGATAACACTCAATGGTAGTAATTATATTGCAGAGCCAAGTCTTTATGATTTCACAAATATAAATAACAGATGGTTTGAAATGGATGCACTTGCAGAGGATAAAGTTTTTATAGAGGATATGAGCATTATTAGTGACAATCCAGGAATTATTCCAGGTAAATATATAAAAACTGATAAGAAATTTATTAGAGAATACACTGATTTGGGCTTTACGAAGATAATTTTTGGCGGTGGATCGCAGGATATTAGTTCATTAAATGAATTTGACACGAATTCAGCGCTATTAAATCAAATTGGAGATTTTATTAATAATTTATCACTTGGTATTGTCCATTCACCAAATACAACTCTTTTTATAAAATATAGAGTTGGAGGCGGAGCAGACACTAATCTTGGCCAAGGAGTATTAAGAAATTTAGGAATTGTAGATATATCTGTAAATGGTGAAGATATAAACAAGAATAATTTAGTTAAGTCTTCCTTAAAGGTTAATAATTTATTTCCAGCACTTGGGGGCAAGGACGCTCCATCAGTAGATGAAGTAAGAAATTTAGTACGCTATAATTTTTCTTCTCAGAATAGAGCAGTTAACATTAAGGACTATAATTCTAGAATTCAGTTAATGCCAAGCGAATTTGGAAAACCATTTAGATGTGGTGTCATTGAAATACAAAACAAGATTAAAGTATATATTTTAGGCCTTAATGGCGATGGAACACTTACCAGTTCCATAACAAGCACCCTTAAGCAAAACATAGAAAATTACTTATCGGATTATAAGTCAATAAACGATTATGTTGTTGTAGGGAACGGAAGAATAGTTAATCTAGCTTTCGAAGTTGACCTATTCATTGATAAACAATTTTCTCAATCACAAATAGTAAGCCAGGTTATTACAGATATAACTCAATATATGAGTGTGAATAACTTTCAAATGGGTGAGAATATATATTTATCAGCATTAATAGAATTGATTAACAATGTTGGTGGTGTTTTAAATGTTATTGATTTAAGAATTTATAATAAAGTTGGAGGAAATTATTCTCTTAACGAGATTACACAGCCTTATTTGGACGCAGAAACTAGACAAATAGATGTTAGTGCGGATTATACACTATATGGAGAGCCAATGACTATGTTTGAAGTTCTAAATCCTACTAAAGATATTAGTGTAAGGGTTAAATAAACCATTTCCTTTATATCTAAAAAACCTATAATTAAAAAAAAAATTAATTCTATCAAACATGTCATGTTGTAAAGCGCCAAAAAATTCAAATTCTGAAAGCATTTCAAAGAATCCTATTAATATACGTTTTGGAAATATTTTTGTATTTCTATTAATGATGTTATTATTACCTGTAATCATTGTAGGTATTATTATAATATTATTTTATCATATTGTACTCTCAAATAGAGTGGATTTAATACCAGTTTTACGCTATGCGTTGAAGCGTCTGAATGGCCAGCGTAAGCCAGAGATCGTTTATGAATACATCGATTCAAATGACTATAAACTCCAAGATGTAGAAGACACAGAAGATACAGAAGAAAGTTATGTCTAAAAATACTATACGTATAAGAACAACGCCAGACGGAGGCGACACATATATTAAAGCTCAAATTGATCAGGATTTTGATTTTATTGAGATCTTATCGCTAAAGATAAGCCAAGATAAAGTGTATCAAAAATTTTGTTCTGATTATGGAGTAGTAGTTGGCCGAGTTTATGCTAACTCAGGTTTCGGCATTCCCAATGCAAGAGTCTCTATATTTATACCCATTGATACTGAAGATAAAAACAACCCTGAAATTGCAAAATTATATCCGTTTGAAACTATTACGGATAAAGACACTAATGGCGTTAGGTATAATTTGCTGCCTAATGAAAGTGATAGCAATGATTCATGCTATACGCCAGTTGGTACGTTTTCGTCCAAGAGAGAGATCCTTGATAATGACAAATTACTAAGCATTTATACTAAGTATTACAAGTACACCACTGTTACTAATAAAGCTGGCGACTTTATGCTTTTTGGTGTTCCAATAGGTAATCATATGCTTCATGTGGACGTAGATATATCTAACATCGGAATTGTTTCACAAAGGCCGTATGATTTAATAGCTCAGGGTGCATCAGATAAATTATTTGATACATCTACTAAATTTAAATCCAGTACAAATCTTGATAGTCTTCCGCAAGTTAAGAGTATCAATACAGGTGTAAACGTTCTTCCATTCTGGGGAGATACAGATAATTTCGAAATTGGTATATCTAGAGTAGATGTGGACATTAACTATGATATTAAACCTGCAGCTATTTTCATGGGAAGTATTTTTGGAGACAGCGAAAAAAATAGTGTTAATAAAAATTGTCGCCCAAGAAAAAAAATGGGCAATATTTGTGAAACAAATACTGGCGCTGGCAGTGTTGAAATGATTAGAAAAACTGATGACGGAGGAATAGAGGAGTATAATGTGGAAGGCGGACGTGTTATTGATGACGACGGAGTATGGGCATACCAGGTCCCAATGAATCTAGATTATATGGTTACAGATGAGTTTGGCAATCTTATTTTAACCGACGATAAGAGTAAGGGCGTACCAACAAGAACTCGCGTCAGATTTAGAGTTGGCTTGGATGAAAAAGGAGACGTTGGACGATTAAGAACCCGTGCTAAATTTTTAATACCTCATAATCCAGAAAAATTTGAGGATAGAGATTTTTCATTTGATAAAACAACCAAGGATTCAAGTTTTGTTGATCTATATTGGAATAAGATTTATTCTATCAAGAGCTTCATACCAAGAATTCAAAACTCTGGCGGCGTTGACAACAGGAATACGTTGGGCATGAAAGATTTGGCCAAGTGCTCAGGTGAAAAAAATCCATTTCCATATAATAGGATGGATACTAATGTCAGTCCTATATTTTCAGTTATATGTATATTAGTTTCTATAATTGCGACGTTTGTTTCAGTATTAAATGGGATATTATGTTTTATTCATAATATAAAAATACTAGGCAATCGTATTTTTGGCAGTGTGGAACCAATACCCTTAACTTGTCCATCCGATCCAAAAATAGATTATATTGTTGGCGCAAAGAAATGTAATGGCGTTAAAACAGATGTTTTTGTTGATTGCTTATCAGCAGTTTTAGCTGAAGATTTGGATGTTTTTGAACTTGATTTTTATAATGATTGGATTAACGGAAGTTTATATGCTTATAGCTTAAAATATAAGAAAAAAAGAAAAGGAAGTGAAAAATTTTGTGAGTATGATTGCACTGATTTTCCTGATTCTATTGATAAGAACAATTGTAATAGCAAGTTATTACTTGATTCATGCACAGGAAACGGTGTTGACCCGTCTGACGATTCCCATCAAAAGACATATAATACTGTTAGCCTTTCGGACGGATTTATAAGCGATTATAATGAAGTACTTTATTATAGCCCCATTGTGCATAATGGAAAATTTAGATTATTTGCCACAGATATTATTAGCCTGGGTTCTATCTTTGATTGTGATTGGCAAGGAATGCCAAAAATACAGCAATATTTATTACCCACTAGTTTTAAACTTCCTCCTGTAATTACTGAATCAGAGGATGATGGATCGGTAGTATGTGGAATGACGAACGTTACTAATAGAACATCAGGAAATGGCGTTTTTTTTACAATAGATTGTAGTGGTGTTCGTTTGGATGAGGGTAATTGTAGTAATATTAGAAAAATATGTGAAATAGGAAATGATTTGCCAGGTGCTGACTGTACTGTTGGTTTGAATGACATTTATGATGTAACAGATCCTGTTGATGTCATAAATAGTACCAATAAATTCGTAAGAAACATGTTTTATGGGTTAAATATTAGTGGTACTTCAGTATTTTCTTTAACAGATGGATTTATACCTGTTACTGGTGGAAGCGGAGGCCTGATCACACCGATAGTGAATGACCCCTCTGGTGGACTTTTGTTTTATGGATTGAATCTTAACGGAAATAATATTGGTTTTACTGGCGATATAAACACTCCAGTCTTTGGAACATCATTTAATGTTTCTGATAGTAGATTCAAGCAAGTAAATGGCATAGCCTATGATAAATTTAGGAGTTATTATCCCGCAGCCAGTGGAACATATCAACAACCTCTTGGCGGCTCATTCTTTTTTTATTTCGGACTACACCCAGGAAAAACTGCATTGGATAAAATGAATAGTAGATTCTTTACCAAGTGTACAAAAACTGTTTCAGATGATTTTATAATAGAGAGTAGTTTTACACCAGTTACAGCAGAAAATGCTAGCGATGGAAGCATAACGTTCAATTTTATTGGCGGAACTGAACCTTATACTTATACGTGGAGCGGAATAAATTATACAAGCGGACCAACCGTAGGAAGCAGCGGAATGATTAGCGGATTAAGGAATGGTGAGTATAAAATAGTTGTTTCAGACCTGAAAGGTAATTCTCAGGAAAAAACAGTAACAGTAGGCCTTCCAGGTGCGTTAGCTTGTTATCTACAGATCAATAAAAACGCTACGACTCAGACGTCAAACGATGGTCAGATTTTAATATATGCAATTGTTGGCGGCAAGGCACCATACACCCTTACTTACACGAAGCCAGATAATACTTCAAAAGTTATGAGCATTAAACAAGGCGATATATTAAATGAAGTACCGTTTGGAATAAATACATTTGTTTTTACAGACTCAACTAATCCAGTTCAAAACTACACTACAACTGTTGATGTTAAAGCGCCTGATAAATTATTTTGTAATGTAATTGTTACTGACTCTAAATGTGGCGAAGATGGAAATGGTCATATTGATGTTTCTATTAGTGGTGGAACTAAGCCTTATACAGTCAAATCAACCGATTTTGATGGTAATGAAATTGATGTCTCCTCAGATTATTCTTTATCGGCAGGCATATATACAATAATCATTACTGATTCTGGAATGCAGACCTTAGTTAAGACTGTGACAGTGAAAACTAATTCTAAACCTATAGCAGTAATTAGCACAAAACGTTTACCAACAGGCATATATACACATACAGTAAGTGCAAGGAGCGGATATGGTATTCCGCCATACACAGGTACAGGAATTATTGTAGATCATAATAAAACATTAACAGCAAGTATTACTGATAGCACTGGTTGTGAATCAGAAGCAGTGACTGGTTAATAAAAATTTATAAACTTGGATAGAATACAACAAATACTTGGTGAAGATAAATCAAAAGAATCTGTAAATTCTGATTCATTCATTAATTTAGGCTTGGTCCAATCAAATAAGATTCTTCCAACAAATGAAATAAATAAAGTTATTGACATTGGTGAACAATTTAACAAAGAGAGGCAAGCCAGTACTTTTTATAGATTGTTTGGCAGTATCAACCCAATTGCTTCCAATGCTCTCTTTAACATCAATGGAGTTAATTCTTGGGAATATCTAAATAATGACTTATTTAAAAATGATTCAATTGTAACCTTAGATGATTCAATAAAGAATAATTTAAAAGAAATTGATGGATGGTTTGGTTTTCTTAATCCTGTCAAAGGGGCTAGTATTTGTAATTTTATAGATATGGAGCCAAGAAGAGAATATTTTTATCTCACGAGAAATAATATCATAGACGCTATGAATTGGAACCTGACCATCACGTATCCCTCAGAGAGTGATAAGGATCATTACCTGGTAAAGGATGGATTAATTATAGTAGATAAAAAAATAGTTAATTTTGGTGGTAAAGAAGTAATAGCATTGGCTACGCCAGTTATTCATAATTTATCAGTTGGAAATATAGTAAGATTAAAAGGTGTGGTTGATGAGGGAGATTACGAAGTGATCAGACTTGGCCTGGATAACGGAGATTTAGCAGAATATTATTTTTGTATACAGGCTGATGCATCGAAAGTAACTATTAACAGCGATACTAGGGCAACAAGAATAGTTAATGGGAACCCTTCAGAGTATTATTTTAGAAAATTCAAAAAAATAAAAACTAGAAGTACTAATGTAATTGAGAATGATGATTATGAAATAAGCGCTCTTGCTTTTAGTGAAAATATATATACTGATACTGTTTCTCAGTTTTCGTTTAATGAAGATATTGATATAAGTAATTTAGTGGATAACCTTGGAAGACCTCTTAGTGAATTATTTTTGACTAAGATTAAAACAAATGGAAATGGAATGTTTAGCCGAGTTTCTTCTGGTATAGAAGCTCCTTTTATATCAAATTTAGCAAGTAATCTTAGTTACTTAAAAAGAGTTCCAATCATTCAAAGGATTCACAATGGAGAATCATTTCCGTTTAACTCGCATATTCCTTTAGAAGAAGACATTGATATTGATTCAAATGAATTCTATGGTGATGTTGTGGAGTACAATACCTATGAACTAAAAGAAATTGTTCTGGCTCGCGTTCAACATAGATTTAATACTCTTGATAGAGAAACTAGTGGAAATGCTATTATTCCTGGCCCAAGGCATGAAGGTTATTATTACAATGCACACGATTTAATAAAGATTAGAAATTTTTCTTCTTATATAGAACAGGGTGATAAAAATACTGTAGGAATGCCATTTTATAAGACTGATTTAGGCGATGGAAGATTTTTATGGAGAGATTTACTTGATATTGGAGTGAATGACGGCCAGACAGATGATGTTAACTATCCATTTTTAAACGGTTGTCATTATATTTATAAAAATTATACGATTCATATTAGAAGACAAGATCCATTTGATAATTGGGGTTTATTTTTTTCAAAATTCCCTGGCGATCCTATTGGGAACACACTTAGTGATAATTTTAAAATAAACCTGTCAAGTAATGATTGTTAACAGATTTGCTATTAATTTAAATACGTTTTTAAGTAGTTCGGCGACAACTATAAATGTTCCGATAACCGTGGAGCATCAATTAGTTGACAATTCTGACTTAATAGAAAATGTGTTTGTTGAAACAGAGACACAAAAAGCGATAAATCCCATAATTGATTATGAAAGAGTTAGGTTTACACCTAAAACACTTTTAAATAATGGAGTTTCCTATATAAAATATGTGTTAAACACAATTGATAATGATAAGAATGCGTTGCCATTAACTCATTATTCTGACATAGGATTTATTGATTCAGATATCAGATTTAAAAAAAATTATTTTACTAAGACCTATTTGTCGTGTCAATTTTTTGATTCTGATATAGCTCTAAATCAAAATTTAGTCACCTCACTTACCATCTATACAATGCTAACAGCAGATGACATCTACCCAATCAAATCAACGGATGGCATTCCAGGACGCACTAAGCCAGCGTCACAAATACCTGTTAGATTTGTACTCAGTAATCCAGTAACTAATCCAGAAGGTGTGGCTGAAGGATATAGCATTTATGATTATAAGAGTGATTTTAAAATTGGATACCCTAAATATCTTTACATGAGGGCTAGTTTTAATAATGCTAAAACAGGCAAAGCGTTTAATTTAATGACCGAGGGACAGGCTTTTCCGATAGATATTTTAGTAAATAAATTATACACTAGATATATATTATATAGGGATCAGACAGGGTTTTATTACCAAATAGATGATAAATATTCATCAAATGTTAAGTACACGGAAGCGCTAAATGATTCTAGTGTTGAAATTAATTTGTATCCAATTCAAGTATTATAATGTATACTATAAAAAGAAAAATATTATTAGAAGATAGCATTGATAGGAGTAATGGGCCTAAGTATGGGACTTTAACAGCATCTACGTTTTATTTAAACGTGTTTTTAACACAAAATATAGATGATGCAGGACTCTTTACTGATATTCCTGTTGATCAAACTTCTAAACTTGCTTCTGATTATTTTAGCGACGGTGTAAGAGTAACAGGCTATACTGAGTCATTGATTGAGGATCTAAGGACGTATAAGTCAACTCAGCCTTTCATCATTGGATTTAACACCAACAGCGAAGTTTACATTAATCATCAGGGTAGTATAATTAATGGAGTAGATAGAGTAACAGAATTAAGCAATGATAAAAACGTTTATACTATTGGAACAAATCAGAATGATCCTTATATAGGAACAACTGGACAGACTACAGGAATATTGTATACAGATTACTTAAATGAAAACAGACTGACATTAGATAATTCATCTATTCCTGTAACGTCCATCGACTACCAGGGTGAGGGATGGAATAGTACGAACACTTCTTACTCGGCTCTTACCAAAGAGGAGTATCTTTTTGGTATAATTTCCCCGCCAGAAGTTAAAAGTGATGTATTTATTGATAGAGGGGTAACGAGTGTACTTGACAAACATTTAATGCTTGGTGAAATAAGAACTCTTGACGAACTCGTGAAGTATGGAAACGGACTCTACAACATAAATAAAATATAAGTGTCATGAATAAATCTTATGAGTTAAAAAAGAGCGGCCAAGTTTGTTATTCAATAACATGAGTTAAATTAGACTTTTAAAATAAAATATAATGAGCCAAGGAATTTACGGTATAACTAGAGGTGCAGATGTTTCACCAGATGATGTTGAGATATTTTATCATTTTACGCCATCTCGTGATCAGGTTGGAAACCAGAGTCTGATTAAATTGGATTCTAATGAGGTTTTGGTGCGCATGGACAACCCTAATAAGGTCCAGTCAGGTATTAGTGGCTTTGAATCATTTAGTGGCTTATATACGCTTAAATTGCCTGCTTCCGTATTTGGTGTGAAAGGCTTTTATACAATTATTATTAAACCAGTCGAAATCAGAACAAAAATAATTGATACAGGCGTTTTATCAGCACTTCCTGATACTAAGGGAATCCTCTTTGATACCAGCACGCTACCCGCTAATTTTACAAGCAGGTTTGATAACAATGGCTTAGTAGGGTATAGAATAGAGTACCTGAGTACCAATTCAAATGTGACAGATGCAAAAGTGAATAACTTCTTTAGAATTATTACGTCTAACAACAGAGCAGAGCCTGTTAACCAGAACTTAACCAACACAAATCAAAAAGCAATCAGATATAGATTAAACGATAATTCAAGCCTTGTATTTTGTACAGTTTCTCCTAGTTCGGCGTCTAGTATAACACCTAACGCTCAACCGTACATAGGACAGCCTAATCAGGAAGTGATCATAACCAATACATTCTTTAACCCAACCGTTGTGGAAGTAGAAATGGTTCAGCACGACATTGAGACGCTTGCTTATAGCCTTTATGGTAATCAGACTAAATCACTTGAAGACGGTGTGTATACTGTTTATAATTTTGCAAATGAAATATATAAACAATATGATTTATATGAAATTAAAGATAAGTTTACTGGAGTTCCTTTATTTGAAATTAAGGAGGAAAAAGATAATGTAGACTTTGGTAAAGAATTTAAAACAATTACTACTGTATAATGGCGAACGATAGAATCAAGGTTGTTGGATATGCGCAAAAGAAATTCTTTGGGTCAAATATTGAGTATCGTAATTTTACTCCTGATTTAGTTGGTTTACAACAAACCACAGACGGAGGATCACCCATATTTACATCAGGAAATTTCGCTATCACCACTAATTTTGATGATAGATTAAGTAAATTATTTAACACTAAGAAATTTTCTAATTTCGTTACATTGAGTGATCTTGATTTGACGGTTGAAAAAACTATCAGCCTTCTCTCAAATAACGCTAATGTATCATTAAACTTGGATTCGACAAATGTTAATAGATTTGCATTATTTGGGTCATTAAGTGAATATTTAAGAATTTCATTAGAGGGAATTATAACTAATTGGCCAGCTTCGCTGTATGTAAATCCGAACGTTAACTCAATCATTAATTTGGCGCCTGTTAGTGGCCTTACATATCAAAATTACATATATGATTCACTGACAAACGTAGCAACATTTAGAGTTGATGCTCAGGTAATAAATAATAAGTTCGGAATCAATTTTTTAAAAAATGGTAGCATTTTAAATACCTATAATGCGACCAATGACCTAAGAAATTTGGTTGTGAGTTATTCTAATTATAGTATTTTAGTAAATAATACTGAATTTGATATTATAGGGCTTACGGGCGCTACCGATATAAATGGCTATTTGCTGATCCAAATAAATGGAAATCCGTTTATAGGTGTGAACGGATATATTGATTTCCATATAAAGCCAAAAAAAATAGAAGAAGAATTATTTTTTAATAAGTTGGATGACTTTCAGCTTAATTTATTAAATAGGAAAATTATACCTAAATTTACGGCTACATTTAATTATTCAGTTAAGACGGATCTAGGTTCTGTTTTACTAACACAACGAACCCTGACTTGGCCAGTAAGTGATGGTTATAATATAGATTTTGACACAACAAGATATGAAGATTATGCAAATAATCTTTTGGACATTGCAATAAGTTCAGATGAAATATCATCCAACTTAATGACCAGGTTCTTAGTTACTGAGTCAATTTCATCTTTTGATACAATGCCAGTTTTCTTAGATTCTCTCAGTGAGGATACCTCTGGCGGCAAAATGAACAAGATCCTGAACGTGTACGGTAGAGAATTTGATGATATTAATAAGTTTATTACAGGCATTGAGTTTGCAAATACTGTAACATATGATAAGAAGGATAATACTCCTGATATATATGTTAAGAGCCTTGCTCGTATTCTTGGATGGGACTTGGTGTCCTCAGTATTAGAAAACGATCTATTAAAAAATTATGTGACAAGAAAACCAGCATCATATTCTGGCCATACCGTGGGTTTAACTGCCGTTGAAGCTGACACAGAATTATGGAGAAGGCTGATACTAAACACACCTTGGATTTGGAAATCAAAAAGCACTCGTAAAGTAATTGAATTTTTATTTAGGTTCATAGGAACACCTCAGGGCCTTATCAACTTTAATGAGTATGTTTATTTGGCTAAGAATCAGATAGACACAAATATCCTAGAGAAAGCGCTTATATTAAATAATGTAAGTTCAGACTTAGACTTATATCCCGTAGATTCAGACGGTTTTCCTAATCCATTGCCTAACACACCCGATATGTACTTTCAAAACAATGGTTTATGGTACAGAGAGACAGGTGGTATGAATTCAGATATTGATATCTTGGATGGTAATAACCCGCATGTAGGGCCATACGATGGCGGCGGCAAGTACATGGATCAATTTAGGAACCTAATACCTAACTTCTCAGCGGTAACCATTTCTTCGGAGACACTGACAACAAAGACTAAAAATCTGTTTACAAATTACTTTAATGGAACTATTGACGGATACACTGGCGCGACTTTCGTGGAGGCTAAAACGCTTTCTAATAATGATATTTCAGATTGTATCAATCTTCATGCAAATATAATTGCAAACCCTAAACCGAACCCGTATTATAACGATTGCGGATGCGAAACTGGAAATAGTAATAATATACTGAGCATAGCATTTAATAACGTTGAATCTTGCAGCGGTAACTCTATTACAAACTTTAAAATATACGTTAATTCCAAGGGTTATGACGGAAGTAGCTTTATTATTGATGATAATACCGTTAATGAAATTGAGGTTGAATTCAATTATTTATTTAGGATTAACTGTAGCTCAGTTGACTCCTCTGCATGCGGTTCTATAACCAAGGCGCTTGAATCGTTAGATGTTTCATTGAACCTGGAAAGAATCGATGGAACCACATATTCAAGTGTTTTAGAGCAGAATATTTTTCCAGCGATTGGTGAAGGAAATCTATACTCATACCTAAGTGAGGCAGAAGATTTAACAGGTATATACATATCAGATGATAATTTTGTACCTATTAGTCTTTTCGAAAATAATAACAATGTAAATTTTTGTCAGAACGTTAGGAATAAAATAGTTTCTGATTTGTTTAATCAGTTCGGTTTGACTGGTGACAGTAATGAAGAGTTATTTAAAGAGTCACTCTCCACAAATGCCGTCAATTCAAATTGGCTGCGCTTCTATACTAAAATTACCGATCCAAATATTATAAATTCATTAAAGAATAAAAAGATAAAACTTAGTTTTATCATTAATAACTCGTGTGTTGATTTGAGTATTCTGATTGATAACATCAAGATTAATCAAAATGTTATTACAACTAAACGAAACGATATTTTTGTAACCAAACCGATTGGCTTTGAACTAGAAAGAGTAAGAGATAATAAAAAGTCGTGGAGCACCGATACTACTACTAGAAATTTTAAAATTTTAAAAACTGATGGTACAACGCCGACACGAATTACAAACTATACAGTCACTGATGATAGACAAGTAATAAATTCTAAAGAGGTAGATATTGACATTAGTATAGCTAAAGCAATTGAATCTGATGTTTGGTCATACATCTCAGATAACCCTTGTATACTAACAGGAAACACTATTAATCTTGAGAGCAATATTTGTAGCAGTATGAGTGTTTATACTGCTGTTACTCGTGATACTATTCTAACATCTACTACTGTTGTCACGTCAACAACTGTTACAAGCGGCGTGACCGAAGTTACTTCTAAGACTGTATCAAGTATTGAATTCACCTGTCCAACAGGATATAGTTTAACGCCAAATAAGGACAAATGTGAGCAAATATTGACAATACAAGCCACATTTAATTCGTATGGACCAATAATTGTTGCTGGAGATAAGAACCCAACTCATTTTGGAATATATGGTGCATGGTTTTTCCCACAAATAAACACAGATTTGACATCTGATCTATCTCTTCATTATACTGGAGATACGCAAAATTTGGTTGGTAATAACGGTGTTGTATATAGTCCTACAAACGTGTCAAACAATAGCTTTTGGGGATCTCATGGAACTGATTCAGGAAGATTAAATGAGGTGGGTATCCTTCCAACAGATAATGAGTGGGCGGGTTTTACTCATTGTTTAAATATAGATACACCTGGAGTATATTATGTGGGTATTGGTGCTGACAATTTCTGCCAATTTAGTTTGAATGGAGTAATGATTTTCGATACAGGAAATGTTTATCCTTGGATGAATAGTTTTCAAGCGTGGAATGTTTTTCCTATTTATCTTAATTCAGGAACTAACATTATAGAAATGAAGGGCCAGAACTTAGGTACCCGTACCTCTACAAATACAGGATCTTTCGGCGCTGAAATTTATAAACCAACTAGTTTTGCAGCACTAACTGCAGCAACTACCATTGAACAGACTGGTGTTATCTTTAGTACTAAAGATAAAATTGGACTTAGGTTTGATGTGGGCGAGACTGTCGGTTACTCATGTCCTACAAGTCCTGTGCTTTATAAATTATCTACTTGTAGTTCGTCTGGCTATGAGTGTATTCATATAGATATAGCTGATGTTACAGAACAAAGTGTTGATACTATATTAACAGGAACAACAGTAGTATATAGCGATGTTGTGGTTACTGGAAATAGTATAGTGGTTGGAACAGCGGTTGTTACAGGTATTACATATACCACTGGCACTACAGAATATTGCTGTAATTGCAATACAAAATTTGAGGAAGTTTCTTTTCCTGTTATAACAGGAAGAACTTATGTTACAACAAGCACGATACCCGTGTTGACACAAACACAAATACCACAGGTTGTTATTACAGCTAATACAGATATAACAACATCTATAGAAATAACATCTAGCACTGCAACAACAATAACTTATTCTTGTCCATCAGGATATTCGGCTACGCCTGCAAACGATGCTTGTAAGAAAATATTAGAAACAACGGCTACGTTCAATGGTAGTGGATCTAAAATTGTTATAGGAGACACAAGCACCAATTATTCAATTGCGACGTATTTCTTTCCACAAATAGATTTAAATTCTAGTGTATTGCCTTTTCACTACGGTAATGATGACAATTATGGTAAACTTATAGATCAAAGCGGTGGCATATTATCTAACGATTTTCAACTTTCTAGCTCTTTCTGGGGAACTGATAATACAATTAATGGACGTTTGAATTCAGCTGGAATCTTAGCGTATCAGGATGAATGGGTGGGATTTTCAGAGTGTGTAAATATACCAGAGTCTGGAACTTATTATGTGGGCATTGGTGCTGATAACTTTTGCCAGGTTACAATTAATGAAGTTTTAATTTTTGATACAGGTATCCTGACCGCTTCAACTAGTAATTTTAATATATGGACAGTGTTTCCGATTCATCTTGATTCTGGCGCTAATATTATAAAAATGCTTGGTAGAAATGAAAGCGGACCGACTAATGGAAATCCGAGTGCCTTTGCTGCAGAAATTTATCATCCAACTAATTTAGCGGCATTAACTGCTGCAACTAATACTGTTGATGCTGGAGTTATATTTTCAACATTAAGTAAAAGAGGAAAGTATTTTGACGTTGGTACCACAGTAGGCTATTCTTGTCCAACATCATACTCACCTGTTAGTTGTACTGAGGACGGAGGAATTATTTGCAGGTCTATTATTGTAACAGGTATTACTGCACAGCAGACTGAGACTACAATAACTGGAGAAACAGTAGTTACTGATCAAGTTACAGTAACAGGAGAAACTACAATTTATACTGTTGTGCAAACATACACAGATAAAGTGATAAGTGGCGTAACAACAGAAACTGGCGTGACAACACTTAATATTGTGAACGTGGTTTGTGGTGATAATGATAACGGATTTAGTTGTGGCGATAATCATTTTAATATTTCTTCTCTTGTAACCGAACCAATAAATGAATTGAGCGTAATTGATGATTTTCAAAAACAATTTGTTGGCGAATTAATCGATGCTAAATCCAGACAAACTATAAGTTCATATCCGACGCTAAGGTCAGTATATGATAGATATTTGAATAGTGAAGAATATTGTAATAAAGTAAGTTCTAAGTTTAATTATTCAAGCATGGATGCCTTTACTAAATTAATAGGCAACTATTGGAATGATTTAATTGAACAGGTAATTCCGTCCACAACTATTTGGGGTGCAACAAAGATTTTTACAAATACTATTTTTGATATGCAAAAATTTCAGTATAAGAGATATACGCTTGAATTTGGCGATGACAATTATGGAGATGGTAGTGTACTAAGTCCTTGTAATGGAAACGAAGATATTGATATAACTACATCTATTATCATGGGCGATGTAAGTGCTTCTCTTATACCTAATTTTAATATAGGAACATATAAAAAAGTATATATTAAGCAACTTAATATTGGATCTGAATTTATTGGAAGAGTAATCACTGAATCTAACAGTAAATTTATATCCAATGTTTAAATTTAAAATAGATATTTATTAATAATGCTACAAATATTAAAAAACATAGAAGGTAAATTAATTAATAATATCAGAGCTGAGTTAGCTAGCAGCATTGTTATTATATCTGATATCCAGGGAGAAGATTATATAAATTTTACTTCTTTTACTGGTTTATTACAGAATTTTACTAGAGCTGAAAGCGTTGAATATTTGGATGCATCACCTGAAATGGGCATAAAAAACAATAATTATAAAGTTGTCTCAATAGAAATATCATATTAATGAGGTATCAAGAAAGAATATATATACAGAATAAATACACAGGGCCTAGAAACAAGGCAATGCCTAATGTTAGTATGAGTTCAGATCTATGTGTCTTTAATACGCCAACCTTTGATATTAGTGGTGCAACTAAAATAGGCAGTTTGAGTGGAAATGTTACTGATTTTCCCACAGAGATAGAGGGTTCTTGCTCCTGTCCGTCAGATTATACTCTTGATATTGATGGGGTTACATGCGTTAAAAAAACAACAACAACTGCTATATATAATGGACAGCAAGGAAGTGTAATTACGGCAGGTAATACCAGTGACGGATATAGTCTTGCAGCATATTTTTTCCCTCAGGTAGATTTAGAACATACGTCCTTACCTCTAAGTTTTGTAGATCAAGGTGCTAATTATGGAAAAATTAAAGACCAGAATGGTCAAATTATAACTGCTATTACGCAAAGTGCAAATTCATTCTGGGCGTATCAAAATGGAGATTTAAGTAGTGGTCGGTTAAATTCTGTTGGTATAGCCGCATATACTGGACAATGGGTTGGGTTTACTTCGTGCGTCAACATTGACGAACCAGGTATATATTATGTTGGATTAGCTGCTGACAATTATTGTAAATTCAGTTTAAATAACATTGAGGTATTTAATACAGGTACTTTAGTTGATTTAACGTGTAATTTTAATATTTGGAGCGTGTTTCCTATTTATCTTGATTCTGGCGCAAATATCATCCATATGGAAGGCATGAATGATGGTGATGTATCTGCTTTTGGCGCTGAGATTTATCACCCTAGTAGTTTTGCAGTTTTAACAGGTGCAACAGATTCTGGTTCAACACAAGCAAATGTAATATTCTCTACGCGTGATAAGATAGGCGGTTATTATGATATAGGAACAACTATTGGTTATAGTTGTCCAGACCCGTATTTGTTGTCTAATTGTGATGATGGATATAAGTGCGTAAGATTTGAATACACAACATGCTCTGGAACAACTACTCAGATAATTCCTGCAGAAATGCCTTCGGGCGTTTTTATAGCCTCTCCATCAAGCACGATACCTGTATCATTTAATTTTACGGGAAATACTACCTCATTTACTGGTACTCCTGTCACATTTAATTATGGCGTTTATAAGTTTAATTCAGATATAGGGGTGTTTGTCACACCCCCTGTGTTTCAAAGTGCTCCAATATCTTATGCTGATTTTCAGTCAAGTAATGTCTTGTACGATAACATTCCAATAAGCGGATTGAGTCTAGATGGTGAATATGTAATTAAAGGCTATTATGAATTCAATGCATGTACAGACTTTCTAAATAGATTAGGAAAGACCGTAAAAACCTCAGATTATAAGGTAACTGGTACTTATCAGCTTTATGATCCAAGTACTGATTATTATTTTATTGCAGTAAATAAAGCACAAACACCTTTTTTCATTGCAAGTAGTAATGTTAACTCAGGAGGCACCACTGCTTCTACACCCACCTCAACTTCATCTCTTGTACAAGAAGTAATACCTGTTGATAGCGCAGCGCCAATCAGTGTTCTACCAATAAATTTTGACTTTCAGGGTGATTTCTTGTTAACATTAAATGGAGTGATCCTTTCTAATAATTTGGATTACACTTATGCGGATAATACAATATCGTTAAGCGGCGACGTGACATCTAATGATGTAGTTAGTGTAATTTACAATAAATATGGTGAGGTTGGCATCAAATCAGATTCTATTCATATAGTATCGGTAATCCCTAGTGGATCAACAGGAACGCAGGGTAGCAGTAATTATTTTTATAATACAACAACTGGCATGTATGAAATTTATTGTAGCCTTACACCAGTTGCAGGATATGCTATTATTGTAACAATAAATGCTGTCACTTTAACAAGTGGTATTGATTTCTATCAATCAATTTCTGATACAAGAAGAATAATATTAAATGGTTCACTTATGATTGGAGACGTTATTAATATTTTTTATTTTCCAGCGGCAGAAGTTATTAATGGTATTAACAACACTAATAATGTAATTGCTTGGGGAGTAGATTTTGCGCCCACTGATGTAAATGGAAATTTTACTATTGAGTTGAGCCAGGATATTAATTTTGAGTCTTTTATTTATACATCGGTAGTTTCTTATGAGATAGGCGTATCTGTGTACCATGGCATTTTAAAAATAACTGGAAATGGAGGAAATACACTTTATTATAGAATAAAGAATCAAAAAAATTATAAGACAGTAACTAATAATATAATAAGTACAATTTCATACTCAGAATCGGTTCCAGTTAAAATAACAACCAATTCAATAAATGCATATTAACAACTATTGACTTTTAAACTATTTATTAATATAATAAATATGAATTTACAACAACACTTGAACGCAGCAATAAATCTGGCTAATTACAGCCCTACCTCGAAGTCCGAGGGAAGTGAAGCCTGTGGAGTACCTAGTTCATCTTCTGAGAGGAAGAAAAGGGGTACTGCGAAGCAGGAAATAAACAAATTAAATAACAAAATTGTGCAGGAATGCACGTTATCTTAAAAATTTATAAACTTGAGCTATATTATCAAAACCAACTCCGCATTTGTTTCAGTTAAATTAACTGAAATTGGACGAGAAAAGATTTCCAAAGGCCAATTGGACTTTGCTTACTGGAGTTTAGGCGACTCAGAAGTAAATTACGAAAGGCAAGCATTAATTGGTTTGAGCGATGGCGTTCCCATGGATTCAAAAATATTAAGGCCTTTGGATCAGCAACCCTCAATAAAATATTTCTTGACGAGTAACAATGGCCAACCACTTAATACTATTCTATCTTCAAACATAAATGTAGTCAAGGCAACAGTTAATAATAAGGCAGATACTCGTGGCTTTTTTTCAGCAAATACAGCCACGGATTTTTTAAGCCTTACTGGCACGCCTTATGTTAAGAGCGTGGGCAGCGTATCAAATGCTAACATAAATGGAACAAAAATACTTACGCTATCCTCTACAATTCAAAGAAATGCAGGAGATTTTCTTTTATTGAAGTTGCTTAATGATGCATCTGATACTACGGCTTTAGATGTAACCAATAATGAAATACCGTTACCTTATTTGTGGTTTAAAATTCAGTCAACAAATTCTACAAGTGTTACGTTAGATAGAAATTTACCTAGATATACAAATGATGTTGTTAATAATTCTATAGTGTACATTTACCAAGGTGGTGAAATTGCCGACGCTTTTGGCTTATCTACACCCGTAGCTTATTGGGATACGGGAACACTTTCTTTTGATTCTTCATCAAGTGTATCATGTAATGATGTTCCTATATGGAACATGAACAATGTTTGGTCTGAAAATTTAGCAGGAATTACAGGTTTAACAACAACAAAATTATACGAAGATTTTACGAAGTTTGGCTCATATGATTACTTGGGGACCATAAGTCCTTATTTAGAATACGAAAATCAAGATGAAATAAATGATATGATTATTAACTGTGGTAGCAATGGTAATAGTTATGTTGATCCTTTTCCAAAATCTTTATCAATAATTCACTATACAAATAATACTATTTCTAATTTTTATGGAGAATTCCTGTATATAGATACTACTAAAAACAAAACGGTTACAGTGAGCATTCCTACAATAATGTATCATAGAAGAAATTTTGATACCGAAGCTGGTGTGAACATGGGAATGAATTTCGTTGCTAGCGGAAGTACAAAATTAATCGGGAATAGTGATATACAATATATTGATTTATTAGAGGATGAAACGCTTATTAATGATGCCACGCCAAAGGTGGTAGGAAGAGTGTATCCGCAACTTAAATTAATCGTATTTCATAACGACGAAATTGTTGCTTCTTTATCCTACAAGTCAAATAGAAATTGGACACTTCCTGAATTAAGCGCTTCTCTGGTACCTCCGACAAGCGGCTCAACCAATGGAGTTTTGCCGTCTAATAAAACAATGTATTTAACTTACTTACTAGATAATACTGGCGACGGCGTAGGAACAACTCTACCTTGTCAAACATACATAAAAATTGATAATAACTCAAACTCAACTAAAGACGTTTCTTTTAAAATTAATGATATTGATTTATTATCTTATATGAGGAAAACCGAGAAAGGAACCTATGATGGATCTGGCTTTAGTGCTAAAAATTTTAAATTGATTTATCAAATAGTTGATAATAATACTTTAAGGCCAGATCCTGGCGCTTGGAAAGTTTCTGATTTTACAAGTACAGCGATTACAACACTTGCTGGACAAACCATAGACCCAATAAAATTGGAGACTCAGGTATCAAGTGCTATTGGATTTATCCTTACCAAACAAATTGACTCTACCTCTAATATTTTTGATATAACTCAGTCACTTTCACTTGCAGCAAATACAACAGGTGTTGATGTTTTACAGTTTGGAGATGAGAGGTTCTTTTATGGTAATATAGATACTTATATTGGAGCTACTATTTATAAGACTATATTTGATCTAAGAATAAGTGCTTCTCAGTATAACACAACAAGTAATCCAACTCGTAACAGCAGTATGCAAAACGCTCCTAATTTATACATATCAGAAGTTGGCATATATGACACTGATAAGAATTTAGTAATAATAGGAAAACTTAACGCACCGATAGAATTAGTGAGTGGTGCAGTAATAATGATAGAGCCTTCAATAGATTTTTAAATAAAATGGGATTTATAACAAGCGGCGAAACGCTCACACTTACAGCAAAGTTCACCCCAGTGGGAAGAGCTAAATTAATAGCAAATACAAGTTCTTTAGTTACTTCTTTTGGACTTGGAGATTCTGATGCTAATTACAACACGATCCTTGATTTAGGCACAGGTAATGTTCCTAGTAATGGAGGAGCTCTAGGAGTTAAATCAACCGTAAGCAATAGCGTTGCGCCTAACGTCAAATTGAGAAGTAATTTAATTTTGGGGAGCTCAGGCTTACTCGTGAAGCCTGTTGAAGATAACTCTTCGACTATTATAAGTGAATTAAAACAAGTCAATAGTGTGGTTCTTGATAGCACTAAATTAAGTCAAAAATTAGTAAATAAATTAAATACAAACCTGGATGAAAATGTAAATTTATTTCATTCATTTGGACTACCTATAACCTCTTCTGAAGTTGAAAGATACACATCAATAAAGATTAATGCGAACGGATTTTTAGATACAGCTTTAAGTGGTATAGCATCTAACAATATTATTGTAATAGGTTTTGACGATGCAAGTTGTGGAGAAATGATTGATGGAAAATCTATTCAATTACACCTGAACACTTCTACAGGCATTTTCAACATTTACAGCACATTTATGAATAAAGGTACTGATGCATATACTGAAGATGCAAAGTATTCTGAAACAATGAGTAGTGCGAACGAAATAGGAAATAATATTGCTTTTTTATTTTCTGATCAGATTCAGAAGCCTAATAACGATTCTACCTTGAGTTGGTCCACAGGCTTTGGAAGTCATAAACCGTTTTCTGTTAATAATAAGGAGCTGTTTAACTTAACAAGTGATGAAAGCCAGGGAAAAGTAGCGGATATTTGTGTTGGAGTAGCTTACTTAGATATGGGATTTATTGTGATCACTCATCCAACAATAACAAACAATTTTTTTATAGGGATTCATGACGCTCAGACATCAGTCAGCGCTACAACTCTATCAACAGTTATAACTCAAAGCTTTACTTGTTTGGCCAAAAGAGGCGAATTTGGGGGTTCAACTAATACAACATATAAGCCATCCGATATTCCAAGAATAAGTGAAGTCGCATTATACGATGCAGATATGGATATGATTGCAATTGCCAAAACTGACAGGCAGGTAGAGAGGAATGTAAATGAATACTTGGCCTTAAATATTACAATTAATTTTTAAAAACTATTTAGTTTTTTTATAGATATAGTATTTTTTAATTAAAAATGACTAAAGATAATTATATTCTCGCTCTAGACGTTTCAACTAGTACCATTGGTATTGCCTTATTTGAAGATATGGGAACTAGCGGTAAGTTAAAGCTTCTGGTTCATGTAAGCCCTGTTGTTAAGCCTAAATTGGAAAACAAAATGGAGGAGCTATTTAAGAAAGTTGAGATTTTTGACGAAGAATTTTTAGTTAAATACACAAATATTGGTATAAAACGAGTAATAATAGAGGAACCTCTTCTACAATCAAACAATGTTTATACAATAGCAACTCTTCTTAGATTTAACGGAATGATTTCTAAATTAGTTTATGACAAGTTAAATATTGTACCTGATTTTATTTCTTCTTATGATGCGAGAAAATATGCTTTTCCTGAGTTAATGGAAGTTAGAAAATTTAAAAAAGACGGAACAGCCTTAACTGAAAAACAAATAGCTAATGGATCGCCAGTCCTTTTTGGTGGTTATCCTTTCAAAATTGATAAAAAATTAATCTTATGGGAGAAAGTTTCAGAACTGGAACCTCAAATTGAATGGATTTATGATAAAACTTTTAAAATAAATAAAAAATCATTTGATATGAGTGATGCTTATGTTGCAGGTATCGGATTTATGAATAAAATAGATTGTTGGAAGAAGTAGTTTGAAATTAATTATTTTTTTTGTATTTTTGTGACTAATGCGTCTATTAGTTACTATTCTTGAAAATATTTTTGGAGAAATCAGAAAGCACAATGAAGATAAAGGGCAAATATCATTTGATTGTCCTGCATGTGCTATTGATAAGAACAAGCCTAATGGCGATGGATCTGGTAATTTAGAAATAAATTATGAAAAGGGCGTATTCAAATGTTGGGTTTGTAAGGATACTAATAATATGTCTGGTCATGTGTTTAAACTTTTAAAATTATACGCCAGTGAGAAGGACATTAGAGATTATAAACTTCTCTGTCCTACTGAATTTAAGTCTGTTTCTGTAAGACAGGCAGTTGTCGAACTACCTGCAGAATATATAGCTTTATCCGCCGCTAATAAGTTTTATTTTAAGTATGATGCTGCTATAAATTATCTTAGAAAGAGAGGAATCACCGATGAACAAATAGATTATTATAAAATAGGGTATGCACCGACAGGCAAGTATTTTAATAGGATTATTTTTCCATCTTATAATACTGATGGATTACTAAATTACTTTACTGGAAGATGGTTTTCACATGAATATACCAAGATGAAGTATTTAAATGTGGAAGCAGATAAAGAACTAATTATATTTAACGAATATAGAGTAAGATGGGACTCTACCATTTACCTGGTTGAAGGTCCAGCTGATCACATTGTTACACCCAACTCAATTCCACTGTTGGGAAAGTACATTTCAGACGTTCTTTTAGAAGCTCTTATGGAAAAGGCTCAATCCTATGTGGTTATCTTACTGGATGGAGACGCAATGGCTGATATTCTTATACTGTATAAAAAATTAAATGTAGGAAGGCTTCGCAATAAAATTAAAATATGCCCGTCAAACACTGAATGGGACCCAAGTCTAGTCTTTCAGCATTTTGGCCACAATGGAATAGTTAATCTACTTAAAACATCCAGAAAACCAACTGACGCTGAATTATATTTAATATAGTTGTTTTTACATAATAAATGTAGTAATATTATTAAAAAATGTTTAAAGTAATAGAGAGCTTTTTAGAAGAATTACTTTTGTGGTCGGTATCAATAACGATACTTGTTTATTTAGTCTTTGGGGACAAATGGAATTTTATTGCCTTTTATAAAGCACTTATTTGTATAGGAATCTTAGTTTTAGGCATATTGGTAACTAAATATTTTTTAAAGGAAAATGAGTAAAGAAAGAGAATCTGACGTGGTTCTTGAACCTATAGAACACGTGTATATACATCGTAAGACTGGCGTGAAGTACACCTCAGTAACTAAAGTAATAGGAAGTATTGAACCAGAATTTGATGAGGAGGCTGTAGCCGAAGCTATTGTTAGACAGAGAGATGATGTGAAGCAGGAGCGTTATATAGGAATGAGCAAAGCTCAAATACTTGAATACTGGCAGTACTTGAATGATACAGCCAATGAATATGGAACAAAGGTTCATGACATAGTAGAGCGATACTTGAAAGCAAACAAATGGTACTTTCCAAAAGATGAATTTGAACAAAAGGTAATAGATGGATATAATAATCTAAATGTTGATGAAGGCATCAAACTACAACCTGAACGAATTATGTTTTCTGAGGAACACAAATTGGCAGGTATGAGTGATTTGGTTATTGACATTAACCAGGATTTCTTCGATATCGGCGATTGGAAAACTAATAGGGCCTTTAATTTTTATAACGAATTTGGATATCAGACGCTTCTTCGCCCTTTTGACCATCTTCAGGCGTGCCAGTGGTCAATATACACCATTCAGTTGAGTGTTTATGCTAAGATGTATGAACTTGAAACTGGTAAGAAGTGTAGGCATATTTGGATAGGTTATTGGGAGAAAGAAAAAGAAAGTTTTACTAAGATACCTATTATGTATTTGAAAAAAGAGGCAACTCAGTTACTTGATATGCATAAATATAATACTTTAGCAGCTTAAAATAAAATTATGGGTAGTACTAGATATAAAGTAACATACAAATGTGATTGTGGAGAATTCTATGGCAGTTGTGAAAAAAGAAGTTTTTTTATCTTTGATTACAACAGATCTATTGACGTGGGAGCTCTTGCTTGGAAACGGCATGCTGATGATCCTGATTCATTAATGAAAAACCTTGGAACTTTTAGTGATAATGCGCTTTCGGCCTTAATTAATGTTTTAACCCAGGAGCATGCATCAGAAATATGCACTGCCGAGGAGAATGAAGAATTCGACTCAATTAAATATACTTGATTATTCAGGTGCGACAGCATAACCTAAATCAGCTGTGTAGTTAGTATTTAAGTCAGTTAAATATTTTTTTGGAAAAATAAATTGGGATGTGTATTCACCATTAATACCATCTTCACTTGTTCCTAAAGCCCACGACATGAAATTAGAAAAATCAGGCTTAATTGAGGAGGTAAATTTTATTGGATTACCGTTTTTAGCATAATTAATTACTGATTGCCTATATTTTTTTATTTGTGCTTGAATTGGACTGACTAAACTATATGTTAAATTGGATTCTGGATGCTCTTTATTATACTCAGCAAGTGTTTGTTTGCTAAAAGCAACATGATTCATTTTTTTGCTTCCAGAAAGACCCTTACTTTTTAACCAATAAATATAGTTATTCCATTCTGATAGCGTATTGGTATCAAGTCCTTTAGATTGTATGGTACTAATTGATGTTGGTTCTGGTTGTTTAAAACTCTGAGCCTTACCTCCAAGCATACTTGAAGCTGCCATGGCCCCAGCAATTACGTTCTTTTTCCAATCTTCTTTCATGTTTGTTGGCTCAAAATCTTCTTTAACCAGGTCCCAAATTTTCATAATCGAGTGTATTCTGATAATATAAATATCTGTTGAAATGGTAAAGGCTATAAAAAAAGTTATTATATAGTTGCATAGTATAGCATTAAATAGTATTTTTATTTAAAAATGATTAAATACTGCGTTCATATTGCTGATATTCATCTTCGCACCCTTCAAAGACATGAGGAGTACAAACAGGTGTTTACAACTCTATTTTCCGACTTAAAAAATGTTTTAAAAGATTATAATCGAGATGAAGTAAGGATCGTAATTGCAGGAGATGTTGTTCATCAGAAACTAACTGTTTCTAATGAATTAACGCTTATGATAGCTTGGCTTTTTACAAAGCTTGAGGAAATAGCGCCAGTAATCGTAATTGCTGGTAATCATGATGCTGTGTTAACTAATAATGACAGACTTGATTCTATCACACCTGTGGTTAAATTAATGGATAAAGCGAATATAAATTATTTTAAAGATAGTAAGTGTTATTTGGATGATAATATCGTTTGGTGTGTATATTCTGTATTTGAGGATAACAAACGTCCAGATATTGAATCGGCCAGACTTGAATTTGGAGATGATAAAACATATATTGGATTATTCCATGGTCCATTAATTGGTCTTAGAACAGATTTAGGCTTCGAGATAGAACACGGTGATGAAACTAATATTTTTGAAGGTTGCGATATGGTAATGTGTGGCGATATTCATATTATGGGTGGGTTTAATCACATTCAGAAGATGGAAATTTTTGAAGAGGATTTAGAAAAATATCTAAAAATGGGTTGGGAAATAGACAATTAGTCTTCCTTTTAGTTTTGCCGTTATATTTATTTATAAATAATTATGCAGCAAAATTTTAAAGAAATGAATATATGCAAAAATTGTGGTAAAGAAACTAAAAATAAAGTATATTGTTCTGTTAAGTGCCAACATATTGGTTATAAAAAAATAAAAATTGAAAGAGTTAAAATAAAATGTTTATTCTGTAAAACAGAATTTGAGACTTTGCCTTACAAAATAGAAAATGGTAGGAAATATTGCTCAAGATCTTGTAAAGATGCGCATCAAAAAGAACTTTATTTAAGGGACGGTAACCCACTTTTTAATGTTGAGCACAGTGACGAGTGGCGAAAATCAATGTCTCAGGTAATGAAAAAAATATGGGCGACTGAAGAACACAGAAAAAAAGTTAATAATGGACAACAAAAATTTTTTAATGAAAATGGTTTTTGGGTGGGTAGTGATCACAAATCATGTCAGAAACGAATTAAAACTAACTTAGATAAGTATGGCGTTGGGTGTGTTTTAGAATTAAAAAAATATAGGGAAGTTGCTGATAACACTTGTTTAGTAAAATATGGACAAACAGCGTTTGATATGATGAGAAAGGCTGGTAAAAAAAAGAAAGGAACAAGTATTGAGGTTAAAATTAGTAATATTTTGATTGAGAATAGAATTAAATTCGAGACTCAGTTTGAGATTTATTACGACAATAATAAGTTTAAATCATATGATTTTTATTTAAAGGATTTTAACTTATTAATTGAAGCCGACGGTGATTATTGGCATGGTAACCCAATAAAATATAATGATTTAAATATTTTAACCGAGACTCAATTGATGAACATTGAGAACGATAAGATTAAAAGTAAACTAGCATTAGAAAAAGGTTACAGACTGGAGAGATTTTGGGAGACTGATATAAATAAGAAAAATTTTAAATTTTTGTTAGCAAATACAATAAAAAAATATGAGAATTAAAATAAAAAAGACAATACCGATTATGATGAGTTCAAGTCTTCTGCAACAGAATTTTGGTGAGAGAGTTACTGGACATGGATTCTTATTATGGGATGTAGAAAAATTATCCTTTATCGAATATAATGTGGAAAATCCATACCTATTTTATAATATGAAAATTTCATCTTTAGATGATATAAGTAATAATACAGAAATAATTACAAATGGCTCATGATTAATAAAATATTTAATAAGTTATCAAAAGAGGTTGAGGTCTTTAAAATAGAGTATAATGAGAAAAAATATAGATTAACTATACCTCTTTGGCTGTGGATATCTCTTGTTTTACTTTTAATTTATACAATGATGAAATATGGAAATTCCTAATGTACTACATAACGAAATCATTAATTTTTGCAAACTTAATGAAATAAGTGATGTAGACGATTACATCCTGCAACTAATAGTGACTGGTTTTAATCTTAGCAAATATGGCGCTTCGCCCCTTGTTTCAAGACTAATAGAAGAGCCAAAGCCTAGAATTATACCTTATGTACCACCAGAGAAACGAACAAATATACTAGAAAGCAATACAAATAAAAATAAAGACATATACAACGAAGATTAAAAAATATTAATGAAACAACTAACACCAGAATCAAGAATTAAAGTTGAGTGGTCAGACAGGCCTGAGAATTATTCTAAGGAAGCTAAGATCAAACTTCGCAATCAAGTAGCAGCCAAGTATGGCGTTAGTAAATCTAACGTTAAGGTTAATTATACGCCTGTTAGAGTTAATGAAAACGGTGATCTTGTTGAAATTAACGGCAGTGGTATTGATAATATCATGGATAGCAATTACCAGATAAGTCTTATGAAGGAATGGATAAAAAGAGAAGGTGTGATTGTTGATTTTGACAGAATACTTAAGCTTGACGACAAGATAAATAAAGAGCTGAATATTGTGAACGTTGAGACGCATAAAAAGTATTCTCTAAAGTGGTTAACGCTTAATAACTTTCTCTGTTTTGGTGAAAACAATTTTATTTCTTACAATAAGTTAAAGGGTTTAACAGTTGTTAATTCCATCCCAACTAATACTGGCGGTAAGACTTCATTTACTATTGATGCCCCCTTGTTCCTGTATTACGGTAATACAACCAAGACGTCTAAGAATGAGGAGATTTTTAATCAATTCAGTGGAAAGGATGAGGTGGTTGTTAGGGGCCTACTAGAAATGGAAGATTACGAAGAAGTTATTATTGAACGAAAATTAACCAGAAAAGCTAAAAAAACTGGCGGATGGACGGTGTCTAACAAGGTTAATTATTATAGGATAATGGCTGATGGAAAAGAATCTATGTTGAATGATGAAGAGGCTGGTAGAACAACCAAAAGAATTGGTGAAGCCATTGGTAGTCAGGAGGACTTTGAAATGCTTGTCTTGGCTACTGAAAGCAATCTAGACAATTTGATTGGACTTACAACTACAGAGAGTGGAAAAGTCTTAACTAGGCTTATAGGCCTTGAAGTGATTGAAAAGAAGGAAGCCATTGTTCGTAAAATGTTTAATGATTTTGAGAAGAAGAAGAAATCAAACGAGTTTGACGTCGTTACTCTTGGAATAGAGATTGGTGAGCATAAAGAAAAAATCTTAATGTGTGAAGAGTTATTAAAAAACGCTAGGATTAAATTGGATGATACCAAGAATGAGATTGTCGGATTCAATAACCAGATAGAAGCTCTCATCAACAGCAAGGATCGTATTGATGTTAAAATTAATGCACTAAATCCATCTAAATTAGAACAGGAAATTAAAAGTATTACTGATAAGGGTACTGGGATAAAAGAAAGGATCTCTCAATTAAATATAGATCTAGCTAGAATTGGTGAAATTAATTTTGATGAATTTAGATATGTTGAACTAACAAAATCTCTAACAAAAAATACCTCAGAGAAAGCAGTGTTAGAGTCTGATATTAGGCGGTTAGAAAAACAAATAAAGGACTTGGAGGATGGAGGTATTTGCCAGGCATGCATGCGAAAATTAGATGATGTAGATAATTCAGGGCATATTAAGACCCATCAAAATACTATTCTTTCTCTAACAGAAACTCTAACAAAAACACAATATAATATCTCAGAAATCAAAAAAGAGTTAGAGGACCTGGAGCTTATTAAAAAGAAAATAGACGAAAAGAATAGAAAGGAATTAGATAGAGACAGGTTAGGAGTGGAAATAGACTCTCTTAGAAATGAGATTGGGAGTAAGAAATTGGACTTAAAAAAATATAATGACAGTTTGGCCTCAATAGAAAGAAATAAAAATATTGAAATTGAAGTTTCGCTGGTTAAAACCAATTTGGTTGTATCTGAGCATTCAAAAGATACGCTGATAAGCAATATTGAAAGACTGAAGAATGATGTAATTATTAATGGGGAAAGTGTTGCCACCAAGGAGGCTCTGATCATCCAAATTGAACGAGAAGAGAGCGTTAGCAAGATATTTAAGATTTACATTGATATGATAGGTAAAAAAGGTATCAGTAAATTAGTCCTGAGGTCAATTCTACCGATAATTAATTCAGAAGTTCAAAGACTATTGGATGAAGTTTGCGAGTTCGAACTAGAGGTCTTTATTGACGATAAGAATGACGTACAATTTCTAATGGTTAAAGACGGAGTAATCAAGAATCTTAAATCAGGTAGCGGTTTCGAGAAAACAGCATCAAGTTTAGCCTTAAGATCTGTTCTAGGCAAGCTATCAACTCTTCCTATGCCTAACTTTATTTCTTTTGATGAAGTATTGGGAAAGGTTGCTAATGATAATCTTCCTAATCTGAAGCCTCTATTTGATAAAATAAGTGATATGTATGATATTGTTTTTTTAATTACGCACAATGATATGGTTAGAGATTGGGCTGATAATATTGTCACTCTTCAGAAGGAGAAAAACATAACAAAATTGCTCCTTAAATAGTTGTTTATTTAAGCATAAAAGAGTATTTTTAGTGTAAATAAACAACATGAAGTTTAGAAACTACTGCATAGTGGTATTGAGAAATATTGATGGAGCATTGTTGGAAATTGAGTCTGTTTCAGACACTAAACCTAACCTACTTATACTTGAAGAAAATAATGTTCTTGTTGTAACCTTCACATCTCTATTCACCCTCAATGAATTAAGGGACTATTTTAAATCTGGCAATAGAAATATTCTTTTATTTGAGTTAAACGAAACAACCTGTACCTACAATTTTAACGATAAAAATATAACTGAAACTCTTTTTAGTTTTTTAAATGTTATGACCAATGACAAATTAGATGATAGATCTGATGCTTTTATTAAATTAGTTAAGACCAGTAGTAGGCCAGAGTTATATGAAGAATTTATTGAATTTGATACAGACAAATACAATATTAATAATTTAAGTAAGGATAAACGTGAGATGATCATTAATAAAATTTTAGATGCAGGAGTAAATAATATGACAGATTACGATAAAACGCTTCTTAATTATTTGACAAATATTAAATGATTGATGTCAACAGCATAACAAGAGTATATGATAAAATGTAATGAGTAAAAAAACAAATAAATTTATTGTAGATGATTGCGTTCTACAGTATTTCAAAGACGTAAGAAAAACTACGATAATATCACAAGAAGAAGAATTAAAATTATCTGATAGAATAAAGAATGGTGATAAAAAAGCTATTGATACCCTAATAAAATCTAATTTAAAATTTGTTGTTTCTATTGCGAAAGAATATCAAGGTCACGGTATTGATTTAAGTGATTTAATAAGTGAGGGCAATTATGGCCTTGTTAAAGCAGCGTCTAAATTTGATCCAACTAAAGGGGTTAAATTTATTTCTTATGCCGTATGGTGGATCAGACAATCAATTATGCAATCCCTAAATGATAATGCAAGATTGGTTAGGCTGCCAGTAAACGTTATTCAAAAATTGGCTGAAACAAGAAAAGAAGTAGAACGTTTTGAATCAGCGAACCAAAGGTCTCCTGTTTACGGAGAATTAGCAATAAATTCTCAGCATCAGGCTATGTTTAATCAATATCAAAAAAATGTACCGTTTAATAATAATGTTGATCCAGAAGAAATCTTTATAGATTCATATTCAGAAGATGAAGAGCCAGAAGATAGCGATAGAGTTTTTAATATTAAAAGAGAGCTAGAAAAGACCCTCCTAACTCTTGATGAAAGAAGCAAAGAAATAATAGAATTATACTATGGATTAAATGATTCTGATGTAATGACTCTAGAACAAATAGGTGAACGGTATCAATTAACAAAGGAGAGAGTTAGGCAGATAAAAGAAAAAGCAATAAGAAAACTTAAGAATGAAAGTGAAGGCTTGTTCAATCTTTTAAATCATTGATATTTTAGTTAAATTTGATATTTATCTATATGAAATTTAGATTTAGTTTTTTAACAGGATTATCGGCTTTTTTAATTGCAAGTTGTGCAGCTTATTACTCAGTTTTCGGCTTATCACATCTATTTGCTGGCGCAAGCATAGCTGTAATATTAATGGCCTCTTGTTTGGAATTTAGTAAGATTATAGCTGTTAGTTTTTTACAACGTTACTGGAATAAAGTTAGTAAAAGCCTAAAAACTTACATGGCGATATGTGTTATTGTTTTGGTTTGCATAACATCGGCAGGAATTTATGGTTTTCTATCCAACGCTTATCAACAAACATCTAATAAGATGGAGATACTCGACGGTAGGGTTAATATCTTAAAAAATAAATCAAATTCATTTGATGCAAGAATAAAGGATAATCAAGTCATTATTGCATCTAAAAATAAACGCATAGAATTGTTAAACACCGTTAGGCTTACGCAGGAAAATAGGCTTACAGAGGCTACACAAAATTATAATAAAAGAAGTATTCGTAATGATATATCCAGCGCATCTGCAGAAATAACCAAATTAAATGATGATATTGATAAGTTAAATATCATTAATAGTTCTCTATCTGATTCAGTGAATAAATATAAAACAGAAATGATTACTTCTCAATCAGGAAGTGAAGTAGCCAGCGATATTGGACCTTTGAAGTATTTATCAGCGTTGACTGGATATCCAATGGATAAGATTGTTAATATATTTATACTGTTACTAATATTTGTTTTTGATCCATTAGCTGTTGCTTTGGTTGTAGCCACTAATAAAATAATGCAAATAGACAGTGAAGAAAAGAATTCCTTGCCAAGATATGAGAAGACAAATACAGAGACGCCTGCGCCAGTTAAAGAAAATGAACCTCAAGACAACACCTTACTTGAAGTTACTCCACAGGAAGTAGACACGAATATTTTAAATGAACCTGATTACAAGTATGATCAGGAGCCAGTCCTTAATGAGCTTAAACCAGAATTGGTTGAAGATTCCAAATTTGAATCAGATGATAAAATTATTGTAAATAATGATGAACCTATCGATGAACCAGGTGAACAATTAACTAAGTATATTCCATATGAACCTGTAGTTCCTAATGGTAGAATAGACCTTGAAAGTATAAAAGAGAAAAAAGCTAATAGAGGATTTTCCATACCAATTCCAACCCCTCATTCTAAGCATAACAACGCAATTGAAAGATTAAAAAGTGATGTTAATAGATAATTCAACTTTCAAATTACCTATAAATAATTTTATACCAATCAGTAATAAGAAGAATCAAATAGTAATTGGAAACACCTGTAATACTGATATGAAGCATTATATAGGGTGGATTAAGAGGTATAACGGTAATTATAAAAAAACTGCCGCATATACTATTGATCTTAAAGGAAATATTTTCCAGCACTTCCAGCCTGAATTTTCATCAAATATGATGGGTAATTATGACGTTGATAAGCAGATAATACTTATTTTACTTGAAAATGAAGGTTATTTGACACAGGATGAAGATAAAAAAAATTTTTATACCTGGTTTGGTAATATTTATAATAGAAAACAGAATATAGTATTAAAGAGATGGAGAGGTCATACTTACTGGGTGCCATACACGATCAAGCAAAAAGATGTTTGTGTTGAGTTGTGTAAACAACTTTGTAGTGACTTTAACATTGAGAAACAAGTTATTAGCTATAATACAAAAATAGATAATTTTAGTTCCACTTACGGTATTCTATATAAAAGTAATTATAGTTTGGCATACACAGATGTTAGTCCAGCATGGGACTTTGATTACTTTAAAGATAAGATTGAAAGCACAAATAATAAAATATGAATGATTTAATTAACGAGCATGACATGACTAAAAAAATGATGAATGTTATGCGAGAATCACGTCTTGTTTTGTCTGAATCAAGTGACGAAATATCACCTTCACCAAATGATTCTGTATATAGAGAAGAAGTAAAAAAAATAATGGATACGGTTGACCCTCGCGTTCAAATCACTAAATTTAAGATTTATCCAAAAGATAGGGAGGTTCAATTTAATGGTAAGTTGGATTCTGGTGTCAATTTCTTTATGTCTTTAAAGGCGATGAAATTGAGTATCTCTATTACCGATGATAATCAAATGGGTATTAGAATATACTTGGATGCTGAGCTTATAGAGACGTTTAGGAAATTGAGCGGATATTATGAAAATTGGGTAAGAGAATGGGCTCAAAAATTAGTTACTGATTTTAAAGGAAACAATTAAATTATGAACATAAATAAAATAACGCATTATTTTGACCTTAAAACAAACATTATAATTGTCCTTGCAGGTATTCTTGTTTTTTTTATTGTCTTTAAAAAGGTAAAACCTGTTGATAAGCACAAAGATGAAATTACTGTTCTTCATAAAGACAATGTAAGGTTGAAAAATCAGTACGATAGTCTTTCTGGTGTAAACGATAGTCTAACTAATACCTTAAGCGCTACGGCCAAGATTATTTATTTAAAAGAAGTTGAGATAGAATTGGCTAAAGATGAAATTAATAAACTTAAAAACAAAAAAAATGAAACACATTCTTATATTTTTTCTCTTAGTGCTGATAGCGTTTCAAGGGAATTCACAAAGTATTTACAAGAATCAGACCATGATAATGGTAAGTCCGTCAGATGATACCCTACTCCTTATGAATATAGAGGATGCCAGAGAAGTGCTTACCGATCTGCTGAATAAAAGAATAGACGATAGCCTCATCGTCAAATATGAAATAAATGAGAAAAATTATATTGACCTCGTAACCCAACAGAAGACCCAAATCAATGATCTTACTGCTAAGAGTGTTAACCAGGAGAGTCAGAAAAAGATTCTTTTATCTGTTATTGACAATAAGAATACCGAGGTGGGCCTACTTAATAATACAATTAAAACCCAGACGAAGGAAATACACAAGCAGAAGTTTTTAAAGGTGCTTGGCTTCGCTGGAGCAATCATTGTCCCTATAGCTGCAATAATACTAAAATAATTTTATGGTAATCACCATCGAAAATAAAAATGTATTAATCATTGAGCCAAATGATTATTAACACCCTGTTTAAAACCAGAGGTGGGTAAAATTATTTATACATAAAAATTAAGTTTACTTAAAGATATAATATTTATAATAAACTTAAATTACTACAGTGAAAATAAACGAAGAAATAACCAAGGCTGATGTGGACAAGGAGATAAAAAATTACATCAATGCAACCGAATTTAAAGAGAAGATAAACAGGATTGTTAAGGATAGAATTAAGGATGATCCTGAGTTTGAAGACAAGGTTGTTGAGATCAGTAAAAATGTAATCACTCAATTATTTAAAAGTTTATGGACTAACAGAAACACGTGGCGTAATGGGTTAAAAAACAAAAGCAGTTAGTTCTATGGTACAAAAGCAGCTTAAAGAGATAGAACATAATGGGTTTAGACCTATGTTGAAACTTGATGGAAGGCCAAAGATTTTTTATCATTCATCCGATGGAGATTTTTCAGAGATGAAAGGACAAGATAGTGAAGGATACACAAGAAAGCATTCACTAACTAATCGCGGTATATATTTTCATGAAGCGCCTCCACAGATGCAATATGGTAAGAATAAGTACCAAGCATATCTTGATATTAGAAAGCCATTTATAATAGACAATAGAACATATGTAAGCGATGTAACCAATCCATATACTGGTAAAAAAATCGAAGTAGAGCATATTAATGCTGAGGACATTAAATTTTTGAAAGAACAAGGTTTTGACTCAGTAATGGCTAAATATCCTGCATTTCAGACTGTTATTTTTGAACCATCACAAGTTAAGTTAGTGAGTAAGAATAGCCAATCGATTAAATCAGAATCCATGCATGGTGAGCAGACAAAAAGCGTCGTTAAAGGATTCACTGCAGCAGACGGAAATAAAATAGTAGATAGTAAAGGAAATCCGATTATAGTTTATCACGCAACAAATGCTGAATTCAATGATTTTGATTTAAATAAAAAAGGTAGTAATACAGGATATGATAATACTATCCATGGTATTTTCTTTTCAGATAAAAAAGAAAATACTGATCAATTTGGCGGTCGTGTTATTGCGGCATATATCTTAATGAGAAAACCTATTGATCTAAGACTTAGATCTATTTTTACTAAGAAAGAGCAAGCTGGCGTTATAGTTCAGATATTATTTGGCCAAACGATGAAGGATGAAGACGCTTTAGAATTTATTAATGATGAGATTGGCCTTGGGGAGCTATATGACTTAAGAGACGGCCTTAATTCAGATGAAGCACATAAAATACTTAGCAACGAAGGATATGATGGTATCATTTCAGATATGGGCAACAATGAAAAAGAATTCATTGTGTTCGATTCAAGTCAAATAAAACAAATTAGTTCATCTAAAAATAACAGCCAAGAATCAATTCACGAAAATATAATAATTAGTGGCAATAAAATGCGGAATATTGCTAAACTAGGCGGGAGCGATAATGTAGATAAGGATTATGCTTTGACTAAGGTAAGAGAGTCTAAAGGAAATAATGCAAAAAATAAAAAAGGCGCTATGAGAAAGATAAAAATAAATGAACATCAAGCAAAATTACTGAAGGAAATGAAGCTTAATAAAAAATATAGAATCACTGTAGAACAGTACAATAGGCTTATCATGCCTATTAAAGAATCAGTAAAGTCTAAATTGAATGAGGATATATTTAGCCCTGAATTACATCAGGCAGTTTTGAAATTGATACATGATATATATAACAATCCTTCACAGGCTGGACTGGATAGTTTCTGGAGAAGAAATGGTATTACATGGGGCGATTTATCACAATTTTTGACAGGCATGGGATTACTCATTGCACTTCCTGCAGGAGCTTATAAATTGGCCACCAAGTTAAAAGGCAAATTTTTTAAAAAACCAGAAGAGGCCGTTAAGGCGGTTGAAGATAGCGTCGTTAAATTCATGCAGGAACCTAAGAGTGGCAATAGATTTAAAGATCCGAACGGACAAGTTTTAATGAGCCATCCAAAGCAAGAAATAGAAGAATATGAAAGCAATTATCCGCCTGGGACAGAAAATGATCAGTCATCACCATGGAATGCACAAGAGTATCCAGAAATAGCTGCTAAGATACCAAAAAATATAGTTTTTAAAGTTATAGTGTTTAATGGTGATATAGCTTTAGTCAAGGATAAATCAAATCAGTTATACGTGTTTGATTATGCTGATTTATCTCATGCTGATTTTGAGGATTATGCAAATAGATATGAGCATAGTGATGACATTTATTCTGATTTTAAAATAGACGGTTTTGTATTGCAGAATTACATTAATGATAGGATCGAATTTCTTCCTGTTGGAGAGGGTATAAAATCATTTAATGAAGGAGATCCAATTGTAAAAATTGATGAGGCTTTAAAGAATGAGCTGATCAATCTTTATGATAAGTCAAAGGAAATTGTTCGAATTTTATCCGAGTATTTTGGAGGTGTGAACGAAACTACTGTTGCAGGTGGTGCGTCAACAGGTGGTTCAAGTGGACCGTTTACTGCACCAATGTCTAGTACTAGCGTAATTAAAAAAAGCCTCTATCCCGAAGATGAATTAGGCAGCATACTTAAAGAAGGTCCTGTTGCTGGTTCAGCCGCTAATGGTGGCTCAAGCGGACCATACGATGCAAATGCACTTCCAGGAATTGGAAGAGAAGGCAAGTTTAAAAAGATTAGAAAAACACAAGCCCAGGTTAAGACTCAGTATCCTAAAGGAAGCTTTGTTGAAATAGATAATTGCACAAAATTGAATAACAATAAAGAGGCACAGAATGGAAAGTGTAGCGGCGGAGCTGTAGATGGGGTTGTTAAAACTAAAAAAGGTTCAGGCTCGGTTATTTCTAAAGAATAACTGATTTTAATAAAAAGTTAGATATTTATTTACATATACAATAAAATGGATAAAAGCATAATCAAAAAACATTTAGCTACAAGATTCTTAAATGAGGCGGCAACACCTGGTGTTAGCGTTACTTCTAAGATTCATAAAGAAGATGGTAAGATTAATAAAGCTGCTAATAAAGCTACTGCGAAGGATATGGAAGCCTATGACAAAGACCTTAAAAAAGAAGATAAGGATAAGGCAAAAATGGCAACCAATAAATTTAATTACGTAGACAAGAAGGATGAGGATTATCATTCTGAGATGGAAACATTAAATGGCATGGAAATGCTTGAGTATGATGGTGAAGCAGGAAAAGAATTTACTGATAGATTTAAGAAATCAATAGAAGGAGATTCAAAGTTGGGTAACGCTCAGGGAGGAAACACTGAGTCTACATGGGGTGCATCTGATGACGATTTTGGTAAGAAATTAAATAAGAGAGTTGAATCGTCTAAGAAAAAAAGAAAAAAAGCCTTTGTTCCAACTTTTGAGTTAGGAGATAAAATTATGCCTCTTGGAAAAAATAAAGTTAATGAAGGTAGGAGGGAAAAGGACCCAATCAATACACACTTTGCTATTGATAAACAAACTGGTAAGATTTTAACTGGCTGGGATTATGCTGGTGTTGATAATGATGAAATTAAATATTATTCTAAGATGGACTTAAAGGACATGGATTTAGGTATTCCAATGAGTCAAATCAAAATAGTAACAAGAAAATCATTAGAGAAACAAGGTATTAATCCTGATGACACATCATCATGGGGTAGAGGTGTAGCTAAAGAAGAACCTATAAACATTGCTGAAAATAAAACAAATAATAAAAAATCAATAAAAGATACAATGAAAAGACTGAAATTTAAAAAAGACTTTAATGGCGTTGGAAACGCATTAAAATTGATTCCAGAGTCATATAAAACTGATAAGAAAGTTTTCGAAATGACTGACGGTAATGAAAGCTATAAAATTAGATGGGAAGGTAGTGTAAATGAGGGTAGAGCGATTGTTCTTATAGCATCAGATAAAAATCTTGTAAATGAAGATATGCAGCGTATGAAAGATTTATTTAATTATAAGTCTGAAGACACTCTTGGATCTGTTAAAGGTTCTAATAGAATAGATGAAAATAAAATATTTTCAGACATTTGGAGTAAATCTAAGAAATTATTAACAGAAGATGAAGATGAAACGGATGATGTAGAAGAAGAAATTACTGAATCCGAAGATATTGAAAGCGTTAAACCAGCTAAAACGGCTCAATGGGATAAAACAGGCATTAATCAGGCTCCTGAAATTGGAAACACATCAGGTAAAAAGTCTAAATTACCATCAGGTAATATCGATGGTCAAAAGCCTAGTTCAACACAAGAATGGGAAAAAACAAAACCTGGGTTGGCTCCAGAAGTTGGTTCAGTAGCAGGTAAAAAATTACAGACCAAGAATGGTACAGCGCCAAAAGCGCCTGTTGTTAAAAACTCAGATGATTCAGTTGGTTTTGCTTCAAAGGAAGTCGGCGCGGTAGCGGGTAAGAAATTGCAAACCAAGGATGGTACCGCATCATCTCCGAAAAGTGGAAATTGGGAAGAAGCTGGCATCACACAAGCATCTGAAGCTAAAAAGCATGTTAGCATGAATGAAGACTTCGACAACGATGTGGATAATGATGTTGACAACGATGTGGATAATGATGTAGAAACAGATAGCTATTACAAGGCTGATGACACCTCAACTGATTTCGATGATGACGCTGAGCCAGATGTAAATGCATTGGATGACCAACCTATCACCTCAACATCAAATGATGCAAATGACGATGAAGACGAAGACCCATATCCTATACCTGATGCGCCGTCAGCACCACAAGAGGTACAATATAAGGTCTATAAGAGTAAATTCGGAACAGATAATTTCGTAGTCCTTGATCCTGTTACAAAGAAGCCTTTTGCTATTTTGCCTCAGTTTAATAGCTTGCTTAAAACTGATCCAGGTGCGGCACTTGCAAAAACAAGAGCAATTACTAAGAAATAATAAAAATCTTATTTATATAATTAAAAAGTCCAACATTTTGTTGGGCTTTTTTAATTATATAACTATTTATTATTATAAACTTACCAAATGATAACGCTTATACAATTCAAAACAATTGCAGAGCATTTGTATGCTGATTCATCAAGTCTCTACAATAACTGTAAATCAAATCACGACAAATTAAGCACTTCACATTTTGGTATAGCTTATAGGATAACAAATACTCTAATATAATAAAAAGAACGCCAATAAATATAAAAGAGTGGTGGCCGTTCTTATGAACTAGACTTTATTTAAAAATATTTTTAATTAAATTTTAGTTAAACAAAATAATGGAAGAAGGAAATAAAACTTTATTATTTTTGACATATATAAATAAAAAATTAACTAGTGAGAGCATGCAATTGCTTTATGATGCTAATAATATAACGCGAGAGAAATGCGAGCTGTACAGCGATTTTATACAATCATTAATATTAATAATATTTGATACATATATGGGTGACGACGTAACATCAGCAACGGAACAAATAAATCACTTTAAATGGTGTTGGGATAAGAATGTAAGTAATTTTAAAGAAGAGGGTTTCACTATTAATAGTGAAAAATTATACTCTTATTTTTTAGAATTTATGCATGAAGTTTATTACCCACTTCCAAACAAAATTGAAAATAATAATACTTATACGAATCTTTTGAAGTTGTGGATGTTTATTTTTGACTTTGATGAACCAAAAACAAAATCTGATGTTGATACTTTGATTGAAGTATATGGATTAATGTCCGCGTCAAAATAAAATAATTTTACATAGTCTTTATTTTTATCCTATTTTAGCTTATATTCATTATATGAATGAAAATATGGTCAATATAATAATAAGTGAACTCTCTCTAGATGTGCTAAAGAATCAAGAAAGGTTAATCCAGGTAATGGGATCAAGCTTACCTTTTAATGAAAAAATGGAAGAAATTAAAAAGACTATAAGAGAAGTAGTAATGTCTGAATCAATGTTGCATAATTTTAAAACATTCGTATCTGAAAAATAATATGGAAGAATTAACAGAATTAACGAGGCTTACGTCCTCAATTCAAACGGATGTAACCAAATTTTATGAAAAGCATAATGAGGCCGCTGGCTTAAGGGCAAGAAAAAATATTTTAACGCTTAAAAAAATAATTCAAGGACTAAGAATTAAATTACTTAAAGATAAGAAAAAATGATTTTAACCATAGTTAATAAAGTGCTTGTAATATTGTTGATATTATCTAGCATTCATACATTAAGAAGTCTATATTATTTTATTCAAGCGTATGTGAGAAGCACTAAATACTTACTTTCTAAACAGCAATTATTATTACTTGGATTGTCAATTTCCTATATTATTACTTCAATTTTAACTGGAATCAAAATTTAAATAAATGATAAGTATTGAAAAAACTCTTGAGCCTCTAAGGCCTTATGTTATTGGAATAAGATATATTGAAGGACTCCCTGTCGTTGACGCGATCATTAAAGAAACTTGGAGTGTTCCAGAGGTTGTAGGAATTAAGAGAATGAAAGGAAAAGATGAACCTAATTATAGTATGATTTTTACTGAGGATACAACTCTTAGTATTGATGATATACTTAATTATGTTGCATCCATTATTAAGGTAAACTTGGAGATGGAGGCTAAAAACGATCTTCTTAAATCTAAAATAGAAGAATTAAAGCAATTCTTTATGCAGCATTCATTGGATAGTCTGCAGCATCTTAATTTTGTTATAGATAGGGCTGATGTGACCAGTAACTTATCACCTATCCAGGAAATATCTCTGATAGATAGTTTGCCGATACCAACAGAAGAAGATATGGAAGCTTATGAAGAAGAGAAACGCGCTGATGAATTTAGGAAAATGCAACTACAAAAAAGAAAGAAAGAGGAGGTAATTAAATTAACTGCTCCCGTCCTTAATGATTTTCCAACGCAGGAAAATAACAAATCTTGCTCTTGCAAGGAAGGTGAAGCCTGTTCCATATGCATAGATGACTATTAAGATTCAAAATGTTCCTGTAGCGTGTGTATAAGCCATACCGTTCCCGAACTAAAACATGCATCAAAGAATACAATTAGTGGAAGATGCGTGATGCCATAGCTTTGAAACGGCGTTGAATAGCCATATTTGTTTAGAATGAAGGATAGGATAGCTCCAACCCATGTTGAGAGACAAAGAGGGCAACTAAATAGTTTACCAAAAAAGCCAGGATTAATTTTTTGCCAGAAATTCCTCCAATTATCGAATATACTTCCAAAAACAAGTATGTTTGTTATACCATAAGCTAGAAAAATAAATAATAATATTTTCATGTTTTTATTAAAAAATAATTGATGATCTTACTATTGTAAATAATTTTTAGTATTTTTAAATAAAAAAAAATGGACATTTTAGAAAAAGAGTTAATATACACTATATCTGAGAATAAAAAAGCTTTCGATAGAACTGATAACGCTAAAAAAAATTTTATTAGTGAGTTGAAAAATGGCCTTGGAGAAGATTTAAAAAATAATTATAACAAAATAACTATTATTAAAAAACCGTTTCTAAAAAAATTGACGGAAGGATTAATTAAATTTTTTACTAAATTTTAAATAATGAATTTTGATCAACTAATAGAAACTGTTTCAGAAATAATAAATAACGACAAGATTAATAAAGTAGGCATGTCTATAGTTTATAATTTAGACCCCTTAAATCATAAGCAACTTAGAGAAGAGTTATATTATAGAACTGAATCGTTTGATACAAGTACTGATATCGGTCAAGAGATGGACTATGAACTTGAAATAGAGGGGATAACATTTAAATTTATTAAAAATAATAATTAACGCACAAAGTTGGGTATCAGTTTACTTTTAAATATAAATTAGTAGTTTTATTTAAATGTTAATCAAATGAGAATTGTAGTTAAAGAAATCGACCAATATAAAAGCAGTATTCATAAAGATAGATTGGTTCCAGAGTTTATTATTTATCTGATGAATGGAGATACAATTATTGATTGCCATCTGGAGTTAGGTATCGATGCAAAGAATGAAAGGGTTATTAGTTTGTTCAACAAACAATCGTTCAATTATGATAATAATGCTACGTTCGATACAAATCCTTTCGTAACAGAAATAACATTCAATGAATTTAAAGGATCTATATGAAAAAGGAATATCCTCTAATAGTTATTTTCTACATGTTTAGAGAAACATTTGCAAATATTTCGCTCATTGAACAGATCAGTAAGTCGGTTAATACACTTATTGAGAGTAAGAATGCTAACATGATGGCGTTTTTCTTAGCGACGGACACAGAAGAGAGAGTGGAGTGTATAAACCCCATCCTGGTTTCTGAAGTAGAAATGGAAAGAATAAACAACTTGATTCAAGACATAAGTAAACAATTTGATATTGGTGGTAATTTAAAAGCTAAAATAAAATGAGTAACAACTTAACTAATGAAGAGAAGGCAGAGATTTACGATTCTTGTGTCAGACAGGGTGATGCAATACACTATAAAATAAATAAATTAAAGTCTCAGTATTTTGGCGAAATGCCTTTAGATAAGCAACAAGAGTTAGCTAAATATGAGATGGAGTTAAGAACTCTTCAGCATAAATTAGAGTCACTTTTTGCTTAAGGCCTAGTAGTCCTTCTTCTAATTCTTGTCATGGCCCAACCAGTATTTTCATGTATAATTTGATACATTTTGCTGATACTTGCTTGGGAGGCCGTACCCATAAATAGAATACTTTTTATTTTTTGTTTTTTAGCTATTCTAGCTAGAGTGTGATGAAGCCTTTGTGCGTCTTCAATACATTTACAGATAACCATATCAAATTGTTCTTCGTTATGAATTACTAACTTGTTATGCACAACAATTACCTGTTTTACCATATTTTTTTTATAAGCGCCAGAGCTTATCTTTTTAATTACTTCTTTAATGGTTGGTTTATTTTTTCTGGATTGATAACCTAACATATTAAATCCTTCTTCAATTAGGTATTCATCTGAATGCAGAATGGTCCAATCACCAATAGGTTTTTCGACATATATTTTACCTGCATCATTTCTAAGAACTCTGAAGCTATCTGTGTCTTCTGTTATTTTGCTAACAGCTATTTCATATTTTACTGGCTTTATAGCACCGCAATTAATAAATTTTTTTGGAAAGAGTACATCTTTATTATTTTCTTTAATCTTATTAAAATTGATAAAAGCATTTTCTCTAGTCAAACAACGGTACAAGGTGGACTTGTATTCTCCGTTCCTTAATAAAATGACCCTATAAACCATGTTGTTTTTTTTAAAAAATATAAGTATGTTTGTTTGATAATAAATAGAGTAAATGGATAAAAGAGATTATTACGAGATACTGGAGGTAGATAAAACAGCCTCTCAGGAAGAAATTAAAAAAGCCTACAGGAGATTGAGTAAAAAATATCATCCAGATATGGGTGGGGATGAAAATACATTCAAAGAAATTAATGAGGCTAATGAGGTATTGTCAAACCCAGAAAAGCGTTCAAAATATGATAGGCATGGTCACAATGGAGATAATTTTAACGCATTTGAAGAATTTGCTAGTATGTTTAGACAACAACAGATTAGAACTGGCAGTGATCTGGCTATAAAAATTGACTTGACTCTTGAACAGGTTTTTAATCCTACAAAAAAAACATACACTTATAGAAGATATAAAAATTGCACGGAGTGTAATTCAAATGGTGGTTCTAATTTAAAAACTTGCACAAATTGTCATGGCACAGGTAGTGTAATACAGACGACCAATACACCGTTTGGTTCTATGCAAAATTATCACGTTTGTCACGCATGCTCAGGGAGTGGTAATGTACCTGAAATTATTTGTACTGCATGCAATGGGAAGGGTATTATTTTATCGGAAGATTCCATTGAAGTGATGTTTCCTGCTGGTGTTTATACTGGCATGTCTACTTCTATACAAGGCAAGGGGAACGGAATCAAGAGTGGTATTGAAGGATCTTTAATTATTCATATAAATGTGCTGCCACATGATAAGTTTGTAAGAAATGCTAATGATTTGAATTATAAATTAAAATTAACTTATCCGCAATTAGTTCTAGGTGATAAGGTGGAGATTCCAACAATTGAAGGAACCCTTATAAAAATAACCATACCTGAATTTAGTAGGGTTGGAGACAATCTTAGGGTTAAGAATAAAGGTATGAAATTTATTAATTCAGACGTTAGAGGTGATATGATTGTTACACTTGATATAGAAATACCCTCATCAATTACAAAAGAAGAAAAGAAGCTAATTGAAAATCTAAAGAATTTAAGTGATATTAATTAAAAATTTATTCATTAAAAAAGTTGTGATTAAATGATTCTATTAGTATTTTTATTTAAATTAAACGATAAATAAAATGAATAAATTTGAAGAAGTGTACGATGACGTACAAGAATTATTTGATGGCTTATTAGATGCTACTGGTCTGGATAACCATATTAATGTTAAGCTATTAGATAATAGCGAACTTAAAGAAATTGGCAAAGTGACCAAAGCTAATGAAATTCTTAAGCATATGACAAATGTGGATGTAATTGTAGTTATTAATGGAAGCATATTTGAAAAATTAGAATTAGAACAGAAAAAAATGGTAGTAGAAGAATTACTTGCACGCATCCATTTTGATACAGAAAAAGGAAAGATGGTTATTACTACACCAGACGTTAAAACTTATTCACTATTACTTAGAAAATACGGATATGATAAATACGAAGTACTAAATGAGAGTATTAAAACATTATTTCAGGAAAAATTAGAAGAAGAAGCTGCTTAATTAAAAATTTAATGAATTACGCAAAAGAGTTTAAAAATTACGCCACCAATCATTTAGGAATACATCAACAGCAATTTGACAATTGGGCTGTCATACAAAATAAGTTGTATGGTTCTGACGCGTCTCTTACGCCATATATTCTTGAAGAAAGAGAGCTGAGGGTAACTCAAATGGATATCTTCTCAAGGATGCTAATGGATAGGATACTTTGGGTTTCTGGACCAGTTAACTCACAGATGAGTACTGTTGTTCAGGCACAGCTGATGTTTCTTGACAACGTAGAAAAGAAAGATATTATAATGCATGTGGATAGCCCTGGTGGAAGTGTTACAAATGGCCTTAGTATTGTAGACGTAATGGATTATGTATCATCAGATATAATAACTATAAATACTGGAATGGCTGCGAGCATGGGAAGTGTCCTTTTAGGCTCAGGGACCAAAGGTAAGCGATACTCTCTTAGATTTAGTAGGGTTATGCTCCATCAAGTTTCATCAGGCGCTGAGGGCACTATTGCTGATATGAGAATATCTATTAATGAAGCAGAAAAGTTTAATGATGTATTATTTGACTTATTAGGCTCATATACTGGTAAAACTTCTAAACAAGTTAAAAAAGACGCAGATAGAGATTTATGGCTTAATGCTGAAGAGAGCCTAAAATACGGAATAATAGACGGAATAATAAAATCAAAAAAAGACATAAAAATTAATCAAATATCCTAAAGGCTATCCAATACCTATGATTAACCAAAGCCTATGAAAAATTAAACCAAAACTTGGGTGCCTTACCAAAACTACCGTTTCGTGCTTATGAGAAAATGAGCCCCTTTATACTAAACTATAAAGGGGTCATTTTTAAGGTTTTTTAACTGTTACTGGCGGCTTAGGTTTCTTACAACCGCATCCGTATTGTCTTTCGTCTTTTATCATGATAAATATTTTATAATAAATATAATGGATAGGATTTTAAATTAAAGTGAAAATTAGAATTATAAATAAAGAGTGGGAAGAGCTTAAGGAAGTGAATTTAAAGGTACTTCCAAGACAGGGAGAGTGTCTGTATTTAAATAATGTATATTATAGAGTGGTTGAAGTTATTCATACATGCCAAAAACCTTTTGGAGTGTGTATAGTTGTTGATAAAATACCCAATGAAAAAATTAAATAGAATGAAAATAATAGGCATCAAAGGACGAAAATTTTCTGGTAAATCTACCACGGCTAAATACCTTATTAGTAAATATGGTTACCAAGAGTATGCCTTCGGAGATCCAATGAAGGAAGCAATGGTACATATATTTGACTTCAGTAGGGAACAACTATGGGGAACCCAGGAACAGAAAGAAACAGTTGATCCTAGGTGGGGATTGTCTCCTAGGAGAGCAATGGAAATTGTTGGAACTGACCTGTTTCAATTTGATATACAGAATCATTTAAAAGAGGGTGAATTTCCTTTTGGACGAAAGATTTGGGTTCAGCGTTTTAAATTATGGTATGAGAAACAAATAAAGTTAACTCCTGACATGAAACTACTACTATCTGATATTAGGTTTCGTCATGAATCTGATGCTGTTAAAGAACTTGGAGGTGAAATTTGGGAGATACGTAGGCCTGATAATCCATACCAGGGGAATCACTTATCAGAAACCGAACAGGACTCAATTGTGGCTGATAGTGTTATACTTAACTCATCAAATCTTATAAATTTAGAAACTATGGTGGATATTGAATTGAGTAGACGTCATCGTGATCTTTCGTCACCAATTTTTATAACAAAAATTACTGACTGGGTAGATAAAGCTAGCAACATGTTTTCATCTTTCTTTGGTGAAGATCTATGCCCTAATAAATCTGAGCCATTAAAAGAAGGAGACATAAAAAGCAATGTAAAGACTTCAATACAAGGTACCCAAGCACCTGCTCCACCGATACCGCCTGCTATTAGATATCTAAATTTAAACGACAAAACAAGTAAATAATTAATGATTAACAAGGCTTATTTCGGAGATTGCTTAATTGAGATGAATAAAATACCTGACAAGAGCGTTGATTTAATATTCGCTGATTTGCCATATGGAACAACACATTGCAAATGGGATTCAATAATAGACTTAGAAAAATTATGGAAGCAATATAAACGTGTAATTAAGGATGATGGGGCTATTTGTCTCTTTGCTCAAACGCCGTTTGACAAGGTTCTTGGAGCCAGTAATCTAGAGATGCTTAGGTATGAATGGATTTGGCAAAAAACACGACCCACTGGCCATTTAAATGCCAAAAAGGCGCCAATGAAGGCACATGAGAACATTCTTGTTTTCTATAAGCATTTACCAACATATAATTACATCAAAACACATGGTCATAAGAGAAAGGTTTCAACGGCTCACCATAAGAGGAATACGCCACAAGGGGAAATTTATGGTGAATACGGTAATTACACAACTTATGATTCAACTGAACGATATCCAATTAGTGTCCTTCAATTTCCGTCTGATAGACAAAAATTAAATCTTCACTCCACACAAAAACCAGTTAAGTTATGTGAATATATTATAAAAACGTACACAAATGAAGGGGAGGTTGTCTTGGATAATTGCGCTGGTTCATTTACCATCGCAGTGGCTTGTGATAATTTAAAGAGAGGCTGGATTTGCATGGAGAATGATCCGCATTCTTTTGAAGTTGGTCTTAACAGAGTTGAAGAAAATAGAAAATTAATAGGACTTGAGCCATTTACAAAGGAATTAAAATAAAGTATATGAAACCAGAAGATTTTACAGCACTTGCAAAGCATGAATTAAGGGATACAGAAATCAAAACAGACCTGTATGATGCAATATACAAATTATGCATTAAGTATACTGAGATAGTTAATGCTGAGAATAAAAAACAAAAGAAATCTAAATTTAAACAACTAAAACTTGACATTTAATGAGTGTTGTATAAGTTAACATTTATATTTATGCTTATATTTATAATAAAACAACCTCTAAATGAAAATACTTACAAATAAGGAAAAGAAACTAATATTGAGGCAAAAACAGAAGGCTATCATAGAATCTTTTAAAGATAATTTTAATAAAATTAAGAGACCTGATGATATATTAGAAACTAGTCTTTATAGCGAAACAGATCCAACCGATGGTGATCATGGTTCAAATAAAGAAGCCGAAAGGAAAGCTATTGAGTTGTACGATAAAGGAAAGGCCCAATTTAATCTAGGAGATAAAGAAGGTGCTGAGAGGTTAAGACAAGAAGCAATAAAGGTTGCTTCATTTGAGCTTGGATGGGACGATGCAGAGTTACCTCCTTACATTTCAGAAAAACGATCAGCTCAATATTTGGATGATGCTTATCATTCCATAGAGCCTTATGGTAAATATATCTTAAAGAATACTCTTAAGGTTTCTGAGTCAGAGGAAGGATCAACAATGGAATTTAAACTTCAGATACCTAGTAGTATTTCTGGTAATCCTAAAGAGTTTGCGAAAGAATTAAATTACAATAGTCATGGAGTTGAAGGTAATCCAGGCGGATATGTTTCCCATATCAACGCTTATTTAGATGGATTTAATGAAACAAATAATACCTATCTTTTTAGTATAAGCATCACTTCACAGCTTGATGTTTAAAAAAAAATAAAAAAGTTGGTTGTAATAATTACTTTTAGTATATTTGCATTATATTTATAATGACAAAGAAAGTTAAAACATAATAATAATGAGACAAGTAGTCATAGAAACAGGGATACGATTTAATTGGGCACAATGCGAAGACATTGAATTGGGGTGTGTTATGTATGATACTGAATATTTTTAAAAATATAAAAGTAACTTAGATAGCCCCCGACAAAATCGGGGGTTTTTTATTAATATGGAAAACACAGAGCGTTACAGGAAGTTAGGGAGTGAGAAAGAAAAGGATTTTAATAAGGACTTTGATCAGATATACGATAAGTACTTAAAGAAGGCGAAAGATGTTGATGATAAAGCGGAGCTTAGATTTGAAAGAGAAAGAGGGAGGGTTCTGATTTTTGTTAAGTTGTTTGAATACGAAAAATAAAATGCGTGGTAGCATAATGGTATGCGGCAGGTCTCCAAAACCTAGCATGGACAAGGTTCGATTCCTTGACTGCGCGCTAAAAAATTAAAAATTATGACAGAATTGGGAAAGTTTCATGAAAAAACGTATGAAGATATTATAACATTAATACATAATACCACCTATAACCCAGAAAATAAGTTAAACTATGTAACATTATTTGAGTGTTTTGTTTCAGCAGAAACTATTGAAAAATTGAAAAAGGATGGTATGAAAATAGAAATTAGTAATATAGATAGCGAAACGTATGATATTGGATGGTATTTGGAAAGTACTAACAAATTAACCGACAACCCAATTAAAAATTATAAAATATACTTTAAATAAAGTATATTTAGCTAAATACACTATTTTCGTGCAACAATAGCTTTGTAGCTCAATGGACCAGAGCATCGACCTTCTAAGCCGAGGATAATGGTTCGAATCCATTCAAGGCTACAAAGAAAAGAATTAAATGGGGTAGAAGCTCAGTTGGATAGAGCACCTGCTTTGCATGCAGGAGGTAGCGAGTTTGATGCTCGCCTACTCCACAAAAAAATTAACAAATGAATGAATTATATTTTGTATTTATACCTATAATGAAAGGAGCAAAAACACCAATGTATTGTTATACTCTTGCCGAATCAGAAGAGGAAGCAATTCGTAAAGCACAAATTAGGTGGGAAGAGTATGATCTTAAGATAATAGCAAAGAAGGTTAGTAAAAAGAAATTAGATGAGTTGGTTATTGCGACAGATTATTTTGAATAAAATTATAAAGAGTATATGCCGAGTTGAACAGGCAGGGATGCTGCCTCTCGGCTCCATAGTCCTTTAGCTCAGTTGGTTAGAGCATTGGTATTACAAACCAAGGGCCGCTGGTTCGAATCCAGCAGGGACCACAAATTGCGAGGTGTAGCTTAATGGCTTAAAGTACTTGGCTTCCAACCAGGGGATGCAGTTCGAATCTGACACTTCGCTCTATTAAAAATTGGAGTCTATCCCCTCACGCTTATACCGTGTCGGAAGGGTATCAGGTCAGGTGGGTTCGAGCCCCACGTCTCCTAGGCAAACTAAGTTAACCCACCGCCAAGAGGTGTTTGCTGGTAACGTTATTTTTATAGCGGCTAAGATGTTAACAAGCGGTCATCAATAATTTTTCGGATGATATCTAAAAATTTGATACTGGAAGGTTCTTTGAAATAATTTTGAGATGAAACATCTATAATACAAAGGTCAACTTTTGCGTCAAAGCAAGCTTTACTTTTGGAAATATCGTTGTTCTGTGTTTGGTTAAGTTTTTTAATGCCGAATATGGGTTCGTAATGAAAGATACCGTTTAATTCAAATGCTAATGATAATGATGGTATGTAAATATCTAGCTCAGACTTGATAATAGTTTTCTTGTTGAAATCAAAATGGATGGTAGGGTATAATGCGGTGAGTTGTTGCTCTAACCAACATTCCAATTTTGACCTTCTAGTGCCGTAAGTTTTATGAATGTTATTATAGGTTGCGGAGCATGAGCGTGAACAGAAATGATTTAATGATAATTTCATTCTATGTTTGTTTTTTTTAAAGGTCTTTGAACAATTTGAACAATTAACACTAATTTTCTTATTTTTAAAATTAGATAAACACTGTTGTGAGCAAAATTTACACTCACCGACATTGTGTTTAAGTTCAAAAGTTATATGTTTTTTAATTTTAAGAAATGTATTTGAACATTGGTAACATTCGCAAGGTAATTCTGTGGTTGAAGTTGCTTCTTCAAATTCTTTATTAGTGTATTTTGGCTTCATATTAATAAATACCAAATAATTAAAGAAAAGTATGTTTCGAGCCCCACGTCTCCGACAAATGCAGAATATAGCTTAGCTGGTAGAGCGCCTGATTTGTAATCAGGATGTGTGGTTCGAATCCAATATTCTGCTCAAAAAAAAACGGTTCATTAGCTCAACTGGATAGAGCACCTGATAACGGATCAGGAGGTTGAGGGTTCGAGTCCTTCATGGACTACTAAATATTAATGGCGCGATGGTCAAGGGGTTTAAGACGTCTCCCTTTCACGGAGAAGTCACGGGTTCGATTCCCGTTCGTGCTACAAAACGCTCCCTTAGCTCAGTTGGTTAGAGCAGTCCTGTAATAGGGATTGGTCGCTGGTTCAAGTCCAGCAGGGAACTCAGGTCAGTTTTGAATCGTTCTGCGTGTTTTAAAAACGATTAAAAGGTTTGGTAGTTCAGTTGGTTAGAATGCCGCCCTGTCACGGCGGAGGTCACGGGTTCGAGTCCCGTCCAAACCGCCAAGTTCTTTAAATATTAATAAACGGTGTCAGCAAAAATTTGCTGAATCAGCCGAAGGAGAGCCACCATAGCCACGTGTGCGTCTAAGCTTTAGTCAGATCTTAAATTCAGGTTTGGTCTAGCGGTTAGGATGCCACCTATATATGCGGTGGAGACTGTGGTTCGAATCCACAAGCCTGAGCAAGGCAAAGTTTGACGTAAAACGAGGCGTTAGTGCACGCCTATCCTCTGCCACCGTTTGCTAATATTTATTATGAAACATTATTAATATGGAGAATGATAATAAAGTAATGAATATAACAATGGATCTTCCTGGAAGGAGCTATAGTGTCCTAACGCCAGTAATTACAACTCAAAGAATGGGTTACTTGGACGTTGACATACCATTGTTCAAACTGAATACAATTGCGGCTTATGACGATGATGTAGAGGTCGCAGTAGCTGAGGCGGTACAGTGCTTTTGTACCGCCTCCAATAAGGAGGGAAGAGGTATTGAAAAAGAATTAAAATCACTTGGAATAATACCCTAAGACAAATTAAAATTATGAGCATTATGAAACGGCTGGACGCAATGTAACCAATCAGGATAGAGAAGAAAGAAAAAAACTGATTGGTTCAAGAAAAGATAGAAAGATAAGAAAGTATTCAGAAAACTTTAATGAAATGTTCTCATTCTTTCTGAAGTCATATAGAAGTGGGTTACTTATCTTTTGTGGATGTGATCTGAATCTGGACTACAGATTCAAACAAGGAACTGGTTCATTCTCAGGAAAGGAAGCCTTTAAGAGATTTGATAATGGAGAATTTAAGAGTAATGATATATTTGAGGTTATTACCCGCCATCCGAACATAACCAGGGCTGTAATAACAGCTAAGAAGAGTTGGGGGTTGCATGTCAACCTTTGGAGTGATGGTGTAGTTGAAGGTACTTTTAGGAAGCAGGAAATTGTAGAGGATTTTGAGTCAAGAGGAATAAAGATCCCTGAACCCTTTTATAAGGACCTGGAAAATAGAATTTGGAGTAAAATTGCACCATGATGTAACGGCAGCATGCGAAATTTTGATTTTCGACGACTAAGTTCGAATCTTAGTGGTGCTACAAGTAAAATATAAATTAAATGAAAAAACAATACGACTTCTTCTGAATTAAAAACAATTCAGAATGTCATACAAAACAAAAGAAATAGAAAAAGTAACAGATTCAAGAACCTTTAGAATAATTTGGTTGAGAAATAGATTAGGTTGTGATAGATGTAGACCTCATAGAGGCTGTAATAGATATCGCAGATATAATAGGCACAAAATCAATTGGAAATTAAATAGAAAAACACAATGGAAGCAAATGAATTAGTTCCTAATTTAACAGAGGAACAGTCTGAAAAAAGTAAAAAACAAATTAAAAATAACATGCGCGGATTTGTACCACCACCTCCAGGTTTCGATGATTGGAAGATTCAAAAAGAGATTGACAAAAAAAATGAAATAAAGAAAATTCTTTATAAGCAAAACCCACAAGCTACTTTGACAATGATAAGAAAAGGGGTAGCCTATTATCAAACTTTAATCAATTGTGGAGAAATAAATGCAGAAATAGTAAGATTTGAAGTGCCAGTATCAAAAATGGATGATGCAGATTATTTTGCTGCAATGCCCGCAAAATTACTAATATTTGGAATAGTATAAAATTAAAAATTGGCCAACTAAATACTGTTGGTTAAAAAAAAATAATATGAAAAGAGTAACAGAACATTAGATATAAAAATCTAATTGATGAAACCATTTAAAGGCTCAGTGAGCCAAAAGACAACTTGTAGGAAAGAATACAAGATTGTAACCAATGATAGGATGTCTGAACCCTACTGGGATGAAGGTATTATATACCATCGTTCAAGAGGTAGAAGAAAAAATAAAGAGATTCTAAAATGGAAATACGGGGAGTATAGAACATGGAAGTACAACAGAAAGAAGCAATGGAAATGAAGTACTTCTGTGATAAACAGAGACATCTGATATGCATACCGTATTCAATAGAGAACCTGCATTTAATGGGTGAGTTGCTTGGGATTAAAAAATGCTGGTTTCACAAGAATCACTACGATATTCCCAAGAGAAGAATAAAGGAGATACAAGAGAAGTGTACTCTTGTATCTCCAAGAGAAATCCTTGGAATGATAAAAGAAGCTTAATATTACATTGGCCGAGTGGTTAGGCGTGTGGTTGCAACCCACACCACGGGAGTTCGAATCTCTCATGTAATTCAAATAAAAATTAAAATTATGATGACAGCTTTAGAACAGTATGAATATTTTATAGACGAATTAATTGAATTAGGCAAACTTGTTGAAGTTGAATACTTTTCGAATAAAAATGTGAGATATCACGTATTTAATACTGAAAAATTTAAAGATAGTTTTTTTATTGGTGAATTAACTTCTGAAGAAATTGGCTATCTACATTATTTAAACACTAAGTATAAAGAAGATGATAACCAAAAAGAATAGATAACTCAGTTGGTATAGTAAAGGATTTATTTTCTAATACTTTATAGGAATTTGTTATAATTATGGCGTGTCCGCCTATTTATATAGGTGGACAAAGAAAAATTAATTAAGTTAGTATCTCTAAAGCTATCAATAAGAGAAATAGCTAAAGAATTCGGCGTATCGCCCTCAACAGTTCGCTATTACTTGAAGAAGTTTGAGCTGAAAACTATTGGGTATAAAAAAACTGTTAATTGGACGAAGCAACTATTGGTTATTGCTGTTAAAAACAGTCACTCAAAGAGTGAGGTACTTAGGAAATTAGGTCTTAAAATAAGATCAGGTAATTTTCAGACTCTTGAAAAATATGCTAGCTTATACGAGATCAATTTGAGTGAACTTAAATTTGATTTTGGTATTAGTAGCACCAAGAATGGTTTCCAAAAGAGGTTAACATTAGATGATATTTTTAGTTTTCCGTCAAAAACTAATAATACTAAAACAGTTAAGAAAAGAGCCCTAGAGGAAGGATTTTTAGAAAATAAGTGTTATGAATGCCAACAGGAACCGAATTGGAACGGTAAACCGTTAGTATTACAATTAGACCATATAAATGGTGATAGGGCAGATAATAGAGTAAGTAATTTAAGAATACTATGCCCTAATTGTCATAGTCAAACTGACACTTTTTGTTCTAAACAGGCAAGGAAATAAATCCAGTCGTCGGTGGTTCGAGACCACCTCACACCACTTTCGATATTGTTTTTGAGATAAGAAATAATATTTTAATCAACTTGACTATCTAGAGATTTATAGTAAATTTGTCTTAAATTATGAACACAACTAAATCAGTAGTATATAACCTACTTCTTCTCATACTTGTTGCCTCACTATACAGGATAATTCCATCTAGGCCTTTTGGCTTTGCTCCACAAATAGCGATTGCTATTTTTGCTGGTTATATTGTAGAAGATAAAAAATTTTCCTTTATCCTACCACTTCTTTCAATGTTTATTTCTGATACCTTGTATCAGTTGCTTTTTATAAACGGAATTGGTAGTACACCAGGATTTTATGAGGGCCAAGCAACCAATTATCTATTATTTGCTGCAATGTGCGTATTTGGCTTCTTTATTAAAGGTATTAATGTAAAGAGAATACTTTTTGCCTCTATCGCAGCTCCCACCACTTATTTTATTATTTCTAACTTCTTAGTTTGGCTTAGCACTTCACCGCTGGCAGGTCTTGGTAGACCAAAAACACTGGGTGGTCTTATGATGTGTTATGCTGATGGACTTCCATTCTATCCATGGAGTCTTATATCAACACTTGTATTTTCTGCACTTCTATTTGGTAGTCATTACTTAATAAGTAATCACTCCCTGGCCAAAGTGTAATTTTAGATATTTATAATTAAGAAAACTCCTTTTATATGGATATTAAAAAAGCTCTGGCCATGTCTCTACGCAACTTATTAAGCGAACAATCTGTACATGGTAGAAGCGAGATTAATATAGAAACCCTACCTCTAATTTTATATCATGTTACAACCAATTATCATAAAGTTATTAGTAGTGGTGTTTTACTGGCCAAATCAGGGTTGGACTCAGGTGGTTTAGGCGGTACTGAATCTATGGGTGTATCCTTTGTAACAAACAGGAAAATAGCTGAGGCTATCTATGATGAATTAAATTTATTGAATAGAATAAATGGATCAAATACTGAAAATGAGGTTATAAGTGTTTTAAACACAATACAAGACTCTGAACGTAGAGATTTTGTTTTAACCGAGTACATGAGAACTATTGATGTTTATAAACGTCCAGACTACGCTGCATTAATGGCGCTCAGACTTAGCAGAAACTCATCAAAATTTAATGACAGGGCTTTCCATGGATTAGTTATATTTCATGAAGAAAATATTAAGAATAAGGATATAGGTGTCATAGAAATAGACAAGAATAGAATCGCATCAAACACACCGATACTGCCTGGCGTTGATACTTATCTTGGTGAAATAAGGGTCCTAGGTGATGTCTATTTAAGGTAACAAAGTTTACTTTTTATTTTGTAAGGTTATATTAACGGCATGTTACAACTACTTTTTCATGCCTGGGGTGATTATATAACCCAAAACAATTGGATGGCCAATAAGAAGGTTATCTTTACTAAGGAAGGATGGCTTGCTTGCCTGGTCCATTGCGTTCTATATGCGATTCCGTTTGTTTTCATAGCGTCGCCCATGGCTCTTGCAGTGATCTTCTCAACACATTTTTTGATTGATAAATTCAGACTTGCAAAGTATGTTTGTCAGTATAAAAATTGGTGTTTTACATCGACTGGATTCCCTGAATCAGCACCTCCCTTCTTATCATTCTGGCTTTTAATTATTGTTGATAATATCCTTCATATAACAATCAACTATTTATGTATTAGATATTTGTGATTGATAAATTTGGATTATTAACTTTTTAAATTTATATTTGCAAAAATAAACTTAAATTAAAAAGTTATGATTAAATTTCCATTAGTATTTTTTATATTGCTGAATACAAATTTAGGCTTAAATAAATCACATCATGTTAAGCATGGAATAGCAAGTATCTATGCTAGGAGTCTGGAAGGCTCACCAACAACATCAGGAGATGTATTTAGTCATAAGAAATTAACTGCAGCCAGCAATAACTTTAAACTAGGCGCGAGGGTATTGGTTAAGAACTTAAAGACTGGTAAGAGTGTTATTGTAAAGATTAATGATAGAATGGCTCACAGAATGTCCCGAATGGGGAGAATAGTTGATCTATCACTTGCAGCCGCTCATAAGATAGGATTCAGTCTAAAACAGGGACTCATAAGAGTAGAAGTTTCAGAAGTTTTTTAGCCACATTAATTCTGGTTTTTTATTTTTATATTATAAATCTTATATTTATATTATAAAAAATGCCATTCATTCCAAATCACTTGCATCTCATTGTTAAAGCGTACTGTAATAAGCCGCCACTTAAGACTGATGAACTTAATAACTGGTTCACCAGACTTGTAGAAAAGGTACGGATGAAAGTGATTGCTGGTCCAACAAGTGTTTACGTAGATGAACCTGGTAACGAAGGCGTAACAGGTACAGTCACCTTGGCAACAAGCCATGCCTCACTCCATTGCTGGGAAAAAGATAATCCAGCTATGATACAATTTGATATTTATTCATGTAGTTGTTTTACTGCAGAAGAAGTTATCAATCACTTAAATGAGTTCGATCTTGTTTCATATTCCTACATATTTATTGACAGGAATTCAGATGATATGAAAATCATTGGAACGAAGTCCTTTGTTAAATAATGAAGAAATTTTTACAAAAGAGACTAAACGAAGAATTAAACAAGACTCTTATAGAGACTGTAATTGATGAAGAGTATCCCACTTCATGGGACGTAGAGAAATTTAAAACGCTTCACTCTTTTGCGGATAGAAAGAAGTATTGCACTGAGAATCTAATCAGGATCAGTTCAGGCTCAGGAAGAATTGTTTATAAGATTGATGATGAAAAGGTTCTTAAGCTTGCCTGGAATGAGAAAGGAGTTCAACAGAATGCTAATGAGGCAGCATGGAAGGACGATGGATACTATCAGCCAATACTAGCAAGAATATTCAACTATCATCAAAAGGATTATTGGTTGGAAATGGAACTAGCTCGACGAGTAAAACCAAGTGATTTTAAGAAGCTATTGAACTTTAGTGTTGACGAACTGGGGATGTTTTTAAGAAATAGGGTCGAACAAAATAACGGAAGAAAAAATATTTTTAGAATAGATGATAGCGTTTTAGAAATACTTAACGAGAGCCAATTTGCTGAGCACTTATTAAGTTATTCTCTTGATGCTGATTGTGGTGTTGGAGACTTTGGTCATATTAGTTCTTATGGCCTGGTAAATAGAGACGGAGAAGATGTTATCGTCGTAGTAGACTATGGATTAACTCAGTCAACATGGAAAGATTATTATAGTTAAAATTATTTTGTATGAGATCAATTAAAATTTTTTGGGGTAGAATTCTTTCTTCAACTGATACTTTTAGTAGTAAACGGTTAGTCACACTTATTATCTCATTACACTTTATAATAGCTTCTTTTGCAATTCTATTTTTCGCATTCTATGTTATTTTCTATCTTCCAAAGGGGCGAGTTGAACCTGATTTAATGGAATTATTAAAAGGAGTACTGGAATACGATTTCTATATTATCTTATCTGGACTAGGATTTATTTCTATTGATAACATGGGTCAGGTAATGATTGAAAGAGCTAAATCTAAAGCAAGCATACCAGATATTACTCAGAGTGAGGTAAACTATGGACAAATGGAGAATCCTCAGCCAGATCCGAGTGATAATACTCAGGAATAAGGTTGATTTTCTAATCTATAAATATTTATTATTAAATAAATAATTATGGATTTAAAATTAGTACAGGCACAATTAAATAAAAAGGGATACGGACCACTGATTGTTGACGGAATTCCTGGAACCAATACAAGTAATGCCATTAAAAAGTTTCAAGCAGATAAGCATCTCACAGTAGATGGTATTATCGGCCAAAATACAATCAATGCGTTATTTGAGGTTCAGATAGAAGCTCCAAAGGTAGAACTAGATAATATTTCTCTTCAAAGAATAAAGCTACTTCACCCCAAGTTACGGGCGGAAGCCACACAAATCCTTTATGAAACAACCAAAGCACTAACTGGTAGAGCGGCTTGTCGATACACTTTTACACTAAGAACATTTAAAGAACAACAAGATCTATACAACTTGGGTAGAAGCGTAGTTAATCCTGATGGACGTAGTTCACGTAAACCCATGGGAAATGTAGTTACCAATGCTCAGCAGGGCCAGAGCCTTCATAATTTTGGCGTCGCTATCGATTTTGCCTTTGTTATTGATGGAAGAGAAGCAAGCTGGGATTCAAGGAAGGATTGGGATAACGACGGCATTTCTGACTGGATGGAAGTTGTATCATTATTCAAAAAATATGGATGGGAATGGGGGGGCAGTTGGAAAACTTTTTTAGATCTTCCACATTTCCAAAAAACATTTGGCTACGGTTGGAGAGATCTTTTAAAGAAGCATAATGCCAAGGACTTTATACCTGGAACAGAGTATGTTAATTTATAAAAGCAATAATTTTAATTTAAAATTGGTTTTTAATTATATTTTTTGTAATTTTGCAATAAATACTTTTTATGTTTTATTCAAAGGCAAACGAAGAGGCTAAAATGGTTGCTTTTTCAGCACACAAGAACCAAATGTACGATATATTTCCATACGAGAAACATCTGCAGGATGTTGTGGACGTTATTCAACAATTTGGGTATGCTGGTGACTATATTTCTGCGGGTGCACTGCATGATAGCATCGAGGATGCCGCATTAACTTACAGTAAAATAAAAAATTTATTTGGCCTTAACGTAGCTGAAATGGTTCTAGCTGTTACTGACCCAAGCGATGCTAGAACAAGAAAAGAGAAGAAAGAAAGGGTATATCAGAAAATAAATTTATATCCTAAAGCATTGGTTATCAAGCTTGCTGATAGAATTGCAAATATATCTCATGCGACCAGGATGAAAAATATTGATAAGCTTAGAATGTATGTTAAAGAACATATAGATTTTACAACAGCACTCAGGCACATTGGTCCAGAAACGGAAATGTGGCAGTATCTTGATGAATTAATGATAAAAGCATCAGAGATACTTGATTCAAATCGTGTAGAGAAAACTACCCAGTTAACATGAAAATAATTAGCAAATTTAAGGATTATTACGATTATCTGCAGGGAATATATGGAATTGATGAAAAGTTAATCCTTGATAGGACTGAGTTCTATAGGACACCTAAATTCCCGCCAAATGGTCTGGTTAATATTTATATTTGCGGATATGAATATGAAGGAGTATGTCTGAATGGTCAGTATTATTGGGAGTCTGATATTGAAAAAATTGCTCTTAAGAGCAAAAAAAGAAGATACTGGATCAGAGGCGGTGACGAGAAGGATTATTATACTGTTGACCTTAAACTTTCGAATCAATCCTTAACACAGGTCTTAAAAAAAAGAGTTAACTCAGTGGTTAACGATAAGTTGAATTATCCTATATTGATCAACGTTTTAGGTGGCGAGTTAGGCCTAACTTACAAACACCGCGACTACCATTATTTCGAACACCATCAGGAGTTTTCTAAATTTCCGATACTCGCTGATTACGGCTTTCAAAGGGTCTTGCCAGCAGAAGACTTATGGATTCAGTTATCAAATTGGCTGTCCAGAACAAAGGATATTCCTAATAATCAAACCAATAAAGAGAAAATACTTTCAGCTGGTTTTGATCTGAAGACTTCTTTTCGAAACGTAAAATAAAGCAAGCTTTAGACTTTACTTATATTTGTTTTTTCATATTTTAAAATTAAAATATGAAAAAACAAATTAGCTTCCCAGATATCGGACAGTATATTAATACCGTATATGCTGTAAAAAGATATTCAGAATTTACAGGTTTAGATGAAAATGGAGATCCAACATATGATGAATCACTCCCTAAACCTACTATCAGGTTCGATTTTACTGTAAAATTACATGGAACTAATTTAGGCGTCTGTATGAACGACCTGGTAGGCATGTGGGTTCAATCAAAAGAAAGCATAATCAGTATTGGTAATGACAACGCTGGATCGGCTCTTTTTTGCGAAAGAAATAAATCGGCTTTAGAAGTGTTATTTAATCAAATTAAAAGCAGGAATTCTTTGGACTTATCAACTAATACAATAACAATATACGCTGAGTGGGTGGGAAAAGGAATCCAAAAGGGCGTGGCAATTAACAACTTAGATAAATCTATGTTTATAATAGGAGTAAAGATCACTCCACATCCAAAGGACGGGGTTGATTCTGTTGCTTATTGGGTTGATTCCTCAAACCTAAGGGCACCTGGTAACAGGATATATAATATAAATGATTATAAAACCTATACTCTGGACATAGACTTTAATGACCCAGCAAGTTCCCAACAGCTTATTGATCAGATAGTTAAAGAAGTTGAAACTGAATGTCCAGTAGGAAAGGCATTTGGATTTTCTGGTATAGGCGAAGGAATTGTTGGTATTGGCCATTTAAACGGCCAAATTTACCGTTTTAAAGCTAAGGGAGATAAACATGCAGGCAAGCCAAAAGATAAGCCTGTTGCCTCTCCTATTGACATTGATAGAAATAATAAAATTAGTGAAGTAGTTGACAAAATAACCCCCACATGGAGACTTGACCAAATGCTTACAAAAGCCTGTCATCTTCTAAATGGAGGAGCTATTCATAGACGTCATATTGGTGAATATATTAAACTGGTAATAAACGATATTATTAAAGAAGAACTCGAAACCATAAAGGATTCTGGCTTTGAATTAAAGGAGTTAAATAAGAAAATTTCAGCCGTTGCTCTTGAGTATTTTTTAAGAGAAGAAAAAGAAAGTTTAAATTTGGCATAGCGTTTGATAATACGTTTTCCAAACAATTTAATAACATAAAATTTAAAAAATGGAAAATGTAATTGAAAAAAATGAAGTGGCTAATCAAAACCACGAATTAACGATTGTTGATCCTAAAACACTTACTGTATCAAAAACAAAGATATACGTGAGTGAGGATTATGATAGATTTACTCTTTCGGAATTCAATCGTGTTCCTTCACTTTCTAAGAAGTTAAGTGAAAGTATTAAAAAAAATGATTTAACACAGTA